TGACTGAAACGAACAAAAAGTTAGTCGCAACTAACGAGCAACTGACTCAGAGTCTCGATGAAATAAAAAATGGACTGAATCAAGTCTATCATCGTATACCCAAGTAATCCATCTCTAGAGAAGCCAGCGTATACCGGCTTCTCTTTTTTTGTTTAATATCCAAAAGGACTACCCAATGTTGTTATTGATCTCCAGATTACCACATCGTGAACGAGTCATCCATGGATTGGATGTCTCACCTGTAGATGAAACCATCGCTAAACTGCTTACACCTACCATCGTCATGAACCGTGATCAAGCTGAAATCCAAGCATTGAATATCGCCGACTATGCGCGTACTAAGATGGAAGAAGCCAAAGTCAAAGCAGAGGCCGCCAAGGCGGCACTTCTAGAGTGGGAGAAGACCATCCTCACTACACTCACTGAGGAAGAGCAAAAAGCTTATCATCGTGGTCAAGAAGTATCGGTTGAACCACCGCGTATCCCACCTGCTGCTGAATCCATCGATGGTGTCTTGATCGCTGAAGATGTACCCAGTTATTTCGTGCCGGCACTGCACTCTCATTTCCGTGCATTAAGTGTACCGATTTATCATGGTTGCTACTATCAGCGTGATTATAGCTTCGACCAGAAGAACCCACGTGAACAAAGCCTCATCATGCCGGATGGCGGTACCGTCACCATGACGGTAGCTGATACCGTATCCATCCCTAAAGGTGAACCTGAATACCACATCTTTAAGTATTACTAAGACATAGCGTCAGCTACGTTGGAACACCTAGACAGCATACCTCATCCTACTCCCTATAGTCCACATTCGGGCTATAGGGAGTATAAGAGCTGTGAGTCCTATCTTTTTTACTATACGAAGGAAATAAGCCATGGCTTTTATTTACACCAACAATACCGTCAGACAGGCGACACCGCAGAACTACAAGCCTGGTGTTGAACTCACTAACATGATACGTGCTGCTAGAGGACAATTCCCTGCGAGCATGAAGGCAGTTGCCCAAGATGCTAACACCATCTTGAAAGTATTCGATACACTCTATCCGGTATACCGAAACATGTGGATCTATCGATATCTGGTTAATCCAGCTAATGGTTGGATGAATGTTACTGAAGCTTTAGTATTAAAACGAGTAAAGAAACCATCCGAGTATCACGCCACTACCACAGTACCAATGGATAACATCGGTAAAGCCAATACTGATTTCTGGACGAAGTTTAATGCCTTCTTAACATGGGCAGCGCATGCACAGACACCTTTAGCTACCGTGTTTGACAACTACATCCGTTACAGACGAAGATTCATCATTGACAATGATCTACGCCGGTACGAAGACAGTAGTAATCCAGGAGATTATCGCACCTTGCTAGATAGACTTAGTGTGGGTGTCGATCAGCTCCATTGTGATTTATCGAAACCAGTTACTGTTAGTCTAACCAATGACCAAAGATGGCGGACACTCCAAATCACGTGGAACAGCATTGTATTCACTTTAGTCCACATGACCACGATCACTTTACCAGAAGAAGAAAGAGTTTTGTTATTAAGGCGTGTACGGGTATTCTTAGATATCTGCGAATCTTTCATGGCCAGTTACAATCAACCTGTATTTCCTACAGTTAATATCTACCAGAAGACCTCGATTCGTAATAGACCTCTAAATGCCCTAGAAACCGCACAATACATCGATAACAACTTCAGGATGCGTATCCTTAATCTCGTGATGAATTTCGTACCAGCTAACTTCTACAGTACAATACGTAACACCCACAACACCATTACACTAACAGAGGACAATGATGCCTTTCGCATTGCCGTTAATAAGGAGGCATTTAACTTATTAGCAGGGGGTGGATACATGTTCGATGTCTTTATTAATAACAGACCGTTTATTAACCATCTTACGACCAACATTAAAGAAGACAATCTCTATAAACAAGCGATTAATACCTTTACCCAAGAAATCCGTAAGAACAACACAATCAAGAACACGTCTTTCGATACGTATTTCAACGCTACTATTTCTACTTGGTTTAGTAAGCTAAGATACGGCGTACTTAGTGTCGCTGATAATCAGTTTCAAATCTACGATGACACATCAAGACTGAAACAACTCTACGTAGACTTACGTCCATCTGGTGTTGGATATAAAGCTGATACGTTAGACTTTAAGGCAGTATTAGCTAGAGCAGCATCTGCTAAACCAGCTAAAGGTACTGTAGTGACTGAAGCATCTTTACAGAAGTGGTTAGACCGTATCTTCATCGAGACGATCAAAGCCATCCCGACCAATAACATCAAAGCAGATACTCAGTATCTCTTAGGTGAACCAGAGAAGGTATACATATCAGGCTCTCTCTATCAGAACCTCATCCACTTGATGGGTAGTGAAGCCAAGATACTCGAGCTACTGTAATGTATAAACCTTGTGATGTTTTAGTGTAACCACATCATTTTTACTTAACCCAATACAGACTGGACGTATGTCTAGGATGTAAACTGAAACTTTATCGATAAAGAAAGGTAAATAGCCATGGCTAGACGTAACCGTAATGGTGATCAAAACGAACCGCTCTCTCTAGAAGAGATGGATCAAGAGCAAGAACAAGCTGAAAAGAACGAAAAAGAAGCAGCAGATGATGAGCATCCCGAAGCCGCTTACGCAGCACTACAGGCTGAAAGCAGTCAAGAAGGCAATACTCAAGCTCAAGAGGGTGGAACTCCATCTGCTGAGTCTTCTACTGGTGATCAGGCTCAAGAGACACACGAGGAAGGCCACACAGAGTCTCCTGAAACTCCACTGCCTGCCCAGCCTGAAGAAACGATTAATCGTGATGAAGAACAGCCTCGCCAAGAGATAGAAGGTGATACTCAGCCTACTGCCCAACCTCAGCCAGTAGAGACCACTGAAGGTGATCCTCGTGCCTCTGACGATGATGAAGAAGAATATTACGATGTGCTTATCGATACCACAGGTGATCAACCCATCGATCCGCCTAAAGTAGAAGAAACCATCGTACGTGAAGAAGAACAGGTAGAGCAAGCTCAACTGACACCTACCATCCGTGGTACCATGACCCTACAAGACATCGAGAATCGTATCGACATGGTCGCTAAGACTGCTCTATTAGGCATCGAAGACTACGTGCGTGTCATGACGGAAACAGGTGGCCATATCCGTGCTTACATGGAGAACAAACGCTTCGTAGAACACCTAGGCCCATCCATGCAGGTAGGCTTTTACAACAACATCATGAACATCATCAACAAGACAGATGACAATAGCTTTAAGTTAGCCATGAACTACCTGATGTGCCTGTTCCAAGAACATGGTCATTCAGGTAAAGCCCTAGCAGCTGAACGCGTCATGATGTTCATGGAGAACATGCGTGTTAGCCATGTGGATGTGAAATGCTACCACAACCTGATGACCCTCTTTACTACATGCTGCGATCCACGTACACGTCGTAAAGAGATGCGTAACATGGACATGGGCAAGATCGTCGAATATGGTCTCTCTACCATGGCCCAGAACCGTTTGATCAACTACTTTAACAGCTAAGTGTAAACCATGAATGTTGAAAACTGGAAACAAATCCTCTCTAAAGCAGGATGTGGTCTAAAAGAAGCCACAGTATGGGCACCCCATTTCGTGAAACACCTTAATGGCTCACGGATCAACAACCCTAAGCGTGTCGCAGCATTCGTCGCCAATCTAGTCGTAGAGTCTAATCACCTGCGTACTCTTCGTGAGAACCTAAACTACAGTGCACAAGGATTAGCCAATACCTGGCCTAAGCGATTCAGTGCATCTGGTCTTCCTAAAGGTAAGCCTAATGCGCTTGCCCTATCCATCGCCCGTAAACCACGTGATATCGCCAACCATACTTACGCTAACCGCATGGGTAATGGTGGTCCTGAAACAGGTGATGGCTGGAAGCATGCTGGTAAAGGCCCGATACAGATTACTGGTAAAGATAACTATCAGCAGTTCTTTAAAGCAGTAGGCCTACCAGCAGATACGGATCCGAATAAGCTTCTAGAGCCTGATCTAGGATTAGCTTCTGCTGTTTGGTATTGGAATGCAGTAAAAGCCAATGATTACATCGATCGTAATGATTTCGATGGTGTGTGTGATATTATCAATATTGGTCGTAAGACACGTGCTAAAGGCGATGCCCATGGCTATAATGCACGTTACAATGTCTATAGCCGTCTATTGACTTGGTTAACCACGTATACTAAGTTGATAGATAGTGATCAGCGTCAAGCTGTCCTCTCTATAAGAGAGATGGAGAGTGTCACTCCACCTGAGATCACTTACCTAGAAGAAGATCCCCTAGGTGAGATAGCAGTAGAGTCTGTACAAGACTACGAGCAGTTATAATAGCAAGTATACTCCTTATACCACCTATACTCCACATCGGGGTATAGGTGGCTAAGGCTTATGCTGTCATCTTCATTTTGGTCTAAATAATGGCTATTTAAGCATCCTAGTGTACTCTCGAATATAGCACATGCTCAGTAATGGCCCTAGGATGCGTTTATAGAGCGTTTACATCAATTCCTAGGGTAACATATACCCGAAGAGGTTAAACGCTCTACAGAGTGCTCTACGAGCCTGTAATCGCTATATACGCACATGCGTAGTATACTGCATCTACATGATCTTTTACATACCTACGCACACGCCGTTACACTCCAGTGTGCTTCGTTAGTGTAAAGATCATTGTCGTTTAGTAATGCTATCTACAGTAAGTCTATTCTTATCTAACCTAGTCTACACATGCGTATAGCCTATCCCCATGCTCGTGTATACTTAGTCTATCCTGTACTATACGCATCTTATCCATCTTAGAGCTATACGTGCGTATACATGCGCCTGTAGGCCATCTATAGTCTTATCTGTCTACTATACGCACCTAGCCCATGTAGGTAAGCTTATCGTGCCTTACAGTGCGTGTATATTATCCCAGTGTGCTTACCTACACCTAGTGCCTGTATAGTGCCATCTAGTACTTATACGTACACCTAGCCACTACCGTTCCCTTATTGTATCACCATCCGTATAGTGTACGTATACAAGAGCATGGCTGTAATAGATAGATAATCACCCAACGTATACAAACTCAACTGTTCAATACCGAAGTACCGTAACGAACGTGAGGTACGGAGTATGCAACAGTTGGTTTGGTATACTTACTACTACTTAAAACTATACCATCTAACTATCCTCCTCTAAGGGTAGATAGAGACTATACCTATCCCTAGTAGAATAAAGGGTAATAGAGGATAGTTAGATCCAAGAGTATACAAGAGCAATATCTTCTCTAATCCTACCGTTAGAGCTAACACGTATCCTACTCGTATACTCGTAGATACTGAGTATAGGAGGATTAGAGAACAAGAGGTTATACACGCACTCATCTAGTAGACTTAAGTCTACTAGGGAGTGAGTGATAAGACAGATGCGTGCTTTTTCTTTTTTAGAAAAAATAGCACGCTATATTTTCTGAAACAACACTAAGATAAAAGTTTACGAAAAGCGAATGAAGGAATCGACAGACTGACGGACATGCAGGACGGAAGGAAGGAGATGACGGAATGAGGTTGAGGAAACAATAGCTGACTTGGAGCAGAGCGACTTATCTGGGAGCGTAAGCGACATACCTACAGGGCGTAGCCCTGTAAGCTTGCTTGCTTACTTACTCATAACCTTACATGAGTCTGAGTAATTTACTCTTAGTAAACACGTAGTGTAGATACATCCATTAGACATGCCTACTTACACCTGTATTGGGTGTAAGTAGGTATAGCCTCTATGTTGTCATGTTAGTCTAAATGGAGTATACGGTAGTATACGACTTTCTATACCTTACCGATAGGTAGATAGGGACAACATGTTGAGCGATAGACCGACATGACGGTGCCTAACGATTAGTTAGGTGCCAACATGCTCAGTTTTACAGATACTTACTATCTAGGTAGTAGAAGGATGGTAAGTATACTACCGACTACTATCTCTTTTGTTTATTCAATGTTACTAGAGCTTAACAGCCTAGTATAAACTACAGAAAGGAACTAGACATGGATCTAGGATTAGCAATGCGTCTGTTGGAACATGCGCATGTATACACTCGCAAGCAGTATGGTACTGACTTAACAGACAGACGCACTACTGATTTGTTGGTAATGGTACCTAAACGTATCGAAGTAATCAACAACCTAGTAGGTAAAGACATACGTGGATGCAATATCCCTTATACACGGTTCTACCGTGAGGCTACATTGCATCTTAATAAGAACGAAGAGGAGATAGGCAATAAACGTATTATCTATCTCTTACAAGGTGATGTACGCATCTCTAGGGATGACAACATCGTTACGGATGTAACAGGTATTAGCTTGTTGAAACGTACACATGACGTGGAAACAGGTAAGATGCTGGATATTGAATGCATGGCTAATAACGATGATGATCCTGAAGAGACGTTGAAGTTATTCTTCGAGTTGATGATCAACCATCACTATCGGCACTATAAGCCACACCTACAAGCCATTAAAGGCGAGAAGTAAGCAGTAGTACCCACCAATACAGACTGGACGTAAAGTCTAGGATGTAAACTATTATTTACCCTTAGTTAGACATTTAGTAAAGGAAACCCAAATGAGTAAAGTAACATTCGAAGTAGAAGGTATTAGAATTACCGTAGAGAAAGAAGACCAAGAGATGTTTGGTCGTCGTGGTGAGTATCGACCAGAAGATCGCTTCTATAGTCGTGGTCAATTTGATAGTGGCGTACGTAGACCGTACTACACTAACCCTTATCCGAGTGATGAGGATTGGCGACACACGGTTAACCACCAGTACGGTAAACAATCTACTGGCGAGCCACTGTTCGATGAAAGCGTACTGAGTAGTTTGCGTGCTACAGCCAATAAGGCAGCAGAGTTTGCCGATAATGTTACGGGTAAACCGCTGAATTACATGGAAGCATTCGAACGCATGTATCCACAAGCTGCTGGTGATGCTAAAGCTAAAGACAATAAGGCAGATCAAGTGGATCCTTATCAAAACCGTCGCATGCAGTTAGACGCAATGTGTGCTGATTACGATGATCTTGACGACATCACTGCAAACATTAAGCGGCCTAATCAATTCATGCCAGCTATGGTGGGTGTAGACAGCGTTGAAGTAGCTATTGCTCCTTTAGTTGAAAACAACGATGAATATTTCCACCTGATCGGTGCTTACGATAAGATCAAGCATGCTATCGCCTGTTTCATCGGTAAGTACATCTTCAGTGGTGAAGCTGTTGATCTGCCGTTTACCCAGACAGATCGTGGTGACTATGCTCTGCTGTTGCCTGTGCCTTATCTCTCCATGGACTTCCTACTCTACGTAGACATGGTTGAGGTAGATGGTAAACATTACGCTACCGCTATCAACTTCGACTACCAAGAAGATGTAGAAGGTGACGATGATGGAACCATCCCTTTGGAGCAATCAGCTAAAGAACACATCCTGGGATACCTGAAAAGCTACATCGTGCATCGACGTGATCGCCAGTATCGCCAAATGGCCGTACAACAGCCCTCTATTAACCCTAATGCCGAAGGACAGACAGATGCAAAAGATGGAAATAGCCAACCTGATAGCGAAACACCAGTTACCCAGCAGAAGAATCAGTTCTAAAGGCTATCTAGTTAGTGCCAAGGTAGACCCTAAGATCCTGAATATGGCTCTAGAAGAGATGGGATGTATCACTGCCTATTGCAGTATAGAGAGACGTGTTTATATCTCTCTAGATGGACAGGATATCCCCATCCTACCAAGTGACTGTGTGTTGTTTAAAGAAGATGGTAAAGTAGAAGTACTCAGCCAACTGGCAGTAGAACAGCACTACGGTGGCTATCCATCGGCTATATAGTAGAAAGGTAAACACGATATGCGTAAGCTTATAGCAGCCACTATCGTGTTCTTATCCTTATTCGTCAGTACGTATAGTCATGCTTCGGTAAGAGACGAGATCCACTACCTGAGCATGGCTATCTACTACGAGGCTGAAGGTGAGAGCATGAAAGGCAAAGAAGCAGTAGCAGATGTCATCATCAACCGCATGAAGCATCCTGAGTTTGGTCATTCGATCAAGAGTGTGGTGACAGCCAAAGGACAGTTCCAATGGTACCATAACCACAGTTTAAGAAAAGGCCGTGTATTCGACCCTGTGCGTGAAATAGAGATCGTCAAGTTAGCACAACGCAAATACTTGGAGAATCTACTGGGGATACGTAGAGACACAGTCAGGCAAGCAGTGTTCTTCTCTACAGGTAAGAAACCAGCCAAGAGAGCACGTGTCTCCCAGCGTATCGGGAACCATGTGTTCTTTAAACTGACTGATGCTTGATTGATTTAAATATAAACCATTAAAACGCTTATATTTTGTACAGGCGTACTATTTTTACCTATTTATACAGAAAGGAATCCCATGTCCCTGAATTACATTAAGACCGTACCGAACAGCATTGAATCACTGAAAGCCGGTCGTATTACCACCATTACCCATTCCAACATCCAAGGCCTCACGGCTTTTATCAAGCCCAAGAAGCCCTTTGAAATCGGCCAGATACTGGTGAGGGATGTCGATGAACTCAATGGCGTAAACTACATCGGTTATATCCTACTCACTCCTGAAGGGAAGCAGCTCTATGTCTTCCGTAGTAATACTTAACTGGGGGAGGGTAATGATGACCAAAGTCATTCCTATCCCTAAGGGAGACTTCGATAAACTTATCGAAGAGACTTCTGTCTACGAGTTGAAATCATTCCTGAAAGTGATACGTGATAGCTATCTAAAAGCCATCTCCTGTGTCCGTCTGGATGATGTCATGGTTCTATTCGATGGCTACACCATGAAGAACCAGCCGGATGGTAATAAGCTCTATACCTTCCAGTTGGCACGTTACTCTAATGCACGTGGTGAATATCGTCTTAACTTTACGGTTACGTATCTTGCTGATCGTAATGTCATCAACTTCGGTGAGTTGTTCACGACTTACATGAAGAAGACGATACAGCCTAAGTTTGAAAATGTGTTTAGCGAAACCAAGCATTTTGCTGTCATCGAAGACTTAGCTGCCCGTATCACTACTGAACACAAACGTCACCTGAAAGCCATCGCTGCTGCGGCCAAGCGCAAGATGTACGGCGACTATGGCGACATCTAAACCCACTACGCTAGGCCTACTAGGCTTAGTGTAAACCACATTACGCTAAGCGCTTTAAGCTTAGTGTAAAAAGAAAGGAAATACCCATGTCTAAATCCATTACTGACATGACGACTGCTCTAGTCGTACTGGCATTGAATATCTCTAAGAAACGACGGGATATGTTCGATCCTAAGAAAGCACCCGCTAATGCAACTAAGTTTAGCGTAGTCTCCGAAGAAGCCCGCCATGTTGTTGACCTAACCACTCTGGATCGTGATGAGTTGAACACACTCTTCCGTACCATGGTGAAGACTGTAGAAGATAAGAAATCAGGTTCTTTTCTCTATATCTCGAGAACAGAAGACACCATCATGTCTCGCGCTGTTAACACCATCGAAGCTCGTATCTTCAATGCCGATTACTTCTACGAATCATTTAACCAAATGGTGTCTGAAGTCGGTAAGCATGACAAATACATCGTATACGTCTTGCCTAACCTGACACCCGATGACGCTTTCGTGAAGTGGTTTAACAAACTGTCGTAATAATAGCAATGACATACCCCACCCTTAGCCGGATAGTATCCTTTGCGGGTACTATCCGGTGTAAGGTATATGTTCTCTTTTTTTGTTTAGCCATTGTGACATGGCGATATTTTTAAATATATACTATTAAAGCAGAAGAAGGAAGATACCTTCAACTACCACTTTTATTTTATTAACTTAAATTAACTAAAAGGACACAATCATGTACACTACTTTCACTTATGCTTTAACTTCTATCATCGCTTACGGATCTGTAGCAGCTACTGCCTTCATTCTGTTCTGCGAGATCTTTAACGATTAAGCAGTAAATGACACTTATGCGGAACGTATCAGGCATCTTAGGGTGTCTGGTACGTATCTCTGTAAGCACCTCTTTTTTTTACACCCACTATAGACTGAGTACAGACCATGAAACCGATTAAACTCATCTTCTTAGACATCGATGGTGTCATCGCCCACCAAACATCCAGATTCGCAGCGCAACTTGCAGGATACGACATCTACACCCAAGCACACAAACATCATCAGCTCGACACCAACATCCTGCACCTGATTCAGCATCTTCAAGACACTCATCAAGCGAGTATCGTCATCTCGTCTAGAGCATGGTCATTCGACACCATCCAGGAACAAGCAGAACTCTTCGCTAATACAGGTGTAGAACTACGCTTGTTTAACGAAGTAGAAGGCATGTATAAAGTAGACTATACGATCCCTTTAGCCAAAGATCGTTTATTAGCACTATTGCCTGAAATCGTGAAGCATGACTATACGTCAGTCCATGGACGTAAGTATACGCCAGCTGAGATAGACGATAACCTTTACGATATCTACAAGACTCAACGTGGATCTTTTATCCAGCGTTATCTGGATAAGCTAAAAGATCAAGGCTACGATGTAGACTACATCTGTATCGACGATGATGGTGATTACAGTGTCATTGACCCATTGCGCTTTATCCAAGTAAAACGTGGTGAAATGTCTAATGGCTTTAACATGTGTCACTTCCAGAAAGTAGACGATCATTTCAGCAAAGCAGTTACTCATCCTGAGGCTAAGGCAGCGTAGTGCCTCTAGAACGCATCAGAATGCGTCTACAGAGACGATAACACCTAAGGTACACCTAACTATACCTTACGCTTAAACATGCGTATAAACGCATCCTCGTGCCTGTAATAGGCATATCCATCTTTTAACCCTAATAGACTAAAGTCCATTAGGCTTATTGTAAACCTATTCTTTACCCTGAATAGCAATAGTTAAATATCTTGAAATACATGGCAAACATAACCCTACACCACCTATAGTCCATTACGGGCTATAGGTGGTATAAGGACTATGCTCTTGCTTCTTTTTTACTCATGGTTAGCGATCACTAACCACTCGTATAGTGGTAGTCTTCGCACTATTTAATACGGCTACGTGCGATGTGTTGGATAGTGGAAGCATAAGACGATTGTCCTGCTGCTACCATCGCATCCAATCCATCTACGAATGCTTTTTCGTACATCACATTCGCACCGATAGGATTCAATTTATCCAAGATGGTTTGTGCCCAAAGATCCACACCATAACCGTAGTGGAACAAAGCAGTCCAGCCGATATTGAGTTCACGACCAGTAGCCGGATTCTCTTTATCAGATTGTGCTTCATTGTCACCACTGTCACGTGGAGCCATGTTAAAGCAATACCAAGCTTGGTTTACACGACGACCAGTCACATCAGGCTCAATGGCTAACATGCTCATGGTGTACATGTCAGGCAGAGCATCGTACGCTTCTGTGCCTGCTACAGTAGCAATCGAAGCATACTTGGTTTCTTCATTCATCAAGCCCATGTCGATCCAGAAATCCAGATAGCGTTTAATCGGCATACCCGGGCGTTCCCAAACAGACATACTCAACTGACCGTATTCCACAGTCACGTTGGTGTAGAACTCGTATTTCTGGCCATCTGCACCAAAGTTCTTGCTGTCCCAGTTGACAACCTTCTTGTGTTGGAATCCAGTCCATTTCGTACGGACAGTTTCGACCAAACTACGCAGCATGCTAATGTTCTCCTGCGCATTAGGCAGCATCTTGAAGAACAAAGGTGCTTCTACCAACAATGTAATCACAGGGCGAGTGGTAAACGGATGGTCGTTCATCCACGCGCGATAGTTTTTACTGTAGCCAAACTGACCACCTTGCAATAGGTGGGCTACAGGAGTTTGTGCATAACCGGCAGGTGTACTGTCACCACGCTCCATATACACGGGACTAACTCGTGCCATGTCTTTTATCCTTTAGAATAAGTACAATAAAAGGCTAAGCAGTAAAGCCCTACTAAAGAGTAAGACCTACTGCCTAGGTGTGTATTTAAGCAGTGATGGTATCGTCATCGACGGTTTTGTCACTACGACGGCGGTTAATGGACTCGAAGGTCTGTACAGTGTAGAAGTGATCACTGAACACAGTGACTTCAGTGTGCCAACTGTAACCACGTTGAACGTCCATCTTCGTAAAGGTAATCTTCACGTTGATTTCCACTTTACCACCGTATTTGTTGCCTTTGAGCTGATCGTAGAACCACTCAGTCATCTCTTGCTTCATGCGATCCTGTGTCCAGTCTTTACCACTGAACACACGCTGCATCTCAGCACCGATCTTGTTGATGTCCACATGTACCAACATGGTACGCATGTTCGTCAGGGTAGACGTATCGTCATCGAAGATGGTACGGTAAGCAGGGAAGTAAGAAGTCTTACGTTCATCTTGCTGTGCCCACATGCCACCGGCTGCCCAGTAGCCATTACGTACTTGATACGGCACGAATCCTGAAGTCACATCGATCAAGTAGTTAAACTTGTTGTTCGAGCCTTCAGACCAGTCCCAACGGCTATTGGCGATACCATTACCTGCGCCCCAGTATTTAGTCAAGAGTACGGCGATCTCGTAGGTAATAGGCACACGTTTCTTATACGAAGAAACAGACTTAGTTAAGAGGCCACTTCCTTTAGCCACGACACAACGGAATGCAGAAGTACCATGGATCTGGCTATCTGGATAACGACGGATGGCACCAGCGATCATGCTGATGCGACCAAGCTCTTCAGCAGCTGAAATCGGTTTCTCATCATGCACGTAAGTAGTGGCCAATACCCATCTATCCTTACGGTTAGCCAGGTAACGGCCCATCTTACGTTTAAAGTCCAAAGAGTAACCCGTGTCGATGAACACAGAGTCGCTGAACTGCACTTCGTCCATGTACTTAGAGTTAGGATCTTCAAACTCTTTTAACAATGCATCCACTTCAGCTTCGAATAAAGCATCAGTCATTTCAGGATCACGACCACCTTTAGCCCAGACGTAAGTGTTTTCACCCAAAGGAGTGGCATTACCGCCAATAGTGGCACGACGATAAGTCTGGTAAGGTGTACCGTCCGAGTGTTGACCACCCAGTACGTTAAAGAGATAACGCAATTCGTTAATGTTCTCATCGGTAACATTAGTCAAGTCACCGATCTTCTCTACGTCAGTCTCTTTCTTAACAAGCATGGAGAGAACAGAGTCTACGTTCTCTTGATAGACATGCAAACGGCTAAATGGGCCGTAAGTAGGTGGTACCAGCGGGTTCTCAGGGATCAGGTCATTGTAGCTATCTAAGAACACATCGCCGATGTGGTAATCCACGCCTGCTTTAGAACGAGCTTCTGGTTTCAAGCAGAAGTCAATTTCAGGCATACCCAGACGGCTGTAGGAAATAGCAGGAGAAGAAGTAGAGGTAGGCTTAGTCACGAGACGCAGACGATAAGGATAAGCCTTAGCATCGTTCAGAGGCACGTAGTTCACCGGAGACGGACTAATCGTAGTCGGTGCCCACAGAGCCATACCGTTCAAGTTACCATGTTCACCAGGAGAAGGTGCAACAAAGTCAAACAGAGGCACACGTTTACCCACTTGACCTGTGCCATCAGTCAAATCAGAGACAGACTGTGCACCCATGCCGAATTGGAATGTTTCGATGTTACCGGCACCGGTATTCAAGGTGACAGTCGGGATCTCTTCCACATGGAAGCGGAACAATGCACCTGGTACTTTACGGCCAGTGGTTTCGTTTTCGTTGTTGTTGTTGAGTTTGAAGTGACCAGATGGATCACGCACGTACTCGTCTACTTGAGTCTCTACGTATTCTAAAGACACACGCAGTGAAGCGTACTTACGGTCTTTCTCAGGCACGATACGCTTAGCGATGATCTTACCGCCAGCATTCAGGATGCCTTTAATAAAGACAGAAGCATGGTTAAAGTAGGGAGAACGCTCATCCAGTGTCTCACTACCGTAGATGGATTCAAACGCTGCACCATCCACCAACACTTCGTCTAAAGTGCCCTTGCGACCGAAGAAAGGGAAATAAGGCAAGAACATCGGGCGTAAAAGTGGAGTACGATCCACGACACGTGCCGACAAGTCCTTAGTACCCAGATGGTTGCTGTGGGGCGTGGCATTACTAATGTAAATTTCAGTAGCCATGTTTATCAAGCTCCATAGTCAGGATATTAACAGATTGTGTAACCGTTAAATGGGTTAAATTTAAAGCAAAAGGAAAAGAATACCGGTATTCTTCTGCTGCCATAATCAAGTGCCTAGACAGACGGTAAACACCGTCCGGCCGGACACTTTCATATAACAAAATTAAGGATTCCTATATGGTGGTACTGAAAATATTTACATTAAAGATAGAAACAGAAGGACTTTGAGAAGTTATGAAAATCGCCTATGGCTAATAGAATATAGCCACTATAGGCCTGTTTGAAATCATCTTTTAGAAAAGAGAAAGAAGAAGCATGATCTACTATTCATCCTACGACACGACTTTAGGCTCTAAGTTCTTAACTAAAGAATTAGAAGCAGAAATCCGTAAAGTCATCGTCACTTCGAATAACTTCACGAAGGTTAACGATAATAACAACACCATCTTGTTCTATCCGAACAGATTGGTGCGTAAGTTCGACCACACTCTAATAATAGAGACAGGTAACAGACATCGCTACAGTGTCGCTGATTTGTCATCCTTTATCACCATGCGTGATGAGACTGAAATGTCTGTTACGAATAAACCGATGTATACCTTACAGGTAACGCGTAATGCACTATCAGGCCTTTTAGCCAATAGTGGTACACGTGTAATTAAATCACTCTCATCGAACCTGATTAAGTGTTACAGTGACTTGATTACCACATCCATTGCTACTGCTTTATCTTTAACACCAGAAGACATCTTAAATGTTCGAGCACTCTCCGCATGGTTCTACGTGTCTTTGTTAACCGAAGAAGAGTATTTCAGCGAGATGGAATACCAAGTACAGATCGCTAAGCTCTCTCGTGAGATCGGTATCCCTGCTGTATACTTACAGCGTGTACTCGATAACCAAGTCATTCAGTCTGTACCAGCATTCGTGGAGAAAGTCAAATCCATCTCTTCCAATCCCGTGATGAATAACCTAACCGATGCCTTACTCTATACTGTCGTAGCTAAGAACCTAGCCAATGTATCATGGACAGGCATCGAGAAAGAACAAACCATCGCGATTGGATTGGAACACCTACCGACATTCGTGGCGATTGTGTTGATTTGTCTAACAGAGCCTGTATTTAAGAAATCAGGCTTGACTCGTATTTGCCTGCGCCACTTTAAAGACAAAGCACAATTTATCAATGCAGTCGTCCAAGCCACGAATGGCTACTAATATACTTTAAATAAGGAGTAGATCACGATGGCCGCACCATTTCTGGTCGCCCATTATATCCGACACATCTGGTCGATGCCAAGCCAAGATAACCCTTCTATCATCAGACTGGAGAACATCTCTCCAGTCGAAGGGTATCGTAACTTCATCACCGTCATGAGTGAGAGATATCGGCTACCGACACTACACGATCGTTATTTCCTCTATCAGCTAGGCAATATAAAAGAACACCTTTTAAACTTGCCTGTACTCGAATGGGAAGATACTTCCACTTGGGTAAACATGGCTGACTATGTTCGGGAAAGTACGATCGCTTTTAGCTTCTATACGAAGACTGGTAAGTATATTCCATTGTCTTTGGTATACTTTACCCGTACGATTAGCAACAACTTGATCTTTGTAATAAAAGAAGAGACAGGATTAGGGATAGACTTCAATAAGTTAGAAGTCACCTTTAAGACGTATAAGAATGCATTGATCACCACACGTGATGCATCACTGCGTAAAGAGAAGATAGATGTCATCTACCAGAAAGTGAAAGATGCAAGAGATAAGAATCGTCTTCTAGCATTCGTTAACGATTACGCTAAGAAAACAGGTGTACTAACGGCTTATGTTAATGGCTACTGGGTAAAAGACATCATGGGTATCAACCTAGTAGAAGACGATATCGTCGAAGTGGTATACGATTCTACTATCGCCAAAGTGATTACGATGCGTCTGGGTAGCACACCGACATTCAAGAGCACATTGGATCAGATACGCAAATACATCTTCTCTTACGATAAGACGACAGGACGAGATGACGTAGAGTTCTACGATGACTGCGAGTTCTTCTTAATCGCTGCACCGAGACAGACTCCTTTATTACAAAGAGGTGTTATCCTACATCGCAATGATATTACCAACATTCGTCAATTAGCGAATCGTGATTTCAGCATCAGTACGAACTTAGTACGTGAACTGATGGAGTCTAATCCCATCCTAGATCCTAAAGCCAATGAAGTGTATTTCTACGTACAGTATCGTAAGCAATACAAAACACGTAAGATGCCGTATGTCAATAACCGCATCCATGAACTCAATCGTCTAAACTATAGCGATAGACTAGCAGCGATGCGTGGGCTGAAATCCAATGTAGATGCATGGAAAGCAGAGAACCTTGAGAACTCCATGGCGATCAAGATGATGTCTCTAGAGCATCCTACTTGTAGACTCACTGATGCAGAACAAGCATACGGCTACAATGCTGCTGTTTGGTATACCGCCAAGTCAGTCCATCCGCATTCATCATTCATCGATGGTAAGAATGGTGCTAAGTACCTGACTGTGCCTTATGCTTATAGACAACAATGTACAGCCTACGAATACGATAGAGAAGGTAAGTTACTCTCATGGGGCAGATATGCCGGCATGAACGAATATACCATCGTGAACAAAGACCAGTGTTTCGCTGTAGAGTTCATCGGTGGTGTCGGTACCGTACAGCCTTATCAGTACTACGGTAATGCAGGTCATGAGTTTGAATACAGTACAGATGATCAACGATACAAGATCTACAGTGCGACTGATGATGATATTCGATTAAAACCGAATGATCCTAAGATTTGGTCAGATGTTACTGCTCTAGTACAAACTACATCACGTGAGACACTGACCAATAAGTATTTAACCATACAGCCAACGAATACAGCTCAGTTCAATACAGCAGATCGTAAGTTCATCATCCGTACGGATAGAGAGTATCTATCCGTTAATACCAAAGTAGAGACCTATCGTGGTAACTTGAAGTTCACCTTGATGCAGTCTTACTACGATGTTACCGATAGACGGGTGAAGAATCAGCCGGTTAAGATCCCTTATGGTTATTTGGATATCTTCTTAAACGGATATGCACTAATAGAAGGTATAGACTATTTTGTCGATTTCCCAGAAGTACACATCATCAACAAAAGTGCCATCAATCCGAATATAGACATGCAACTGATTACGTATCGTCTATACGGATTCCCGAATGAGACGACATTAAATGGTAAGAAGGTACTCTCAGGTGTGGTGAATGCCGATAGGCAAGTGGGCTATGTCCGTAACCATCAACTGTCCCGTAATAACCACTTCGATCTATTAGACGATAAGAACTTATTGATTAAAGTAGGCAGTGGTGTGATACCCAAAGAGAAACTAGGCTTTGGTGAACATGGTTCTAAGACCATAGAGCGTGCCAATATCTTAGAAGGTAAGCCATACGAGATCATGGAGATCATCCCACCTAAAAGGGATATCTTCACTCAAGATACCGATACCTTCAAGAACGCAGCTAATGTAATCGATAAGCAAGTAACGGATTACTTATCCCAAGTACCTTACCTTAGGGATAAGCCGATGACTCAGGTGATACCACTGCAAGATAAGTATAAGATCTTCTCTCCATTGGTATCCAGACTGATAGACGATTTAAGCCGCAACATGGTGACATTCCCTAAGATGAATCTTAGGTATACGGATGATGAAGTCATTGACTATATCGAAGCGAACTATCGTGAGTTTTTCAATATAGAGCCACTCTTTAACTTAGAGTACATCGACAGGCAATACGTCACCATACTGCCTACATTCAAAGACCATGTCACGACCTTATCGTATCATGCCAACAGGTTATTACGAGCAGTCATCCGTATCTACCTGAAAGATGAAATCGAAACGTCGCATTTTATTAGAGTAGGAAATTAAAGAATGCCAAACAATTATCCTGGTGCCAACCTAACCATACAGGCACACAATGTCGCCAGACGCGTCACCGTTACCGGTACCGATGGCGAACCACCTGTCTACGATGAAACACAGTTGTGGAAAGTGTGGAACATGAGCGAGATCTACTTGGGTGCTGCTGGTAAGAACAAGTGGATACCCAAGGTCAATGACTTAGTAGAAGACATGGTGACCCAGAAACGGTACCGTGTGGCTTCGATCGATAATGTAACATTGGTTCCTCAATTAGAGGAGTATAATGTTAAGGCTACAGTCGATGAGATGTCTAAAGAAGAAGGAAGGTTCTTCGCCGGTGGATTCCTGATCTCTCCCTGTGCCAGACAGATCTTTTACGATGACTCAACTGCTAAGCGTACATTGTCGATTCCTTCTCAGTTTCACCTGAAAGGCACGACTATACACCATGCGATTGCTTTTAAAGGCACTATTGTAGGTAATGGTGGTGTACCGATCTCTGTACGCTACGATGAGAACTTCAATATCGTCGGTTCTGAGATCCCATTGAAGCCATTACAGCAAAGAGATCCGAATAATAAGTCGATGTGGTATATACCGGATTTCTATACCACACACCACTTAGAAGAAGGTGAAATGATCACCATCGTCATCTACGACGATAGAGGTGGTGTACGAGGACGCACGAACTGGATCGTCGAGTATTCAACCCTACTAAGAGATGTCTCCGATGCTGATAAGTTCGTGTCTAATATCTCCCTAGTCTCTCCGTATATCGATGCTTCGGATGAATCCAACTTACTCATCCCTGAGCAGATCCTAAAAGCATCGATTAACTTGATGGGTAAAGTACACTACAGTGATGGCTCTACAGCCACTTATCCGATCGATGGTAATAAGTTCGAGTTACTCTACTTAGAGCGTGCCATGGAATCTGTTGCCTCTACTAAAGGTGTATTGGTGTTGAAATACCACTTAGCAGAGAATGAGAAAGCGGTTAATACTAAGTTTAACGACAGTGAGTTCTTCGTGACTCGTACGTTTAACTATACCATTACCGAACGCGATGGTGCTTATAGTGTTAAACTCTATCCTGTACCACGTTGGGTGAATGATACTTTAGGCTATCAGTTGGATTGGTATATGTTTACACTGGATCGTAACCAGTTCCGTAAAGTGACTAACCAAGTGTATATTACACCGAATAGCCCATCCAGATCACTCAATGGTAAGCTTTATAATGCCGTACAGCAACTGAATGTGGCTATTAACTTAGGTACGATCAACAACACCTTCCAGAACCACATCCATCCGCAGACCGTCGATATCCGATTCATGCGTTCAGGTGGGGATACATCCGGTACACGATACCTATTAGGTTTCGATCCGTACCAGAACCCACTATACGGTGAAGGGATCGTGTGTATCGCCAAACAAGTGTCGGGTAATAACTTTGCATTGGATTTAAGATGCGGATGTACGACATTAGAACAATGGTTCGAGAAAGTATACGATAATACGAAACCTCAGTTCCGTACTTCACGTGAGTCTGAAGCACCACGACCCACCATGATGAAATTACTGATCAATGGACGTGAATACGATTTCCCGATCCGTAAATGGAATACTGAGTTATCCGTACAAGAGAGCATCACGAATGCGACGACAGTAGCCGTGGTGTTCTACGATTCAGCACAATCCAATGATCTCTACTACAGCGTTGCACCGATGCCTGTACAGGTGATCTAGCGATAACGAGAGCATAAGCCTTATACCTACCTATACCCATTACAGGTATAGGTAGGCTAAGGTTATGTCTGTCTATCTAACTCATCCAATAATCCAAACTGTCTAATCTCACTTCTCTATTATTGCTGTACTGATCCATGACATCGTCTTGGAACATACCCCATCTGTCAGCCCTTTCACCATATCGTCTATTCGGTATATAACCGTTAGACAACATGACATCACCTGCCCGTGGTTTCTCAGTCACGGCACCTAATCCATCCAGTATATCATTTACGATGTTGGAATTGGATTTCATGAGTTCTACCTTACGTTTATTACGCATCTCTTCGATCATGTCGGACATGCCGATGACTTCATCCAGGTATTCGCCTTTCAGTTGACCCTCTAATAAGCGTATTTGTTTCTCAATGTGGCTAAACTCGATAAAAGAGTCTGCTTCACCTAAGTCTTCGTATAATCGTTTTACAGTATCTCTAATGGATATCTGTCGTCTCTTAGCCATGTCTTCTTCAGGATTGTATTCTTCACCTGCATTCACCACATCAGTCAAGAACCTTACTCTGTGTATATCGTATTGCTGTACTTCACGTGCATTGAAGATAAACCAACATGCTAATAACCAACTAATCACTTGGTCATCATGGCCACCTTTAGGATGGTCTATTCGGTTATCCTTCAATACCAGAGCCAATAGCTCTTTAATCAATCTTTCATCCTTGACTTTATCAGCCGATATGTCAATCGCTCTGAATAAGGTTTCATTGTAGAGATTCTCACGACTGTACTTACCACTACCAGCTGTAACATAACCAAACTGATTGCGATGCTGGTTAGCGATGAACATACGGTTAGGATGAGCCATGACTTGATCGTATACACGTGGTTTCGCTTCCCTATCATTCACAACCGTATTAAAGATACGTCTAAATGGATCAATACCACGACTAGGGAATACTTCAATCAAGTAATCCAATATCCCTTGTGCACTGGATTTGTTTTCAGGTACCAGCACCATCTTAGGGAATCGTGTCATCAAGTCAGCTAACCAAGTGGCGTACTTATAGAGGTTAACACTATTACAGTTCACTGTACCGAGTATATCCAATGTGGTTGCATCGACAAACGTAATCGTGGTACTGTCTCGCCCTACGTTCTGCGAAGTATCCATACCGGCTACTACCGGACGTGTACCCATGATTTGGTTAATGATACCGATAGGATAATACCAGTTAATCGTAATCCCACCTTCTAGATCACGTGTCTCTATCTCTTCGATAGAACCAGAGATCATTTGCAGCTGACGTGTACTGAATGGTGAAGTTTCATTACCACTTGTCCAAACGTTATAGTAGTCACGCAGTGCAGCTTCGGGTGAGACTTTGTTCTCTACGATCTTACCGATCAGCCATTCATCCGTATAGCCTAATTGACGATGGGAGAACGTACCTTGTATTGCGAAGATACCCACCATCTTGGCTAACTCATCCAGTGGATTACTGTCCTTCCTGACCATCTTTTCAAAATCATCTCGATCACGACAATCGTAGTATTTCTCATTCCATTCAGCTGACTCGATAAACACCTCGTATGCCCAAGCACCATGAGGTGAGTCTTTCTTACCAGCAGTCGTTGTAAAGATAGAACCAGTAACCTTACCTTCTGCGATCGCATCTTCTTTCGCCGCGTTCATCGCACTACCCATGGTCGGCATCGTGACGAAGTTATACGTACAATAAGCGATCTCGTCCGCATGACGTACTTCTACCGTATCACCACGACCTTTCTTATCGGCATCTTCTTCATTGTCCTGTGCCACGATGGTGTTGTAGTAATTACCACGTTTCAATACGGTAATCGTATCCCTATTAGCAGAGTCATCACGAGTCATCGGGTTTAAGTATTCAGGCATACGCTCGAATAGCTTACGCAAACGAATGATGTTCTTAGTAGCAAGAGGTCTATCCTTAGTATAGAGCAAAGTACGGATACCGAAACTGAAGCTTAGGATATAGACCATCAACGTGTCTGTACTATACGACTTACCCGTCTGACGAGGTTGGATAAGCAAATACTGACATCTGTTAAAGAACGACCAAATAAGGGATATATTCGCCCTGTTGGCACGAAATCGGTTCTTCTTACTGCCCTCAGGCACAGGAGCAATTTCACGAAAGTAATACCAAGGATTGGCGACACATTCAGCGACGATCCAGCCTATCTCTTGATCGGTTAATGTAGGACTATACGGATCGACATTCTTCAATCGTTCATCGTGTAGAGCTAAAAAGAACTTGTCGTTCTTAATACCCATCTTTTTTAGGATGTGGTGTAGACGGATAAAGGATTCATTGGTGGTTTCGTTGTGTACCACCACATGCAGATTCTCTTCTTTATACCAGTCTTCTTCGAATAGGATCATGTTTCATTTCCTAATTAATATATTCAGATAGAGTAGAAACATCCATGAGGCGATAATTATTATTAAGATAAAAAGAAAGGACATCATGCGCAATGATTACGTGAACTTAACGAAGCCTAGACTGACAGCCATGTTAACCAATTATCCGGTAGAGAACAATAAACAACTCAGGCATATCGCCGAGATGTTTCTTTACGAAAATAAGGATGATTTCACCAACTTAACATTAAAGCAAATCAGAAGACGAGATGAACAGACAGCTCTAGTCATGGCTAACCATGAGAAACCACCTTTTATACCGACACTGGTGACTTCGGCTATGGAAGGCGAGTATCCGATACTTTACAGTGTTTTTACTGGTTACGTGGAGTACCAGGAAGATGGATTAGCTATACGACAAATAGAGTCTACTGTCGCCGTATACCTAGACATGAATGTGGATAGGGAAGGATTAGAACAAGCACTTTCTAAGATCCAACTGATATCAGTAAGACACTTAGTGCCAAGATGGAGAAGTTACGATAACTTAACCGAGATAGATGTCTATGCTAAAGGCATGACTGAAGAAATAGACCAACAGGTCTTGACCATCACCCGCATGGTGAATGATTTGTTCATCGACAAGATCGTCGAGGGGCGATATGCTGAATACTTAAACCGTGTATCATTACCAGGACGGCATTTATAGACATGGATATTGTTAACGACATAGAGCATTACCTACCTATACCCATTACGGATATAGGTAGGCATGTTACCCCATGTGATCACTCTTTTTTGGCGTGGTATTGTACCATCAACTTATCGATGTGGATATCCAAGTAAGCAGTCACGACAGCGTTGATTTGGTTCTCTTCACTGATGAGTTTACTCAGTAGCCTAGGCATGATGTATACGCCTTTGAATGCTTCCTTCATGACTTCAGGGAATGCATCGCCCAGTTGGCATGAAACTTCGTATAAGATAAATACCTTATCTCGAAACAACCAACTCTTCTTACGGCGTGCTAACACGTATTTCTTCTTTACGGCTTTGATCTTCAATCCATGACCAAAACGAGTCAGAAACCGATACGATACATCCTTACTGATTTCACTGGCTTCTTGATATATAGAATCACCTCCTAAGGCATCCAAACCAACCAAGAGTTTACCCACTATATTTTTCAACATAACGAGTACCTCTGTTAGACTATAAAAGAGTCATACTAGCCGCCGTAATGTTTACGTGTAATGGCTCTTAGGACGATATAGAGCATCAATCCAGTCCTAATTACAGAAACCATGATGTCACGTTTGATCTTAGTCGTCTGGATGATGTGTGTCTCCAGTATGTCTTTAGCCTTAACGAAATCATCGCTGATATCAGTACGTGTAGCCCCGTAGATATTCTTCAATTTAGCTAACAAAGAAGCGATATCGTTCTCATGCTTCATGATGTGCCTATTGTTCGTTACTAACACGATCATGTGGGTTAAAACAGCATTGAAGACAAAATCAAACTTCTCTTTAGCATCGTTATTCTTGTTATAGGCATCTACTAAACCATTTAATGCTACTCTAAAACCATCCTTAGGCATGGTCTTATTCATCCCTTCGATAATCGATATCAAATCCATCTTGATAAACGATATCTTATCCCCTGCTATAGAGAGCAGATAGTTCCTGTATGTCTCTAACGCATTGTCCTTATCCTTCATCACTTCCACACCATCTTTATCCAAGAACGTACTACTAGAAGCATTGATCTTAAAGCCAGACTCTTGTACTTCCTTCTGTAATCCGTAGATGTTCTTTAACATGGCTTTATTGCGTGTCTGTGTATCGGTTATTAAATAACCAACACTATAGCCTTTATTGCGGATATCGTAATCCATCTTCTTAATGGTTTCACGATGAACGGAATGTTTCATGTCCACAACATCCAAACTTCTGTCTTGTATCACCTTGATCCAAGAGCCTTTCATCTTGATGACATACTTATTCGTCATGGCAGATACTGTCGCTTCTGCGACTTCCTTACTGCAAGGATAAGGCCAGTGTCTCTGTAGCCTAGAAGTAATAAACCTAAACTGCATGATGTTGTATAGATACGACATCACCTGTTCTTTACGTGTAGGATTAAGACTGCTCTTTAATAGAGCATGACTGAGCCACACGATGGTTAAGTTCAGTACATCACCAGCTACCATGAAGTGAGACGGATCGATCAAGGCATTAAGCCGTGGTCTGAGTTCATCCTCATCTACACCCAATACTTCTTCGAAGAATGCAATACGATCATTCGTCGTGAATTTCACCACGTATACGCCAGTTAAGTTACCACCAAAGAACGAAGCATGATCATGATTCCTGGAGATGAATTCATTCATGTATCGCTCTACCCGCTTACAGAATACCTCATCCAGTTTCACATGGCCACACACGTCGTCGAATACGTCTTTTACCAATTTATCCATCTTTACCTCTAATGTCTATATAAACCGTTTCTAAGTCATCTATACTCTATTACATCTCTATCATGTCTGTACATGTTGAAAAATACAGATACTTACTATTACAGTAGTCAACTATCCAAGAGGTCTTAAAACACCATGATTATTCAATCCAATATTGTTGCTTTATTCAAGAAGCATCGACTACATTTCGATAAACCAGTCTCGATCAGAGACATGTTGGTCCATCCGTCTACGGAGACGATCATGGATCTGGTTTTCTCTATTAACCAAACATTAGCAGTAGGCCAGAACATGCGCATCCAGTCATTGGAGCGTGACTTCAAAAAGGCTATTATTACCAATACACGTTCTACGTATAAGGTATTAGATAAAGTCGTTACTGATACTGAAGTCGATGCCTTTAGCTACTACGTACGTGCTTGTGCTGCCCTGATCACTTACTTAGACGATGCGCTCAATGAGAGTGACGAAGCCATCAAGCTATCGTCTTATCTTACGATCGCATTAGGTGATCTACTCAACATGACGATACATGCGTCTACTAAGAGCGTATTAAGTCAGGATGAGATCACGATACTGGAAGAAGCAGCCATTATCCGCATGTGGATGATGTTAACCGGACACGATACGTCTAAAGGTTATCATGCCCAGCATGCCACTATCCGTACCATCGCTAAAGGCATCCTGAACGATGAATACCAAAGTGAAGAAGAATATATCCAGATACTGGAGAATGATTGTTCTAAGCGATACGCTGCTATCGTCAGGAACATCGCTTCTTTAACATCGATTAGCCAAGTGATCAGTAAGGCCAATGAGTTATTCAGCATTTTAGACTAGCATTATCCAGATAGAGGGACAAGCAAACATGAGTAAGATGAACAGAGTCTTTAACTTCAACTTTAAAGACGCACCATCTAAACAGATAAAAGACTTCATCGAGATGAGGAAGCATACGTTAAAGGAGATATTCGACAGATTCGAAGTAAAGGATAAGGAGATGTTCTTCTATCCGTCTAATACGGGATGTGGTACCTCATGGCGATACTATCATCCGGATGTCGGTCTCTATGCTGAGTCGATATCCAGATGTGTGTCTTCCGATGTAATAGAAGAAGTAGTCAAGAGGTCTGTAAAAGACTGGGAGACGGATGAAGAGACTGTTCGTAAGAGCCTAGTCATCCGTTACAGTAGGAATGATGCTTATATACCCAATTTTAAAAGAGGGATAACGTATAAGGCATCGGATGGTGAAGTATACGACATCATCGCTGTAGTGCGTGCACTCTCGATACTGGAAGTCATGGGCAACCAGTTATTGGCGATCAGCACGCACTTTCTAACCAAAACACATCCTAAGAAGGCCAAAGTCAAGTTAGACCCTAAGGAATTAGCTTTGGATGTGTATTTATCAGTAGAGTTAACAGACAACATCAAAGCGATAGAGTCTGTTAAGTTCGAAATAGAAGATGAAATCAAACGTAAGAAGTTCGAAACGCACGATGACCACATTAGGGCGATGTCTCACCAGTACATCGCGTCTAATATATTGGCTACTGATGAAGTCTACTATTTAAACCATGAAGAGAAACGCGATGATGATTGGGAGTTGTTGTTATCCCATGCATGCGCATTAGTGGGTGATCCACTGAATATCGCCAAGGATAACTATCTTTGGTCTTTGTAGTAGTTTACTATTTTTTACCCAGTATTACTAAGCTTAACAGCCTAGTATAGAAAGCAAGAAAAGGAATCTTAAAATGAAAGATCAATACGTAATTAAGTTAAGCGACCATGAGGCTGTGATGAACTCAGTGGAAATGGCGGTAGATGCCGTTCGTAAGGAATTAAGCAAAGAGAATGCCTATCGGATGAATGCTCGTTCGTTTACACTACCGACCACGATTGGTGTTCTGCCTGATGGATGCATTACTCTTATTAGTCTATCCCGTATGGTGGCCGAGAGGGAAATTTGCATAGCCTTTCGCGATGTATTAAAGGGATTGTACGGTGATGAATACGCCAGTGAAGCGAAGACATGCGGCATTAAGCGTGCTGTCTCAACATTCATTGCACCTAATGTGGGTAGTAGTTGGTTGAAGGGTGAGGTGATGCCTGGTACGGAAGAATACAAAAAGCTATTTGGTGACGGGGATAAGGAATGTCTCATCGAAATAGCCGCCATTAAGAGACTGGTGATGGAGGTGGAGATAGAGGAAGCAACTTACTACGGCATTACGCAGACTGTACTCGTAGCAGACAAAGCAGGTAAAATGTCCGTTTTTAGATTTGGTTGTGTTGCGGTAGATGAGGATATCGAGAGAATTAAGAAGTATTTCGATTCCGAAATGTGCATGAATAGATGGGAAGAGAATCGACGATACGACGAAATCATGTCTTATCATGGTGCTATATCCCCATTAAGAGAAAGAATCTATTATGCATTTGCCTTAAAAGCCCAAGACGAATCTACTCTGCCGACTAAAGTATCGGCTTATTTGGAGACCATGAATGAGTTTTTAATGCAGTTAGCGCAAAGAGCGAATTGCAACCGACCTACGAAGTCTGGCAACATCAGCTTAAACTAAAAGGAAATCCAATATGGAAATTATCGATTTAAGTAAAACATTCGGTGGTGAGGAACTCAGGAACTTCATGCGTGTGTTCTCCGACATCAACAAACAAGTAGACGCGGGTGATACGAAACACCGTTGGGATGCTGATGATGATATCATCACTGCACCTATGGTCATGTGGGGCGATGATCAAGTCGCCTCTATGTTCGTCTCCATCAATCGTCTCTACGACAAAAACACGCATGAGATGGTTAGTGATCTACTAAAGAAGGAAGAAAGCAAAGGATATCAGGTAGAAAGTCTCATCTATACATTCAACCTATCCAGTTGCATTGCCATTGGTAATCGTTCTATTAAGGTAATCGCTCCTGATGGTGATGAGTATTATCCGAACTATCTATCCATGTCCAGCTCTCTTCTGTGTTTAATTAACGAAGCAGGCGATAAGCGTAAAGTCATGGTGGTGACGTATAGCTACGGCAAATACGCATCCAAGACGGTATCCACTATGGATAACATCGCCATGGAAGCCTGTAAACGCAGCGTGATATTCTCAGAAGGCAATTTCCTGAATGATACTGTAGACAACATCAGTGCACTGATACATGCGTTCAAGCTTAACCAGAAGCGTGACTATAAGTACGTCATGGCTGAAACACTGTGGTTGCCTGAAGTAGTAGCCGATAATCTTAGCAATTATGCTGCTGAGAAAATGGAAGAAGCGACAGGTGATTACGAACATGATCCTAGACTGATGTCCACACTGGCTACGATGCCTTCTCTCATCATGCGTTATTCGCCTGATGCTCTTTACACTAAGAAGAGTGAACTCGATGGCGAACAAAAACCCAGTGTACTGAATTGAGGTATAGGATACTATACCGAAATCCACCGTAAGTGAACTAAAGGCATACTGGATTATTATTTATCCCTAGTTAACCATTTAGATAAAAAAGGAATCTAAACATGAACATGAAAGACAGTTACCACATTGAGTTGACAGACGATTCAGCTTCTTTAAATAGAGTCAACGACCCACTTTGCGATGCTTTGCTGTATGCGCGTGAAAACAACCAAGAACACAAAAACGTACCTATTTTCGTATTGCCTACCACCATGTACACCATGAAAGATAAGTTCATTGCTTATTCGAGTATTGGCCGTATATTGACAAAAGAGACTCTCGAGAATATCGTCGACAGTATCAACAACCATTATCGCCTCGAAGTTACTGCTGGAGATTGCGAAGTCTTAAAGGTAATCGATACACACTTGGTGTTGAATCAAGCCAATGACAGCATCACTATTGGTTTAGAAAGCCCTACTGGTGAATACCGCACCGCTTTCGTTTCATTCATTCGTAATCTGTTGGTTGAGATCAAAGCCCGCGATACTGTGTTCTTGGAATCAATGTTCTCTATTGGTGTATTGAATGGCGGTGAAGGTTACGAAACCATTACTAGAGGAGTCGTTATTCCGAAGGACACTATTGTCGGTGGTGAACTTAACGACTATATCGAAAGTCTTATTGATCGCAATGAATGGGAATCTCATCCTGATTATCCTATCATCGTGTCCAAGCAGTCCATTCTGCCTGAGAATGATCTAAGGGAGCTTTTCGTTACTAAGAAAAGCATCTGGACTGAAGACGAACTAAAGGAAATGACCGAAGTAGATGATAAACTCATCGGTAAGGATACTGCTTTCTTACTGATGTCCAGTTATTTATCAATGGGAGTCGATGAGATTAAAACAAATTAAAAGGAATCTAGAATGCAAGTAATCGATTTAAGAAAAGATAAAGTATCCAAGATCAACCGTAAACTCAAGGATGCTTGTTTAGCTGTCTATCAAGACATGATCAAAGGCAAAGGCGAAGAAGTCTATACCGTAAGTTCCAGTGGCTATCCGTATTCCATCATCGGGCGTGATAACATGGGTGTATTCGGTATATCTATTAGCCGTAGTGCTGACCAGACACTCATCAGCCAAGTATCTCGTGCCCTGGAAAACATGGACGCTACCTTCGTGGATGTTGAGATGGTATTCACCATGTCGGCACTGAACATTACCGATAAGACTTATCTGCGACTGATCGACGAAGATGGAACTGAATCTGATTTGATGTTCTTCGGATTCAGTGAAGTAGCGGTCATCGCCATGAAAGATGGTGAAGAGATCCGCACGGCCGTAACAGATATCCATATCGGTAAAGATGCCATCGAAGTAGAAGATGAAGAAGGCGCAATCAATCAGGTAGAGCGAGCACGGTTCATCGTAGAAAATGAAAAGAAAGATTTGGTGCTGTTGTGTGCCAATCAAGACGATCCTTACTACGGTGTGTTGACTGAAGCAGAGAAATACGAAGAAACCATCGCTAAGACTTACATCGTAGAGAGTGAGTACATCTCCGATTTGGCAGATGCTGTCAATGAAAGACATGAGTGTGGTATCGATATTGATCCTAAAGTAAGTGCTGTGTTGCTCTCCGCACCCGATGGCATTATGCAGTTCTTGGAATTACCTAAAGAAGAACCGTATGTCATGCCCAGTGTCTCTACCACATTGCAATAAGTTACAGACTAGAAAGGAATCATCATGCCTATCCGTATTATTGATATCCGTGATCCGAATAGTAAAGACACTTTAGCTGCCGAAGCTTGGTTGGATAACACCATCCTGATGGCTTCAGGTGCAGCTAAGTCTAAAGAAGTAGCCACATTGCGCATGATGCCTAATCTCGTGATGTTCAATGCATTGACTCGTTACGATGAAGTGAACAATCTTTACCATTATCGCCTGCCGCTAACCATCTTTCCAGTATCGAGTCCGGATACACCATTACCTAATGGACTAGAAGTCAAACTCATGGACTGGAATCATGATGTCACTAACATCAATAACGACATGATGCATGGTGTCGTGGATGTGTTAACATTACCACGTGGTGTAATCGAAGTTAATACCAACAACGGCCAACAGCCATTGGTCGGTATCGCTCGTGCTACACTACACTTTGGCTTGAACGATGGTGAGTATGCTAAGTTCGTTACCTACTACTGGATTACTGTAATGGATGGTGCGTTCTACGCAGCACACTCGACGCATCACCTCTTGAATAGCAATGCAGTAGCACATCACGCATCTATCCAAGAGTTACAGTCACTCACTTTCCTATCCGGTGTCGCCATCACTAAGCAACGCGATATCCGTGTCGGTAAGATACCAGATGATCCGAAAGCAGTAAACGATATCTTGGAAGTATTCAAGAGACTGACTCTGATTACACCTGAGGTATACAAGGATCCCGCTAAACATGGTGGATACAGTGCTGACACTACTGGCAAAACAGAGTGGGTAAAGCAGTAAGCGGATAGCAACATATTCCCTACACCACCTATAGTCCATAGCGGGCTATAGGTGGCTAAAGGAGTATGTTCTATTCTTTTTTACTTTAAATCTAGATCGTGTACGCTGCGTATACAGCGATATTGTTAGGTTCATTACGCATCAGATCGAAGAGTTCAGTAGACTGGATACGGATATCATCTACTGCTTTATTCGCATCATCCAGAGCGATAATCAGTACGATCTGATGACCTGCTTTGATTAGTCCATCCAGTTTCTCCACTGTCTCGGTATCGATTAAGCTGTCTTTCACCGTATAGACGATAGGACGAGTCATGCCCTTCACCATACCAGCCACATCGTAGATGATGTTATACAGACCGACACCATCAGTAAAGTGAGCGTTCTCTACTGTCAGTCCAGGTGATTTCATCGTAGCATTATTATCGTACGCAGTGATGAGTTCCTTACGGATACCGTAATTGAACTGCGTAGACTTATCGTCTATATCAGATCCCAATGATTTAATCTCTTCTTTCTTCTCACTCTCTTTTCTAAAGACAGCATTAAGCTTATCTGCTACCATAGCAGCAAAATCACCATACAGAGGCACGACATTATATTCTTGTCTGTATTGGATGTCTTCTAAACTTAAGGAAGTAAAATATCCTTCCATCACCAAGCATTTCATTTTCTTGTTTATCCTTTTATCTTAATAGTTTTACACTAAGCCTGTTAGTCTAAGCGTAACAGGCTTAAATTAGATCAGACCACTGATCGTCATGCGCCACAGATCAGTCTTCATCTCTTCATCAGACTGCCACTGGATACGGGAAGCATGCATCAGTTCTTCTTGATATTGCTCTTCAGCATCCGCATAGCGATCGATGAACTCACTGAATACCGATATCTCAGCACCACCTTCTATACGGGCTTTATTGACCTTAAAGACCATCTTACGATAGATATAGGCTTTAGTAGCCAACACAATCAGTTTCTTAATGTAGTTAGCCGTCATGATCGGTATGTTATTGAGTTCAGGATCATTCTCGATGATGAGTTCTACTGCTACTGTACTGTTCAACATCGGGCTTCTTCTTACCCTGAAAGAGTTACCGGATATCATGTCTACTTTCGTATCGTAATGGCCTACTACTCCCATGTTACTGTTAGCCATCTTTTGTGCCACGTTCATGATGGCTGAACCAGAGTCACCACCCATCTCGTAGTAAGCGGCACCTGCTACACTAACATTGTAGTTCAGTCCCATGACGGAGATGATCTTACGATTACCCGTAGCTTCAGGTGGTACGGTGACCACGTACTCTTGAGGAGAGATTTGTTGTATCTTACATTGTGCTAGAGACACTTTGATCTTTTGTGCATACTCGACATTCAAGTCAGGCAGTACACGTGCCTGCACAACTTCACTTGTAATTAAAGCATCGACATTAACAGGGTTGTAGAAATTGGTACGGAATGGTTCTAGGAATGTTGCATCCAGTAACTCTTCCGGTATCGTTTGGTGCACTTCATTCAGTGCAAGTGATAACATGGACATGATTTACTTTATCCTTATCGTGTAATGAATGTACTCACACGAGTATCAGATAGCCTTGAAACGAGATGGAAGAAATAACGAATATATACTATTAAAGTAGTGATACGGACCTGATCTCTCTGTATTCACGTTTTTCTATTTAACTCTTTTTACATGTAAACTGAAAGGATTGACCTTATGTCTAATCGTACTGTTAATTTATTCGCTGCCGGTGGTGCAGCATCTAATATCGTGGCTGATATCTTGAAAACCAACAATACGTCCATGACGGCTAAGTTGGCTAATCTCAATATCACTCTCTTGGATACCTCACGCTCTAACTACGAGCGCAATAAGGATATCTTCGAGAAACACGATATCAAACTCGTTACCATCCCTGGCTTAGATGGTTCAGGCCAGAAACGTGATACCAATGTACAAGAAGCATCCAAATACATCGCCAAGTTCGTCAGTGAAAATGGTGATAAAGATGCTGCCCTGAACATCCTCTTGCATTCAGCATCAGGTGGTTCAGGTTCTGTACTGGCTAACTTAGCTGCTAAGTATCTCTTATCCGAAGACAAGAATGTAGTGGCCATCGTAGTGGGTGATTCTACAACACGTAATTTCGCCAACAACACGATCTCTACCTTGAAGTCTTACGAGAACATCGCCCAGACTGCCGAGAAACCCATGATCGCTGATTACATCGAAAACGATGGTAAGCGTACGATCAAGGAAGTCAATGAGTACATTGCTTCTACGATTATCGACTATCGCATGTTATTCGGTGGCCATGTCCATGGGATTGATTCAGCTGATCTGAAGAACTTCCTGCAATACAACAGAATCTCTTCTAATCAGCCGGCACTGACTCTGATGACGACTTTAGGTATCGACTCCGAAGCCAAAGATCAGCATGAAGTCGTCAAAGCCATGCAAAAAGAACTGAATGACGATTTGCCTATCATCGCCTATGCCATGGTCTCTGTAACAGAGAAAGAGAATCGTCAGCTTGTAGATTGTGATTTCAAGATTGAAGGCTCGGTAGATCTGCCTCGTGATGAGAAGGTTAAACCTTACGATTTGTACTTCTGTTTGTCTAAAGGACACTTCTTTAATGTAGTCGACAGACTCTCTAAAGTCGTAGAGGATTATCGTAAGAAAGAAAACACTCAAGTAGATCGAGTGATCGATGTGAGTAAGGATGTAGACCCTAGTAGTGGATTAGTCCTGTAATGCCTCTAGAATGACGCTATAGACCCATACCTGCCTTTCCTATAGGTAGGTATGGGCATAAGCCCTATGGTGTTTATTTTAGTCTCTACGGGCCTCTAATCGATACTTATAATACTTAGCCCTAGCATTAGCTATGTTTCGATGACTATAAATAGACTAATAAACTGAAAATGAGGTTAGGACGATGATTAACATAGACCGTGTCATCCATCAGACGACTGAACATTTAATCGATGTCTGGGATGCACTACAGATGGATGTTGCCACACGCAACAATGTTGATGCGATTATTAAAGCGTATCGCAAGAAGAAAAGATACAATATCCATACCGTGAACTGGCTCTATAGCCACCGTATCATGGACATTTACTTAAAGGAATACAAGAAGAGTTGTCCTAAAGACATCTACAACTGTTACGCTGTTCTAGGATGTGTCATCATGTGCCATCTCTATCGCATGGGATTATTGGCATTTGATTATCAGCCTTATAGCCAAGAAGAGCTAGTCAATATCCTAAAGAGGTACCATCCGACTGATAAAGAAGAGACATTACCTTGGCAGTACGATGAACACAATCTAAGGGATGATCAGTCTGTCTCTAAGGTATTCCCTAAAACATTACAGGCACTCAGTGAGATGTCTCTTACGCATGATGTCCCTGAGTGTTTTAAACTACCGGAAGATCCTAAAACACAACTGAAGTATCCCGTATCGTTTTACATAGACCCCATCTACCTATCCATTACCTTTGTTTGGTAGTGGATAAGGTATATCCCATTTTTAACTATATTCCATGCTTAAAGGACATGAGAACATGAAACCAGGTGATTTTGTAGTAGCCCAAAATACGAAAACATTCATGCAAGCTGATTTAGGTCTTTTGTTGCACTATACGCCATTGAACATTAAGACAGCATTAAGTGAAATCGATACGGCATTTGGTAGCAAGTTCATCCAGACTAAGGATGCCCACTATCGCTTAAATGCCGTATTGCTCGACGAGATGGAATACTTCAGTACCTATAACCATCGTCTGTTATTCGAAGAAGACAGAGAGTATAGCCTATACGATCATGCCCATCGGTTCATCGAGAAGATACCGTATAACCAGGACACCAAGCATCGTTTCATTAACCGTATCGTGCGTGTCAATGACAACCCTAAGTATCCTGAACTCTATAATCCCTTTATCGCTACCATGGTGACACCAGGTACGACCAATATCCCACCGTGTTGTCCTATCGGATTAGAGTTTGCTGTTGATCTAATACACGATATCCTAAGACATCGATTACCCAGAAGGTATCGTACCAGGATAGACAGTACAGTAAAGTTCGATAGCTATACTGGATACTTCGATCCTGAAGTCTTAATGGATAGTCCTACTGTAAGAAGAATGAAAGAGAGTTTTGATTACATCGTTGAAATGTTAGAGAAGATGTTGTCTTTAACAACAGACTGTAGTGAAAATAACCTGATTGATTTCTTCTACGTGAATGGATATCTACACCTGATTAACTACGGTGATTATCGATTGGTGGATTTGGCTTTAGTGAAGTATATTAATAAAGCTGATGAAGTGGATATATTCGAGTCTACGATACCCGATCAAGAGACAGCGATAGAGACATTTTATACCATCAAGGAGAAAGTACAAGACACCATCAGGCTCCAGTTACTCAATCCTAAGTTGAAAGTGTTGACGGCCACATGTGGGTAGATCGTATCCACAAAGACATCGTCTATATCGGCAATATCGTCCTCTATCCGTTATACATCCATCTAGATCAAATAGCGAAAGAGTATAAGATCAGCAAACAAGACTATCGGTTAGTTGGATACGATAACCTACATGATGTCTTTGTTAACTTATTGGGTAATTATCTCGAGTCACTGATAGATAGTAAGAAAGACGGATACGTAGAGCTATACGAAGCCATGAAAGACATTGGTTATCCCGATCATGCGCTAGACTATATCGAAAGGTATCTAGCTAGTCATTGGAATGATTTCATCCATTACCACAAGATTCGGATTGGTAATCCTTCCAAACTCTATTTTTATCTCGATGAAGAAGAAAGCGTTCGTCCGATCATGCAAGTCATGTACCTGAACACGCAAAGAGAAATCCGCTGCCCTCGATATTGAAAGAAGGGCAGTGGGTTTCTTTTTTTTACTCGTATTTAGACAACATCTAAACACTCGTATAGAAGGGTATTCCCTTCTTTTTTACTTAAATTTAGTTTAAATATTAAATAATGCCCACCTACTTATCCCTTTTTAAATATCAGAGAGTACGACACCATCATGTTGCTGCAAGACTTAAAACAAACACCTGTGCCTATCCCGCATGTATACGATCGACTGTTTAACGACATCCGTAATGTATCGTTAGAAGGCCCCACGCATTACTATTCTTTATTGCAAGAGATACTGGTTATCGCCATCCACCACAAACAAAGAGGATGGAATAACAGACAACTGACAGAAGCCATCGTCGATAACTTATTTAACTTATCATCCAGTGGTATCTTATCCGAAGTCATCTTCCTAAGTGAAAGACAACGACTATTACTAGAAGAAGACCTAAAGGACACCATGAGTGAATTTCTAGCAGATATCGAACCTCATCTTTTAAATTGTCAAGACTTCAGGATACTGGATAATGAAATCGTTTTCATCGAAGGTAAACTCTGGTGAGATACCACATCCAAGTGAATCAACTTCCATGTTCGATCCGACAGAAGACATTTCCCTCTATCCTAACCATCTTAACCTAGACGGATTCGTGGATGAGTTTATCAATAAAGCAGATTCTGTATTGGTAACAGGTGGGATACGTGTTTATAACTGCATGAGAAGATTACTCGATGTGGCTAAACTAGAGCATCCTGAGTTATTCGATTACTTGATGATTATCTCTAGATCATTGGGATTATACACGATAGATGATTTAGTAGAGAACTTAGAAGAAGTCGTGTGTGGATTGAATTTCGAACCTGTATTCGTCCACTATAAGGGACATGTACCGGATTACGTATACGATACATTATACGATGTGGCTTTTCTATTGTTAGAGTTGATTGTCTATACGTTAAGGGATTATCATCTAGAACAATCCCATGATCGTAAAGTATACTATCGTATTTCTCGATATAGCTTATTTGCCATACTCTTGAAGAAATACCAGCCATTCTAATGACGATCTAGTTTACACTATTAAAGGATATCGAACATGCCGATACAGCAATTCACCGTAGGACGTGTGTATACGTTTAATACATACGCACCAGAGGTACTAGGCCTAACACAGATCAATGTTAAGTGTGTGGCCATCATGAACGCACAGACAGCATTAAAAGAGATAGACATCATGTCTATGCACGAGCGCATCCGTCCTCATCTGCCAGCAGGCTATAATAACGATCCATTAACCATGACTTACGTGAAACTGCGTAATGTATCTGGATTAGAAACCATCTATTCGATGGACTGGATCAACATGGCGACAGTAAAAGAAACATCACCCAGACGCATCGTGGCTACTATTAATGGTGTATCCGAAGCGGATGTGAATACGATAAGAGAAGCATTGGTGATACAAGGATACACGGATATCCAGTTATCCTTAACAGATTGAGGGGTCCTTAACGGACTGAGAGATCATTGACAAACTGAATGTAGTATAAGCAATATTGAGTACTGCACTATATGAGAGTGTTTTACATTCTCGCCACTGTCTAGTCATGCGCTCTGAGACTATCCAAGAGAACAATGACACGGCTGCTGTTATTCCTTTCTGACAGCCTTGTTTGTTATTGTTGGCGGATGTCTCTACATTGCAGGCGTAATAGATGGTATACTCCAAAAAAAACGAAGAGAAAGCACTACCTGAAACACCCTTACCTACTGTCTGATTCCTTCGGTAGGTAAGGGTGCTAAGGTTCTGTGTGCTGATGTATTCGTTTAAGTATGAACGAAAATACGAGTAATGAATATTACGAGTAAACGAAATTAGTTTTTGATAGTCTTTCGAACAATAAGAAAGATTTTGTAAGAAGCTTTCGAAACCAGCGCGTGCCATTCAGTGTGCGATGCGCATGCAGTAGTTTAGAAGCCGTGGCGTAATCTCCTAATCTTCTTAAATCTCCGTATGGTTGTGATCGATACAAATGCCATGTCACTTTTAAGCTCAATACGCTAAGCGCACTGTGCTTAGTGTAACTACTGTGTGCAAACATCCTACTGGGTTGTGCATTCGCTGGTTTCACCCTATAACAAACCTTGCTGAAGTTTTGGTTGTTTAAACAAGCAAGGGCTTCGCTAGATGGACGGAATTTTGGTCTAGCTGCCTGTAATGGGAAACCGATCCTGTGAACCTCAAGGTACGAGTAGGGATCGTTATCGGCAGCACTGGGGGGGGTTCCTTTGGTCCGTCTGTCTACTGTAGCAGTCCATGAGCCTTTCACGCACTAAAGCGACTGCCTGCGATGCTTCATTTTCTAAACAACCACCCTTTCTTGTACGTTTTAACGCTCCTTAAAACGCAACTGCCTCGGTATCCTCTTACACTCCTAGTGGGTGTAAGAGGAGAAAAGGTCTATGTTCCCATTTTATTTTTTAGTATGCTATCCACTGTATCCTATCAGTCAGTATGAATCCTTAAAGTTAAGTTATAAATAGTGCTTACTTTAGGAATATTCATCGCCCTTTTTATTAACGTTAATTGAAAGAAGGATACTAAAATGGTCATTCCCCATTTTTTGCGTACCGATAAATTCGAAGGCTATGTTCCTGATGCCTATGTCGCTACTATGCGCATGCTGTATAATAAAGATACAGTGGGTGACACCAAGAACGACGAGTCTTACGAGTTCAACATCAAAGCCATGTTGAAGTTCCCTGCCGATGGTAGTGAGAACCCAACTGAGAAATTACCTACTGCTGAAACAGTCGCCAAAGAAATCCAGACTCGTTTCGTGCCACACATCGATGGTACTGAGAACGTAGTCCCAAGCCAGACTGAAGGCACTCCGCCTGCACAAGGATCTCCTCAGCCTCAAGCCACTCCTCAAGGTGGTAAAGAATCTGGTAAGGCACCTAAACAAGGCAAAGCCGAAGGTGCTCAAGCTCAAGGCGGTGGCGGAGCACAACACACGGAGTAACGCCGTCACTGAGAGTAGCGTTATCTGGCTTTAGTGACCCGCTTTCCGTTTCCGAAGGATAACACACCACATCTAGTACACGCCTCTATAGTCCTCTATGGGCTATAGAGGTGTATTTACCTATGTCCCCATTTGATACTATAATAGAATAACCCATGAGAGACCAAACATGGAAACAACGAATATAGACCTAAATGAAGATGTGTTTATTTATCCTAAAGAGCACTATAAACGCAATATTGATTTAATCGGACATTACATTGAACAACAATCCAAGTTCTTGAGTATCATGCGTAATATCCCATTGGATAAAGCCACTGACTACATCAAGAACCTTATCCGTAAGAACGGTAAACATCCCCTAATCGATCCTAAAGTCATCTACGTACGTAAGGATGAGAACGACGACAGGATAGAAGACACGACGACCATGTATCGTTATCTTAAAGAGACGATAGAAGATAGGGATATCTTAACTGCACCATTTACCACGTACATCGCGCAAGATAAGAAACTATCCTACATTTCCAAATACGTGGATGCGCAGTTCCCTAAGAGAAGTAAGAAGAAGAAAGAGCAGTTTGCTTGTAAACAAAAAGGTGATTTAATCGGTGCAGCATTTGCCAATAATGCGCAGAATAAGATTAAAAGAAGTATTAACAGTATCAGTGGGGCATCGTCTATTACATCCGTGCCTATCTATCAGGCGAGTATGCATCCTGTATTGACATCTACCTGTAGGATGACATCGGGCTATGCGAATGCCAACAATGAGAAGCTATTGGGTGGTAATCGACATTACCATTCGCCTGAAGTGACACTGAATAACCTCATCGCCATGGTGTGTCGTATAGACGAAGCCAATATTGCTTCTGTACTGGATGAGTATAAGCTCTATACACCTACAGCAGATGAACTCTATCAAGACATCATGGAGTCAGCACACCAGTACTGGAGATGGGGAGAGCGTGAACGTGTAATTAAAGAGTTCATCTCCAAACTCAATAGAGAACAAAGGGCATCTATCGCCTTTACCTACGATCTATACCTCATGCGTAAGTACAATCCTGAGTTTACACGATCCTTTATATTAGGCTTGTGTGCTAAGGATATAGAGAGAAGCAACAGGACACATGAAGAAGCCAAAGACATTACATTAAAGGCTAAAGAATCCATCCGTAACATTGCTATCCAGATACATGACAATAGCCTGATTGGTTTAAGGATGGATGAATGGTTAGAGATGGATATCGTATACGATATAGCCGAGACGATACTGAATATCTATCGTGTCTTTAAACAGCATCAGTCGTATATTGAATGCTTTCTAAGAAGTGATCACGTACCTGCATCATTGGCTAAGTTACCGCACGCATTGCGACATGTCGTATTGATGTCCGATACAGACTCTTCTATCTTTACATTACAAGATTGGGTAGAATGGATCTGTGGGGAAGACTATAAAGAAGATAAAGATGAATTAGCCGCAGCAGTATCGGCTAACATGGTGGGATTGTCCGATGCAACACTGAAACACATCTTAGCAAACATGTCTGCCAACCTAGGTGTGTCTACAGCTAAGATACACGATATCGCCATGAAGAATGAGTTTTTATTCGAAACCTTTACTGTCATGTCTCGTACGAAGCACTATATCGCTTCTATACGCTATCAGGAAGGCAATATCTATCGTGAACTCGATATCGAGAAGAAAGGGGTACATCTTAAGAACTCCAATAGTCCTCGTGAGATCATCGATCATGCTGAAGACATCATGAAACGTCTGTTCTACTTCTATCAGCGCAATGAAATATCCTTACACGATATCTTAACAGAAGTGGCATCCATCGAGAGACAAATCATCAAAGGCGTAGAAGAAGGCAACATGGAGTATTATCGTTCACGCCAGATCAAATCAGAAGAGACCTATAAGGCAGAAGCAACAGTATCGCCTTATCGCAACTATGTCTTCTGGAATGAAACCTTTGGTGAGCATTATGGTTTCACTGCTTCTCCACCTTATACATCGGTGGATGTGGCACTAGAGATCAACAACAAAACCCAATGGAAGAAGTTCTTAGACTCTATCGAGAATCAAGACTTACGACTCAGGATAGAAGACTACATGAGACGCAATAAGAAAGACTATCTTGCGTCCATTAACTTACCGTACGAAGTGTTCATCGGTAAGCCTATCCCTAAAGAGATCATCCCATGGGTAGCTAAGAAACATCTTATCGCCAATATTTGTTCTCCTTACTATATTGCACTAGAAGCAGTAGGCATACACATGCTTGAACACACCAGTAGTAGACTGCTCTCTGATTTGTATTGATGTCTAAAATGACAGACATAGCGCAAGCTACGTTCGAATGAACATGAGAACATATTCCTTATACCACCTATAGCCCGTAATGGACTATAGGTGGGTAAGGTATACTAAACATTGTACAACCACTGTATCTCTTCTTCGAAATAAGGTTTCAATTCCCTTATTGCTCTATCGTTAAATACATTACCATGTTTCATCCAGATGAGTTCTTTCTGGAACTGGTTAATGTAACTCTTATTGACATTACGCCAAGTACCTCTTGGTATCCTTAAGCAATGTCTAATATAACGACTACAGGCTAATAGATAAGCCCATTTGTTTTGTCTATTCAATAGCACGTGCGGTGTATCCTGTATCTCGTAGGCATTATTCCCTCTTATACCGAATGTATTTAACACCACTCGGTCTATATCGTAATCCCCACTTCTCATTCTACCGAATACATCTTCTATTACACTGTCTATCAGCTTACTATTTGTATTAACATAAAACGAAGTACCGACATAGTCCATTGTACTAGACATCTCATCATCTGTCAGCATGATGTTCTTGTTGATCAATACCTGATCCATGTGCGAATACAAGGCATTAGGCAAACACACCATACCCAGAAAGTAACCAACATTGGGTGTCGCATGATCAGGATTTACCATCTTAATGGCTTTCTGTTCACGATACCAAGCTAAGTACTGCATGTGTAATAAGTTAATGTCTATCTCTATTATAGCAAAGCCATGTCTATCGACGTAGTTATTTGGTGTCTGTAAGTTATAGCTAATGTGGTTCTGATCATGTCTCAGTATTCGAACGGGTGACAGATCCATGTAGTGTTTACGGACATAGTCCCAACTGTGGCTAATATCTATCGCGATATAGACTTCCTTAGTATTAAACCCGTAGAAGCTACCTGGATGTATCCTACCGATATTCAAGTTAGAGGTCAATCCCATGGCCACACTGTGCTTAAATGCCCTATCCCGTATATAGTTCTCCACGGCATCATCCGGTATTAACTTGGGGATGTTAAACGACTCGATGATGCGATAGAGGATATGCCTGCTGTCTACGTAGTATCGGTTATTACGATACCAGTTCACTGCTCTTTCGATACGTAACTGTAGATTACGTAAATGATCAGGACGTTTAGTCGTTAAACCCTGATTCGTGATTTTATCGATACCGATAAGATGAAACATGCTTATCCCTTTTATTAAATTAGTATTGCGTTTTCATACAGTCCTTAAGATATAGGCTATAGGGACTGTCTTTAAATTGATTTATCTTAACCTACATGCGAGTATATATGATTATGCCCATTTGTTTTTGTAGTGTCGTGGACACATGGGCTTATTTACCAGTAGGTATCTGGATATCAGGCATGTTAAAGCAACATGTTGAAAATTTCAGATACTTACTATTAAAGTGTGTTAATAGATGGAATGTTTATTATACACACTCCTTATCGTTGCCTTATTCTTTAGTCTATAGCGTGAGAATATTGTCTCCCTAACGTTGACCGATAGGGATACGTTAGAATATTCGATAAGGTGGTAGTCCAAAAGTACGATCGGATAACCGAGAGTGCTTTCTCTTTATTAACGTTAATAAATAGGAGTAGCTAAAATGGCTATTAACAACGAAAAAGATGTACAACAAACAGAAATCCGCGCCAAAGTGCGTCGTGGTTTTACTTTCGCTAACATGGGTGGCCGTAATGGCTTGACTGTGCTGAATAACAACCTATCTCGTCTGACTGAGAAGTTCGAAGAGATCACTAAGCTGCCTCTGAAAGATGCCGCCGTTAAAGTGGATTTCTTCCCGATCGATGCGACTAATACTCGCTTAGGTCTGGACACCATGCTCGTGACTTTCAGCTATCGTAATGGTTTCAGCCTCAAGCCCAAGAAAGAAGACGAACAGAAATCCAAAGAGTACGTACAGCCGAACACTGGCGTATACGCTTTGATCCTGTCTTCATCTGGCGACACTGTGGGTGCTGAAGAAGTCATCGTCGACAATCGTCAGTACACGATCAACCGTTATCCGACTGAAGCGACTGTGGATCCTGAAATCACCAAAGACTTCCTCGCTTATGCCGCTCAACGCTTGGGTCTGAATACCGAAGGTAAATTCGACACAGTCATCTACGCTGGTGGTGCGTCCCTCTACACTGACCGTACCAACATCGAGAATACCGATGAAGTCACTAACGTGTTGATTAACGCCATCTCTGCCGCCCAGACTGCTGTCGACAGCCAACCGCTGCCGGTACACCCTTACGTTGACGACATTAACTTGGTAGACCACAACCGTCCGGATGACGGCCGTCTCAACGATGAAGTAGAACAACTCGAAATCGAGCGTAAACTGCTCAATGGTGTAGCGATCGACCCGCATGGTAACATCATCCGTGCTGACTGGGGTGTGAACCTCATTTCCCGTATCAACCGCAACAGTGGTGGTTATGGTTTGGGTTCAGCAGCTAACCCTGTCATCAAGGCTACCGGTTATACCGACATCGTGATGTTCAACCCAGCGATCTCTGAAAAACAAGATTACTGGAACCGTGCGATCCGCGATACTCCGGATGGTAAACAAATCCTGGCTCCGGTACATGTCTTCACTTCCATCGTGCCGACATACAGCCGCTCTAAAGGTAACTTCCTGTATGGCTTAGCTGTAGCGGCTACTGCTGTACGTTACGACTACTGGGATTTTAACGCCATCCTGAATCCGGCTGAACATCCGGCTGATGATCCGCACTCCATCGCCGGTCTAGGCTACGAAGTGGCTAATTTGCTCGATACTGAGTTTGCGCCGTTCCCGACTCCGGCTAATACGCCTGACTACAACGACCGTATTTGGACTAACCTGATCGGTGACATCTGGTCTAAACGTTGTAGCTTTGCGATTGAAGCTGCTGTCGGTACGCCTTATTACTGGATCGTGCGTGACTTTGTATTGGCTGCTTACGAGTCTGATCGTGACATCCGTAGTGCGGACTCTGCCACTGGCCGTATCATGGCTGCCGCTAACCACCTGACTAACGGCCGTTTGGCTGAATTGTACGGTGGTGGTGATAACGCATTGGTTGGTCATCGCGTATGCTTTGCTTTGGATGGACAGCAGTTCGTAGCTGGTAGCTATGTCAACAGCGCAGGTGAAACACGCTCACTGCAAGACTTCGACCGTCGCTTCTTGGACAACACCGTGAAGAAAGTAGAAGACCTCGAGTACACTAATGCTTGGGTACGTGCTACTAGCGGTTTGGACATTGCAGCTGATGTACGTGTGTCTACTCAACTGGACATCATCTACGGGCTGTATGCTCATGCCAACGTGACTGGTTACGGTCCGCGTGTGAACATGGAAGAGCAGTTCATGGCTCTATTGCAACAAGCAGTATCCGAAGTTGGTCCGTCTGTGGATAACCGTTCTCACTACGAGAACCGTAGCGATGCCCAGTTCAACACTTATCTGGGTGATGCGATGTTCGAGAACTTCCACACCACCATGTTGCGTAGTAATGGTGGTCGTCAAGCAGCCCGTAACGGCGGTAATCGTCGCCACAGCTTCTTCTAAGATAAGGCAAAGGTAACTCTGCCTGATACATAGCCCTCTAAGCCTCCTGTACACCATCACGGGGTACAGGAGGTGTAAGGGTTATGACCTCATTTTTATTTCGGGCAGTAACAGTATATAGTAAAGGTGTATGGCTAGTACCAGCATCTTTCTACTATTTAACCTATTTAAGACTTATCTAAAGGAGCGTTAACATGGGCATCCATTTGGCTTATATATCGACAGATGAAGTGTTCTATAGCACCTCATCAGCCAAAATAGTAGTAAACGATTTAGCCAACTCCACTTTGGATGACAAAGCCAAGGTGAATGATCTTCTCATGTTAGAGGTAGGTGAAGCATTCGATAACGTACCTAGGTGTAGTTGTGGGGAAATCTCCATGGCGGCATTTAAAGGTGTTCGATGTAAGAAGTGCGACACGGTAGTCGAAGAAGTCGTCTCCAGTGACATGGACAACAAGATGTGGGTGAGGGCACCAGAAGGTGTACCGGCACTCATGAACCCCATGTTGTGGTATCAGTTACAAACGTATCTGGCACGTGGCTCTAAGTTTGATTTGTTGTTATACTTAACCGATCCTAATTACAAGATGGTCGGTAAAGAAACCAAACCCATTCGTAGAATGCTGGATGCATTAGAGATGGCAGGATTACATGTACGAGGTTATCAGCATTTCTACGATAATTTCGATACGTATATTCGTTTCCTGTTAACCGAGAAAGTATTCAGTACCACGTCTAAGAACAATATCTCGATGGATGTAGGCGCAGACTTATTGCGCTTGTTCATGGAGAACCGTGACATTGTTTGGCAGCAATATATACAGGTACCGAATCGTGCATTGACGATCGTCGAGAAGAGTAATGGTAAACGTTGGATAGATCCATCAACACCTGTACTGTTAAAAGCAGTCAGGCTGATGGTGGGGATAGACAATATAGAGAATGAGAAACGTGCTCTCTCTTATAAGACACGCCAATCCCGTGCTGCTCGGTTTCTAACCGATATTGGTGTCTATTACGCCAAGCACATCTTTAGCCAATACTTAGGCACGAAGCATGGTGAGATCCGTAAGCACGTTATTGCAACACGCTCTAACTTTACCGGTCGGTTTGTGGTAACAGCCATCGAAGGGCCTCATGACTACGATGAAGTACATTTCCCATGGGTAGGATTCATGGGAATATTCGGTCCGCAGATATCGGCTAAGCTATACCACAAGTATAGGCTATCGCCTAACCGCATTAGCCAAATCATGATGAAGTATCAGCGTAAGTATCACCCTGAACTATACAAGATCATGGTAGAGTTGATAGACGAAGCACGTGGGCCATGCGGTAAGCGTGGTATATCAGTATTGATTAACCGTAATCCGTCATTGAAGCAAGGATCAATCGTGTTGCTAAGATTAACCGATGTGAAAGTAGATGTGCGTGATATGTCTGCCTCTACATCTGGTACGATCGCAGCATGGTATAACGGAGACTACGATGGTGACCAAGAGACATTCCAAGTACTATTGGACAACCGCACAGCGAAAGCATTCGAGCCATTCGCTGCTCGTTACTCTGTTACCAACTTGACAGACCCGTTCGTTATCGATGGTGTCACTTCCTTACCGAAACAAACCACGATGAAGATCGCAACAGCTTGTACGATACGGGATACGATACCACCTACATCGGAACAAATCAATTTCATGCGTCAGTTCGCAGCATAGACAGAAAGGAAACCCAGTGGCCAGATTAATAAGAGGCGGTAGAGCAGCATTAAACCATATCGCCTATGGCGACATGAGTGATGAAGCTTATGCCTATGTTGAGAGCAGGCTATCCAGTATCACTGAGCGTTATGGTGATACAGAACAGACCCGTGCATTTCAATCAAGACTGATGGAGAGATACGAACATGATCGTTTTGTATCACGTTCATTGGTGGAGAACAACTTCGAATATGCAGGTGGGATGTTCGATGAGAAGATGTTTGTACCTAAGGATGTTAATGCATTCAGATCGCTGAACAACAGAATGCAAGAGTACATCGTTGCTCATCCTCATTTTGCTAATGAGATCAAACAAGGCCGCATCAGTGGCTGGTCTCGTCCTAAAGACACGATTAGTGAAATGGGTGAAGACAATCCGTATTACCAAGCAGCAATAGATGGATTGATCCAATATGGCGATGAGCATCTGGATGGTATCGAACGTGAATGTAAGTTTGAGATCTTTAGTTTGGACGAAGATGCACCTAAGCTGAAGTTCAATGAACAACTCATCATGCGTGAGACATTCAATAAGTTGATGAACCTCATCGAAGAAGGTGGAGAAGACCCAACTTCCCCTGAAGGTGGATACCTGTAGTAGTATATTGACACGAATCACTCTGGTTGTCCTTGCGGACGATCAGAGTGGTTATCTATTATGCTTTACCTCTTTTTTTAATTTAATTCAGGTACAATATACTCAAGGTGGTCAATATGGCACTGAAAGACAACAAACGCAAAGACAAATTGGTCTTATCTCTAGATGGTGATGGTTGGTTAAGACACAATACAGAGGAACGTATCGATCGGTTAATGTCTCATTTCTTCACATCCGATGGACTACAGTCTTCTTTATACTATCGTGACTTCATGACCTATCAGGTCATCCATGCAGAGCACAACAACGATATCCAATCCATGGCGGTTACGTTAAACGAGTATTTACAGCAATACTTAAGTAAGTTCATCGACAACATCAACGTAACCGTATCCACGACTGAAAGTGGTGTAGTAACCGATCCTTCTGATATAGAAGGCGCAGTCGTAGGACTCTTAGTAGAGATAGAATACGCAGAAGGTAACAACATCAATCAAATCACCAAACCAGTCTTCTATAAAGACGGGTTATTTAGATATACATTAGGTAAGTTTAACACGGGAGTATAGACATGGCTGAACTACTATACGGAAGAGGAGACATCAAAACAGCAACAGCTGGTATGTCTCGAAGTGAATACCAAATCATGCGGGCTAAGGAAGCAGTCAGTGGTATAAAAGAAATCGTCGATGAGAAGAAACACACTAAACCAATCATGTTGGTAGACGATTACATTGAGAAATTCTTACCTTGTCATTTGGGTATTTATCAGAGTGAGCAAGATGAATCACTGAATCAGTGGATAGACTTTGCTGGTAGTGTATTCGACGAAGTAGACTTAATCAAGAATGATGGCAGTTATTTCGCTACTGTTCCTTCTATCTATCCGGAGAATGTATTAACTCAATCTACCGAGATCAGGGAAGATGAAGTACCATTAGGTAATAAGATACGCTATCTGCAATCCATTGCCCAGACTTATCAAGGCATGGCAGATGAAGCACAAAAGACACTGTTCCTACAAGTGGGTTCTAAACTCGATAAGAATGTAATAGAAGCACATCGTAAGAAGTGGATGGATTTCTTCATCAAGATGGGGATATTTGATTCGAATGGTAAACTCAATACCATCGCTACTGATAACACTCCCCAACCGAAGCAAACGTATACTAAATCGACAGAAGATCAAGTCATGTTTGTTCGGGATGATGATTAGGATAACTTAATGTTAAGACCGATTACGATAGAAGCATTCAGTGATGTCCACATGGGGCATTCTACTACGAGTGCTAAGAAGATATACGATGAAATCAGGACATGTTTCCCACTGGATAAAAACACCCATAGTGACATCTTAGTCCTAGCAGGTGACTGGTGGGATAAACTTTTGCCGATTAACCATCCGGATAGTTACGAGACTGTATCGGCTATCTTTTATCTACTCAATTACGTCAAGAAGACGAATAAGACATTACTGATTGTAGATGGTACACCATTGCACGACAGTGGTCAGATACAGATGTTCAAGACGATCAACGAGCATGCTAAGATCAGTGCTGATGTGATATTAGTCGATGATATAGACATCGTCTATATAGCTAAATACGACATCCATGTGCTGTTCGTACCCGATAGACCTCGTGTATCACCGATGGCGACTATAGCCCGTGTGCATGAACTATTAAAAGAGAAACAGATAGAGTCAGTAGACATGGCCGTCATGCATGGGTGCTTCCAGTATCAACTGCCCCAGATAGCCGATGACCATAAGCATAAAGAGTCTGATTATCTCGATATCGTGAAAGGCCCGATTATCATTGGCCATATACACAAGCATTCAGTTTTTGAGCGTATCATCGCACCAGGTAGCTTCAGTCGCTTAACACATGGTGAAGAAGAACCCAAAGGCTACGTACGTATCGAGATGAAGACACCGACTGAATATACGGCAGAGTTCATCGAGAATAAAGATGCTACTGTTTTCATGACAGTCGATGTGACTAACCTAGAGATGGCCGAATCACTGGCAATCATCGATAAGAAGATCCGTAATCTGCCAGAAGGTTCTAGAGTACGTATCCAGTGTCAGGCTAAGCACCCATTAGCATCGGATAAAGACTTCATGGAGATGAAACTAAGATACTTAGACCTTCACTTTACCATGAAAGTCACCAACAACAAAGACATCGTAGAGGAAGAGAAAACCCTCTTCGATACTTTGGAAGACTATCAGCCATTGATTATCAACAAACAAAACATCACTGACCTCATCTTAGAGCGAAGCAGTAGTGCTTCTAATAGTGTATTAAAAGCCATACCAGAAGCCATGAATGAGATCATGAAGGAAGTTAGGTAAAGACCATGCAAGCTAACTTTGAACGTGAGAAAGGACAATATCCCTTAAGTATAGGTACATCCCTTGCTATCGAGTCGTATCTAAATGTATCGGAGTTAGTTAAACACAGAGTGAATCCCTATATCAAGTATCCAGTCATGTATGCTAATGTAAAGACACTCTTCCGTAACCTATACGGATCGATACATCGTGACTTATTACCCAAGCTATCGGATAAGCTCTTAGCACAGGCACTACTGGATGACATGACGCATATGTACAACATCCTAAGAGATGAAGGCAACGGTGCGTCTATCGTTTTTTATATACCAGACTATCGCCATCTTGATAAGACCAACAGTGAGACACTCTTAAGGTTAGACAATACATCCTTACAGAGAGCTTATACGAATAGGATGCGTAATGTATTGGATTTAGTCGTAGGACTATTCAGACCTGAACACACTAACCTTAGGCCTGACTTATTGAAGTTCTACGATACCGTCATTACCGATCATGTACCTGCTAATGTCGTGATGTTAACCAACTATCCTTACGACTTATTAGCCCATCGTAAGTTTAATCATCTGGTGCTGTTAGAATCCCATACTGGCAATATTAAAGGCAAGGAGTATTGGTATACGAAGTATTACCATGGTAAAGACTTACCGGAGATGCCTTTTCGATTAGACTTATTGACTTTATTAGGAGACAATATTCAGTTTCGTAATAAAGTAAGAGATTATCGTACTGAGATCATTCGATGTGCGAAAGAATACCATTGGGCGACGATTACAACCACAGGACGTATCCGTCAGTCTTTTGAATCCATCAAGAACCACGAGTTAAGAAGACGCATGTTATCCGTTTTGACTGACCAGTATACTTGATATCTATTACTATAGTGGTATCTACTACTATAGCCAATCTACAACCTCTATTTAATCTATCCTCTAAGGAGTATAACATGTCGCAGCAACAATATGCTAGAACGTATCGTAACAACATCACCAACACACGCCTCTTTAACTTAACCGGTGTGAACTCTGAAGGTACTTTAGGTTTCCTATCCGTAGAAGTATCTGGTAATGGTGTTAAGGTATCTGTATACACTGGTCTATCCGATGACAAACAGCGTGAACGCAAAACCATCACTGCTCGTTTTAAAGGCCAGGCCATTAACTCTTTCTTGACTGTGCTGAACCTGATGGTTGATATGGCTAATCACCACGACGATGGTAAGAAGATGACTTACCGTACTGAAGTCATCGGTGGCTACAAGAACAAAGAAGGTAAGTTCGTACAAGCACCTATGGCTGAACTCTTAGTACGCCGTAATGAAGAAGGTATTTACCAGATGGCACTGATTAACCGTACACATGGACGTGTGTGGTTTGATTTGACTGTCTCTAAACGTGACCTGGTGATTTACGATGTAAACAGCAACGAGCCTGCATCTGAAGCATTCATCTCACGTCAGTACATGCTAAACTGGGTACGTAACATCAACCAGACTGTATTGAATGTGTTGACTCAAGAGTACGCAGACGAAGAAACCAAAGACGAGCGTAAAGATCGTAATGGTGGCGGCTACAATAAGGGTAGCTACAACAATAACGGTGGTGGTAACTACAACAAACCACAGCAACAACAACAGCAAAAACCAGCAGCACAAGAACTTCCATCTGATTACGATGATGACTTCATGGTGTAAAGGCATAGACACCACACCACATAGCCTCCCGCCTACCTATATCCGTAATGGGTATAGGTAGGTAAGGGACTATGCTCTCGTTATTATCCACATGGCGTATATTTCGTCTACCACTATCGCGATAGCCGATATGGGGAGAAATACAGATACTTACTATTAAATTAGAAGGAGCACAGACTGGTATAAGCATTCTACCAGGGTTTCCTTCACTTTTTAAGCCCAGTAGACTAAGCCACTGTGCTTAGTGTAAATCCCAATAGACTAACGTCCATCGGGCTTATGTCTAATCTATCTGTCTAGATAGCCTATTTTTTAACCACACTACGCTAAGCGTACCATGCTTAGTGTAAACTTAATATTAAGGAGCATTGAAATGAAAGTTAATTTTACCCAATTCGATAACGTAGAGTTGACCAACATCATCCGCAACAGCGAACTCTACATCGTAGAGCGCAATAGCGGTGCTATTACACCATACGCCTGTTTAGGTGCCCATGCCAATTCACCTGAATCTGGTGATACACTCATCCCACTGAACCGGTTCATGGAAGCCTGGTGGTTAACAGGCACTAATCCCAATACTTGGCGTGTAGAAGAACCTACACATTCGGCAGATGAACTGCACCTTATCGTTTATCAGGCAACGATGATCACCATGTCGTATCCTACCCACACCCAGGTATATAAGCGACAGAATGTCGAACAACCATTCCAAGTAGAAGTAAAGGTAAACTAAATGTTACAGTTAGAATACGCCACTTCCGTCATGGCTCAGTATGTGTTGTCGAAGCAAGTAGACCGTACGAATGAAGATGGTCTGTATAACGCCTACATCACTCAGGCAGATGGTACAGAGATCGAACTCTTACCTTATCTCAGCGTATTGGAAGGTAACATGACTCAACCTGGCTTACCGATACCTGAAAACATCTTCAACAAAGCCTTAGTCGTAGTAATCAGCTACAACAACGGTGAAGATGAAACATTCACCCGTAAGTCGATTGACCACAATTTCATTTACACACCGTAAGTAGAGAGCACTCCCTTAGCCATGTGGTTAGGGGAGTGTTACTCTATGCTTTCTTTTTTACTCCGTTTATAAACTTTTCAGGTAGAGAGTAAATAATGTAAAGCATGTGTGTATTTCCCCGATAGACCCAAGAAGGAGCATGAACAGAAATGAGAAAGAACTTGGTATTCGAGTTTAGTAAAGACAAGACTGAACTCTTGATCCAATACGGGAATGAAACCATCCCGTTTGCCATGCATCTTTACAAGAAGCATCGCAATAAGATAGCCGTGCAGAATGCCAATTCGGCTTTTGCCGAGTTCAATGTGTGGCTAACAGAACAACCACAAAAGTGGCAGGAACACATTTTCAATGTTTATCGGGATATCCGTAAAACGATAGACGAAGAGAATAATGTCCAGCGTCTGTTGAATAAGCTCAATGACTTAGTCGTTGAACTCTATCGTGATATAGACCTACAGGCCATGGAAGAATGGATACGTCGTCCGGATACACCTGCCTACATACCGAATAAACCAGCACCACTAGCGACGTATAACGAAGAGACGACTTATGGCTACAGTGACTATTTAAAACTGATGGCCTTTAGTTTAGCACTGCGTTTGGTTGCGCCTATTTGGGGCGATATCGCGCCGCAGATGAAGACAGAGTTCAATCAGGATAAAGAAGCACACTCCATGGAGATCCTCTACGGTACGTGCATGATGTCTAAACCTGATGGCTCTTACGTGTGCGAAGCAGAGCAACGTCTTAAGAAGTTCATCCGTAATACGAAGATCCAACTGGATAGTAAGGCTATTCTAGTATTCGGTATCTCGGAAGAAGACTTCTACGAGAACATGTATTCGTTCATCGTCCTAAAACAAGTGGCCCAAGGTGATTTAACATCTCAGGACAATAAGTATCAGATCATCGCCCAGACCTATTATACGCTCAGCAGCAAGATCAGTGCAGCGTCTAAGAACTACGGGCCGGATAAGATGCAGATCCAGATCAAGAAAACCAGTGCCAAAGACCGTATACGTGGCGAAGGCCCTGATAGCCGTAGTGTGTTGGATATCGGATACGTGAGAAGTAAACTACTCATGGACAAGAAAGTGTTCTTAATCCATTCGATACGGGACCATCAGCGTATCATCGACGTTATTTGTCCTGATTTACCGAATGAGCTTTATCGTGAGTCCATGGAAACCATCATGCAAATGGATACGAACTATACCACATTGCACGATGAGCGACAGTTCATGAAGCCGATACAAGATGTGCAGTTAACACTGACTAAATGGATCGTCGATGAAGCAGTGGATACAGTGATCTTCGATCATCTGCCATTGAAGGATTTGATTGAATTGATTGGTTTGGTAAGAGCCATCTTGTGGCATTGGGGATTCCACGATATAACAGCACTGATATCTGCGATCGCCATCGTACCGACAGATGAGAATGCGCCGATTATGCCGAATCACAGACGCAATATTGAAACCACATTAGCTGATCGATTGGCTGCTGCTTATCCATTAGCCGGTACGACTAAGGCAGTAGGTCGTAACATGACGTATTTAGGTTGTATCGAATACATCGATCGTGAGATCACGGCGTTTAACTGGATCACGACTTTACCTGAAAGATGGTTAAGTGAAAGTACAATCGTAGAACGCAATAAAGTATTAGTAGTCTCTTCTTCATTGCGTAATATACTGGGTGAATTGATGTTGTTCTTAGAGAGACGGCAACAGATGCCCAATGATCCGTTTTGATGGGATATTTACTCATGGTTAACGACAGTTAAACCTATACGAAATCCTAACGATCGTTAGGGGAGAGTAAACCACTCGTATGGTAATACTTTTAAATATATACTATCTAAGTAGCAGTACCCAGAGCATGTCTTTTATCCAGTGCAGTAGAGTCGCTATCTGATCAATAGTGACTCAGGATAAGACATGTATTGTTTTACTAAGCTTAACAGCCTAGTAGTTTTAAAACGTTTTAAAAGGAGCATTTAAAATGTATCAGGACTATGGTTCAGCATACATCGGACAGAGAAGGGATAAGATGACCATTATCAACCTTCGACTATACGAGACGATGGGCTATCAGGATCAGTTTCTAAGACCGAATAAGACTACGGTAACCGGACAGATCTTGAACAACATCGACACCATGTTGGGTCAGTATGGCAGCAAGATACCGACACAGGCGATCTCTCGTTCTACTTCTAAGTTCATGTTGCCATCTGCACGTGTAGAAACGTTCAGTGATCGTGGTACACCTCGTGCCATGAATGTGCGTATCGACAACGGGTGGGGTGAGAAACGTTTCATGTTCATCATGCAGGTAGAAATCGAAACCAATGGTATCCGTAACGTTGAGTTGGTGTCCGGTTATACCGATAGGGCAGATTTTGTCGTACGTGGTAATGAAGTATTCATCGCTGAGGATACGATCTTCTACGTCAATAGCGTATCCCGTATCAAGCAGATGGGTGTACCGATGATCCAAGCCGCTTATTCTGTTACAGGTGGTGGTTTAGGTGCTGGTACGTTCCATGACCAGAACACTTATCGCATGACACCGATGAACTTAATCCAGCATGCCGATATCGAGCGTATAGAAGGTTTGTCTACTGTGGCTAACAATCCCGATATCCGTATTGCCGGTTCTCATGTGGTGGGTAATCAGCCTGTTATTACCGATAGGTTGTATTCATCTCCTACCACGATGTTCAGACGCATCATGCAGAGTTTCACGTCATCCATCATGCAGGCATCTAATAGTGCCATGATGACAGCAGATGATATCTACACGAATACCCGTGCAGCAGTAGGGGATCCGGATATCTTCAGTTGTCGTTTCATTTCCAACATCAACATGAATGGTACATCCGGTAGTGTGTTTGAATACAGACGCTTGAAAGACCTTTGTCCTCATCTGGAAGAAATCGTGGATATTTCACTCTTAGACTTTACCGTAGATGGTCGACTGGGTGAGTATTGGGATACGTCCACACGTGAAACCCAGATGGCTCTGATTGCCTCTACCATGGTGTCAACACTGATGCTGAATATGTCTTTAACAGAGTTGGCATTCGTCTCCACCAACATGATGGGTAATAATGGGGTCATGCCGATTGAGAATCCGTTCTTGACTGAAGTGAGAAGGGCATTATCCCTACAGTCTGATCGGTTAACACCAGGCCACTTCGATGCGATTGCTGATGTCGTGAACAGTGAACTGGCAGAAGTCTTATCCGAGAACAATGAAATCGGATACGATATTGAAGTACATGGCATGATTAACCAAGACATCCAGATCCGTATACGTTTCGAGAATGGCCCGTGGACGGATTATACTTTCCCATCATTCGCAGATTCGATTATCTCGCCTATCTTGACGACTAAAGCGGATACTTATCGTCAGTCTATTAGCGATGTGGGTATGGTGATGGATCATGTGGTAGAAAACCGTAGGATATTGGATCCGCGTAATGTCATGCATGGCGTGAATGATGAATACAGACCATCGTTTGCAGACAGGTATGGTGATGATCGTTATCCTGATCGTTACGATTATCAGGACGATGTACCCAGATACGATACCGATACTGAACGTGTAGACAGTCGTTTTTAGTTTATATAACCTTAATACAGACTGAGTCGTGAGACTTAGGATGTAAATCCAGAAAGGAATAGTAAATGAACCTTTTAACCGTATACGAAAGTATCCTGCGTACCTGCGGATACGAAGTAGACGATGACGGCATCGTCCGTAAGGCAACATCCAAGAAGAAACTGCCGGTCACCATGACCATCGACAATGAAACACGCACCATGTGTTTGCCGACACAGGCAGCACTGCGTTCTGAAAATTCGATGGCGTATATCTTCTTCCATCCGTTCCAAGAGAACCTGATCCATGGTGAATCCCGTATCATGGCAGCCATCCGTAAGGAACTCACCCACACGTATGGTGTATCCGTAGCGGCCATGATGGACGATATCGTCAAGATCGCAGCTGGTGCAGTAGAAGCCAGTGAACTTACCATGCTACAGCGTGATTTCATCTCGAAGTTAGGCCCAGTGGATCAGCGCTTTACCGAAGACTTCTTCCACATCTTGGAGAAACTCGCTAAGCGTTCGACTAACAATACGCCGATCATGCTCTCTTTACGTAAAGGAGCAGAAATCAATGGTGAGAAATACTCACGTGCTGCTATTTGGTCATCCCCTTTAGTAGAAGAAATCAAGAAAGGTATTGATGAATCAAAACGGACTAAGGATACACCTAAGATATTGGGTGTGTCTATCCGTAAGAAAGACATCGATACGTACTTAGGTATTTGCGATGCATTCTTCCCTAAGATTGATACTAAGGACAATCCATTCTTTGCGTATAGCAATGCCACTGATGCGCCTTATTGCGAAGCATTCGTGCGTTCATTGCGTACACTGCCTGAACACTTGAACAATATCGCTAAGTTGTTCTACGATGGTAAGCACCATGCTTACAGCGCTGAAATCGCCAAACAGAATCTGACTTTGTCATTGTTGGATATTGATTGGATCGGTGAAAACTTCAGTGTCGGCGAATGGTCTAAAGAGTATCGCTTGATCCCGATGCAAGATGGCTCTGATGGTATCGCGCCGGTAGAAGATCGTGCGATAGCATTAAGCGAAACCAAAGAGAAGTCTGCTCGTAAATGGGGCGATGTCACCGAACAATCCCATCAAGGTGCCCGTGGACATGCTGCTACTCGTCAGCCTGAACGTGACTATCGTGAAGAAGAAGTACAGGTAAAACAACCTGATCTTCATCCGATCGAGAAAGCACGTCTGGAACGTGAGATGCGTGAGCGTGAAGCCTACGATCGCGGACAACAACAGGCACGTGGTTATCATGACGACAGACGACCAGCCCAAGCACAGCAGACTCATGCTGCATCACCTTGGATACGTCAACCTCAAGCACCAGCAGATCGACGCGATGCATTGGAAGATGAGATCGCCAGACGTGTACGTGAAGAGTTAGAATACGAGCGTCGCTATGGTCGTTCAGGCTATGGTGGTCAAGGCGGTCGATCTAACTGGTTTACGGAATCTACCCGTAACGATGGCTACTACGACCGTGGATACTACGGACAGCGAGGATACGGACGTAGTCGTATCGCACCAGCTACCGCAGACCATGTACCTGGTGTATCCAGCACAGCAGCACGCAGTTACTACGATCAGCGCGGTTACGGATACGATAACCGTGGATATGGTTACGACCGTAGGCCTGCACCACTGAGCCGCTTCGGTAACGCACGATAGACTGTCGATAGACAGTCTAGCCCATACGAGCGATTAGCTATTGCTGATCGTAAGTAAATGCGCGCTAGTAAATGACAACATAATCCCTTACCCACCTATACTCCATTACGGGGTATAGGTGGTATAAGGTTTATGCACGCCATGTTCTGTATATTTTTTAACACTGGCTTACTATAGTGTCTATAGACTAACCTGCTGAACGTTTCACGACTTGGTTGTAATAGTTGCGTAATGCAGCGATCGTAGCTGTACTGGGTTTATTCAGTGTCAGTCGATCACGTCTGTAGTCCTCAGGAGACATCATGTTATTCACACGCATGATGATCCAATGTTGTTCGATCGGTATGCCTTTGTAACGTAGTAGTCCGTTTAAGTCGTATTCAAAACGAACAGCATCTACAGGATCGATCAGGATGACATCTTCAATATCTGCCTTTAAACTAGACAGATGGTCTTCCAGGACGACTCTGAATCCTTCTTCCGATCCCGTCTGATCGATAAAAGGTAAAGTTTGTTCTAATAAAGACATGGTAATAATCCTACCTTTAACTGTGTTTTCTTGTTTGTTCTAAAATGTAGATATATACTATTAAAGTAGATAACCACAAGGAGTATTTCTCTATTTTAATCACGGTAGACTAAAGTCCATTGGGCTTAGTGCTATTTTCACCCATTATTTTTTAGTTCTAAATTAGGAGATCCAATAAGCCATGATAGACAGACAGCAAATCAAAAACAACATCATCGAAAACGAGAACGATATTCGATTGTTGTCCACTACCGCACTATCGCCATTTGCGCGATATGTGTCTTCTTCACGCGGCCAGATGTTTTCATCAGCCATTTCCCAACATTTTGTTATCGCCAATAGTGAACCCAACACTATTCAGACTGGGGCAGAGTTTGAATATGGCCGATTCACTCATGCCATTTCCACGCCCCATAATATCCGAATAGAGGCCATCGTAGACCGCTATAATGCCAACCACATCACCAACATTGCCCATGTGCCTCAACGTGTCGCGATCTATTCGACATTTGACGATGGTGGCAATAAACCTACGTATGGCATGATCGATCTAGTGCGCATGTCGCACAACCATCCTAAGTTCGGTTACTACTATCGTCCGACTCGTGCTGCCGAGAATATTAAAGTCGGTGCCTCTATCCCTAAGGATACTGTTTTATACGATAGTCCGGCTAAGGATGAACTCGGTAACTACAGTTTCGGCCGTAATCTCAATACTGCTTACATCAACCTGGAAGGTACGATTGAAGACTCGATCATGATGTCTAAGAAACTCGTCAATGACCTGAAGACTACCGTATTTAATACGTCTACATTTGAATTGGGATCTGCTGACTTTCCGTTGAACTTATACGGGGATGATGATCATTACAAAGTGATGCCTGATATCGGCGAGTATTGCCGTCCTACTGGTATCGGATACGATGGCTTGATCATGGCTAAACGTGAGTATAAGCCTGAATTATTGCCGATTACATTTACCCGTAATAAGACTCGTGTGTTTAACGATGTAACCGATATTGGTTTAGATGGTGGTGGTTACGATGCCCGTGTAGTCGACATTATTGTTCTAAAGCAATCTAAGGCACTCTCATCTGTTTCACCTGGTGTCATGTCCCAGTTGGATAAATACGCGAAATACTATTTGGATTTCTGCGAAAGTATCGTGGCTGAATATCGTAAGATCATGGCCAAACACAATGGACAAGTCAATTTCACCGATGAGTTTGATCAACTGATTCGTCATTGCATGGCGTATACGAACTATCAGGACTCTAATGCCAAGTTACCTGCTATCCAGAAAGTCGCTAACTTTGGCCGTAAGCTAGATGATGTTATCGTGATCGTGACGACTGAGGTGATTAAAGAGATTGGTCCTGGTTTCAAAGTCATGGACTTAGTCGGTGGTAAAGGCGTGATCAACAAGCTAACCTTAGTAGATCCGGATGAGTTACCGTACGATCCAGTAACCGGTATACGTGCTGAAATCGCCATCTCAGGTGAAACCACCTATAACCGCATGAACAGTGGTCGTCAGCATGAACAGGAAGTCAAATCAGCCATGTTGGAACTTGAGCGTTATATCAGTCAAGTGACTGGTTTAACCAAAGACACACCTGGACTGAGAGAGAAGGTATTAAACCTGAAGGCTGATATAAAGAGGGATATCTTTAACCGTATAGAGTTGTTCTTGGACATCATGACGGTCATCCAACATGACGAATATGTCAAGTGGAGTGATAAAGAGAAGACTGAAGATTTGTACCACATCATCAAGTCGCATTTCTATCTCTACATGCCGCATGATAATCCCAAGGACATTACCGTCAGTATCGAGCAGTTAAAGTCATTTGGATTACTCTCACCGCCTAACCGTGTCAGGTGGTATAACCATCACTTGAACCGTGAAGAAGAATCCATCTTACCGATCCGTATCGGCCCAGTTTACCACATGTGTCTGGAAAAGATCGGCGATGATGCGTCAGCCGTATCGGCAGCAGCGACACAGCCTAATGGCATTATCGTGCCACTAACCAGTAAGGATAAGTCCATTAACCAAGTCCGTAAGCAAGCCACGCATTTCCCAGGTGAGACAGAGTTCCGCTTGATCAGTGCCGGTACCATGGATGGCTTGGCAGTCGAGTTACACGATAGGAGTAATAATCCATTAGCAGTAGAGAAGATCATGGAATCCATCTATCGTACCGATAAGCCTACTGATATCGATGCTGTCATTGACCGTAATGAAGTACCATTAGGTACCTCACGGCCTTTGCAGATACTGCGTCAGTTCATCCAGTGTGCTGGTGCTAAGATGATGTATACACCATTTAAGGCCACCATGCAGAAACGTGCTGAGTTCATCAACGGACGCAATGTCATGGAGATAGAAGACGATGCGGATGAAGATGAAGCAGATGCTGATGTACTGGATGGTGATGTAAGCGATACCAACGATACCGATACAGATACCGATAACCCAACTGAAACCAATAGCGAAGAGAAGGATGAAAACCATGACGATCAGGATTAGTGCCCTGAAACTGATGGACGCATCACCGACTGATGTACTGGCCATGTTCCAAGGGCCATTGGAAGTGTTGTTCGAAGATGGTAAGTTGATCAAGATGGGCGGTACTGAACTGGCTATTAACCGATATGCTTGGGAACTCTTGAAACACCATCCTAAGCCGTATCTTAGCAGTCGGTACCACATCGGTAACTATACCGATACCACGAAGACATTTACCTCAGCTGCATTTCGTAAGTTATTGTCAGCCGTGATGAATGACATCTTCGATATCGAGATGGCTTCTCTAAATGACAATACAGAGTCTAAGAGAGGCCAGAACCATCGGGATGAATACATCTTCTCCGTACAGGATAGGGTGTGGGAAGAGATCATGCAGATCAACAACCGTGTCTTTAACGATGTGTTAGTGCATTACATGCCTTATCACATCGACGGTGGGTTGGATCCACTATTGGAGATCGTCAGACACCCAGAGATGCGTAAGATAGACGAAGAGAACATTGTAACTTCCGAGTCTGTTCACAGGCGCAATATCGTCGATAAGATCTACAAGGAAAAGACCAACCTGATCAAATCCCATCCTGATTTCAATCAGAACCCAGTGGCCATCATGTTGAAGTCTGGCACGATTAAAGGACCACAACTGATGCAGTGTCTAGGCCCACGTGGTGTATTGACTGATATCGATGGTTCGATCTTCACTGAGCCGATTAAAACCGGTTATCTCAAGGGCATGAACCGTGCGTACGATGTACTGGTAGAATCACGTACAGCCGCCATGTCTTTAAATAACCAATCATCCCCACTACAGTTCACCGAATACTTATCCCGTCGTATGCAGTTCATTGGCATGGAAGTAGAGAACCTACACTTTGGTGACTGTGGGACGGATCAGTACATGGTGTTCCAGGTACAGGCTAATCGTCCTGGATACGTGATGACAGACCTTGAGTTACTACAAGGCATGTATTACTTAAACGAAGAGACGAATCACTTGGAGATGATCACGAAAGCTTCTACCCATCTGTACGGTAAGACGATTAAGTTGCGTACCATCATGGGTTGTAAGCATAAGGATCCTAAAGGTGTTTGTTCGACTTGTTTAGGTGCGATATCCCGTAATATACCGAGATACCGTAATATTGGTCACTATGCCACTGTATCCCTAATGGAGATTATCTCCCAGTTGGTATTGAGTACGAAACACCATGTGGCTTCAGCCGCAGCTTCTTCTTTAATCTTGTCCGACTACAACAAGCGTTACTTGAAACTGATGAAAGACGGTTTAGCATTGGGATTGAGTGACAACATGTTTAAACACTACCGATCTGTTAAGTTAGTGCTACCGGAAGTCTGTATTACCGGTATGGCTGATTTGATTGAGATTAAGGATGTATCTTTACTGTCGCCTAAGCGTACGTCTAACTTTAGCCGTATACTACTCGCTACAGTGGATAACAGTGGTAAGAAGGATGAGGAAGTATTGGATGTGGCTGGTTTGGATGATGGTGGATTCTTATCTGCCTATATGCTCAACCACATGAAGGAGTATGGTTGGATTACGAACAATGCCAATGGGACGATTGAGATTGAATTGATCAACATTGATCCTGAAGCATCTGTTATTGAAGTGACAGCCAAACAATCCGACATGTTCCGCTATGCAAAAACGATCGAGAAGCTGATTAAATCTTCCGTATCGGATATTCGTAAGCGTGCAACTGCTACGACACCTGAATCATTCCTGATGGAACTCTCGGATCGTGTAAACTTGAAACTGGGGATTAACTTATCGATATTACAGGTAATCGCGTATAGCATGTTAGCTACCAATATCGAAGGTAAAGACTACAGCTTACCTAAGCCATGGACGACTCGTGGTGTGGGTACGATGGATCACTTGTTGTGGGGACGTAGTTTATCCGGTGCATTATCCTACGAGAAGCACTTGTATACCTTAACCACACCCAATAGTTTCCGATATACGAACCGTACGGATAGTCCGATGGATCAGTTTTTCACACCTGAACAGATGCATTTGCCGTATTTGAAGTACAGAAGAGTACGTTGATGTATCTAGATAGTCATTAGACGCTTATAGAAGGCCTCCTACCTATGTCTCCTCGTTGAGGCATAGGTAGGTATACCTTTTGGCCTATGTGCGCTAAAACACGCTCTGTGGCCCTGTAATCGCTATATAGCTTAAATAACCTCTTTAAAAGGTAAAGGAGCGAGATACTATATTTGACATCTGACACTTATTAGAAGGAAAGATCATGTTGAAGATCGTAGCGAATCACCTGGGTGTGACGCTCTATCCGACAGAAGATAAACATTTAGATTGGATACGTCCATTCAATAGGCGATACATCCAATTCCAGTCTTACTGGGATCCACGTCAAAGACGTAAAGTCAATACGCCTGTGGCTTCTTTTTTATTCTTCAGAGCCGACAGAAGTGAAGTTCGTTTTCTAAGAACGATGCTGGATGAGCTTAGGAATGATTTAAAAGGACAGAGACTGATAGAAGGATTGGACTTCTTCGTTAAAGAAGAATACCACGATGTCCCTAAGACCAAACATCTTACGATGAAATCAGACTGGATACCTCGTGAAGAGCAAGCCAAAGCGATTGAGTTTGTAAAAGGGATAGAGAGTGGTGCTATCCTACTACACTTACAGACAGGTGGTGGTAAGAGTAGTTTGGCTTTGTATTTAGCCTCTACTGTATTTAAACATTGCTTTGTGTGCGTGATGAGACCGACCTTCATCGGTACTGGCCCTAGTACAGGTTGGTTAAAAGCCATCAACAAAGACATGGTAAACTTTAAGAAGCATGAGATTTGTACGGTTAGGGGATCGGAACAACTCATTTCCCTGATGAACGATATACTGGATAAGGGACACAATCCTTATAAAGCGATATTGCTATCCTCTCGTACGATACAGAACTATTTGTCTACTTACGAGGACAATAAGGATGATCCTAATCTATTCGAGTCTAAAGGTTATCCTGTTAAACCTCAGGATTTCAGTAAGCTATTAGAAGTAGACACCATCTACTACGATGAAGCACATTTCGACCACAACTTCGTGTGCCACTTAGTGTCTACGATTAATACGAAAAGATTCATCGGCATGTCTGCGACTCCGGATGCCGATATGGCATTCCAGAACCGAATGATGAAGTTACTCTTTCCACTGTCTAAACGATACGTGCAGAAAGTGGCTAATGTCTATCAGCAGCCTATAGCTTGGCACTATCAGTTCAAGAAACCTGAATACCTAAGAGTCACGACTAAGATGGGTTATAGCCATATCCTCTTGGAACAAACCATCATGAAACGTGGCTGGATGATGGATGCTTACTTTAAGTTGATTAAGAAAGCCATCGATGATTATTTCTATCCTAAGCATCAGGCCAATAATAAGCTAAGGTGTGTGGTGACAGTAGCCACCATCGAAATGGCTCGTGAACTCAAGAACTATATCGAAGAGCAGTATACAGGTATCTTCGAGAAAGTCACTACGTATGTGGAAGGTGAAAATGTGTCTAATCTATACGGTGCGACGTTGTGTGTATCCACGATTATCGGTGCCGGTACTGGGCACGACATACCGATGTTGGCAACGGTCATCATGACCAATGCTATCTCTTCGACTAAGAGTAATTTGCAGGCCATCGGTCGCTTACGTAAATTGGAGATAGAGAACATGCCGGATATTGAGCACAGTTTCGTGTACTTTGTCGCAGATAACTTGGATCAGCATGTTAAATACCACCACAAGAAGGTCAATGAGACATTCAAAGGCAGGACGCTGCCTGTTCTTAATGTCGACACTGACGTGATCATCTAGACTGTTTGTAGCGAAGATAGGGATACTCTAGCGATAGGGTGTCTCTGTCTTTATATCTTAAAGTAGCCTATATAGGCTTATTTTTTTAGTATAAGGAAATAAGAGATGTCGTTGAGTTTGAAAGAAGCATTGCAAAACGCTGGTATTCGTCAGAGCGTGAAGAAGACTGTTTACAGTCGTGAAGAAGTCTTAGCCAAGATGGATGAACTGGATGCAGAGATGGGTAAGAAACGCAATCTGCACAACATCCTGGAAGCACTGGACGATACCATCGTAGCAGTACGCGCTTATGTGCGTCATGAGCAAGATGAAACCAATAAAGGCACTATTCTGCTTAATTTGGATAAACGATGCCGTAAGATCTATACGGTCTTGGCTAAGGTATTACAGGCATTCATCAGTCGTAAAGATAAAGGTGATGATGTCGTGTACATGAAGTTTGGCGAATATGTGGCTTATGGTTCAGTCTGTACGGTCACTAAAGAGCCTAAGTTCGACATCAAGAAGAACATCGTCGGTAAGAAGACACGCGCATTCATCGTGACGTTGCGTAACATCAAGCAAGACTTGACACCTGACTTGATCGATGCTGTCTACCTGAAGGGTACGCGTACAGATGAAGAACTCTACGCTAAACTGGTCTTGCCGGTAGTAGAAGCTGAAATAGTTGAAGCTACTGAAGCACCTGCTGAAGTAAAAGAACCTGTATCTGAAGAAGCTGAGACTGCTAAAGCAGAGACACCTGCAGTAGAGACTACTGAGGAGTCTGTAACAGTAGATACACCTGTATCACCTGAAGCAACTGAAACCACCAACACCAATGAGGAAGAAAACAATGGCTAAAGCACCAACCAACTATGCTGCTGCGAAACGTATCGTATCCAATATCCGTGGATTGCCGACATCACTAACCCGTAATTGGAAGATGATGCCATCCAGTTACGACAACATCGCCACAGTGATCCGTCAAGACTTGGCTAAGAAGATCGATCCGTTTGAACAGATCATCGACACCAAGAATGAATATACTCGCTTGAATGAAGAGGCTGAGAAAGCTGCTAAAGTATTCATGGAGAAACACACCAAAGATGGTAAGTACGATTTCCCTGCTGCTGTAAAAGAATCATGCGAAGCATCTTTAAAACACATTGACAAAGATGCCAATGTGCTCACCAAGCCTTTTACACCCAACATGTACAAATCCGTCATGGTGGTGACTTACGTCTTGACTCTGACTGCTACTATGCTGAAAGAAGAGAAAGACAAGGCTAATGCCGATAAGAAGAAAAAGGCAGAAGAAGAAAAGAAGTCGAAAAGGATAGTACGTACCCGTAAGCGTGCTAACCCTTAACCAAATATACGGCATACTCCTTACACCACCTATAGTCCATTACGGGCTATAGGTGGCTAAGGGTATATGTTTCCATCTTCTTTTTTTATACAGTTACATTATCACTATCGTAGTAAGCTAATACTTGGTATACATCAGGTGCACTATACAATCGTTTGCTTATCTCCATGGCGTTCACGAATCCACCGGATAAGTTAATCCCACAATCACGTCTATCACGTTCAGACACACCTTCAATGCTGATGAGTTCTTTTACTAAAGTCTCACGTGATGTATTCAGTGTACTGTTAGACTTAGGATAAGACGAAGTCACGTCTATATCTGCGTTCTCACGGAAGATGAAGGTAATCAACTTACGGGCATCTTTAAAGTGGTTCTTACCTTGTTTCACCAACAAATCAGCCCTAAGTGTTACGATCCAGTCATCGCGACCGATTAATCGCTTATCTAACTCGATTTCATTGTTTTTACCACCTGTACCATAGGCATAACCATCTTCCAAGTTAATCCAATGCATATCACAAGCGAGTCGTCTAGGTTCAGACTCGTAGTCCTTGTATTCGCATGTCTCGCAGTCTGATACCAAACTGAATGAAATATCCATGGTTTGTTCATCTAGGTACTCTAAGGCTATACAGTCGAACTTGTTGTAGATAACGTATTCGAATGGATACTTAGACTGCATCTGGATGTGCCAGTCTACTGTACCTACCAGTGTATTCGTCTCTTCGAACTTTAACTTACGGATAAGCGAGTTGTGCCTGGCTTTCTCTATCTCTTTAGGAGTAGCATTCTCACGTACATTATCAGGGAACTCCTTAGTTAAAATAGCATCTAAAGAGTAAGATGGCTCTTTACCTTTGTGTTTCCTATTACCGTAATAGTAACACATGCTGTCTACGAAGGTAAAAGAAGCGGCTACAGTGACCTGTGGCCATTTTTCGAAGTTAGAGAGATTACGCCATGTGCCTTTCTTGGTGATCATCGAATCACGACCAGGATAGTATTTAAACATCCTAAATGGCTTAGGTACAGTCGGATGGGATAACAAATCCTCTATCGGATAATCAGCTCTTTGGCATGCTTCTATCGTACGGTTAATATCGTAGTCCATGTTCCATGCCACGATGAAATCAGGCATCCATTCATGTGCTTTAGCGAAGACTGTCTGTAATACTTCTATCTCACTGTCGCATATCACGAACTCTTGTTGTATCTTACGCTCTTGGTTGATCTCGTTAAGATAAACATCGTCTGCCTGATACAGACGTTTATACATGTCATCAACCGTCATGTTCGGATACTTCTCTTGCAAGAAATGCTTATCGATAGCCGTAATGACTTTGTCTTTATACGTTAAGGATGCTACTTCTATCCATTCCCATCTATTCCTATCCCTAATGTTAGTCTCTACGTCAAATGCCGCTACTGTACCACCTAACTGGATACCTTGTGCTTCCTTACGGTTATTGTATCTAAACTTTAATTCAGATGCACTGGATAAGTCAGAACCGTAAGTATAAGGGCCTCTGACGATGTCTTCCCATTCTTCCCATTTGACAAACTGTGGTTTATAACCTAGTGCCTGCGCTGCTTCTTTCCTTAGGTTCATCTGCGAACACTTGATCTCTTGGCACCAATCCACTGGCACACGCTCTTTCTTTTGCTTGTGGTGCCTATGGTCTCTGTTACACACCCAGAAGGTGCGTTTATAGTCTTTGTATAGCTTAACAGCAGGTCTAGTCGTACCGTCTTCTAACACTTCGATGACTTTGGCTAAGTGTAAGTCAAAGTCCACGTCTTTAGGTGGTGGTAAATAAACCACATTACGGCAAATACTGCCGACTACTTTTTTATCCATGTTACGGTTGTCCTCTCTATGGTAAGGCTATGAAAACCAAGCCTAGTCGATATATTTAACACAAGGTATTTTGCGTCGTTAAATAGTCTACTCTGTTGTAAATGATCTACTTGATAATCTAGAAAGAAGGAAGATGATGTTATTCGATTTAGAGATCTCTAACGAGATGGTGAATGAATCCAATGTCCATCTCTATACATCGGATCTGATGAAGGATCTAAGTGCTGCTTATCGTTATTTAAGGGATAAGGACAATGTCCGTACTGTCTATAGCGACAGTGTGGGATTGAAGATGATTACTGATGCGATATTCAAGCACACGGGTATACGGATGGAGATCGTCAAGAATGCACCTCTGTTCGCCATGATGCCGCCTGATTTGAATAGGAACCATGTACTCTTAAAAGAGCACAATGATGCTAAAGGCTTCTACAGTGCAGGTGAAGTGCGTAAGAAACAAGGTAAGATAGAAGCCAGTATCGATTTGAAGAATTTCAAGGTAGGAGGGGACTTCAGTAAGTTAGTGGTACAGCTATACATCGATCCCTACATGATCTTCGATACGGATTATCTGGATGAGGTATTAGCAGCCATTACGATGCATGAAGTAGGCCATGCTTTCTCTTATTTTGCTTTATCCGCCCATCAGTACAGTGCCAATTTGCCATTACTCAATACACTGAATAAGATCACGAATACTGAGAATACAGAAGAGATCAAACTCATCTTGAAAGAATGGAATGGCTATAGTAGTACGACGACTAAAGTCAGTGAAGACTTAGCTACTAAAGATAAGAGAGTGATCGTAGAAGCTATTGTTGTCAATAAGCTACGCGATGATCGCTCTATTACGAAACACACTGAATACGATAAGATCAACAGTGAACATCTAGCCGATAAGTTTGCTGTACGCATGGGTGCAGGTACGTACTTAGCAGAGGGACTCGATATCCTAAATCGTACGTACGGCAGTCGCTATCGTGGATTAGCTAACTTCATTGGTTACGAATTGAAGTTATTCACTTATGGTTTCTTTACCTTATTGTTGCCTGAGACATCAGGACAATACAAAACACGATTCCACAAGTTCTTGGCTATATTGTTAGCTTACTCCAATACATCCGATGGTGTGTACGATCATGATGTCAATCGTTTTACCCGTATCCGTAACGATATGGTCAGTATGCTGAAAGATGAAACCATCAACAAAACACTGGGTGAGCGTATCCGTAATGACATTAAAGAGCTAGACGACATTTTGTCTAACTATAAGCACTATATTTCAGCATTCGGTTACCTCGTAGACTTAGTCGTACCGAGTAAGAGAAGACTCTTGGCACAGACTGAACTCTACGAGCAACTGGAAGCATTATCATCCAACAACTTATTCGTGGCTGCGCATGATCTGCGTACCACTGCCTCTTCTTAACTTAATACAGACTGAGTCTATTAGACTTAGGATGTAAATCTTCTTTAAAAGGAAATGTAAACATGTCTATACAAGCTACTATACGCGATATCGCGAATACTTCGTTCTCTGCTGAGGATCGTTCTAAAGCCATCTCATTGGCGATTGCATCAGTATTGGTGCTCTCTAGCCAACGACACATCGCTGATGCCAATAGCTTGGAAGAATACGATACATCATTCGCACGTGCACATCGCTCGTTCATCAGTGAACTGAATGAATCCGTTCTGTTCGATGTGCGCTATGCCACTGACTTGACTCGTCGTCTCTACGATGCGTTTAACACCATGAAACATCCGACATTGACCCATGTGCGCCTGTCTGCTCTGCCATTCCCATTCTCTTTGTTCGGTATCGACCAGTACTTGAACAGCCAAGAGATTGAGTGTTTCAATACCAATGCTGAAGGCATCGTGAAGATCATCAACTTGTTCACTTCTGGTGAAGCAGTCGAGAACCAAGATGTGCTCTTTAACTATCAGCAGAACACTCAAGAAGAGAATGTCGCTGACGCAGTAGAAGATGTCGTCGATGCCATCGCCGATACTGTAAATAAAGACTAAGGATATTAAACCATGGGATTTGAACTATTCAATAAGGATACCGTGGGTGTGGATTTCCCGACCGAGCATGATGTCGATACCGAAGTACCGGTAAGTGATGTCATGTTTAGTGGGGATACTTCCCATATCTACGAGAAAGAACACTCGATCTTGACTTCCCCTAATGCCAGACGTGTGCCAGTGACACATGAGCCTGATGAGTTGACTGTTGAGTCTGTATTAGACAGAGCACGCGCACATGAAACATTTAAAGAAGCAGTTAATAACAGTAAGCACTCTAATAGTATCGGTAAAGTAGACGATGCTGATCTTGCCCGTGCTCAAGAAGAGCGTTTTGACAAAGAAGACCAGCTCAAACTGCAAAAAGCAGAGAACCGCAAGGAAGCAGCTAAAGAGCTGGGTGATCAGCTCGTCTCTATCGCTAAAGCTACTGGCAAAGGCGTAAAAGAAGTCGCTCGTTTAGCGTATAACTTATCCTTAGGTAAGAATGTATCAGCCGATAACTTCTTAACCGTACAGGGATTGAAGAACTCGTTTAAGAAAGGATAAGCCACTATGTCTAAATACGGCTGGGATGATACGGATACTGTCGCTACTAATAGTGCTAATAGTCCGTTCACTAACCATACAGCAGAAGAACTCAATAGTACTGCCCCAGTAGAGACACGTACTGTCATCAAGATCGAAGATGTGCTGAATGTGCCTAAAGAGGCGATAGCCGATACGGAAGAGTTACAAGAGTCTATCGATAAGACAGAAGAAGAGGTTAACCAAACCTCAGTTACAGTAGAACAACTGAAAGATCTGCTAAACCACATTGCAACTACTAAGCAAGTCTCTAAAGAGACACGTACTGCGCTATTGGCATTAGCACCCACAGTGACACTAGAGTCTGCCTCTGAATACACATCCGTGCCTTCTAACATGCAAGTGACTGAAACAGCCACTGCGTGTCATGATGCGATCTGTATTACACAGACCAAACATGTCGATCAGCTCTCTACTGCATTGTTCGGTAATGTTATTGCGCTGTACGCCAATGACAGTGATATTCGTACATTGGATGCATTGAAAGCACAAGTAGACGGTAAGATTGAACACTTGAAAGAAGTGACTGATTACTACGATGATGATTTCTATCAGTTACGTTTAGCTGTATTGAAGGTAAAACAAATCATCGCTGATCGACTGAAGAAAGTGGATGAGGATGAGACTTATCGTATCCATCCTGAGTTTAGAGATCAAGTCATTTCTCAAGAGGCTTATACTCAGTCACTTGAGTTAACACAGAAAGATGATTTCAGTGCTCTGATGAGTATCGTGAAACTCTCTTTAGTGAAGTTTAAAGAGCGCCTAGAGACTGAATCTAAGATGAGTCCTTGGAAAGTCATTCAAGACTATAGACAGGATGACAATGCACTGGATACAGCACGTAATACACGTGATTATTTTAGTCAAGTCGTTAACCAGCAACTAGACCTCGTTAATAAGAGCATTACAGAGCTTTATAACGGCGTTTTAGACATGGGTGAGGGTAAGGTACACTTTAGTGCGATAATCGATTCTAAGCGCATTCTAGATAGGCTAATGAACGATTATCTAAATAGTGCGCGTAATACTGCCTACGACAGTAAGCATTACTTAGCTAAATTGGATGTAATAGAAGGTGGAGATACTGACGAAGATATTGCAAAAGCAGTAATGGATTTGGTATTGATTCGACCATCTGATCTGATCGATATCCAGTATCAGTCTTACTTACATGCTTATCGTTCAGCTGAAGCTTATGCTAACTACATTGGGTTCTATCACCAAGTAGCAGAAGCACTGAATGCGTTAAGTGGCCATGAGGGTGAAGTAGTGAGGGTAAACTTAGGTGACCATATCCGGCAGTTAGGTGAAACCATCACTGCGATGGCTAGACTAGATGCAGCAACACACAACTTCATCTTGCAGTATACCGATACCTTGAAAGCTGCTCAGTTGTCATTGCTGATTGTATTGGCTGCGATGAAACTGCCTGAAGTAGGTGAAGTCGTGACGCATGGCGTATTGAGTCAGCTTGAGAATGTCAGAGCACATGCTGTCATGGCATTGAAGCACTATAAGCCTGAGTTGATGGAATAGATTGAACAGACCTTATACCACCTATAGTCCATAACGGGCTATAGGTAGGTAAGGTTTATGGCGACATGGCGATTATTTTAGATATATACTATTAAAGTAGAAGAGAGATCCTCTCTCGTCATTTGCTTTGCCTTTTGGCAATGCGCTTATCTATTTTTACCCTTATTTATCTTATCAAGAAAGGAGTCCACCATGGACATTATCCGTAAACAAACAAACATCTCCTTCGAATCCTCCGTCGCTGTAATGGAAAAACATAAGCCTATTTCCCCATTCGGTTTGAAGAATAGAATCGATAGCACCATCCCTGAAGGTAGCGACGCAGTGTACGCATGGGCTGAACAGGTAACCGCTAACGTAGGGTACAACGAAGTACTCTACGTGAGGAGCACTCATCCATTCGCGGATAAGGAGTTCCCAGCTGCTACTGCCGACGCGGCAGTAGTAAAATTCGACTCAGGTTACGGTATCGTAATCTGGGGAGCCGTAGGACTACAATCCGTAGCGTCATGCACATTCAGTGGGGATCTGAAAGACTTCACTTTATTCAAAGCGGAGTTCGAGCGTTATGGACAACTGAAGCCTTTGTTCTAGGCTTTGGTTGTTAAAAGAAGAGAAGACCTAACAGGTCTTCTTTTTTTTGTTTTACTGAGCAGTAGTTTAATGTCTATCACTGAAAGGAAACATGACATGTCTAAATGGTTTACACCAGAAGGTATTAGAGAAGTAATTGCTTTACCTCCTAAAGAAAGAATCCCTTTTATTATTAACACAGTCATCCCTGGATTAGTATCGCCCACATACCGAATCGATCGCAATGTGTTTGGTGATCGCGAGAACTCACTCATGGTGTCGTTTAAAGTAGGCGATGAAACATTTAAACCATTTGCCACATTGAACGACAGTGTGGTTCTGTTTGGGGATGTTCGAATAAGCTGACACACTTACACGGAAGTAGTGAAGTATAGCGAGTTACCTGAGGATGAGCAAGGACTAATAAGAGACGCGTGGTTGTATTTGGTCGCTTTACAGTCAGGTATCCACAACCTTGCTGTTAAACAGAAGGATATTGTCGCTGGTTGGATGTTGAATACCGCTTCTCGTTATTTAATCAATGTGTTGGAAGATTACGCTCCATTTAAACAGTCAGATGTAGCGACCATTAAGTTCGTGGGTGATTTAAAACACAAAGACTTGTATACTGATGTCGTAAACTATATCATCGACAACGTTAAGTATTCAGTTACCGGCTATCACTTCAAGTGTAATGGTGCGTACTGCCTACAGGCTGATGCTTTGTTGACTGAGTTCATCCACTATGCTGGCGACGATGCGGTAGATCAAGCGATATATGGTCGCTTTGGTACATTGCCTGGTGATGATCAAAAACGGATATCTCGAGATATCAAAGCCATCTTGCTGGTGAAATGCTTGGATGATGAATACATCGAGCCTAAAATAAAAGAAGAGCTAAATGCCATCGTGAGTCACCATAACTTCAGAGCGATGAAGGAAGACATTGACTCGATATCTAAAGATGCCCACGATATCCTAGAACACACTCTGTGGTAACATGAGAACATAGGCCTTATACCCCTGTAGACCCATAGCGGATCTACAGGGGCTAAGGGATATGCTGTCTTTCTTTTTAGTCGACAAAATCAAATGTTGTCGATATCGACTCCACGCTTAGAGTGTTCGATGAAGTTAATCAACACATCTTCCTCTACAGTGAGTCGCTCATCCGGTAATACAGTCAACCTCTTCTTCAGTGTGGCTCTCTTACCTTCATCCATTACAGTAAAGGAGACGATCGCATCATCACCACCGAAGTTGTTGACCGTACAACCAATCACATCGTCGCCGTATTCTTTTACTAACCTTGCTATAATGGTAGACTTAGACACTGTCTCACGACCCATCTCTTCATTCAAGATCGCTATCGTAGACTCGGATATCTTCTTACGTACATCCATGTCTGCTGCTACTGTAGACGAGACAGTCAGATTCACACGTAAAGACTGCGATGCATTGATCATCGTAGCGATGCCTTCATTGTAGATCACGTTGATCTGTCCCATCGTAGCGGATGGATAATAACGGATACGTGTCTCTTCCAATGTGTTTTCATTCATCTCTTTTAAGTCGTCGGTTAACCAGTCGATGAATGTCTCTACAAGCTCTTCACGATAATCACGTGTAATATCATCCGTAGCAAACCAATAAGCACCATCGATCAACATGATCTCCAGTCGTCTGACGATCTTACGAGGCTCTTTGATAATCGGTTTACCATCACTGTCTTTCTTAGTATCACCTACACGATGTAAGTAGACTGGTTGTCCCTTACTATCGAGTACAGGACTACCTTTACGATGCCTTAGGTTATACGTTACTTTACCATTGACCACATTCACTTTAGAACCAGTGACTTTATCCGTGTCGTAGACATCTTCACTGTAAAGTAAAGGTACATCTGTCGTGTGTTTCTCGTAGACGATGTCATCAGCGTAAGTACGGGCACGTGTCCAGAGGTACTTCAGGCTATGGCCTAGACGGATACGGATGGATTCTAAGAGTATGGCTTTGGCATCTTGTTCTAAGAGATGCGTGCCACGTATATTATCGAGTTCAGTACGAGACCACTTAGGCACATTACCGTATAAACCGAATAGGAAGTTATATTCAGTCTCTAAGTCTACTGGTAAGTTCACCAGACCACTGTTACGGAATGAAAAGTTAGTCAAGATTAACCTATCATTGCCATCGACATCGAATCGTGTGTCTACGTTAAACTCGAATATCGGTTCTCTATTACGATTACGCCCTACCATTCTACCCTGAAGATAGACGTAGTTGTCTTTATCACCATGAGGAGACAAGAGTATCTGCGCCCAATACGCTTCATCCGGATAGTTCTTATACGCATCGTTAGACTGCATCTCGATACGGATGGTATAACCACGCTCTGTCTTATAGACCATGTAGGTATCGGATATGGTTAGTGAGGTATCCAATATTTCATTCGATTGCTTGTAATACTTGGTAATGGCTTTAGGGTTATCCAAGTAATAAGGCCTGAGTTTAACCGTCTCACGATCACCATCGACTACGTAATGGAAGGGTGAATAGTAATACTCATGGCTATTGACCATACGGGCTTTGTTTTCAGCATTCATCTGGTTAATACGTGTCACTTCACTCTTATCAACAAGTTTAAGCTTACCATTCTCCATGCGATATATCGTATCCGGTGTAATGGTAACACGCTTATCATTGTCTATTACTGTACCGATGCCTAATAGTTCAGCAGTAGAAGTAATCAGTGTTTCAATCGAAGCAGCAGCCGGTGTCAACAAAGACTCATTGATTGGGTAAGGCAATGGTCTTGTTGCCCAATAATCACGTGTGGTCACGTAATCCACTACCTTAATCACCTTGAACTGATTATCCTGTAGTTTATCCGCTATAGCACGATTGGATACGGGCACCAAATTAGGGCCTGTGGTGTTATTCACCACCCTATCCCTCAGTTCACTGAAGGTTAAAGGATCACGTCCTTGAGAGATGAAAGAACGAGAGAAGATAAAACAATCCTTAATACCTGTCAATGCCGATGAGTATTCGGATAGGTTATCATTCCTACCTTTGCCTTTAGGATTGAAATCGTAAGTGAATTGATCGATGGTGTAGTTCTCAAGATTCATGGTGACTTCACCGATCGTCGTGTAGATCTCTAACTTAATGCGTGCGCCCATCGTACTGTAGACGATACCATTAGAACCTGTATTAGAACGATTGTAGACTAATGGTACAGAGACATTTAAAGTATAGTCTTCTGCATTCTCGATCAGCTTCAATACAGCCGTGATGCTATTGACATCGTAGATGTCAGGTGCATGGGTGGTCTTGATCTCTTTCCAGCCTGTTCTGTCATCGCCATGATAGACACGACAATAGTAGTAATAGTCGCTAAAGGTAGACTGGATATTGACTTTGTTATCCAGTACGATAGAATCTTCTATCGTGATCTCACGTGCCTGTATCGCATCGACTGTAATATTCAAGCGATGGGCACCTTGATTTGCTGCTGCGACTTCATGCTGGGCGATATTAGACTTCAATGTCTGTATCGGTGACTTTTCAGTCGTATCGTAAGTAACTTTAAATCCACCATGCTTCAGTTGCTTGATGTCTATCGGATAATCAATTAAGAAATCCACATCACCTACGGAGATACGCATGCCTCTAGGGATACGCAGTAGACTGCCACTACCATCTGGCAGTGGGCGCATCATCTGCAAGATCTCATCGTAGCTAAACGATATTACAAACTGTGCTTGTGCCGGTAATCCAAATACACCTACCCAATCTAAATCAGACAGGTGTGGATATAAGTCTTCGTGTGTCTGTGCTGATACCGGATAGAGTCTACGTGTTAATAACCAACTCTTACCGATGTTACCGGCTGTTTGCATGGCGGACATCTCTAGGAGTAAAGCACCTGGGTTCTCTGCTGAGATGATGCCGTATTCATTGTCCAATGTTTTAGAGATCAGTGCTAAAGCATCTCTCTGTAGTAATGCAGGAGACATGCCATAACGCACGACATTCTTCACGATGCCACTGACATCTGTTTCTTTAGTATCCATGTTGATATTTATTCCTTTTTAGTATAGCACTAGCCAAAATAGGCAGCTGCCTTCAATGTACGGGCGTGACTCTTGACGATGGATAGAGGACACCACCATTCTAATTCACGAGTCGTCAAATCGATACGGGGATAGCATTTATTATTCAAGATAGGCTGGTATTTCTTCTCTACCTTTACCATGCTCTTTAATCTATTCTCATTGCGCATGAGTGGATTGAAATAACAAACAGTCTCGTTGAACTGCTGGATCAGTATTTCATCGAGGTAAATAGCACCACTACAAGCAAACTCTATCTCAGTCGTCTTATCAGCATAAGGCCTAGGGTTCTCGGCTGTCTGTTGGTAGTCAAACACAGGACCGATGTCTACTGAACGAGGAACAGCATAGCCAGTAGCAGCCATCTCTTCGACGTAAGTACGAGTCTCGTCCATGATCAATCGGTAGATACGTGTCGTATAGTCCAATCGCCCGTTGAATAGATATTCAGGCCAAGGTGCCATGCCATAAGGCTGAGATACGACGAATCCAATATAGAGTATCCAGAAGTAATAAAGGTAAAGTGTCGCATTACCCTTCATCGAGTCTAAGGATAAGTTTAGACTGTATTCATGCGTATAAGTCATGGGGCCATCGGCCATGATGTGGACTTCCTTCATGATGCCTGCATTACCACTTAGGATACCTAATTGAGAAGAAGGCCATCCTGTTAGTGATTTCACTGTGTTGTCACTGACTGCGATAAAAGGATAAGATGGATCCACTAATGGTGTCGCGTCTATATTGCGTGGTTTCACCGCACCTTGCATCTCACCAGCTAACCGTTTAGCCATACGGGGCGATAAGATCATGCGGATGGCACGCATGATGCTATTAGCCTCTGTGGTTAACAAAGGAGTCATGACACGATTAGCTTTAAGATTCTCAGTGGCTAGATTCAAATCAGGACGAGTGGTGAATATATAGCCTGCCTGATTGGTATTGGGTTTTAACATCGTAGGGTTCTGTAGGATATTAGCACCCTGGAATACCGAAGTCATGGCTCTGTCTAATGGAAAACCATGCTTAATCGCGATTAAATCATTTATCACCTGTCTGAAATCATCGAAGTAATCACTGCCTAATACCGAAGCATCGAATCGGTTATTGGTCTCTTGTCTAAACGTAGCGATGACATCCGCTACTTCTTTAAACGCTCTATTCCCTGATTGGGATATGTAGTTGTCAGCCATGTTTATTCAATCGTCTTTCTTTAAAGATAGTAAGTCACATGCTGTGTTTGTGCACCCTAAGGTCTCGGTGTGGCTTGTGATTTACATTAGTCTGAAGCACTGTAGCCCAGTATACAGGCTATAGGACATTTGCTTTATTATCTGTAACGTTACTAAATAGGAAAACATATCCATGGATATCATTCGTTCTGGAATGAATGTGGTTAGTACGATCGCATCTTCCGTATATGGTATCGGTCGAAACATGTTGGGTAATGTGGGTGATGTACGCGCAAAATCACTCTCCCAATATTCGACTGATCTACAACTTCGTCCCGTGTTCGCCATCGAGAAAGAGATCCTCAATGACGAGAAAATCGACGTATTGATGCAGGCTGGTCTGGCTAACTACGCAGGCTTCTACATTGTGGCTTTATCGATTGATAACACCATCAATGGCGTACGTGTCGGTAAGATGGTCGGTAAGTACAGTCCTAACCGTGATGCAGTAGGCAGTGCACTGGATCTCTTGGGTGAGAATATTGCCAGTGTATCACGTGAAGACTTTAAAGTAGACATCCCTGAGTACGACCGTCCTACTCTGTCTACATTGGGTTTCAAGAGTGGGATGCGTTCCATTCCTTCTTTACCTGAAGCTTATTTAAAACAATTAGAGTTGCGTACTGAAGCTGTTTACGCTACTCGTGAAGAAGCTCAAGCTGAAGCCGATAAGATCAATGCTGCTAATGCAAAAGAGAAAGTAGAGCAACCTGAAGCCAAACAGACTCCTGTCTATCCTTCTACTAAGGTAGCAGAGCAAGCCATGCGTGATGAGATCAATAAGCTGCAATCATTGGCGATTGGTCGCATCTTGACAGTCACTGTCTCTCGTGACAAACAGTCTGCCGATATCAACATGGTGCTGAAACCTGAACTGAAGTCTCTTCGTTCTAATCTCTTAATCGATGTGGCTAACTTGAGTAATAAACCCACTTCGATGCGTGATCGCTTTATCGCTTACTTTAAGCGTGGTACGATTGCCAGTATGCTGGATTACTTGGTGTGTTTGGATTTGATCCAGGCACACAGACGTGCTTTGGTACAAGACACAGCAGGTTACTACGAGAAAGTACATGATCGCATCGTGAACAACAAAGTCGCTGCTCTTCTGACTGGTGAATTCAGCGTTGGTACAGTCGCTAATACCTGGATTATTTCCGATACAACTGCGTTGCGCCTGCAAGCCTCTATCGGCGGTAAACTCGACAACTACACGATACGTAATAAGTTCATGGAGAAATCCGGTGTCATGACCTTGATCGTTTACAACCCTGATCACCAACGTGTCTATATCTACAACCACGGTATCGAAGACGTAACCGATATCGGTATCAACTACTTGGTTAAGAAATCAGAGTCCAAGTCATTCGACATGGATATCTTCAAGATGCTCTCCCAAGGTAGTGCACCGATCGTATAACCACACAATGGCTCGGTTATCCTTTAGGGTAACTGAGCTATCTACCTATTAAACCCATTTCTTTTTTTAGTATCCGGAAAGGACGATAGAAACATGGATCTATCCAGTATCTTCAGCCGCATCGGCAACACCTTTCGAGGTGAAAACATCACCGATACCTTGATCGCGACTCGTAACCAATTACGCGATGGTGCGCAAGAGGCGATTGCACTGTGTATTAAAGACACAGCGAACATTGATTTCAGCAAGAACCCTGAATATAACAGCACGCTGTCTACTGTACGTCGCCACTATGGCAAGGACACCTTGAAGCTGAATCTCTTTCAATCATTCGGCTATATCTTACAGCGCTGTGATCATGAACTCAGTCAGCTGATTGATCTGTCTGGCCATTACTTCACCGAAGAAGTAGACAAAGACAGCTTGACTTTTCAGCGTACGACGATTATCAGCTTAGGTGAAACCATTGACTTCGTGGCGACATTCATCCCACGTTATACGCGATATGTAATCGCCAAACAAACAGAGTTAAGTGGTGGTGAGAAAGTAGACAAAGCACTGACTCGTGCACAACTTAATTACATTAAAGAGAATACACTGGCGTTCTACAAAGCTTTGTCTACTGTAGCTAAGTCAGACACTGATATCAAAGCCATCGTGAAATCCATCCCTGAGGTGGTGGTGAGTGATGATGCTTCTCGTATGTTCGATGAACGTAAGTTGAATCCTACTGGTGCGGCTTCTCGTTTTGTATCAGCGACATTCAATCCGTTCTATTACATCGGCATGGCGATCGTACAGTGGCAACACAGCCGCTATACTCAAGCTAAGACTGAAGCTGAAACCATCAAGATAGAGTTGGAAGCATTGAATGCCCAGGCACGTAATGGTCAGGTAGATGCATTGACCGAACGTCAGCAAGACATGGCTCGTGAGCGTTTGAGTAAGCTTGAAGCTGAAATCGCGTCTTACGAGAAGAAAGCACTCAATACACTGTACTAAGGAGGCACGACTATGCATGTACAAGCTATTGGTGCTTTCCGTATCGGTGATTTGAATCTATCGGATAGAGTAGAGTTAGTAGACAATGACAGTACTTTACTCTACGTACCTATAAAAGACAGACAAGAGACATCCAGGTCTCCTTATCATCGGTTAAGCCGTAAGATAGAAAGTGCAACGTATGCTCGCTCTATCTTTAAACAGAATGAACTACCCGATCGCTCATTCGTGATGTTGGGTCATGCTGATGTAGACAATCTACACGTCATGGCGACGAATCATCCGGATTGGTTCGATGGCAGCTCTAAAGAAGCATTCTTGAATCGTGAACATGTCTTTAAATTGGCTTATCGTGTATTCGGTAAAGACATTATTGGCATGTTCCGTAGTGTAGCGATAAAAGGTCACGCAAACTTACTCATGTTGCGCTATTTTAACGATGTGTTGAAGGATATTGACTTCTATAACGTAACGGGTAAACCTCGCTATGATTTATTAGCGTATAAGCGCATGCGGATAGACCACTATACGCATGATATTGCTCTGGCTGACTACAACAATCTAGACTTTAACTTCAATACCGCTAAAGACAATATCGATGATTATGTTCCTGCTAGTAAGAACGCATTGTCTACCAAAGCATTCATCGAAGCATGTTTGCGTAAAGGTGGGATACTGTATTTGGTGGAAGTATTGAACATGCTCTATGGTAGTGTACTGATCGTCACGAAAGAGGTACGGTAAGATGAATACGATATTGATGGGTACTCGCATCGTCGTAAGAAGATGATGCGGGTGTATTAAGAATCTAACTCTAATACAGACTAGACTTCATGTCTAGGATGTAAACTAACTACATTTAAAGGTAATACGAAATGGCTATTACATTTAGCGATTTTGATCTGTCTCGTGAAGAAGACATCAGTAGTGGTGTCGTGACAGACGATGCTGAAAAAGATCCGCATGAGTTTCGTGATGATCTTTCAGAAGCAGAAGATGGTGTCACTACTGAAGGTGAGATGGATCGAGTAGCGAAGATCGTCCAAGTAGTAGAATCACTGGAATCGTTCCGTGAGGATTTGTTGAAATACGAAGATGCTGATGCTTCAATGTCTCGTGAAGATGCGATGACCTTGGGTTCTCGTATTGCCTTCACGTATGCGAATCATGGTGTGCCTATGGATTATCCGATCCACATGAGCAACGAATCTATGTCTCACTTCGAAGTGAATCGTTTGGAAGCTTCTGTTGAACAGTTGGATTATCACATTGACATGCTCTCTACTGAAGCAATGGGTATCTTCGAGAAAATCAAGAAGAATGTCGCTGATTTCTTCGGCAATGAAATGAATAAATTGCGGCGTATGGAGAAACACATCGACAATGCCATCGAGCGTGTACAAAATAGCGATACTTGGGCAACCAATGAAATACCTGTAGCTGGTGGTAGTTTGTTAACCGTAGGTGGACAATTCAATCCACAGAAAGTGTTCTCTAACTTAGAGCAGTTGATCGAATCTGAACTGAAAGGCGGTATCTTTAATACTTACTTAAATGGATTGCGTAAGATCAACGAAATCGTTGGTAATAGTGATTTTAACCACTTAGAAGATACTAAGAAAAAGATCTTATCGTCTAAGCTCTTTGCATTGGGTCGTCCTTTTGTTGAAGTACGTACTGATAACGAAGAACAACGTAAGTTCGAAGCTTTGGTGTCGGATGGGTTTAAATTGGAAATGACCATGCCTACTGGTGTAGGTAGAATGATACCAGAAGCAAAACTTAGCCAAGCTACTAGATGGTACGCCAGTGGTGCAGAAGACGCTGATCCTGGCACACGGAAAGGTCAGTTCAAGCGCATTAAACCTTTGTCTAAGGAAGAAGTCGTCCGTATCCTGAGTGACTATAAAGAAGTAATTTCTGGTGCGATAGATAACAATCGCTTAACAAGCATCGTTAATGATTTCATTAAGACTGTGGAAGAATTGACTGCTGATCGATCCCAATACGAAAAAGAAAGAAAACGCATTGAGGAAGAACGTAAGGAGAATAACAGAAAAGTCTTCAAAGGCTGGCCCTACTCTTTACCGATAAAAGCTCTTTGCCCACCACTTGCTGTAGCTGCTAACTTAGTTGGCATGGTCGATATGGTAAGCAACATAGTCGAAGGCTTGAAAAACGATGCGAATAGCCATGTCTTCCGCCAATCTGCTAATAACCTAAAAGGTAATAATGCCTACGTTGCAGGTGCTTATAGAGGACTGGAAGGATGGGTCATCCATTCTATCTGGTCTAGAACCACCATGCGCTTTAAAAACTTAGCGACGACATTCTGTTACAGCTTGATGCGTGATGCTTATGGTGGTATCGCATCAGTAGGCAATGCCTTGATTGGTCTTGCTGATATCCACATCGATAGTAAACATTAAAGCATGTAGATAGCCTACACCATCTCTTTATAGGGTGGTGTAGGTATATTTGCCTATGAGTTCTTAGGTTGATGATCACTATACAGCACGAATATGCATGTAAAATGTATGGTAGACGGACTTATACTTCGGTATAGGTTATATTTTCAATTCTGAGGCTCTTCCCTTAGTTTAACTGTAAAACCCTTATTTGCAAATAAAGGAAATAAAACATGTCAATTTTACAAGACATTCTTAATGGTGATTTGGACTTCGCTCGTGAAGACGACGAGTCTGTAGTCGTTAATGTCAACACTGATGAAGAAACCAAAGTGGATGACGAAACTCCTCCTGAAGGCTACGAAGAAGTAGAAACCACTACCGATGCCGAAGGTGAAGAAACCATCGCTTCTGATGACTTGGAAACCGAGTTGTTGGAAGTACAAGACGAAGTTAACACCATCGAACAAGCTGAAGACAAAGTAGAAGAAGCAGAAGATGCTGCTGTTGCCACTGAAGCCCTGTTGGCTAACTTGGTGTATGCTTCCCAAAATGGTGGCTTGAACTACGCCCACGCTGACGCTATCCGTGTATCTACTGAACACATCGTTTATGCCTTGGGCATGGATGAATCCGATATTCCTCATCTGGATTTCGGCCGTGAATCGTTCACTTCCACTTCTGCTGTTGCCCTGTCTACAGAAACCGCTATGGAATCTGTTAAGAACTTCTTCGTGAAGATCTTGGATGGCATCTTGAAAGGTATCGCCTGGATCGTGGACAAAGGTATGGCTTTGGTGACTCGCTTGTTCAGCAACTTCGAAAAACTGCAAAAACGTGCGAACGCCATCCAAGCCACTCTGAACAAGTTGCCTGCTAACGCCAAACCTAAGAAAGACACCATCAAATCTGCCGGTATCGCCAATGCCTTGACCATCGATGGTAAAGTGGCTTCTGGTAGCGAATGTGTCGGTGCGATCCGTTCTGCTCTGGATGAAATCATCAGCAACTGGCAGGTTAAAGCCATCTCTGCAACTGCCCTGAAAGAAGCCAAAGAAGCTTACGCCACTATGGACAAAGAAGGCAAGAAAGCATTTAATGCTTCTTCTCTTGAACTGATGAGCAAAGAATTGCCGTTCACTTCTAAAGGCACTGAGTTGTCTAAAGACGCTGCTGGCAAACGTGGCATCAAACTGAAAGATGGCGAAACTTGCCGTATTTCCGATATCCTGCCGCGCAACAAAGCTGTGGTAACCATCGTGGGTACTCACGATTCCAAACTGGAAGAGTTGAAACAACCGCGCACTGTTAGCCGTGTGGTTTCTGTTAAAGCTGCTTCTAGCGACAGCCGTGACATCAACGTGAAGATCCCTGGTAAAGCCGAAATCGCCAATCTGTTGAAAGGCGTAACTGGTTTGCTGCGTGATCTGCAAAAGGTGAAAAACGGTATGGAAACCGCTTTGCCTGCTATTAAAGCACTGAAAGGTGAAATCTGGAATCTGCGTAAGAAATACGTAGCTGTTACCAAAGAAGGCCGTGGTAACCGTGGCTTTATCGATAACAACAGCTTCGTTCGTGGTTCGATCAACATCGTTAAAGCTTCCATCACCAACCTGCGTGAACCTGGTCAATCCTTCTTGACTTACGCTCTCTTTGAGCTGAAAGGTTTGTTGGACTTCGCCAATGCGTCTGTTAAAGCATACGCAGCTGGTGCAGGTAACTTGGACTACGAACCTGCTAAGAAGTAATACACTTTAGTATAGAGTGATAACTTAGAATCTTGCCCACTGCTGATCGTTTGGTCAGCAGTGGGTATAGGCTTTATGCCACTGTACTTTAAATAAGGAAATATAGAAATGGCTTTTCAACTAAGTGATTTTGGTACTACTGTGCTGGGTACAGAGTCTGTAAAACCAGTAAGTGATGTAGATTTGGATAAAGCACTACTGGATGTAGAGGCGTATGGATCTGCTGTGGATACCATCGGTAGTGCATTCGATGAGAGCATGCGTGTGTATGGTAATTTGATTACTGCCGGTAGTGACATTAACTTCGACAGCCGTCATTTGTCGTTTGCACGCGAGCATTTGGAAACGATCTTTATGCATTATGGCTTGGGCAAAGATAAGGTAGATTTGGAAGTAAGTAGACCCACACTAGATACTGAGACTGTTTACTATCTGTCTCGTGAAGATGTAGAAGGCAGTGCTGACAAGAAACAAGAAGGTGTATTAACTAAGATTAAGAATGGTATTGTGGCGTTCTTTAAATGGATTTGGAATGCAATTAGCGGTTTCTTTAAGGCTATTGGTCGGTTCTTTAGTGGTTTGTTTAAACGTTCTAAAGATAAAGAGAAGAAGGCTGAAGAAGCAGTAGCACAATACGAGAAACTTGAGAAGAAGGTACAAGAAGATGCTAAAGCTAACGGTACTGAAGATGCCACTCAAGGTGAAAAATACAAAATGTTAGTGGATTTGATTAATGGGTGGTTGCGTAAAAGCGTTACGGATGAGGACAATAAAGATAAGGCTATAGCCGCTGCTCGTTCGTTTATCTTCGGTGATGGTGTAGTCAGTGGACAAGAAATACGTAAACACATGCAAGACACCATTAGAGGTGCTGATACTACAGTAAATAAAATCATGTTCTTCAATGGTGAAACTGAGAAACGTATTCGCTTCGGTGTGGACGCTTTAATAGCTGGTACCAATAAAAATGTGCCTGCGGATAAACTGAAAGAGATGACTAATCTAGAAAGTTTAGTTAAAATGATTGTATTGGATCATGGAATCAATAAGAAAGAAGATGAAGCAACTGTAGTGGTCGATAAGATGCCTACAGGTAAGAAAGTCTTATTGGCCTATAAGCTGAAGGATGGGATGTAATAGGCGTTAGCCACAGTGTGGTATCCATTGAAAATGAGAATTTAGGCAGCATTGCTTCTAAATTTAAAGTAACAGCCGACGATATCTTAGCTGTTAATAACGGACAGTGGGCTAAAATATACGACGATGCTGATAAACTTGACGATAAGATCATCCGTTCTTTAGCTGAGTGTGAGAAATCCATCGAGAAAGCAATATCTTATTCAGCTGAGAAAACTAAGAAATGGACACCTACTGTCGATAATAAGAAAGATGCTGAACAACTCACTGTAACAGTGAAAGTACTGACTGATGTTTATCGCAATTACTTTGCTTTATTGTCTGTTGTGTTGAATTGCTATTTTACATATGCTAATTCATTCTTTAGCCTGATTGCCATGGCTAATGGTGCTCTGTTACATCTGTATCGTGAGTCTGATGGCCAACTTGATCGCGAAGCACTCGCAGAACTCAATGAGTCCATGTTTAAACGATACGAGAAAGCTTTTAAATAAACACACACGCATAGGTACCACTACCTACTCTTCTTACGAGGAGTAGGTAGTGTATACGCTATGTTTCTAATTTGCTTCTAACTGTTTCTTAACATTGTCTATCCATTGGCATAAAGCCCTGCGTGTAGGGTCTTTATACTTGTAGTCTTTATATTCTAAACCACTAATGACAAACACGCCATTAACTTTAAACCTATAGTCAGCATAAGTCATGGTATTCTTTACTACGTCCATTACATCTGGATTAATGATTCCTATTGGGTGTGGATACTCACCACGAATAGGCATTAGAGGCATGAAATACGTTAGGTTAACCTTACCCATGGTATTACCCATGAGCATCGATACCAAATAACCAATAATGCTTTTCCTATAGTTGCCTCTATATTGCATCTTCAAGTGTGTCCAAGACACTACCATGACACTTCCTTTCTACATTAGGACGATAAAGTTTAGTAGGTATCTTATCTACAAGTTTCAATACAAAACCAATAGCCATCATTTTGTGCGTTTCTATCGACATTCTAAGATTAACTAACTTATCTCTGTAATGAGACATGTCCTTATCTGCTCGTCTTAATGCTACATATTCAGCTTGTAACATGGCGATCTTACTGAACGTCTGTTCGAAAGACAATAAATAATCACGCTCGTATTGACCAGCGATTACTCTGTTTGTTAGTCTAACGACTTCTTTTATCTTTCCATGATACCACATCAGGTCTTCCTTCCACACGAAGTACAATAATTGTCCTTATCACACAGCTTGTTCCCACACTGGCAGAATCTAGATTCACCTCTTAACTGATGTCCGCATGAACTACAATACTTGAAGTGTGGGTGTGTGGTTGTCTTACACTTGGGACACTTACTCGATGGCAAGACACCTGTATCTTTAACTGTATCATTGATCAGGTTATTATAAAGTCTAGACTTTGGGTTTATGAACATTATGTTTTCCTTCCGCACTGATCGCAATAATTGTCTCTACTGGAAACTTTATTACCACATTGGCAGAACTTTGGATTCTCTCTCTTAGTTGATAACCACATGTTTTGCAGTATAAGTAATGCGGACATGTCTTGGCATTGCACTTAGGGCATTTACCGAATAATGAGCCACCACTGGCTCTCTGTACGTGTGGAACACCACATTTGGGTTGTGTATCCACACCAGTATCTTTTAGTCCGTATAGGTTATCTATTCTAGGTTGTGTGCTATTCGCCATGTTTAATTCTTCTTACTACGTCTTTTACCTCTTCGTGTTGCTGTAGTAGTTTTTCTTCCCATGTAGGTGGCAATGGACTACCAGCGTTACGTAGACCGAACATTTCTCTTAATTCCAGGTATTTCTTCTCTGGATCGATATTCAAGAACTCTCGGTTCTTTTTAGTATCGGCATTGAACATCCAGCCTATTTCTATCGACTCAATGTTGTTGATACAGCCATCGGCACCCGATAATCCGAAACTACTGATAACTTCACCTACCACTCTAAAACCTTTATCCAATAAGATCAGATCGCCTTCCTTTACTTCTATTGTGTCTAGTTCATTATTATCGTAGTCTTTTACCACAAACATAGGTCTTTGGTCTTTTAGTGGTTTCAGATGACGAATGTAGTATAGACCATCGTATATTGAATAGCGATAGTCTATCTCACGCATTCTGTTTTTGTCAGTTTTAAGAAGACAATATTTAGTAACAATCTCATCGCTGGTTAAGAAAGTATAGAGTTGTTCAGGTACATGTGGTTTTACCAAATTACAGAGACCGTACTTCAGTACCTTAAATGCATCAGGCATGATCTCATCGACTAGATTAAGATAGCCTTCTACTTTGTAATTAGGTACCAGCTTAAAGTCAAGTCTTAAATCATCCAGACTCTTTTGGATGTCCATCTCACTGACTGTTTTGTAATACTGCAATACATTCTCATGGCTAAATGCATTCAAGATAGCTAAGCAAGTATCGACATCTTCCTTAGGTAACTCATGTACCATGATCTTACCTTGTCTATTAACAAATACTAATCTCATTTCCTTATTCCTTTCCACTGGTCCATTTATACGTAAAAGGCAACGTGTCCATTTTAGTTACTGTAGTCTTAACGTAGCCTGTTGGGTTAATATTACCTTTAAGATAATCTTCGAATCCAATGTTCTGCAAATCTATAGTGTTATTGCTAGGATTAACATCAACAGACAACAACTCGATATCGCCTCTAAAAGCAAATTCGCTTTTCTCCATCGAATAACGATCAGTAAACAAAATCACATCGCCTTTCTGTACATTAACTCGATCAATGGCTTTACCATCGTTGTCTTTTATACTTAATTCCAAGCCTTCTTCTTTATCTTGTTTGGCGATGATCGTGAATGTAGAATGACACTGGGTGGTGTGAGGTAGTCGATTGCTATTATGGCAAGATGACAAAGAGACACTAACACCAACAGTAGAAGAGGGCTTAGTAAAGTTAGCGATGTCTTTCTCGCCACACTCATTAGCGATAATAGCCAGAGTCAGACGCAAGTCTCTAAACCATTTCTCCGATAAGTTCTCGACATTGAGATACTTAACTACGTTTCTGTCTCTCCCACCTATATCAGTTATTCTAACATCTAACTCAAGCACATTGTTGTAATAATTATTCAGTATCGGGATATCTAAGTTATAAGCTCTCAACCCTTGCAGATGAGATAGCAAATCAGCATTGATGGGTTTACTAACTAGCGATACCATTCTAGCCAAATCATCGTTCATCTTGACTACTTCTATTCCTGTTCTCTTTACTACGTATACGTAATTCATTTTAAAGCTCCTTAGTGGTTATTCTGGCTAAATATAGCCCTTCAGCTATGAATATTGGCTTAAAGGATTTAAAGCACTATGTTGGCACGATTTCCTATTACAGGTGAAAAGACATCTGTTGTCAGACCGATCGTACTCGGTATCGTGCGTGATCTAACACGCATGTTGAATATACTACCTAACGATATTGATATTACTTACGTAGACGAAGAAGGTACTCGTCTAGAGAAAGGTTCCTCTCTGGATGATAATAAAGAAGGACTTTATACTAAGGGCACGAACTTAATTACACTAACCGTCAGTGAAGAACTCTTTCAAGGGACATTGCTACAGCATCAGGACTATCAGCAACAGTTCTTGCCTGTCTTTATAGACGAAGGACTAGGACTGTCTGTTACGCCTTACTATATCCACAACGAGATGAAGATCAGCATTACCTATCGGGCGAACAGTAAGGCATCTGCTAAAGCGTGGCTAAACAGCATGAGAAGTCGCATCACGCACTATGGTGATGCTTATCCCCATCTACTCCAATACCATTACGAAATCGACGATAGGATTATCTACATCTTATCGGAGATGTACCGAATGGCTAAGATCCATCGTGATCTACCACCACTAGGTGATTGGTTACAGGACAGGTTTAGCCATCAGTTCGGTGTAATAACAGATGTCGGTGGTGTGAATACTAAGTTTGCCTTGAGTGAGGCACAGAACACATTTGGTTATTTTGATTTCGATGGCCAGATAGAAGAAGGCCAGAAGGAAGACGGCTATAATACATGGAATGTTTCATTCGAGTATTTAGTACGCTATCAGAAGCCTGCTGTATTGAATGTCTATTATCCACTGGTGGTGTGTAACAACATCGTAAATGATAAGTTATTGCCTGTTAACCAGGATGAGCATCAGGATAAGCACACGTATAGTGAAGAATACGATATCTACAAAGAGAGAGGCTATTTCAGTCAGTTTGGATATCTGGCTGATATGCATTCATCTGCTTATACATTAAAAGACAAGTTTGCTAACTTAGGGATAGCCGTACCTTATTGGAATGAGTTCATTCCTAAGCCTGAGTTTGAAGTAGCAGGCACCAGACGATTCGTGGATCAACTCATGCTCTTAGAAGGCGATGAGAAAGTAGGTGATGTACTGATGGATCTAAGACAATTAGGTGGGTTTACACTACATCCTGATCTGTTGGATTTCATTGTTAGTGAAGATAAGCACCTATTGGTGCCTACTGATAGTGTATTCCAGATCATGCTCTACGAGGATGATGAGCTATTAGAACGCAAGGTGATCGATATAGTAGATGGTGAGGTAGTATTGAAAGGTCAATTACAGATTTGTCGTACGTACAATATTCGTATTGCGATATACGATGACTGGTCTCTGTTGAATGATGATGCTTTAAATAGACTCAAGAAATGGCTCTCTAAGCATCCTGATATGCAAGGCATGTTTGGTTGGGAAGAGGTGTTCTGTAGTAAGGCACCTTATGGTATCGATCGTGAGAAGAACTCTAAGCTTTATTACGCTGTGGTTCAGTATCTGGCGGGTGATCGTTGTCCATTCGGTGACATGAATGATCATTGGGGACAGCGTTACTACGATATGTCTACGATGAAGACTGTCCAGACATTCGAGACGATCAACATATCGCCTAAATACAGAGACATCGCCAAAGAAGAAGTAAAACACTCAATACGAGCTTAGTAGTATAATACACCTTATCCCTCTTGCACTCCTAGTGGGTGTAAGAGGGTATAGGGTCCTATGCCTAATATCAATAAGGAGACCCATTATGCCCATTAAGACCAACTTCTCTAATCCAACGATTATAACAAATCCACTAACCTTCGTAGAGAATAAAGCAGATCCTAAATCACGCATTGACTTTCTAGTTAAGAAGCTCAATGAAGCCAATGATGCTTATTACCACACGACTAAGCCTATCATGTCCGATCAGGCTTACGATAACCTCTATCGTGAACTAGAAGACTTGGAGAAACAACATCCTGACTTAATCAAGTTAGAATCACCTACTGGTAATATCGGTTATAAGTTACCACCTAAGGTAATAGACCCGAATAAAGTACCACACATGGAACAGATGTATAGTCTGCGTAATGCCTACCATATCGAAGATGTATATAGACACATCGATCGTGTATTGAATGCAGAAGCCTTTAGAGGCATGTGTGTTGAACCTAAGTACGATGGATTGGCTTTAGAAGTTGTCTATTGTAAGAAGAATCCGGTTAAAGTATCGACTAGAGGAGACGGTAGTGTAGGTGAGTTATTGCCTTACGCTATCCCTAGGATGAACCTACCTAAACTGAAGTATACGCAAAAAGACATGATGAAGTTCATCGATCCGGTTATCTACGGTGAATGTATCATCACGCATGACGAACTAAAACGTGTTAACGAGATACGATTAGAGAGAGGTGAGATACCGTATGCGAATTGTCGTAATGCTGTAGCTGGTTTGATCCGTACAGAAGAAGACTACGGTGTGACACTGACTTTCATCCCTTATCGTGTCTTCATGGGTGGTATGCAATCAGTTGCCATGGAAGTATTAGAAACCATGGGATTCGATCCGATAGAGAGACACATCGTTACGGATAACTATCACGAGAGGATAACAGAGATCATCAAGCACTATACTGAGATGAGACCTAGTCTAAACTACGACATTGGTGGTGTCGTGATTAAACTAGATTGTCAGGATGAAGAGTATCGATTAGGTTATACGGCTAAGTATCCTAATGGCTCTATAGCTTATAAGTTCCCTGCTGAACAAGCGATGACACGCCTAACGGATATAATCGTACAGAGAGCACCCAGTGGGCGATTAACACCAGTCGGTATATTAGAACCGGTTAAGCTAGATGGTGTGGTCATTACCCGTGTAACACTGAATAACTTCAAGTACATTGAAGAGATGGATGTACGCATCGGTGACTATGTTAACATCATTCGAGCAGGTGGTGTCATCCCTAAACTGACTTCTATCTATCGTGAAGTTAGAAGTGATGGCATTATTCGCTATGCTCCGCCTACTCAATGTCCTTATTGTTCATTCCCTAATAAGATGGAAGGTAAGTACATGTATTGTAGTAATCCTAATTGTAAAGACCAATAACCCTATATACGGCATGGCTACTCCTAGTGGGTAGCCATGCTGTATTTAAGATGTGACCTATAACGACGCAAGGACTAACCACCATGGTTAAGCTAGTAACTTCTAGTCATCGGCCAGAAAAGGCTGAACCGATACATGATAATTTAACGAAACCACACATCGTCCCTAAGGATTTTAAAAGTGCGGTAATCGATACACGCGAGACTCGTCTAGACCACATCATCCGTTATGCTGATGGTGGCTATACATCCGTCTCTTACTTTAGACAGCTATTAGGCAGTGATGACAGTCTCTCTATGCATTCTAAAGGACTCTCTAGTGTCCAGCAGCAATACGAACTCATCGGTAAGATGCAGATCAAACTACAGGGATCTCTATCTGCTACTCAGTCTCAAGATGAGACACGTGCTACTGAGATTACAGTAGATGCTTATTTAGATCCCTTCATCATCCCGAATGTGGGTGACATTATCCTAATGGATATAGGTAGAGGTACATTAGGTTGGTTTAACGTAACTGGTACGCGTAGGATGTCTCATCGACGCAATACCTTATACGAGATCAACTTAACATTAGCCTACGAGATACGGGATCAACTCAATGACGAAAAGCTAACTGATCTTAATCGTAAAGTCGTACGTGAATTAGTCTATAGCGATGAATACCGAGCAGCAGGACAAGATCCTTTATTGACACCTAAGAAAGCCGATACGTTTAAGAAACTGCATCATGCCTATCATCGCCTAAATAAGCTTTGGTTCAGGAAGTTCTACAACCGGTTCTACGAGACTTGTTTCTTACCGAATCAGTCACTGAAGGTATACGATGGCTTTTTCATGCGTACAATCGCCAAATGGTTCAGTGTAGGTGATCATCCTGAACTGATGTATTGGCGTACCTACGATGATGATGAGTTTCCTATCTTACGCAACACATCACTTTGGAATGCATTAACCGAGCAAGATAAACACATGTTGCGTGAGTGTTTTAGTCGCAGTGTACTCTTAGGTTCCCAATCCTTTACACCTGAGTATCAACTCAGTGCGATACGCTACAGTGACATCGATGCGGTGATATGTCCTGTGGAGTCTCCGTACACGAATAATGTCTGGTTGTTCCCAGTACGTGAAGTCGGTAAGGTAGCTTTGCCCACTCCTTCGATTAACAATGTCAGCTACAAAGTGATCGATGGTGTACCGATCATCCATCAGGTGTTACTGAAAGATGCTTATGTTCTATCACGTTCATTCTGGTTGGAAGATTACGAGGGCATGAGTCATTTGGAAGCCATGGTACACAAGTACCTGGATCAAGATCCTATTGATGCTGAACTACTATTACAGATCGTAGAAGATACTACTACATGGGCAGAGCAAGAGAAGTATTATTATCTGCCTATCTTGACGATGTTGATTAACTATACAGTAAGGGTCATCTAGATGGCATGGGAAGACACTGAAAATAGACAATACGTGGATCTATCCGAACAGGATACGACACACTGGAAAGTTTTCAATGAAAAGTTCCTGGTATCTGTTCGAGCGATGGATCTAATGGATATAGAAGATGTAAAAGAATACGGCTATATCACTTCAGGGGATGATGAGATAGACAGAACATCAGCACGTGAGAAGATCATGGTGATGCTGACCATCCCTGAGATGCTGAAACTATACAGTAATCACGTTAACTTCTATCTACAGCAGTCTACGGATGATAAGCGTTTGTACGACATTATCTGCGATCACATACGCGAATGGCGTGAGTATGCTGAAGTCTCACGTGGCTATAGCTATCGTGCGGCTAATGTACCTTATCAGGATCTGGTAGACTTAGGTGAGATGGCCTCAGCCTTATACACGATACGTGATAAGACCAAGGATGTGGATGAAGAGCTGCGTGTACTTGAATCCATGTTTGTTAATCGCAAATGGAATGTATTTGCTGCATTCGAGAAAGTACAGGAAGAAGATAAGTTACAGGATACTGAGGCAGAGGATAAGGCAGCACCACACCAAGAGGATCTCTCTACGATTACCGGTATATTCAATAGAAGACGAGGTAGATAATGGAAATCAACACTACTAAACATACGTCGTCTAAGATATACCAAGAGATCTTACGCATCATGTCGACATCCAATCCGCGTGAAGGGTGTACGTATCAGGCATTCATCAACATGCCGGATAAGCAGATGATGTATCAGTGCTTGAAAGTAAGATCAGTCGACATCAACAGGGATTACGATAACCATTTAGCCGATGAGATATCTGTCGTGGTAAGTGTACTACCAGGTACATGGACAGACATCATCTTACCACAGTTAGGTAATCTAGAGATGATCCTTATTAGGGATGTAGAGGGATTCGGGATCAATCGTGTGGTCAGTACCTATAGGGCTTACTGTAAGACACCTAAGGATTTCCGTAAGGATGCACCACATCTACAAGGTGTATCGACTGAGACTATTAATAGGATGGATGTCGTCGAGATGGAGTTCCAGCTTATACCTAAACTGATAGAAAAACTCTTACCGATACAGGCAGGGACGATATTCAATAACTGTACGATGAAAGATGCCTTATCAGGCATGTTGATGCGTGAGACACTTCTAATAGAAGGTCTGGATGATGCTGATAAGCTACAAGGTGTAGACATCGTAGAGCCGGATAATGACAATACGTATACGTCTATCCCGATACCGCATGCCACTAAGCTTATCAATCTGCCTAATTACATGCAGAAAGAATCATTCGGTATCTATCAGCAAGGTATAGGCCATTATATTCAGAATGCTGTCTGGTATGTCTATCCTAAGTTTGCTATTAAAAGGAATGATGAGAATAGACGGTACTTGAATGTCTTCATCTCTTATCGTGATTTCATGCGTCATGCGGATAATACTTATCGTACGGAAGGCAATGATGTCTCGATTATCGCATCTATCGATGGAGAGACCAATGAGGATCAGCATGGTAAACAACTGACACAAGGCAATGGTGTGCGTGTGGTGAATCCACAAGTACAAGATACGGATGAGAGTCTGGAAGTAAAAGACAATAAGGCTTATGCGAAAAGATCGAATAATGTATCGGAGTTCATCACCAATCCGTCTAAGTCGAATAATGACTTTGCTCCACTAGCTAAGCACAATCAGGCGAATGTGAATATCTACGAGCAAGTCGCTAAGACTCAGTTGACTTTAGGTAATGTGGTTAGTGTGATTTGGCAGAACTCAACACCTGACTTATTGAAGCCAGGCATGATCGTGAGGATACACTATATCGAGAACGATATGGATAAGATGATAGAAGGCGTACTGATGAAATGCCATCATTTCATCCAGCATGCTTCTAACCACATGACGAGTAACTATTACACGTCCACGAGTGGTTTGTTCATCTACGTGAAAGACAGATAGCTTTTATAGCCTTCCCACAAAGGGATGTGTTAGATACGAAGTGAGAACACAGGCCTTAACCTACTTACACCTGTTTTAGGTGTAGGTAGGTATAAGGGATATGCTGTCGTTCTAATGCCAACATGGCGAACCCATTTTGACATGGTGGAGTGTAAGCGACAACATGGCGAAAATTACAGATATATACTATCAAGGTAGAAGAAGGAAGGGATCTTCCATCTCCTCTATTTATTCATTCGAATAGATAGCCTATTTTTCATCCCTATTTAAATAGAAAGGAGCCTATCATGGCTAAATCAAATTGCTCAGTTTTTGTTAAAGACCAATTCATCGATGCTAAAGATGTAAACAATGCTGCATTCACCACTGCTTTTATCATCCGTCCTTCTGAAGAAGTTTTAGAAGAAACCCGCTACGGTATTGAAACCATCAATGCGTCTTTCGATGATGCTACCGTTACTGATTTCGGCTTCGAAGATAAACTGACTATCCGCGAATGGATGGAACGTGAAATCAACGGGGCCGATATGATGATCAAACGCTTCGTTGGTCGTCTGTATGTGCCAGCCCATGGTCTACACTTAGTGTGTGCCACCCTGACTGGTGGCAAGAACTTCATGCACCTGGGTGCATACAGCCAACAGGAGTTTGATGGTGCGTGGCTGAACTCAGCATTCTTCTACGGTAACCTGGATGCCATTAAAGCAGTGGCCAATCAGACTGTAGAAATGGAAAGCTCACACTGGGAAGCCTATAAGGCCATCCTGAAAGCCGGCGAAACTGCTGAAGGCGAAGCAGCTTAATAGTTAACACGAAGAAGTAGCATCTAAAGGACCATGGGTATCCAGTAATGGGTATCCATGGCCCGACGGATGTGGCTTCTTTTTTTTTAGTTGGAACACCTAATAAGCAGATATTTCGTCTACCACTATCGCGATAGCCGATATGGGGAGAAATACAGATACTTACTATTAAAGTAGAGATAAGGAGACCATCTTTATCCATTTCCATTATTTACCCCTATATAAACACATAAGGAGTCGCGCCATGATCGGTGATACTCGTCCTTTATTAAAGACCATCAGCTTACAGAAACAAGCCAATCTCGAGCTGTGTGAAGAAGTAAAGGCATTAAAAGAAAAGATACGATATCTTGAGTCCATTGGACAGTACAGAACACCCAAGTTTATCCCTAAAGCCAAGACACGTAATCACAACGATGCCCATCGTTCACCCGATGAACCGGTTAACTTCATGGAGATACTGTTGGAAGTATACAATATCTTCAAGAAGACCAGTCGATACAACCGTACCGCCATACCTGCACTGGAGATGGAAGTCATGCTTCTTAGTGACAACACCATTCCTCTAGTACGTACACGTGTTCATCAAGGCCGTGTATCGATGTTGCGTACTGTAGAGACCACGATAGCCGATATGGACTATAACATCGATGTGGATGTTCGTCTGGTGAGTAAAGACTATTACCTGAAAGACATCAAGAATGCCCATCTCATGTTGTGTCATTTAGCTCAGTTGGAAGAGATATTCGTCTTGAATAAAGATACTGCTGAGCTGGCGTTAGCCAATGAAGAAGTACCTCTTATTAAACACAAGTTTGATATCGAGCAGTCTTGGTTCTACTTGAATAAGATCACCGATGCTAAAATAGCTGTAAATGATTACTTAGAAGGCTACAAATCGTATCTGGAATCAGCCGGTGTTGAAACAACCTATTTTCAGGTGAATATGGATTTGTTCACCAGGAAGAAACACTGATATAGACTGAGTCGTAAGACTTAGGATGTAAAACACTATTTTTTATCTTAATTAAAGGAGCATTGAAATGTTGAAAATTATCACTGTAGAAGGCCCTAGCAATACTGGTAAATCTACATTGCTAGGTCAGTTAGAGAATACCTTTAAAGGTAAAGGTGCTGATGTCTATCGTCTGTCTGTTAGTCGTCTTGATGATGGACTGGTAGACTTATTACAAAGAAAGGCAGCTATACGCAATAGAGACATGCAGCCTATCTTGGATCTGAAGTTGGCTAAGGAAGCCACTGTAAAATTGATCGATGAGTATCGTAAAACACGTGCTCATTCTCTACTGATAGAGATCACTCGCCTGAAGCATGCTCAACTACGTGCTGTAATGGCCTCATTTGAGGCTCTAGAGCGTGTTGACGGTTTGGGTAATACCTACCTATTTATCGATCGTACACCGCTCTCTACGGTGATCTACGGTGGCCTAGCGGACACGTATCTAAACTTCCAGAAAGCACTGTTCAATACAGGTGTGGCTAAGCATGGTGTTATCCGTACATTAAGCAGCATCTCGACCTATGTTAATAGCTTCCTGACGATGACTTCTCCCTTTATTAAGGACATTCGTCATGAAGTCATCTTCTTAACATCAGCTAAGCCCTATACTATCGATGCTACTTACAGCAGTGAGAGCGATGAAGCATTCGATAAAGAATCCAATAGTAAGCATGAGTTGTTCTGTCATCGCTATTTGGATATTGCTAATGCCTCTAGCTTTAATCTGGATAAGTTGAATATGGCGCATGATTTCTATCACCTGCGTAATGACAGTGATCCTGAGATTACATTACACCATGCGTTGCGTATTGCTAATGGTGAGAAGATAGAAAAAACGACTCGTACGAACTATCTGGTGAAGCGCATTTAGTTCCAATAGAGGAGGACAGTGCTATCTGTCCTCTTTTTTTTATTTATTGTTTCTAGAAAGGATGTAAAAGATGCAAGTACATTTCGAACACAATCAGTGGCACAAAGCCATCGCTATGTTCAGTCGTACAGACAGTACGATCAGCGAGCCACTGGAAACTCGTATCATGCACTATTTGGTTGGTATCGCTGGTGAAATAGGCGAAGCTCATCAGGCACTGACGAATATCATCGTACTGAGGGCACAGGGTGAGACTGAGCCTACTGAAGTCTACGATGAAATGTTGTTGGAAATAGGCGATTTGATTTGGTACAAAAGCCTCTTAATGAACGCAACTTTGCTGATGAGTGAAGAGATTAGCGATGGAGCTACAGTGGGTTTGGACTATGGTATTGATAATCTGGCTATAGAGCTGGATGAAAATACGGTATCTAACTATCGTACATTAGTCGGCACTGAAGGCTTTGATGCTCTGGGTTATGTGTCTTTGTTATTGGAGACACACCTGATGAAACGTGTCACTGAACGATTGGATGGCTTTAAGAAGGTGTTCTTCTACAAGACTGAGTTCACTGTAGAGGAGTTGGAAGCATTGAATCAATTCAGTTACGATACACATCGCCTGTTGCAGACCTGTGCCTTCTTCTTAGGTACAGATGTCAATAAGTTGGCGAACATGGTGATCACTAAGTTAAAGAGCCGTTATCCAGATCAGTTCACTCCTCAGTTGAGTGAAGAGCGTAATCCTGAAAAGGAAATGGCTGATGTACAGGAATCTAAAGAGAAAGGAAATGAAGATGAGCCTACCGAAGTTAAGTAAGAAAGAGTTAAAACAATTTGCCGAATCAAGCGACGCATGGCAAGTACGTGACCGTATGGGTGATATGCTAAATGAGATAGAAAATACTATCTGCACGTTAAATTTGGCTAAAACGGACTATAACCGTAATAGGCTTTGTGGTAGTGTGGTTGTTGACCGTATTCTATCTAGCTATACTCTGGATTTGGAATACCGTAACAAAGAAGGTAAGCTGGATAAGATCACGATTAAACAGACCGGTGCCGCGCCTTTAAATATTAGCGATGCGGTGAATCAGGTAGCTTTGTTGTCTAAATTAACAACCAGAGCCATCGCTGAAGTGAATAAAGAAGGTTACTTAACCAATAAGAAACTGATTAAGAAGCTCGATAAAGTCTTACATTTGGGTCGTGAGTATCTTAAAAGCTGTAGTGAAGTTTGTAGTGATGGTGAAGCTAAATGGATAGACGATGTGATTGCCGAGCTAACATGGACACCTAATGCGAACTTACGTGTTCTGGCTATGCTAAAAGCAGCTAAGAAGATGGAGAAAGCATTAGAAGGCGTTAAAGAGCATTTTGAGATCGAGCCGATTGAGAATACAACAGTGGAAGGTCGGCCGTTAATTGGATTGACTTTTAACCGATTAAGTGATGATATTGAGCTTAACATGCTAGATAGCGACATCAACCTCATCGCTAAGTTGGTTGTTTCACCGATTAAAGCATACTTAGACACTGAATGTCCTGAACTACCAGAAGCAGTCAAAGACCGTATCCTACAGTCTCGTTTCGCTGTGTTAGCCTTAATACAGGTAAGACCACGTGATACTAAGTTATTCGAAGAAGTTAACAAAGCCATTTTAGCTGTAATGATGGGTTAATTATTAATTTTAATACAGACTGAGTCGTAAGACTTAGGATGTAAATACACATCCCTTATACCTACCTATATTCCGTAATGGAGTATAGGTGGGTAGGGATACTATTATCTTTAAGGAGCGTTTAAATGTCTAGTGAAAATTACAAATGGTATCCGCCGTATAAGGTGGATTCGTCTTTTAGTTCTGTTTTACAATGCTATCGAGATCGTATCACTGCGATGGCTTGGTTTAACTGTAGTATCGTAGTACGGTGGGGAGACTTACCGCATGGTGGGGCATGGAAGTATCCGTTGGTTGTGGTGGCTTACGATTACGATACACGTAGTAATCTGCCTGAATACTACCAAATAGGTCTTCCACCTAGTGCTTATATTAGGGATTGGGTAGATAAACCAGAATGGCTAAAAGATTGGGATGTGTTAAAAGACATCATCAGTATCGCTGAGATCACTAAGTCCGATAGGAAAGATCTTGCTGAGATAGGTTACTACATGTCCATGGCGGCTTCATTGAGGGCTTTAATGTCTATAGTGGGTAATAGTCTTCAAGAGTTTGAACGTAAAAGGGCAGACCTTATACTCAGTGATCTGGATAAAGAAATCAGCCAAATGGTTGGAAAGATAATGGCAATCTACCGTATGGATGTGCTAGGTGAATATTAAGCATTATTAAGGAGCGTAAAATGTCAATAATTGACAATAATTTATTAACGAATGAAACTGCATTCAATGAATACATGGCTGAGAAATTCCGGTTGTTCCAGGATACCATGGAATTGACTGAGATTGGGCGGTTTCGCAAGAATATCGGTAGCAGCGACTTCCCACTACATGTAGGCAATAGCAGTGAAGGGTTTGTCTTTGTTGTTGACAACACTAGGGCTGTTGGTTATAACTACGATAGATGGCTTGTTGAAGAAGAAAGAGAAGGTAATGGTGCGGCACTTGCCTTACTGAAAGAGAAAGGATTGGAACGTGTGGTGCATTACGCACGTTCTATTGTGGCTTTCTACTGCGATCTTAATAAAGACGTAGATGGGATGGTGTTCAACCTCTTATTGAAAGAATCAGGCCAAGTTCTCTATGTTTTCAAGAACTTCAAGCACCAGCATCAAACTCCCCATCAAGAAGTAAAGGATCAAATAGTCAGCATCGTTAAACGTTTGGATGATATTAAGGGTGGTGGTTATCGCCTTAAGGCTGAGGATTACGGTAAAAAGACCGCTAAGTTGGTTGTGCCTTTGGATGCCTTAGAAACCAAAGAGAAACACTATAATCTAACTTTGTATTGCGAGATGTATAGCAATAAGGGTGATTTGATTATAGAGCACTTGAAGCGTAAGTATAACTTCGAGTGTGGTGAAACTCCTTTGGTTGAGGTAGTGAACACGATAGTGTCTATTGATGTTCTCACTGTGGTATTAGAGAGACACCTGGGTGATATTGCCATGGTGGGTGATGGTGAATGGAAAGAGATATTGGCTAATGAGAATCTGGCCATCATCGATGTGTTGAAGAAGGTTCGCTCATTAGTTGATTTGGATGGTACCGACCCTCTGTACGATGTCGTTAATGAATCTTATCGGCTCTGTCTATCTTTGGGTTTGTTTAAATACAGTTATCGCATTGATGGCTATAAGAAAGGACTGTCAAGTGTCAATGATAAAACGTGATGTATTAGTCGATAAGGATGCTTTCTTACGATACATGAAGGAAGCAGACGATCGCTTTAAGGAACTAATCGAAGAGCATCTGGATAAGAACATCGGACCCATGGACGATCCTATTACACTGCAACAAGGTAATGGTGGTCGTCTTTTGATGTTTCGGTGTGATGGTAGGACGTTCGACTACGATTTGGATCAGTGGGTCGTAGAAGAAGCCGCTAAAGCACCACTACAGAAGGAAGAGCACAACAAGTTCTGCTGGCTAAGAGGCAATCGTGCATTGTTCTACGCTAGAAGCTTCGCTGATTTCTTTACGTATATCGATCACTGTAAGCGTACTGAAGTCGCTAAAGAGCTATTGGCTCTGTCTCGTGATGTCGTCTTCTACTACGAACATTTTGGTACTCGTTTGCCTGATCGGGATAAGTTGGGAGACATGGTGGATAGACTGTATAAAAGTTTATCTGCCTTGTCTTTTACCTTCTATCACGATGAAGGTGACTTTAAGGTAAATGTTCTTTCAGTATCGTGTGGTGATTTGGCAGAGGATAGGCATAAACTCGATATAGGAACCACATTGGAAGCTGGTACCTACATGAAGCTATTGGAATACATGCAGTCTAAATATCAGATTGAACACAATCTGTTTCTCCAGATGTTGGGTATCTGTATCCTACATGCTACCTGTGTGGTCATGAAGTTTCGCTTAGAGAACAGTGAATTAAGTGTTGTATCGGATAAAACACGTAAGTTAACTGATGGTGAAATGGAAGTGGCTAATTTCTTGGTAGAGAACTACAAGAAGGAATTAGCGACTACATTGACTAAAGTAGACATGATCAGTAAGTTACTCAGTCCGATGGATGCAAGTGACGCACCAGTGGAGTTACTCGAACTGGAGAAGATGTGTCGTATTTTAGGTGGCTTACGTGTGGGCTACAAACTTAATTAGAAAGTATTCTGTTAATCCATTTATCTTATACCACCTGTATCCTGTATTGGGATATGGGTGGTGTAAGGTATGGTCTGTTATTTTTCTTAAGGAGCTTAGAATGAATAAAGTAGTACAAGAAGTAATCGATCGTTTACGTGAGATTACTGGTGGTGAAGAACAAGGTTTCCGTAGTGGTCGGTCATGGAAAGATCCTATTTACACTGTTTTGTTTAAAGAGGAAAGCGAGTACGATGATCTGCCTGATTATAACGAGGCAGAGTTCACGCCTGTTGACTATATTCGTAACAAACGTAAAAACGACCATCAGTTCTTAGCGTGGGCTAGGATCAGAACCGATGAAAAAGAAGAAAGTAAACTAGATGCAGCTATTTGGGAAACAGTCATCAAAACCATCAATTTCTGTCAGTGTCAAAATAGCGATCAAGGTGACGTTGGCTATTTGATGGCACTAACGGCTGCGATAGATGAAATCATCATCTACACTAAACGTGACTCCATCGTCGATTTACGTGCGCTAGAAATGGCCAATAGCATGCTGATTGATCAGTATCTAAACGACATCTACATCAGAGAGAAGTCGATCGTTAATGGCATCAGTGGTGCTGTAGTAACGAAATGTCGACCGCCAATGTACATGATGCCTAAAAACCCTGAACTCAGTATACTGGAAGTGGGTAACACGAATTGCTATCTTGAGTTCATGAAAGTGAAAGGTAAGCGCATTATCTGCATCTTGGAAGAAGTCATCAGCCAAGATCGTAAGCTGGATGGTAGTCGGTTCGGTGTGTTATTCATGGGTGACAGTGTGGTATTGAGTTTGATCGATGCGAATCAGAGAGTAGACCAGAAGTATAGGCTTAACTTTAATAACTGGATGAAAGAACACCGTGATGCATACCAACGTGCTTTCGATGAAGAAGTAGATACTTACCGACCTATAATGCACGTACTCTTCTATAGTCATGCGATATGCGATGCTATTGGTAAGAAAAGGATCTTTAGTAGACCTGGTTTTAAGATGTTGTTAGAAGAAGCCCAAGAAGTAGTGGTGTACTCTAAAGAGCACTTTAAGAAGGGGGCTGATAACAACGATGGTCGCTATCGTGATGTTATTAAAGATGCGTGGGATAAGATTGATAAGATCGATTACTTGAAGTTTGATCGCACAGTAAACGCAAGTAAGAAAGGTATTATTAACGACTTGGAGTGTCGTCTGACTGTAAAGAAAGACGAATTGGATCTTAGTTTCCACACCCATGTTAATAATAAGGCCTATCTGTTAGCGTACGAGCATGTTAAACGTGAGCTTAATGTGGGTGATGACATAGCAGTGGATATTATCTATCTGTCGTTGTTGAAAGACTTTGCTACTGAGTATTGTCACGATAAGCCATTGGAGAAAGCATTGAATAAAATCAGCGATGGTTTGGATATCCGACTAATGGATAAGCTCAGTTCTCTATTGACTGTTCAATTCATCGATGGTGGGTTACTGGATGTGTCTGGCTTTATTAACGATATAGGTGGTTTACGCTATACCTATAGTCTAAACTATACGATAGAAGGGAAATGATACGATAGAAGGGAAATGAAACATGACTAAATGGTTTACTCAAGAAGGCATGAATGAAATCATGTCTCTAAAAGGGATAGACAGGATACGTTTACTGTTCGATGAAGTATTCCCTAAAGTTTTACCAGTAGAGAATGCCACGTATGGTAGGCTGAATAAAGACAGATCCATTGCGATGCTAACCATTAAGGTAAAGGATGATGTCACTGTCGAGGCAGTAGGTGGTAATGATTCCCTCACCATTTGTGGTATTAGCTTTAACTGGCCGGCCTTTTGTGGCGCTTTTATTGGTGATGTCAATAGACTAGGTGAAAATGAGCGTGAAGCTCTACGTAACCTCTGGGCTTATGCCGATGCCTTGAATAAAGCCTATTCGCTTATCTTAGCACGTCACCAAGCGATTGGTTACGATGCATTAGACCGTATCCATCGCGTACTGATGGTCGTCGAACGAGCATTAGGAAGTCACTTAAAGTTAGATGGTGTTGATCGTGACGCTTATGCTGAAATTAGGAGACTAACCACTAAATGGTCGATACATGATCAGTGTCTGTTTGAGCGCGTATTGGGAAGATACGTAATCAACGACTTCGGTGTCGCTATGCATGAACTTAACCCTAAAAACACTGTCGCAGTTTTGGCAGTAATAAGGGAACACGATACGAATAATGAGGCCATCGTTATCGAAGATCGTGTCACTGATAGTAAACCCATCTTGAAGGTATTGAGCGTTGGGACGAGTTACGCCTACATCAACGGTCAACTAACTAATCTTATCGAGAAGTGTGAGTTAGATGCATCTAAAGTGATGAAGGACATGACTGACGCTACTAAGGGCATGATGTTGATTCATTTGTTCCAGAAATACGTGGATATTGTAGGTAAACATCCTGATCTAAGTAAAATCAAGAATCGAATGGTTAGGCACTTTGAGTGCGATCACTTGAGTCTGATTAAGCCTACCTTAGTGCGTATCAGTGAGAAAGCATCTCGTTTAGCAACTGAAGTTAAACCTTAGTGTTACTGTACCCTGGTTACTCCTAGTGGGTAACCAGGGTATATGCATTATGCTCCCATCTTCTTTTTTAGGACAACACGCTAAATAAAATGGATATATACCATTAAAGTAGTAAGAGGGACTCTTGTCTTTCTTTCTCTCTATTTTTACCTCTAGTTATTACTTAAAAGGATATTCGAAATGAATAAACTATTAATTTCTGTTTTGGTTGCTGTTACCTTAACTGGTTGTTGGGATGCCAATAGAGTAGCACCAGGCGAAGTTGCTTTTGGACAAGGCTCCAATGGTGGCTACTATCAAATCACTACTTACAGAGTCAAAGACACCAAAGAGACGATGTTCTTGCCTGTGGCTACCCAACATGGCTACAGCAATGTCATGGGTGTTAATTACCTCTACGAGTGGAAGATCACCAACTACGAAGACTATATCGTCAAACACGGTAATGGTAGCTTCGAGTCTATTGATAATACCATTGCCTACGTGAATTCATTGGTGGACTATGCTCTGGTGTCCAATACCATCGAGATCGCTGGGAGTAATCGTGGTGCTTCATCGGTTTCTAAAGACGATCTCTTTACTAAAGCCAAAACAAGACTCGCTGAAGATGGTGTTGAACTCATCTCTCTACGTGTCGTGTCCGACGGTGCTTTAAAAGAGTTAGAAGAGAAATCTTCTTCTAAAGCCGCATCTGCTGTTATCTCTTACTTGGAGGAACTCTAAGATGGAGATGTCGACTGTTAAAGGTTTTATCGTAGGGATATTGACGAGTATCGTTATATTCACTGCTGTGTGGCTATTGAGAGTGGGTGAGTATCACGATACGGTACAGGTACATGTACCGGTGACTGTGGAGGTGATTACACCTGATGGACTGGCAGATAAACAAAGCGCATTGATTAAGCGCAAGTACAGTGCTGCTGAAGAGAAAGGTGAAGTATTGCCTAAGAGTGATGTTGAATTCAGCACGGTAAAAGGCCGTGTGTTGATTAAATAAAGGAGCTTAAAATGTCTTTAAATAATGTTGTAGTAAACAGCTTTCTGCCGAATGATGTCGATTTGTTATTCGTATTGAAAACGAAAGCCATGAAGAAACCGATTAAGCACTTAACTCCAGATGAGAAATACGCGTTCATCGAGCGTGTAATAGATGGTTTACCGGCTGCTGTTATCGAATCCGATATGGTTACTTACAACACGCATGGTGATCAAGGTCTGCTTGTTGATGTCACTTACGTACCTAAAGGTGGTCGTGGTGATATCCATGGTCGTAATGACTTGGAATCCATGCCTCGTGATCTCTATCATCCAAACAATCCACTAAGTGTAGTAGGTTATAAACTGCTTTCTTACTTCTTGGCATTGCGTGAAACCATTCAAGCTTTGAATATTGCTTTTAAAGAAATCAAAGAGGCAGGTGATAAGGTCTCTAAACGGGACAAATACGCACGTAAAACATTAAGTCATCTCGGGTGGTTTGTCTATCTTTCCATTTCTGAAATCACCATTACCGATAAGGAAAGACAATCCATCGAGCAATACTTAAATAGCTTAAATGGTGATATCGAAGACCAACTCAATACAGAAGTAGGTAACTTATTGGGCGGTATAATCGACATTAGCACACTGGCCAGTGAGTTGACTAAAGCCATGGTAAGTGAACACATGTATCTTATCCATATTTCCATGTTTAAGGATACTGGTATTCCGTTCATCACTGCACGCAATTCTGATATAGAGATGTATCTTGATAATGTCGATGATGAGTATCAAGCTAAGGTGGATAACTTCATCAAGCACTATCGTGAATATCTATCTATACATGGTGTCGACGTTATAGACGATAAGATCAAGCGTGTGGTATGTGGTTTACGTTTGGCCTATGGTGTCGTGAAGACGTTGCGTTATCCATCTCCCGATAAGAGTGAAGTGGTAAGGCGATATCGTGGGGAACTAACTAACTGGTCGGTAATGGCTAAACGTATCTACAATACCGTTAACCAATTTTAATTTAAACAGATACACTAGGCTCTTAATTGGGTCTGGTGTATCTTCTATTTTTACCCTAATATATCCAACGAAAGGAATCTAAAAAATGAAAGACTACAAACAGGTACTGAAAGACGCATTGGTAAACATCACAGGCATGTTTCTGACTATGCCTCGTGTACGTTCACTCCAGAAAGCAGAAGATGGTCAATCCGTTATGCTGACCATGGATGATGGTAATGGTGGTGTAAGACAGATAGAAGCTTATCAGGTTACTAATGCCTACTTCGGCCTCGATACCTTAAAAGATGCGAGCAAAACACTGACTGAAGCATACGGTGAGCATTTTGAACTGTTCCGCATCTACTGTGGTCTATTCGAAGCGGTATATGCCAAAAGCTCAAGAGATCAACGTCATTCCTTAAATGATATCGGTAAGGTTATCGATTCTATTAAGGATGGCATTGCTGTCATGGTGGTCAGTAAGACCAGTCATTCTGGTTTCATTGAGTCGCTTGAGAAAGTGCGTCTATTCATCACCCGTTTGAACTTGATGGGTGTGAAGATTGATTTCTCTAAGTCTGAATACTTACACGAAGACTTCGATCGTATTGAGATGGTTTTCCCATCTAAAGTGGCTGGTAATGTAGTATACAGTCATGGGTTTGATGAGAAAGTGCTTAACGAAATCCGTTTCATGGTCATCCGTGCCGAAGGTGGTGATATTAGTAAAAGCGATGATTTGATTACTAATCTACTCTATAAGAAGTCGGTGGTCTCGTCACTGAATGCTTTCTTTTTGCTCTCTTACATCATCGAGTATCTGTTGGATGTCGAGTACTTGGCTAGAACCCATCAGGTTGAGGCAAATAGGCACGACTTGACGATGGCGCACAACATCCGTACGCTCTGGGAAGGTATGGTGAGTGATGTAAATCTCAGCGATTACTGGATGGCTATTAAAAACAGGGTGGAAGAAGGCTCGTTTAATAAGAAGACCATCGAAATCAAATCCTACGTGAGTCTTTGGTCTCACTTGTAGAATTGTAGTGTCATGCACCCTGGTTGTCCTTACGGACGATCAGGGTGATTATCTATCTTAAGCCTAGTATAGTAAAGTAAAGGAATTATATCATGTCTAATTACGTTTGGAAACAAGTTGAGAGTATCCGTCAGGATATGGTGTCTGTATTACAAGACTCTGGTTTTAAAGTGATGCTGACACCAAGAATACTCACCATCCGTCGTGGCAATGAGAAAGTAGTGGAAGTCAACACGAAGTGTACCGCACCCAAAGAGTTGTGGTCTTTAGCAGACGATAACTTATATTATCGCCAACAAATCGCCATGATGATGACTGCCATGAATGCTGTTATCTATCTAAAAAGCGATATCGCTAGTGCGGTTAAGGATAAGGCGCATCGTGCATTTGGTCTGTACGTGAAGATGACTGACTATCTGCGTGAACATCCGACTGTGACTCAGATGACTGTATATTCGGACGAAGAACTTCTCGATGTTGGTGAGAAACACATGGAAGAGACTGAGACTGAGATCTACGATAATCGTCCTCAGCGTTTTACTGATACTATTTTTGGCGGTGACAGCCATTACCCAGATATTCGCAAACCACACGTAGCCATGACCGATATGGAAGATGAACCTGAAAAACCTAAAGAAGTAGAAGTTACGGATAAAACTGTAGCTAAATACTGCAATAAGGTAATGGAAGCTTTGGATGATGTTGCTTGGAAGCACAGTGACATTACGTATAAGTGGGAGTATAACGAAGGCCCTTATAACGAGGATAACATACCTTGTTTGTGGTTTACTGTAAAGTTTGGTGGTGCTAAGTATAAATTCAAGTATACTTTGCCTTTGGATAAGTGGACTGTGTTGCAAAACCACACTGAAAAGTTTGTTGAGGAACGTGGTTTGGATAAGAGCCTCACCAAGAAACTCATCAAGACTGTGTTGGTTAGGATGGGTCTGGATTATCTTTTCAGCAACGTCACCATAGTGGATGAGGTTACTGCTAAAGTCACTAAGGACAACATCCGTAAAGCACGGAAAGTGATAGAAAGTGATATTGGTACTTTATACATGCCGTATGGTAAGTTTAATACAATATTTACCCATGATGTCTCCAATGAATACACAGTGAACATCGCTAACCGCTAACTTAATTACAGACTAGACGTAATGTCTAGGATGTAAATAGAAAGGAATCTTAACATGATCAAGCAGTTATACGAAGACATGGTAGCTGAATTCAATCGCGATAGTGGGTTCAAGTACGAGTTAATTCGAGATGAGAATATTCAGCAGAGTGTTGGCTTTGGACATGGTTATCGTACTAGGGTTACATTCCTAGTAGGCGATACACGTTCAGGACACAGGGATACGCAATATGTATTTAACCACACGATGCTGACCACTGACTACATTGTTCTGTCTACTAAGACACACGATTTCGCTAAGGCTAATGGCTTAAGTCGTGATGATGTGTTTGGTTTACTGCGTTTTGCCTATTTTGATTGTGCAATAAGCAATACATTCAATTACGGTTATGTTACCGATAGTGACGATGATCGTTGTGATCTGACCTCTATTAGTCATGCTGTTACCAATAATGCGCGTAGTAATAAGGTAATCGATGATTACTTTAAAGAAGTGATCGGTAATTTCGGATATAGTGATCCGAATACAGTGGAAATCAACACACTGCACAATGAAAGTAAATAACTAAATGGGAGCGTTTAAAATGGAAAGTTTACGTGAAATGGTTACCGAATCTCTACAAGAGATCGAAGCCAGACAGCAAGATGCTAAACGAGAAGCATTTCTGGAGGCATTGGGTGACTACACTCAAGCGGTAAAAGAAGGCTTGAGACAATGCAATTACAACTACGAGTTTAAAGACGAGTATGTTCGCATTGAGTACAATGGCTTAACAGCTGCTTCTGCTTTTAAGGCAGACTTGTATACTAAAGTCTATACCTCCACCATGTTGAACATCATTGGGACAGATCGCCAACTGGCTAGTCGCTATCGGAAGGCACAGATGCTGATACAGGCATTAGATGATAATCGTCTAGATGACTTAGAAGATGTTGTCGGTGAGCGTCTTCAAGAGCTTGAAGAGAAAGTGAATGAAGCCGGTAAAGCTTACGTAGACAGTCGTGGTGATGGTAGTCAAGCCATTAAGTCGATTCTTGAGCGGATACTTAATCGCTTAACACATAGCGGCCAGATCAGTGTTAAGTTTTACGACATTAATATCGCCCATCCGGATGATGGCGATATCATCACACGGGCATGCGATATTAACGTCAATACGGGCGACAGATCCTACATCTTCAAGTATGTTGTTCCATTAATATCCAAAGAGTTCTTCGATGACAGCATCACTGTCTTCTGTGCTACTAATGGTTTATCTAACGGCATGGTGACTACCATGAAGAACCTCTATACATTGAAGTGTTGTCTGGAAATGGTTCAAAACCATGTTGAAATATTGGGTGTTGAGGATGGCCAGTGGTTTATTAGTTGCTGTAGCGATATACTGGACTTCTACTACAAGGACAATGAGTTAATGGAGAGATTCATGGCTAAAGTCTACATGAGAAGACCTGACAACACCAGAACATATTGTTTCACCAACAGTTAATGTCGGTGTCTGTACACCAACGAGTAGTCGGTATCTGTAATATTACAGATACTTACTATTAAAGCAGAGAGATGGGTAACTGTCTCTCTTTTTTTACTATTTTTTACCTCTAGATAAAAGGAATCCCAAATGAAAGATAAAACTTTAAAAGGATACATTGAACGTTTGTTTAATGTTTTCTACGAACATGGTCTTCAGATTCTCTGTAATGGTCAGGCAGACGAGGGCGAGTCGTTTATTGTTAGTGTTGGGTGCAACTTTAGAAATAACCGTGAAGGTGTTAGTAACATTAGTCCGGCAGAATTCATCTACTCTTTGGATGCTACCAAACACAAGCAGTTTAAAGACATATTGATAGAAGAAGGGTTTGACGAAGACATTGTTGTCGACATCATGCAAGTATTCCTGCTTAAAAGAACCACAGACCTTATCTACAACACTTCCCTGCGTGGACGCAATACACCATTCTCGATAGATACAGAAGACACGAGTTTAAGCGACTGTATCAATGCGTTTATGGATGAATGGCGTAGAATGATGACTCAGACTGATTTCGGTAAGAAACTCCACCATGCTTTTACTAAATTCTTCCATCTTGAAGACAGAAAGATTAATGCTGTATTCAGTGTCACTATTGGCACTCAACCTTAATCTAGCTTATTTAAAAAAAGGAATCCCATCATGTTGGTTAATTTAAAAGACATCGACAAGAAAACACTCTCTAGTCGGGATATTGAAATCTACGAGTACATCGAAGCTATAGAAAACGATCTACTCGAACTGGATATAAACCCACAAGGTAGTGAATCCATAAACGGTATCAAAGTGACGCTTAACGATATGTTAATCGATCCAGGTAGTTCTGACCACTCTCGCCCACTTACAGTAGGTCGATCATGGGTAGAGAAGATCGGCATGATGATTAAGTTAAGCGACATGACTGATCAGTTGTTTAAAGAGATGTTGTATTTGACGGTGCTCTATCTTGCACTGGATGCGAAAATAGACGACGATAGAAGCAAATTTGGTGTCGATGCCGCTATCTTCATCAAACGTGAGCGTTACTTCGATAACCGGTTTGCTCGTATCATGCGTAAATTGGGTCCGTTGAAGATCATCGCTAAATTTAAAGGCATCAGTATCTAAATAAATCTAGAGGGATAAGTGTGGCTATGCTGCACTTATCCTTTTAGGGATATGTTGTCAGTTTTAGAAATGAAAGGAATTTAATCATGTTGCAAGAACTGAAACAAGAGCAATACTTAAACGATGTTACGCTCTTTATTAAGCGTATTGAACGCACGGTAAAAGAAGACGCGATCTCGTATACATTCGAAACCATAGGTGAATGGTATTTCCCATTGATCAGATGCACCATGAAGGGTGGTAGTCTGGGTGATGGCACCATCGTAGAAGAAGCTATACCAGATCAGTATCTGTTCGTTGGCTATAGACGACCAGGTGTAGATGAGTTCTTAGAAGATGTGCTCGGTTATAGCGAAACTAATCGTGTGCTGAAAGTGTCTCCTGTAGAAACCAAATACAAATCATGGTCTAAGTTAAAGAGCCTGATCGAACCACAAGAGTACGAGCGTTTGCGTAATACCGGCTATTTGATGGCTCTGGTAGTAGTGTTAAATAATATCCACCGACACTACCGTGGTGATAACAGTAAGATTCGTTACATCATCGAAGACATCAATAAACAGATAGCAACCAATCTGGCTTTGTTGGAGAACAGCACTAAAGAAGGAGAGGCTGTTAAGAAAATAGGTTTCTTTAAAAGACTAAGGAATCTATTCTAAATATTTAATTTTAAGTGGCTACAGCCACTCAAGGAGCCAATATAGCATTGGCTACGCAAGGAGCATTGAAATGGAAAGTATTCTAGAATACCACATCCGCAACATCAAAGAGCGGACTGGTATTGAATTCACTGTAGAGGAAGGCTCTACTTGGGAGAATCCTTCTTTACGTTATCATGCCGCTAAGGAGTTATTCCACGCTTCTGAGGATAAGACAGGTATTGTTACTGTAGAAGATCGTTACAACGCCATTAAGTTGCAGAAAGAGACTTTTAATAGCAAGATTAAAAGTCTCTCTCGTAATGCCGTCCAAATCATCGAGCTTGCTAACTTAGTAAAAGGTGATTTAGAAGACAACGTTAATACTTGGCTAGACGACTCACGTAAAGCTAAAGAGAAAGACGAGATCGCTTTTGAGACTTCGAATGAACTTGGGTATTTAATAGCACTACATGGTGGTTTGACCATCTTGCTGGGTGAGATAACTAATGATAATGTTGCCGACAATGTCCGACACTATCGTCAGACACTGAAAAACAACATCGTTTCGTGCCATAATCTCCTTAACATGGATAGGGCCGAGTGGTTACGTCGTACATGGATAGATACTCTTTGCAATATGGCTAGTCAACGCATCCATTTGCTCAATAAGGATAAGCAATGACTAATACGTTACCATTTATAGCCAAACACGAGCTAGAAGATCTTATCAGGCATATCACTGTGGCTACTAAAATAGAGTTTACATTGGGTGAAGAGGTAGATCCTTTTCATCCGGTGGTCTATTTCAAGATAATGGCTGATAAACCTTTTCATCCTGAGATCAATGGTCGCTTTAATGATAAGCGATATTTTCAGTATGCTTCTATTAAAGGAAATATGCTCGCTAAAAGCATCGGTAAAGCATTATCGGAACCTCCTTTAGTAAGGATGTTTGGTGAAAAGAAACTTGTGCAGCTGCATACTCAGTTTGTCGATAAGGCATATGGTAGGTCGGTACACGCCGATTGGAAAGAGTTGTTGGCTACGGCCAGTAATAATCCTGTTGTCTTTGAAAAGACTGCGACTATAGGTTACTTAATGGCTATACATGCTGCTCTGATGAAAGCCAGTAGGATAAGGTTAATCAATCAGTCTTTGGATATTAGAAGCTATCTTGAGAAAACAGAAGCATTGATCCGTAAGAAGTACGAACTACTATACTTCTGCCATCATGGCTGGATAATGGGTATGTGGTTTAAGTTTAAAGGAGCATTAAATGGAGTTAACAGAAGTATTGGGCCTTTTTAGAGAAGCCAATCGAATGGTTAAGAATCGTAAGACTAATGGCTATACGCGCACTTTGTCTTACTTAGTAGGATTGCAGTACCGCATTACTCAACTGACTGCTGAAATCAATCGTTTCACCAAAGTACCGCATGGTAACTATACGGCGTTTGACAATCGTGTAAAAGAGCTAGGTGGTGACATCTATTGGTATCTATCCCAGATGTGGAATGAAGTACATTTAAAGTCTAAGGTGGACAATAATCATCCTTACTTTAAGTCGGAGATCAAGTTGACGAAAGAAGACTTAAATAAACGGTATTGTGCTTTCCATTTGATCGATCATGATGACTTGGATGAAGTGGATTATAGTGGTGCGATGAACAACGTCTACTTTCACTGTAGCGATGTCAATGACATGGTTCTGTTGTCTATCTCACCTGTCATGTATCTGATCTCTAAAGCCATCAACAATCCTAACCAGAAGGAAGTAGATGATAATGCACCGCAAGTGTGGATGCGTGATCACATCGATCCTCTGGTATATGTTGTATTTAACAAGATCACGGTATTGCTGACACTGATGGGCTTTACTGTAGATGATTGTTTAGATGCCATGGTACGAGCTATAAAGGCACGTGAATGACTTATACCTAGCCTACCTATACCTGTAATGGGTATAGGTAGGTGTAAGGTATATGCTGTCATTCTTTTTTTTTATTTGTGTTTAGTGTATCTATCCTTACCAGTTAGTCTGAAGCATTACTTCTCTACACTATTCGTAAGGATATCCAACATGAATATAGGTCAATTACAGGCAGCATTAGCTAAGTTGCCTAAAGACAAACTCCTCTATAACTCCATCAATATCCCGACATGGCATACTGCTAGTCGTGGTGAGATCGTATTAGCCGGTTCACCCTGTCCGATACAGACAGTAGAACATCTTCAATACAAGCTTAAGATACTCTTACAGAGAGACTATCCTTCTCAAGATACGACATTCAGACGACAGATCGATACTTCTGTTGAACTCTATCAGTCTGGTGTACGTGAGATCAATGGTATCGATCGCTTATATGCCTATCCGATCAATGAAGTCACTCTCTTGCTCTGGCAACAACAGACTAATGACTTTATGGCTGTACCAGTAGCGATTGGTGGCCCATCTTACATCTTGTCATCTGATCAAGTTAAGGTACTCGTGAACAAACCTTACTTTAATGTATTGGGTGTGAATGGTAAACGCCATTATCTGGAAGAGCTACTGGCTGTCCATGGCTTCCAGTACCAGAACCAAGATGGTGAGATCATCTTCGTTAACAAACAATACTTCGATATGGCTCGTTGTGGTTGTGATGACGAACCTGTATTGAATATTGCCAATAACATAGGTGGATTCGATGACGTGTCTCTAAAAGAGATGCCTTTGTTCGTGAGGGCGAAGCCCTAATACAGACTGAGCCTTAGGTTCAGGATGTAAAACCCTAATTAATTTACACACTGAAAAAGAAAGAATGGATAACATGAAGAATATTAACGCAGGAGCATTACTGCTTATTGTTGTAGTCGTAGCAGCACTGGGATTTACTTTGGTGAGTTGTAACGCCCAGAACCCTAAAGAAGTCACTGTAGCACCTGTAGATGGTGTAACAGTTACACCTGAAGTGAAACCAGCCAGTGCTGCTTCAGCAGTAGCTTCCGCAGTAGAAGAAGCATTAACACCTCAAGCTGCTTCTGATATCGTGGTGACTGCTACTGTATTGCCAGTTAAAGAAGATGAGCAAGACTTTGTAGTAGAAGATGTTAAGAACGGCAAATTGACTTACGAAGGTTACTTAGGTGCTACTCGTCGTGAGAATGGTGAGATCGTAGTCTCTATCTACGATGCATTGAAGAAAGATAATCGCTCCAAGCGGTACTTTACTTACGTGTGTGATGCCAAGAATAACACCATCGTGCCGGTAGATGGTGCGTATCTCTATTTTGCCAAAGATCGCTTGAATAACCAAGCCATTGGTATTACTTCGGTTACTGTTAATGGTAAAGAATATATTGTATCTAAAAATACGGTAAAACCAATCATCCGTGAGTTGAACAATACCAAACACATCCAGTATCGTACAGCTAACCATTATACGGTAGATGTCGATATACTGGAACGTAAAGGCAGTACGCTTCCTTGCATGACTGAATAATCAATATAGCTATCCACTATCTTACCTATATGGGTAGGATAGTGGACATGCTTTATGCTGTCGCTATTCTTTTTTTAACCTTAATACACACAGACCAAACCTAAAGGGACAGTGAAGCAATGAAAGCTTATTTAGATAATGTTAAGAGGATACTAGAAGAAGGAACCGTAGTACATGGTGATCGCAGTGGTACAGGCATGATCTCTCTGATTGGCTTAGGTGAACACTATACTTTAACCAAAGGTAAGTTACCTCTATTAACCACACGTAAGATGCCGTTTAATAAAACACTAGAAGAACTCATCTGGTTTATTAAAGGTGAAGATGATGTATCTTACTTAGAAGAGAAGAACGTTAAGTTCTGGGATGCTTGGACACACCCGCTGTATAAGACCATAGGCCCGATGTATCCGTCTATCTGGCGTAGATTAAAAGTAGTCTCACCATTGGTAAAAGAACACTATACGAAGAAGAACACTATTTATCCGATTATCTCAACGATAGACCAGTTGTCTTTATTACTAGAAGGGATACGCAATAACCCTTTTAGTAGAAGGCACTATATCAGTAATGTCAACTTAGGCATGCGTCCTATTGAAGGATTGTCTAGTCGTGATAACATCGAGATGGGCAATATGGCTCTGGATACTTGCCATCGTGAGTTCTTCGTATCTGTACGTGAGTTAACTGAAGATGAGGTAAAAGAAGCTATAGACTATCGTAAACGCCAAAGTGATGTATTCGGTATCGTAGATAAGCGTAAACCACCTAAGTATAAGTTAGAGACTACATTGACGATGCGATCCAATGATGTCATGTTAGGTAGGCCACACAACATCGCTCAGTATGCGATGATGAACTTTATCCTAGCCCATGTGCTGAACATGCATCCTGGCACACACCACCATCTGGTGCATGACAGCCACATCTACTTATCTCATGTTGAAAATGCCAAAGAGCTGTTAACACGTGAGGTATTAGATCCACCTAGTTTCTACATTCGTCCTACATTGACTCAGGATGAGTTACTGAATGGTGACTTGACAGTAGAAGACTTCTATCTAGATAGATACCAATACCAAGGTGTCTTATCATTCAGTAAAGAAGGCTAGTTATACTCTATATCCCTTACACCTACCTATACCTGTAATGGGTATAGGTAGGCTATGGGTTATGCTGCCATCTATAGCTCTGACACTCTACTATACAGAAGGATATACAACATGAAAAACACACTGGCTGACTACAGACATCGAAGGCGTGCTGTGGCTGTTATGTTTCTATTAACTTCAGTCATCTTAGGCTATATTTGGTTAAAATCCATTACACCTGAGAGTACACGTAAGTCACTTACGTATAAGACTGCTACAGTCACATGGCGGTTCGATGCATTTAACGATAAGATAAGATATACACTAACCAGTCGTGATGGCATGTCTTTGGTATTGACTTGTCAAGATGGTAAGATACTGACTGAAGACTTACACGCCATGTCTACTGTTAGGATGCGCTACAATGCACGTGAATACATGTTAGCGAATACTTCTTTAGATGGTGAACTCTACAGAGTGCCTGTACTGAGTGACTCACCTAACCCAACTAAACATCAACAAGAGTATCTACAGGCATTAGCACATGCCCGTACGATTACATTCGAATACGACTATGTTCGTTATAGCTGGAATACCGATAACAGTGCGATTGTGTTATCGTGTATAGATAAGAAGATACTGCCTACTGAAGTAGACCGTATAGTTAGTGAAGTACTCAGTAGCAGTGCTGCTTCTGATATTTAAAGTGCTTTTTATCTTGTAACTAACCCTAAATAAACAAGGATTGACTTATGTCTAAGAAACCTTTTCACTACGATGCACGTTTAAGTGGTAAAGAGAACATGCAGCGACTCTTTATTGATTCTTCTATACCGGAAGAGTTGGTGGATAACATTGAGCTATTGAGTGTGCATGATGCTACTTCTGCCGAGTTTGACGAATACACGAAGAAACAAGGCAATACTGCTGTTAAGACCAAATTCACTGGTCAGTTAGCTCAGCTGACTAAGAAGCCTGGTATGGTGTTTTTCTACCATCGTTGCTCTCCTATCCCTGATATCTGGGAAGATCGCATCATGATGGTGCGTGACTCTGAACTCTTGAATGTCAATTATCAAGACTACATCAAATCACGCTGGTTAAGCGATGGTTTCCCGTATGTGGGTGAAACATTAACCCTCAATGTCAAGAACAAAACTGGTATACTGGCTTATGGCCGTAACAATGTGGAAGTGAAACCATCATTGCGCAGTTATGGTTTAGTCGGTACAGGTATACAGCAAGTACAATACTACGTGGATTTGGCACACACTCAAGCCAAATACGTGGTGACTGTTAATCCATTTGCTACACTTGCTTCTACGACACGTAAAGATGGCTATATTGAGTTGACTGTACCGTCTTATGCTACTGTACAAGAGACTGAGTCTAAGCTCTTGGATCGCTACTTAAAAGAAGCGTATGGTGCGACACGTGCAGCTGCTATCTTGGAAGAGATCGTCGCTGAATCCATCCTGTTGAAACGGGATAATGATTTCGATATTAAGGTATTGCGTAGTGGCACACCTGAAGAAGAGTTAGAGTCTAGAATAGGTCAAGCCTATCCTGCCGTACAACTCTATACTTTAGATCGTGAACAAGTAGAAGACGAACACTCTAAAGTAGTGGGTAATATTCGTCTATTGATTGCTAAGAGTGATCTGGCTGAACTATTCGTTAAGAGTGGGAAGTTTGAACTCAATACAGATTTGGCGACTTCATTCGTATCTGATCGTCCTAGATCGTTTATCTTCAATACGATTGGTCAGACACTGAAAGTAGAAGTAGCATTAGGTAAAGTAGAAGCTGATAAGATCGAAGAGACGGTGACTCGTCTCTTGAGATTGAAATTAGGCACTTATGCTGATTCTGTTGTAATTACTAAAACAGAGGAAGATCGTGTAGCCGGTACGGCTAAGCTGGAGATTACACCTGCTCTGAACATCAGCGACTATGTAGGTGGTAAGATCAATGTGGTCGTGAACTACATCGCTGATGAAAACAACGGCAATGAACCAGCTAAGCTTGTTATACTGTCTTACAACCTAAATGGTTTTAGCAAGGTATCCAAAGGATAACACGATATAGACTGTAAAGTCTACTAAATGCCATATAAACAGTATAGCCTATTGGGTTATCACTATTCTTTTATTAGGAGAGGGTAGCATCGCTATCCTTTCTTTTTTTACTTACACCCTAACTAAGAGGTAATATTACATGGGACAAGAAACACAAGGACAACCAGCAGTACCACCAGTAGAAGGTGGTGTAGTCGGTGCACCTAGCAGTGAAAACAGACGTACTGGCCCACATGCCATACGACTGGTGACATTACAACCACAACGTCCACCTACCGAACTCTTACGTGATCTGTTGATTACCGGTGGTTATTCGGTAGAGATGGCTTCTAAAGTCGGTACGGAAGCACACAATGAGATCCGTCTGACTGAAGTAGAAGCCAAAGAGATGCAGTACGGTAATACTGAGTTAACCGTAACATTCAGTGGTGAAACCAAAGATGAGTTGGCTAAGCACAACACATTGATCGATGGTGATAAGTTCAAGCATGCTTATAATCGCCTAAGTTGGGAACAAGAAGTCAAACGCATCACTGCTGAGTTTGTTGGTGATGAGAGTTTGGGTAAGGAAGAACTTGATAAGCAGAAAGCCAACTACGAAGTAGATGGTTATCATGCTGTTTCTCTTCTGTTGGTAGAGAAAGTACAGAAAGTAGCTGATATCTTCGCGCACGATTTGTTTCCATACGGATCCACTCCCATGCGTGCAGATGAGATCGATGTTAAAGACAACGTATTCAAAGGCCTGGGTACTCTGACTACCGTTATGGGTAAACGATTCATCGGTACGACTGAGCATAATGTCAACATCAATCCGATTGCCTTCTCCATGGAGAAGCCAGGCATTGGTCTCTTTGAGTTCAGTGCACCATTCGTACAGCTCGATATGCTGAAATGGTTCTATACTGGTGTATCCAATGTAGAGCGTAAAGCATTCATCGTGTTTGATTTGGGTTATGCTGGTAAATCCGTTAGCTACGAGCGTACTGTACGCCGTGTACCACAGATCGGTCGTTTTACTTACTTCGGTGAAGCACCTACTCTGTCGAATAACGGTCACGGTGACATGGCTGTAGCTGAAGAAACCACCGCTGAACCGCTGAATATCCCTCTGGAAACTACAGAAGCAGCTACTAATACTGCTTTTGCTATCCTGATGGCCAACAACATCGTCATGTATAACAATCAGTACGGTAAACCGTTTGATCGTTTGGCTGACCACATTAAAGAACATGTCGACACACTCCAAAACATTGGATTCTCGTACGATGATGTGGAAGAAGGTATCGAAGCCACTCCTGAACTCGTAGAAGCAGTGGCCAATATCCCTGGATACGAAGATACTACTAATCTGTCTTCACGTGTCGTAGGTCTAGCTTTCCGTAACGACATTCCTTTGTCTCAGGCTTATGCTAATCGTTCTGGTGTCGTTGGTAACTGGATCATTCCGGTAGAGAAAGCCAATTTGGCTAATGAATTAGTGGATGTGTTGAAGTCCATTGCCGATCTGAAGGAAAAGATAAATGGAACAGCAGCTGTAGAGGGAGTGAAAGATGTATTCCATGCAGCGAGCTATACCGGTGATGCGAATCAAGATATCGCGATTATCGTGAAGACTAATACCGATAAGTTGGAAGTAGATGATAGCAAACACAACAAGATCAAACTCACTGTAGGTGAGAGTGATTTCTTGCCGTATGTGAAACACGTTGTCAATGCTGTATTTGGTAACGTGTATGGTGCCGTTGACATTGTTGAAGATACTGAGTATGTTTACGAACATGCTAAGGTGTACGAAGTCAAACCTAAAGCCATGTTCACGAACATCAGTGTCGGTAAGACGATTCGTGTGGTATACGTGAAAGCTGAGGAAGCTCGTGAAGAGTCTCCTGCTCCAAAACAAGGTGAGTTGGTAACTGAACTCTCCGGCTTTACGCCACCTAACAGTGGACAAATGGTCTAATGTAGTTTATTAAGCCTTAGTACCTACCTATATCCGTAATGGGTATAGGTAGGTAAGGGACTATGTTGTCACTTCTAACTACTAAGAGTGTGAGACTATACCTTATACAGACTAGGCAGGATGGCTAGGATGTAAACTTTTTACAGGAGTTTTACAACATGTTGGTTGATTTATCACTCTCTCAGACAGAGAACTTATTAAAGCTGATTGCCCGATCCTCTCCTTACGAGATCGCAGGCGATATTGAATCATTCGGTGTACGTGATGGCTTACACCGTGATGATGATGGTAATGTCTATAACAGTACCTTACAGATTAACCTAAGGCTGGGATCAGAAGCCTTTAAGAATGCACAGACTAAAGCCATTATTACGCACTATAACCGCATCCAGTTACCTGCTGCTACTGAGCCTATCGAGTACGATGAAACCGTACATGGTGAAGCTACGGATGACAACTTGACGGATTACGTTAATAAGATGCGTTTGTTCAGTAACGATGAGAAATATCCATTCAACGTCGAGATGATCGATGGTGAAGCATTCATCATGGCGCATCCTTTAAGTCCTATTTACTTCGGTAGTGCTACTTATCCGATTAAATTAACTGGTACGATTACACCTGCGCCATTGAAGTCCCATTTGAAGTTTGCCTTGATGAGTAAGCATCATGCCGATATGGACAGTGATGTCACTCTGTACGATGGCAATGGTGATGATATACTGGCCATGAATGATGCTGATTTGTTGTCTTACTTGTTTACGACAGAAGATGGCCAGAATCACTTGTTACGTAATCCGGATGGTCCTGATGCTGTGGATGATAAAGCACTTCTAGTAAACTACTACTTATCGGATTATCGTACGATGGCTGTATTAGAAAGGGTGAACAATAAGATTTCATTCATGATCGGCAATGCTGTCTTTAAGCCTAAGGAAATAATGATTGATGTATTCTACTTAACATTGGCTTATTTGTTTAACCAATACCAGATAGAAGCAAGGCTATTAGAGACATTCAGTATCGGTAAGCATCAGGTACAGATTACACTGGATGGTACGATATTGACTATTGTCATCTTGAATCCATCGGGTGATACTGGTGAAGGGGATAATCTAAGCTATCGGCTGTTTAAAGATACGATACTGACTGGATTCATGGGTTATTTAGCCCGTATTAACAATGGCCATGTAGTCGGTTATCGTCTGGATGAATTAACAGATGCTGAAAGTAAGACCTTCTACATGTTAGAAGAGAAAGACCAAGTGGCTCGTTTACGTTTGGCTGGTAACAGTCCGTTTGTTAAAGGTGAAATCATCGTGCGTTGTTTACACTATCCAAGACGTGATGTCCGCATGGGTGGGTTCTATAACACGATACCTGAAGAACTCAAGCGTGTACCAGAGAGTACAGAGATAACAGAAGATGTGGTGGTGAGTCAGCCTACTGCTCCCGAAGCTACACCTAGTCCAGTGCCTAATACAATAACAGAACAAGCAGGTGGTTAAGATGACTGTATACCAAATAGACAGATATGCTTCTGCGTTTGAGAACATGTTGGGATTGTTGTTGAATGACAAAGTCATCACGTTAGAAGCGACAGACGTAGAGTTAGGTGAGCCTGTGTGGCTTGAGAATGCATTGACCACATCGCATCCGAATACACGGTTAGATGTCAGTTATCGTGTAGATGGTGTGCCTCATCCGACACGTATCTATTATCGTCGTGTACATCCATTCGATGAGACATTGGTATTGAACAGAAGTGAGTATGGTACAGTAGATGAGATACTGAGTGAAATCAGAAGTCGCTTAGTGAAAGATCAGGTAAGGCTGAACAGAGATGGGTTAGATAGTAGAGGTATCGGTACGATATACGTAGATGCACTGGAAGACAGTTTGCTCTACGTGGGATATAGTAAAGTAGAGATAGTAGATCAATAGTACACTTATAGCCACCTATAGTCCATTACGGGCTATAGGTGGTGTAGGGTGTGGTATGCTACTGTATAGCGATAAATATAGATACTTACTATTAAGGTAGTGGATGATAAGGATGACTTATCTATTAACCCACTATCTCTTATTTTTTAACCTGCTATAGAAAGGAATCAAAATGAAAGATGTAGCTGTAGTGCGTGATGTATTGAAAGACGCACTTGAAAATGTAAATGACATCATCAGGACGCACGATGATGTTAAGAAGGTTATTAATCTCAAACTCCGTGTGGTTATGCCTGGTTTTAATAAGGATCTCTTTACCATTGACTGTAAAGAGAAAGACGGCGTTATAGTGCCTGTTAAGTTCACCTACACCCCACCTTCCCAGAAGGAGAATAACAACCTCACTCGCCCATTCCCTGAGATGTATAAGATCCGCGCTAAAATACGGAAATACATCAAGAAGGAAGTAAAACTTCAATTCGAGGGAGCAGACTCAGTTATCTTCGATCGCACGATAGAGAGTTTTCTCTTTAACCACGGTCTCTCGATGTACGGTAATGAACTTACTGTATCTCTTGATGGTCTGGAAGGATACATACTGGCGTTACCTGAACTTTACTCCAGTATCAATGTCAATGTCAATAAGACCACGATCGATGAAGAAGGCTACGCCTTAATAGAAGCCGGTATACTCTTACACATTGGAGTACTTGGGGAGTTCATCGGTAATAAACACCTTTGGTTAGTTGCACTGAATCGTTTCATGAAAGAAATGGTTAGACAGAAAGTGGCTAAAGTAGCTGCCAAAGTAAGAAATATTGTTGGTATCCATTTGGAAGGAGTTGTAGATGACCCATTCTAAAGTAGACTTAATCGATTACATCGGTAAGTTATTAAGCAGTAACGACGATGTTACTAAGACACATGATCGTGTGGTGGTAGAGTTACAGCAAGTGGTATCTGAAAAGTATCACGATGTAGATTACGATTATCGCAGTGATATCCACATCACCTACGAGAAACGTGAAGTGAGTGATGGTAAACGTCAGTATGCTTACGTACCCACTATCGTGCGATACGATGGCGGCAGTATACAGGCGTTTGACGATACACCGAAAACTGGGGACTTCATCGATTGGTTTAACGAAGGCTATAAGAAAGCCATGTGTCTCTACTTCCCGTGGTTTGAGAAACTGAAGCTGCGTGATTTGGATATTGAGACTATTCATGCCTTGTGTGGTAATGACGAAGCCGATGCGGATATCTATCGCCAGTATGGTTTGGCTATAGCTATCGATCCTAGTAGCATATACGATCATGGTTTTGTGTTTAAGTACGACCATGAACATGAGTATGCACCTGGTACAGTCATGATTGAACGTAGCCGCTTAGGCTGGAATGCGGATACATTGAAGGCCATGGTGAAGTCTCTAACTGGTCGTGCCGATGAGTTTGAACTGAAGCCTTCCTATACGTTTGTGGTAGGTGAGATCAATGACAATGTCATCGGTGATATGGCTAAACAACTGATGGTCAATGGTACTTACGACCTACTGGCTGGTATTCTCTATCCTGCTGTTAATCAGCCCGATAGCGATGTTCTCGATATTGAGGTGAAATTACAGCACGTGGTGGCTAAAGGCTTAAGGCCTAAGTACTATCGGTTAAAATACAATGGCCATTTACTCAATAAGACGAGTGTGCCTTATGCTGTAGGCTTGAGAGAAATCTTGAACGATAACCATACGTCGTTTAAAGAAGTAGATTCACTACCCTTGTTGCCTGTCTTTACTGGTGAAGGTGATGATTTGCGTATCTTGTACTATAAAGTCGACATCATGGTCTATAAGGCAGATGCTGTTAAAGATAGTAGTGTGCTTACTCCGCATGAACACAGCGATACAGCAGAAGGACATAGTCATGGAACCAGTGCTCCCGAATAGGTTACGCTATCCGGTGATACGCGATGATGTCTGGACGATAGACCACATTAGCTGTATGCTCTCTGATGCCTCTAGAAGGCTCTTAGAGGACATTCTAGGACCTCATGTAGGGTACATTAACCCAAACGGTTCTCATCGACCTATGTGCGTTACAGTGGCCTACAGCCGCACTTTAATCGAACTCTATTGGTTCATGCGTCATCATGACTTGGATGACTTCATGGAGTTCGATACTCGCAAACGTCCTATCGTCGTACCATTGGAAGAAGTAACGGTTGACAATGTAACCGATAAGCATGGTATACCGCATGGTTCTTTGATCTTAAACAGTAGTAAGTTCGATCAAGAACGGATGTTCTACATCAGCAACAAAGGTGCTTCTTGGGATGAGGGTGAGTATATACCTCATCTCGTGATTAAGAAGGAAGAGCCTTTTACTGAAGACGAGCTATCCGATATCCGTTATGGTTTAAGTAATAACAGTGATGCTTCACTCGTATTCGATAGGATGCGCTACATGAGGTTCGCTGAACTGAAACCTATAATGGAGACGACGAGACACGGGTAATATTCCACTATATAGATGCACGGCTATCCTTCTAGATGGAGGATAGTCGTGTATTTCTTTTTTTAGTAGAATAGGAAAGTGGAAAACATGAAGTTAAAACGATCAGTTACACGTGGTAGTGAATGGAAAGTAGACTATCCGATGTTGTTGATAAAGGTAGTTACTTGGATACCTTTGTTCTTGTTGTCGATGTTGTTCAATGTGTTAAGCTTGGTATTAGCACCTTTTATTGCTTATATTAGCTTAGGCAATAATGGTACGAAACCAATACCTGCTTATTTTGCTTGGTTTCTAACACATGACAATACGATAGATGGAGATGAAGGACATCTAGCCAGATGGCCAGGAGATACTAAGTGGATACGGTTTAAACGCCGTGTGGCTTGGTTATGGCGTAATAAGGGTTATACATTCGATTACGATGTCTGTGGTGAGAAGATCAAGCACGACATCATGTCGTATGGTGAAGAAGGGACGACTGACCAAGGTAAGCCTGGTTGGCTGTTCCAATTCGATAGTAACTATACGTGGGAGTTTTACTTGGTCTATCGTTATCCATTTAAACAAGACAAATGCTTACGCGTTCGTTTTGGATGGAAGATAGACGAAGGAAGTGAAGACAATACGAAAGCCATGTTGGCTACAAGTATTGGGATATGGAAGTCTTTTGGTAGTCCCAAAGACTAATTAGAGATAAGGAGCGTTAACATGCAAGAAATGAAAGAAATCGATTTTCTGGCTTTGATCACTGATAAGGTCAATAAAGCCAATATAGAGGGCGATAGTGCTAACGTCTATATTAAAGAGACAGTAAGGTCAGGCGCTGAAGTTGACACCATGAAATTGGAGTTTTATCGTAAGGATGATGGCTTTAGCTGTGTTGGAGTACAGTACACGTACCGCCCTCCTCTAGGTGAAGTATACCAAAGATTGGGTCACTATAGTGAAGATCTTGTAAAAGAAGAAATAGGTCACTATCTAGATAGGTTTACTATCGACTCTAAGATCGGTAGAAGTTGTTTAGGTGGTTATCTGGACATCAGTGACTTACTCAATAGCCGTGGTATTGTAACCAAAGACAATGGTGATTTGTCTATGTTAAGCATCTTGACGAATAGCGCCGCCATTGAATTGCAGCAAGCAGAGAAAGGCGAAAAATTAACAGACGATGAGGTACTTAGTAAGTCGTTCGATGGTATCTTCCACAATCCACTTAGAATGACTGTAGTGGAAGGTGATAAAACACCACACTACATCGCTAATAAGATCGAAGAGACTAACTTCGGTGTTAAGACGTATATCTGTTTGGATAAGCGTCAGATGTGGTTCCCTGTGGATGATACATTCGCCTATAACATCGTCATGAAGTGGATGTCTGAGTTGGTGTTCCCGTATGCTAAGTATACGGTTGATCTTCTGGAAAGAAGCTTCGATCCGGATGTTGTCGTCGAGAAAGACGGTAAGCGTGTTGTCACTTGGTATGGTTATACGATACCAGTTGAAGATGATGTAATTGATTACAACAAATACGTCAAACTCAACGAGAGACATGAGTTCATGGCTATCGAAGATGTGGTACTGAAAATCTATTCGATCTGTGCTGAGAATAACTTACATGTTAAGAATGTTCGTGTATTCGCACCAGATGAAGACGATATCGATATTTACCACATGATCACCTACGAGTTAGAGTGATGTGGTGAATTTTCTAAATATATATTATTAAAGTAGACATGGGTAGATGAGGCTTTTATTGGCTTCATCTACCTTAAGTCTCCTATGTCTTGTACATAGGCCTATTTTCAACTCGAGTATACTAAGACCGAAAGGCTTAGTTTGTTTTGTAGTATTTGTTATTAACTTAGTAAAGGAATATTTTATCATGGAAAACATGGAAAAAGAAGTAGCACAAGTAGCACCTGAATTAGCAGCAGCCTCTCCTCATGCTGCGCCTGAATTAGCAGCAAAACCTGATGCTAAAGTGGTCGAAACCATCGCCCAGTATCTGTTGGATAAGTTGACCTGTTGCAGTACAGGCACTATTCAGGAACGCATGGAACTTGGTGTCAAGCAACGTGCCGTCAATGAACCAACTAATACACGCAGCATGACACTGGAAGTACAAGACATCATGTCTGGCATTAGCTGGTATTGCCGTGACCAAGACCCGTCTTGTACAGTCGTGCCGAACAACCAACTCATCCGCGATGTAGCGGTTAAGTTTAACGAACTCATCTTGGTTGACAAAGGCTATAGCTGCCTGGCTTACTTGAATCGCCAAGAAGTAAAACACGTATTGGCTAAAGGTGAAATGCTGGCTCCCGTAGTAGCCATGCATGAAGCGGCTGTATTCAAGCCATGGGTATACGATAAGCTGGTTGCGTATGCCATTCGTGTTATTGAGAATGGCGTGGAGAAATACCACGGTGATGTATATCCGGTAAAACGTAAGGACGATGTACAAAGTGCGAATCGCGATGTATTCGAAGACAACAAAGAATTCATCGTAGCGTACTACGATCCGCATGTGACCACCATCATGGCCAGTTTGATCACTGAACGACTGGAATCTGAAGATAAGGTTTTCGATATCGACATCGTACCGGTGAACCTGACTTTCTTGAACTATTACAAGGAAGATACCATTTTCCAAGACAAGGGTATCTCTGCTTATTTCATTCCTAAGAATGTGTTTGCTGAACTGCCTGATGATGCCGTGATTGAAGTAGATCGTGATTACAGCGATTTTGATCTGGTGGAAAATGAATACAATGTGGATCTGCGTCTGGTAGCCAGTAACACTCGTACGCTGATCTACGCAGCTTCTGGCCTGAAAGGTCGTGAAGATGCGCCTAAAGTTAGCCAAGCACTCTACGATGTGGTATTGAAAGCAACTGAAACTCACCATCCGTTCGTATTCGATCCGGTGATCGATGTGGCTGTATTCGGTAGTGATTACACTCTGTACTACATCGTGAATGACACCAAAGTGCTGACTGAAGATGCCATCAACAAAGAAACCTCTGTGGATGATTTGTTGATACTGGATAACCGTGTGCGTGAGTACATTGACGATCATGGTCTTATCTACGTGACTGCACATCGTCTGGCGACTGATTCGTCTGTTGACTTCTTGCCGTTTAAAGATGGTTATTACTACCTGAACCATGCCTATCTGACTCATCTTTTGGCCAATACCATTCCACTGACTGAGGTTTATCATCAACGACAAGGTAATGACTACTTCGTGGCGATTACTAAATCCTACGGATGTGATCGTGATGAAGCAGCAGACATCAGTATGCCGTTTATGCGTGAATGTTATCGTCTGTCAGTAGATGAAGTACCTGAATGGCTGAAATTGCGTGATTTGGCGATTCCTTATTGGAAACCGACTATGAATTACTTCCATGGTGCATTGGATATTAGTTCTTATCCGGTGGCTACAGATAAGGGTAAGTATTACTTCACTGAAACCTACATGCTTTGCGTGCCTAAGGATAAGGTGAAGAATGTCGATGATTTGATGACGTATTTGGGTAATCATCCATATCGTGACTTTGTCGGCGTGTTCTCTTACGCTGGTGGGGATAATGTGCGTGATGGTGATCTGTGGCGTAAGGACTACGTGAAGGATATTGAACGTTTGATTAAACGTGAGATTGATTTTACGGATGATGTAATGTCCGTATGTTCGCCGATTACTGAGGTAGATGAAATCATGGTGTCTGAAGACATCCACGGTAACCTTTACCTGACTATCGTAGAACCATCAGGCCTGGAAGGCTAACTTGTAAATGATAAGACACCTGACTACTCTTAATGGGTAGTTGGGTGTTTTATCTTTTTTTTCTAAGGAGCGTTAAATGAAGAAAGATTATATTGCAGAAGTAGAAGTCGTTGATGTTGGTGAACACACTCTGTTTGATCGTTGTCCAGCGGAGTTCAGTGGCCGCATCATCGAAGAAGACGACAGAGTCTCTCGGTATGGATTCGTCGAGAAAATTACTGTATACGAGGAAGACGGTAGTGAATCCACTCACCTTAACCAAGTGAAGTTATATCCTCGAAACCATACTGGCGACCCACGTGATGACTTTGTGGTGGTAGTAACTGGTAGTGATGTCTGGAATAAAGAACCAAAATATCGATACAATAACATTATTACCAGGTTAGAAGAGAAAGGCTTGATGTTTAAACTCGAGTTGTTCTTAGCTGATTTGTTGAAGGTCGATACTGGTTGCTACAGTGCTGATAGTGAAGTCGATCCTACTAAAGACACTAAGGGAACATTTGATCTCTTTAACCAAATTTACATGCTTCCTGAAAACGAAGGCTGTTTTGAAGTTGCTATCCCGATGGGTAAGGTTAAAGATATCATTATTGGCGATGGTGTGATTATTTACGACAAACAGGATCCGTCTTCTGTTAGTTATAAAGAAGGACTCATTCAGACACATGACGATTGTGTTGATGTGTGTCGAGACGCTAGAGAAGGAGATGACACCACGGTATTCCACGTGATTGGTTATCTATCCCACATTTCCGGTGTCGCTCGTAAGAACAACCACAAGAACATCAATACAACGGTTATCAAGGCTCTGAATGTAGATGGTAAAGACATCTATTACGGCATCGTTAGCCAAAGTAATCCAGAAGGAACACGAGATCGTACGTCGGTTACTGTTGACACGCATCTATCTATCTACAATAAGGTTGCTGATTATTTATCATCCAAGCCGAGTAGCCAGCAATTCATGCCTGTCTTTGAATTGAACCGTTGTGGTTACACTAACTTTATCACTGTGTTCCAAGCCATTGATGCGATAAAAGCAGTTAATGGCTTCAGTGACTTTGGGTTCTCTGGTAAAGAGTTAAGGGTAACTAGAATAATGGGTATTACCTTTATTTCGTTGGGAACGATACCTTCCATTGACTCCATCATCGAGCAATATGGTAAAAGCAGTATCTGGCAACACAGCCGTCAGTACGCAGGCATGGTAAGTAGCAGAAAGCTATCCGATGAACAGTCTAATAGTATCGCTAAAGAGTATAACCTTTATGCGATTGAGATGACTGTCTGCGGACAGTATGCACCCTTAGGTTGTGTGGTACTCGATGAGGGTAAGATGTCTCGGTCTTTGGTGGTGTCTCTGGTTCGTGATGACGAAGATACTTCTGTTGTTAAGAATGTACCTTCGTTTATGCAGACTTACTTTAATCACCAAGGTAGGGACATCATGCTTTCTAAAGCAGTATCCTTCGCCAATATGTGGTTTGGAAAACCGCAAGAAGGCAATATGTGGTTTGGAAAACCGCAAGAAGGCTTTAAGTACACGAAAGTGGTGAAAGACATCGAGTGGATTAAAGAACACTACGATCTCTATTACCACAATGGTTTCATGTTCTTGGTGTCTAAAGAAGGAATATCGAATGAGCAAGAAGCATTAGCAGAGTTAGTTAAAGAGTAAGTATTTTAAACCGTACGACTACCTATAGCCCTAGAGGGACTATAGGTAGTTTGTACATTTGTCACGTAGTAAAAAGGAGCGTAAAATGGAAACTGATTATTTAAAAGATCATTTCGACATGAGAGTGTACAGTATCGTTGGTCATTTAGAGGCTAAACTAGATGCTGTAAAACATGTAGGTGATACTCGTACGGTAAACATCAAGATTAAAGATGGTGTTGATACGTATCTTGCGATGCGTTTATTGTTCGGTGTAGGGCCTACCAGCCATCTGAAAGAGCTTACTGTCTTCGGTGATCTGAGTAAAGGATTGTTAGAGGCTGGCCGTATCCGGTTCGATTCCAGTATGTATACCCGTATCAATGCTTTCTTTTTATTTGCCGATAGGATCGGTGCTAGAGTAGATCTTAGCCAGATATTCAACAAACTGACAGAAGGCAATAACGATGAACAGTTTACGTTGTTCTCGGATAAAGAAGACAGTTTGTTTAATGGTAAGGTTTATCTTGGTAATTCTTTCCATTTAAGGGAACTTAATGGTGGTGAATGTATAGCCCACATCGTTAAGACCATCGATGATACTGATTTCAGTAAAGATGGGGACATCGATCTTGTATTCGATGCCTCTAAGGCCATTACTGACTGTAGGGTGAACAAAGGTGAAAAAGAAACTAAGCCTGAGTTGTTTACCAAAGCCATCGTGCACGAATGGTCGATCACCACCTATAACTGGTTAATCGGCGATATGGTGAATATACTACTCAACATTTGGAAGAATGCTGAGTTTAAGTGTAATATTAAACTTGGTATTACTGACGATCCTGATCTTAAACGTGTGGTTGAAAATAAACTAGGGTTGTTCTTTACTTCTTTAGTTTGCAATCAGTCTTACTTCTACGCTACTAAGCAATCTGAGTATTTCTTAGGGCTTAGGAAGCGTAGAGAGGAAGTTACTGGTCGAGACTTTAACTTCAAGACTATTGAGTTTGGTGGGGAAGGTGAAGACGTGTGTTGTCAACCTACCATTATCATTAACATCGAATATGGTGAAAAACAAGGAGCTTTAAAACATGAGTAAATCAGTAAAAGAAGCATTGAAAGAAACGTTTGCATTGGCTAAGTTGCCTAATAACTTGCCTACTGTGTTGTCTTATTACAACACCATGAATTGGTTGGGTAATATTGCGGATTCACGTAAATTCGACAAAGCATTCGTCTGTGCTCACTTTACACAACGGTTTCCGGAACATGAGATGACGAAAGCCCTGTTAAAGTCAGATATCGAGTATGCCAACAAACTCATCGCTGAAACTTTAGATGCGTATCTGGATGAATACAACCAACAGACACGTCTTAAGGTCGAGCTAGATGGAATGAGCAGTGGTCTCTGCTATAAGACACTATTCGGTACAAGTATATCTACTCTGGCACGTATTCAATTCACGACAGGCTTGATCGATGTTGTGCCTAAAACAGAAGGCTTTATTTACGTCATTCGTTATAAAGAAGATGGTAAATGGAAGCTTCAGTACGATGCTACACATCTGTATCTGACTAATGACGATCACGGTCCAAGTGGTATTAAATACTTGGGTCAGTTCGTATGTGTGCGTGATTTAGATGGTAGTCCTAATCATGGTGGTGCTGAATGGCTGGATGAGCTATTAGAACAGCTGGAAATGCACTATGGTGGTACTGAGTACGAACTGTGTGTATTGCCGATAGACTTGACTATACCTTTAGGTGATCGGTACGATCCGAATGGTAGCTGGGACGTGGATAAGCAGATCTACGTGATGGATTCTAATATAGGTGGGTCTGACGTTGCTATTCCTTTAAGCACGATAGAAGGCATGGTGGGTGAAGGTGGTGATCTACTACGCATAATAAGACCGGTTACTGATCCTGAAAAAGGCGAGAGTGAAGAAGGTGTTTATACGCTTAGCGATATGGAATACAATCCTCGTTGTATCGGTGATGTTCGTGTCGATGAGATCACGACAACGATTAGGCGTATTGACATGATGCTGGATGATCGTAAATTTGACTTCGAAGAAGAGATCAAAAGGATCGATCCTAATCTGATACAAGATAACATGCGATATGGTTACGTAGGTTTACGTCATGTTGAAGGCCAAAATAACCACCACACTATCTTCTTCTCATTGGGCTTTAGTGAAGTGAAGATCACTCCTGAAGACATGTTGAAGTTCATCGAGTCATTCCATGTGATAGCTGATAAGCTGGATACGGATGTCGTTACTGAATACGATCTTCAGCCTGTGGTTGAAAACAATGTGTTGTTGACGAAGCTCTTTAGCAGCATTATTAAGTATCATTCATCACGCACATTGGGTACTTGTAACATCCGTACTGGTAAGACCATGGGTGTGCGTTGGATCGCTCGTAATAACATAAGCCAGAAAGACATCGTAAATGCACTGAATCGTAATCTGTCGTTTATAGACAGCACTTACATCGTCGGTGAACGTGTGAAGACAGTAGGCTTAAATGAAAACAATGTAGTTACTGCTGTAGTAGATCTTTCATTTGGATCTAAAGAGCGATTGTACAATATCCAGAAGTTGGTCTACAATGCTAAAGAGCGTCAGGTAATGATCGTCAAGCCAGTCTTTGAACATGGTGGTGCGAATGACGAAAATGATAACGAATGTCTCCATAGTACGCAAATCAAGCGTGTTAAGGATCGTACATTCGTGATCACTCAGGATATGGTAGTTGACTTGGGTAATATGTTTATTTACAACAAAATGAATAAGCATATTTGTCTTAGACATGTTGCTAAGGGTAAGATGACCATCATGTCTACGACACAAGGCCATTTGTTTGGCGTAGATAAATAGTAGTACGATATACCGCTACCTATAGTCCTCAGTGGGTTATAGGTAGTGTGTATACTTTTTTTTTCATCTGTGCAGAAAGGAATCTTAACATGATCATTAGAGAAGATAAGTTCGGTGTCGATCGCATACCGGTTAATAAAGAAGCCATCTTGCACCATCGTGAGATGCCGCTGATCGATGTGTTAGTGGAAAACTCAATGTACCACTACTATACCGATATCAGCTATCAATACGATGTTGGTTTAGTAGCCAAACACGTTAATCGTCCATTAGTTGAACTCGTAGGTAAGGATAAACATCCTCGCCCTACTTGTTACGAAACTGAACGTGAATGTGCCCAGGCAATGGAAGAACATGCTAAACTCTGGGCAGTACCAGATAGATATACCGATACCAGTGAGATCGTAGGGTTGGTTAATGTTGGTGCTCAACTGACACTGATGCGTGGCATGGTACCTCAACCTATCGCACGTATCAATACGTTTGGTACTTATACGCCTGACTGCGAGAGTCGTATCGTCTACGTAGTGCGAGTAAAAGAGCATGAAAAATTTGGTCTAAAAGATGCATTCGATAGCCAACACGTCTACTACACTCCGACGAACATCTTGAAAAACATCAAGCTGTCCGATAAGAAAATGGTAGCGGTATCTCATTCCGTTTTGTCTATCGCTCAATTCTACCGTGAGTCACTTAATCGTCTGGATAAATACTTTCCAGATGTTAACCCGACTGACTATGCTGAAGTCGTTGCGATCGATATTTCGGACATGCCTACTGGATTCTTGTCTGACCATCCTGCCGATATAGAGTATTACGTTGGTAATACTGGTTGGTTGCGTTTTATCAATGTTGAAACACTGATGGACTATATAGAGAAACATCCTGAGTGTGTTACTCCTCTTAACTTTAACGCCAAAGAAGGTATAAAGGCTGACCTGGATGGAAACGATGTCCGTAAGTTTAGCGACATGCGTATCGATGATGATTTCTCGGATCTGTGTGGTGATAAACCTAATGGTGCAGATGGTGTTGAGCCATGTGAAGCGGACATTAGTGTCGAATATCTGGTAGATGATGTTGAAGCTGCTTTTAAGGGAAGACTGATTCCTTATCGTGCTGTGGTGAAATTTAAGGTAGAAGACTACTCGTTCATCCCTCCTGTATTGGATTTAGCTTCAGTTATTAACCACAATATACTCAGGCTGGCAATAAGGAAGGTTCATGGCGATAATTCGCTTTATTTTGTCGAAAGTCCTTTATTGGATAACTTCACTTCTGATGGTTTTGTTAAGGCCACTAAGAATGAGTTAGTCTATTACGGTGTTATTGTTAATAACCATGGCCTTCCCATCTTATCTTCCGATAACACGATAGATGATTATCTGGATATCCGACGTAAGCTGATTACCTACTTACAGCGTTATACAGATGGAAATCGCCCTAAATGGGTGTCTCTGATAAGTCTGGTACGTGAGTCTGTGCCTGTAGATGATCGTGCTCGGTTCTATGCTATAGCGATGGAAGTCATCCGTATTGAGAACAACACGATAATAGTGAATGACTTTAACTATCGTTGGATAGAAGGTAATGTCTATTTGACGTATATTGGTCGTAAAAACGATGTGGAAGTAACTTTTAACGACATCAACCAAATACGTTCTAAACTTGTTGTACCAGCAACTGGTGAATTACCTGACTTGAGGCGAATGAAGTTCATCCGTAATTCTGAACAACAAGATGAAGTTCTGTATGCTTGGGATTGGTTCTACATCTTAGAGGATGGTAAATACCGTAAAGTGAAAGGTTATATTTTAACCGAGCATAAAGATGTAGATGGTAGTGTCATCCCATCTGCTGGTGGTATGGTAACCGTGAAAGATCCGTGGGGTGTAGAAACCACACTGTTCATCACTTCCTACCATCTCTCTAAGAAAATGGTGGCCGGTGATGAGATAGCACCTGTAGGTGGTATCTACCAGTTAAACAACTATCAGTACATTCAGGTTATCGTATAGTATAACGAGAACATAGACCTTAGCCCCTGTAGATCCGTAATGGATCTACAGGGGTATAGGGTTATGTCTGCTATTCTTTTTTTTACTCATGCTTAATACATTAAGCACTCGTATAGTGGTAGTCTATCTAACTACATCTTACCAGTCGTGTGTTTTCATCACGCCAAGTGAAACGGGCGTAAAGGACACTAACTGTGCTACAGGAGTAGGTGCGATGGCTTCCTCTACTGTGGTATTGGCTACTTTCTTACCTAATAAGATAGAAGTCATCTCATCAGACCATCGCATGATGTCATCATTACGCGTGGAGATATTAGGTTGATCTCCCGTATCCAATGTTACTTTAAACAAATCCACATTTTCATCTTGTCCTAAGCGATAAGCACGTCCGTATGCCTGCTCGTAGGTAATACTCCTAAAGGGTATATTCAAGAAGATAATACGATTCGCTTCAGTCAATGGTACTGCTTCACCCAATGTCTTAAATGTCGTAATCAATGGATTGACTTTAGCTTCTTTCTTGAATACTTGGACATCACGAGCCATGGCATTACCACCTGTGGTTTCACCGAATATAGCAATCGGTGTCAATCCTTCTTCTTGGAAGATAGCAGTCGTCCTCTTTACGACATCTACGTAATCCGTAAAGATCAGTGTCTTCTTCTTCGCACCTTCTACTAAGTCTACGATAGAGAGTTGATCCGTAGTTTCATCATCGTAGATGATCTTGGTCTGTTTCTCACTACGCATGGCTTCTACGATCTTGGTATTACACTCGATACGTGCACGACCTAGGATATTACCTAGTGCCTCACCTACGATAGTCAATGTTACGTATTTGTAGACTGACTTAGCCTTACGGAAGACATGTTTCATCGCATTGGATAAATTAGGGATGATGACTTTGTCTTCGAAATGATTCGTATAGACGACTGCTTCCCTGTCTTCTGGTGAAGTAGGGTTGTAGCTGCGATGTAATCGTTTCGTTAACGATAAGTAATAGTCTAGTTCAGCTAACTTGACTCGACTCATCTTGATCGTATCTTTATACATGGCTATACCAGTGAAATAGTCACTGACGTATTTGTCCATGTTCTTTTCGTAATAGACACTTCTCTCTTTTACATACGCAGACATGCGTGCAGATACTGCGTCTAGCGTATAGTGATCACCATCTGGTAAGGTAACCTTAACATCGTGTACCTTTAATTCCTTATCGACTGCTACGCCTTTATACGTGGATTTAACCAACTGTAGTCTGGAAGCCATGATCTGTATCGCATGCGTACCAGATATGCCATATACTTTCAGGAATGATTTCTCGACATTAGGTGTAAACAATGGATCGATGGTACTGAACATCGTCATCGTTTCAGAGCCTAGTGCTTTTAGAGGTGTGCCAGACATCCACAAGCAGAATATCGGATAGACTAGACGACACAACTCTCTAAAGTTAGTGGATCGATCCGATTTGTAGCTATTCATGTTGTGGCATTCATCTGCGATGATCATGACACGCTTGTTCTGGAAATGCTTAATATTCTTTTTTACTGCTTCGATTAGTTTACCTAAAGACTCGTAGTGTGTTACGATGAAATCAGCTTCTGTATTAAAAGCATCTTGCATGCTGTAGGATAGCGTAGGAGTCACTTTGTACTGATTCGATATCGTGGCTTGCCAGGGTTCCATGACTGCTTTCTTAGGGCAAATCACGATGACTTTATCTGCTTGTTTCAATTTAGCGATGGATAGGGAGCTTAATGTCTTACCTGATCCAACTGAACTGTCGTACAGATAACCTTTTAGACCTAACTTATCGGACTTATAGAACGATGAGTTAATCAGTTGCTGTTGATGCGGTAATAGGCTAAATGGTTGACTACCGAATCCATGGAAGACATCCTCTAAGAAAGAAGTATCGACTACTGGATAGTCTTTGTCTTCCATCTTCTGTATCTCTTCGATGCTTTGTGTCAATGGCAAATCTTTAAAGCTATTAGAGAGATCGATTAAATAACGAGTAGAGGTTAATCGTCTTTTGAATCGTTTGTCTGTTAACAGTGTATTAACGATGTGGTGTATATCGGGTAGATAGAAGCTGTAGAACGTGAAGCTACTGAAGGATCTTTTCAGTATCATGGCTTCGATGACCTTAGTACCGGCGTAGATAGAGAAATCCCTCAGTATACGTTTGGTACTGACACCGGTAATCGTCACTGTCTTTGCTTCATCGTTGAACTCTAGTCCGACACTACCACGGAAGATATTGTTAAAAATACCCATCTTTTGTTTCCTTGGATACATTGAAAATAGAATTACACGTAAGCTTAGTACGCTTAGCGTAATAAGGTTAAAGTGAAATACGTCACATGCTTATACTCCTCTTACTGTCCCAGCGGCAGTAAGAGGAGTACGTATATAGGTAGACTCTAGTCAGCTACAGCAAAATCATCATCTACTTCACCAGTAGAAGTACGTTCTTGACCGAACTTGGTTAAGGATGTGTCTATCGTATCAATGTCCCATGCCAATCCCCAATCTGTAAAGGGAAGGATGAAGAACTTATCTTTTTCAGGTGTATCACCGACACCACGATGTTTACCACGGGCAAAAGCCATATAGCTCTTGCCATTGTCTACTACTTTATCCACAACGATCTCAAGTTCAGGTTCACGTCCCAGACCTTTAGAGTCTTGGTAATAACCCAATGCTGCTACTGTACGGGCTAGGTATCTATCATTGTTGCGTTTGATCTCTAATGCTTCAGTGGATAACTGATGTGGTGCTAATAATAAAATACGTTTGGATAGGCAGTAGTTCTTTACACGTCTAAAGAGTTCCTGGATGTCTTGGTCACTGCGTACATTGCCTAATCCATTACGATTAGCCAGACTGATGTAGTCAATCAGTACAGTGTGGACTTCGTATCCTTCAGTCTCGAAACGAATGAGTTGGTTGATGATGTCCATGTAGGAGACTTCAGATGGGTTGTTGTTGATGAATTGGATGTGATATCCTGTTTGTCTCATCTTCTTCTGTAGCCAATCCGAAGACTCACCTGGCGTAATATTCTTCAAGTGTTCTTGGTTGACCGTTACACCATCGTACACGCCTTTTAGGATACGGTAGTAGTCGTTAATCACCAATAGCTTATTATCCTCGAAACTGAAGGTAACATTCAATGGTTTCTTCTTAGGGTCTTTCATCAGTGGTTTGGGATCATTCAAGCAACAAGCAGCTAAGAACAGATTACGGGAGATGAAACTTTTACCGGCTCCTTGTAAGCCTGCTGGTAATACTAAGTCCCCTAATCGTAAGCCACCTTGTGTCATGCGCTGTAAGGCTTGCCATGGTGTTTTGATCATGAGCTTACCTTCAGCTTGCTCTTTAGACTCTTGCATGGCTGCTTCGATTTGTTTTACATCATCGAAGTCAATCACGGAGATGATGCCAGGCATGACTTCACCACTGTAGGATACCAACTCGGTAATCTTCATCGCATTGGATGACAGAAACTCATCCATGTTATCCACACTATCAGGCTCAAACTTGACTTTCTGATAGAGCTTCTCGATGAGTCTTTCTGCTTCTTGGTTCTTGAGGTACTTATTCAGTTGGAATCTGTAACTTAATACTTGCTTAACGATTTCAGACTGATCTTCAATATCGACCAAGATATCGTCTTGGATGCTTTCAAATAGGGCAGTATCAGTCGAACAAGCGATTTGTGCGGCTTGTAATATTTCACGCTTAGGCATCATGTCTTCACGAGACATGATACTCTCTACTACTTCTTTTAGGGACTTTAATACAGATTCAGTACCTGTAATGTCTTTCTCTTTTAATCTAATCGTTTTCAGTATCGTTTTAATCATGGTATCAGAATGGCCATATTGGTCGATTTGGGATTCACGATACAGTAAACAAATACATTTGGTCAGGATGATCTTCAGGTTCATTTTAAGATGGTTTCCTTTATTATCCGGTATTTCTAATAGCGATATTCTTTGGGATGCTATATACTATTAAAAACTTTGTATGATTAGCGAAGACAGATCGCCTAATAGGAAATAGCATGCCTATGTTTTTAATCCCAGTACGCTAAGCGCACTGTGTTTAAGATAGTAAACTATTCTTCTGTCTCACTTGAGCATAGTTAAAGAGACTTGCTGACTTATTATAATCACCATTATAAGGACACCTAGGACAAGGACAAAATGGAAAACTTATTGGCGGAACAATACAAGCGATACAAGGAATCGCCTACGAATAAGATAGATTACTTATTCGTACCACGAGAGATCATTGCTGACTTTAAAAGACGCAATATCGATTTGGAATCATTGTTAGACTATCAAACGGTAAAGACACTACTGCCTAAAACATCGATTGATCGGTTGATGGGTTTGAATGGTTTTTATCGTGTGGCTTTAGAGCCACTAGATGACACTAGCGCAGTATCCAAATTACTTATTCCATTGTTGAGTGAGGCCACGGATCTGCGTAGTTTGTGGGCAGCGCGTGATCAGAGCGCACTGACACTTGAAGAGTCGACATCCGAAGAGGAGGGTCAACATGAAGTATACAGGCAATACGCACTGGCCGCATTAGCCGCCGGTATCGTAGATAAAAGCCTGGATACAGGGATTCTCGACATGTATGATTGGACAGATGCCGTAAATGCTGGCACTTGTATCCTAGTCTCTGTGCCGTTTTTGCATGGTAACTTGGATGCATTACAGCATGATAAGACAGATGTCTTTCAATCTTTTATCGATGAAACTCTACGAGCCATGATTAGGAAAACAAGCGTCTACCAACGTGAGGATGTATTGGTGCGTTTAGGTGTCTATTCGCATTACTTACAGACTCTTCTCTAATCTATTCCTCTTTTTTTAAACTCTGCATTCCTGATTGTTACCACAGTTAGGTTTGTAGATAAACTCTTTACGTAAAGGTTTTAATCAAAATGGCACTGGTAAAAAGTAAAATCAAATCAGTACAGCCCAACCAAAACACCCAAACCATCTTTGGTATTTTGGCTGGCAACAACAAAATTCAGTTGGGTACTGAATCCCGTTCTCTGTTGGGTCGTGCATTCCTGACTCTGGAAAACTTCAACGATGGTGATCAACATGCTGCTGATGCAGTAGCTGATCAGCTCGATGATGCAACTACCGAAATCCAAACTGCGTACGAAGCAGAAACCAATCAGCAGCTCTCTGAAGATCAAGTGGACAACATCCGCGAGTCTTTGATCGCTGCTCAAGATCCTGATGCTTACTCTAAAGCAGTCGCTCAGCGTGGTGCTGAAACTCTGGTATCTCCTCTGGGCGGTGAAGCCGACATCGGTGAAGTCGTCGGTGGTGACGTGTCTACCGAGTCTTTCGAAGTACACGGCATGATGAACACTTTGGCGATGACTGTTTCTTACAACATCAACCCGACCAAACAGACTCCTGCTGTTGAGTTGTTCTTCCCGACCATCACCATGGACTCTACCCAGAACAACTACACCATCGACGTACAACTGTCTACTGTATTCGTGTCTAAAGAATACACCGTAGATGGCAAACGTGATGCTTACCGCAACCAGAAAAACATCGTGAAGGCACTGCGTGACCACACCATCCTGAAATCGCACTTCACTGACATCGTGCCGGTATACCGTAAGAACACCAACGACCAGTTCTTCGTTGACACAACTAAACTGGCTCCGTATACCAAAACCACCGACTATGGTGAAACCATCCAAACCAGTCTGTTGGCTGTCGGTAAAGAAATCATGTTGCTCGACATCGCTCAACCTGACCGTATGTTGAGCCGTGGTATGCAAGACGACACTGACCAGATCTCCGCTAACCCATTCCTGAAAACTTTGGGTCTGGAACTGGACAACGAAGTTGTGTTGTTCTCTAACCTGCAATTCCATCAACAGTCCCAATGGACTTACATGCCATCTGGTGACCGTGAAGGTATCCAACTGCAATACGACGTGTCTACCCACATGCTGACTAAAGACACCAAAGGTGCCAATAGCCAAGCTCTGCCGACTAGCCTGAACGTGCTGACTACCAACAACTGGGAAGTTCTGTTGCGCGTACAAGTAAACGGTACTGGTAACACTGACACTGGTACTGTACAGGTGAACACTGCTAACGTAACTGTTAAAGCAGTACGTAAAGCCGATACTCACGAAGAGTTGTCTTTGGAAGACGCATCTGTTAAAGCATTCGTTGCCGACATCGAAAGCAAAATGAAGATCGTAGGTTACGAATTGGATGCCACTCGTACTAACGCCAACTTGCGTGAACATGGCCAACTGTTGGATAGCCGTGTACAACGTTTGATCTACGGTGTACGTCTGCACTCTCCTCTGGCTATCCGTCGTCCTAAAGATGATGCTGACACCACTAGCGATAGCCAACGCATCGATACACTGATCAAATGGTCGTTCATCCGCCGTAGTAATGCCGGTATCACTGCTCTCTACGACGTGATCCACATGTTGCAATCTCAGCCGAAGAACTTGAGCTTCGTTGAGCCGTTCAACAAGTCTGTTATCGGTGTAGGCCAATGGTTCGCTAATACCTATTGCAGCGACTTGACTCTGGACGTTAAGAAAGCCGTTCAATCTCTGCAAACCAGCGACCGTCTGAACAACGTGAACAGCGTGTTTGCTAACTTCATCTTGGTTGAGATGACTAAAGCTTACTGTCAGTCTGAACTGGCTGCTGCTTACGAGTTGAGCGACATTGCTTCTGGTGGTTTCAAACCTCACGTGATTGCGATTGCTGATACCTTTACTGCTAAGTTCATCTACCGTGATGGTGATGACCGTGTATTGGGTAGTGGCTTTGACTTCACTCTGGAAGAATGTACTGACAAACGTCTGACCGATGGTGGTAAAGACGGTGAAGAAGGTACCATCTTCTTGTCCTTCGGTAAACCTAAGTCTGGCAACATCAGCCTGCCGCTGTGGTTCGGTAACTGCTTGGACAAACGTGAGATCCCACGTGTCGTTAGCCGTGCCCGTGGTGATAAATACCAACACGAAGTGATGGTACAACCTTGGTTTACCCACATCGTTCACTTGCCGATCTTGGTACGCATCCGCGTGATCAACTTGGCTTCTGCCGTAGCTGAACGCATGCCGTTCGTGGTACAGCAATAAGACTGATCGATAGATAGCCTTAGCCCCTGTAGATCCGTAATGGGTCTACAGGGGTATAAGGTCTATGTTCTCACTGCGCCCCAACATATCCCTTTGTGGGAAGGTCTATGTTGTCATTTTGTTTTAGTCTATATAACAACATGCTCATTTTTTAAAATATATATTATTAAAGTAGTACACCAACAGGTGTTTTAGTTTTGTTGTTCTTATTTAGTTAGGAACAATGCTTATATCTACTTTTTCTAATAGAAAGGAAAATGAACATGACTATAAGAGATACTAGCAATCTTGATAAATTTAAGTCTATACATGGTAATAATGGCAATGCTGTAGATAACAACTTGACAAAGAAAATGAATCCGTCTACTAGACCACCAGGGTTTGCTCACCCTAATGATTTCCATCGTAAAAGCTCTGTGCCATTACCACATTCGGACGAAGCCAATCCTTGTAATTGGGAGTCGAATAACCCAGGTGAAGTATTGTTTAAGTACGGTAAAGCTGAAGGTGATTTAGGTGATGGGTGGACTTACTTGTACGAAAACGGAAAGATGGCTGATTTCTTCAAGCACATTGAAGAAAATGCTTCTTTGGAAGAATTAAGACGTTACAGCCCACATGAACACGCTTTATCTGGCGCATGGGCGAAACAGATGCCGTTTCACCATAGCTGTAATAATTACATCTACGTGCATGACTGGCAATATCGTTTCACTGACGACGCTAAGAAAAAGATGACTGAAGGCGCATTTACCTTACCTAACATGCCGCTTAATCGCAATGATAAAGGTGTTAATAATTCGAGGTCTCTTGAAGATAAAAACAGTAGGGCCAAAAGACGTACGCCTGGTATCGTTAGTCCTTTACTGGATCCCAATTACATGTACGACTTCTTGGATGAAACCCACCCTTACTTCATTGGTGAACAAGGTGGCAAAGGCGTAATCTTTAGGCCTGACTATAGTATTCAGAGGGTGAAATACGACCATATCAGCGTTATCGCTCCAGCAGGTATATCGAAGAAAAATGAAATGATCATTAAAGACAGGATAGGAAAAGAACTAACGTATGGCGATAGTTATTATTTATCCTTAAGTCCTGCCGATGAAGATTTCAGGCCATGTGACGGGACAGTGTGGTACAACACCTCTAATATTGGTGTTTCCCTTATGTCACGTGATGGTACCAGTAAAATCGTGTTACCGAACATTGTAGACGGTATGGTCGAAACACTGATGGATAATGACTTTCTGGCTAGTAAGAGTTTCCCACACAGTGGTGACATCATCGACAGTAAGAAAGGTCTTTGGTGTATGCGTACGCTACAGGGTGGTTTGGAGTCACTGTACGAGAACCTTAAAATGTTGGGGATATTGGATAAGATAGACCAAACCATTAAGGATAAAGAGAATAGTGATGTTTATAATGCTGGTCTGAGGATCACTGTTGACGATATAAAACATTCGTTTGGCGATACTGAAGAGTTGTTGAAGGCTCTGTCTGAAATGGGTATACCCATCAGTGTCATTGACGATGAACGTGTCGCTGCTGCTAAGAGAGACCAAGAACCTGTGTTCGAAGAGAAATACGGTGTTTATGCTAAGCCATATAGCCATGCTGTGGTATACGGACTGACTGTTGCTTATTTCATCAGTGAAGAAGAATTGCGTAAGGCAAGGAATGCCAATAAGGCTTTGTACGATACTGAATTGGACGTATTGATCAATACGCTATATAGGCGTGATGATAAGACGACCAATGGTAGAAGATACGGTACTACAGTACCGGTTATCCATCCTCATGTATACGATAACCTCGCTCGTGTAGCGTTTATACAACGGCGCGGCGGAGTAGATGTTAATTATCTAAATGTTTCTAACCTAGCTAGAGACTGGCACATGCCTTCACTATTCAATATTGGTAGTTGTGTTCTAATCTCTAGAACTGTAAAGAAACTATACCAGAGGGTGGTCGTTGGTAATGAAATGTCTGTAGTGGAAGTTAACACGCTCCTCGATCGTAAAGGTAGAGGTCTGCGCGATGGTGTAGAACTCCTAGAGGAGGGTGTTTACGTATTACAAAACTCAGCTGAAGCTGGCGAACTTATTCAAATCAGGATAGATGTTAACGAAATAGAGAAGTTGAGTGAGTGTGGTATTTACCATTACAAAGACGAGGCTGAAGCTTATCTTATCGATAAGAAAACAGAGGCTAGGGCAGCTGCACTCAGGGAAAAAGAAATTGAACTTGCTGAAAGGGAAGCCGCAATTAAAGAAGCTGAAAACGACTTTAAATTCGCCAAATTAGAACAGGGTGATAAAGCTCTCAATCATGCTAATCGTAAGCTTGATCGAGAAGAACAGAGCGATATCGCAAAAGCAGTAATGGAAGCGATGGAGCGTGAACGTAAAAGTAACGAAAACATGTCTAAACACAAAGCCGAACAGATGTCAGCCATGTCTAACATGTTAATAGGTACTGGAACGATTCTAACAGCCGTGGCTGGTCTAGGTACATTAGCTGTCAAGTACATGTCAGCTAAAGCTGCTACTACGGCTGTTGCTTCTGGCTTAGCTGCTAGTAGTGGTACGGTCAGCACCGGTATCGGTACTGCTTTAGGCGTAGTTGCTAAAGTTGGTGCTGCCGTCGGAACAGGTATAGCAGCAGCGTCAAGCACACCACTGATATTAGTCGGCTTAGGCTTGGCTGCTGTCGGTGGTCTCTGTGCTTGGGCTGCTGGCTGGTTCGACTAGCATAGACATCGAGCATTACTTTATCCGCTACTAGCTAACGGGACACTACTGTTTATCTTAAATCGCACACGATAGACAGCAAGACTATTTAGCAGGCAGATAAGGCAATGACTCACCCATGCATACGGACATGCATGTTACGAATAAATATACTCTCTAAGACACGACCAGTTACTGTATACAAATGCAGTAGCTGGTATAAAGAAGTATGTTGCCATGTTATTCCAGCATGTTAAAAATTAGAGGTATATACTATTCTATTAGCGTTACCTTGGGGTAACACTTCCATTAACGTCACCTTAGGGTGATATTTCTTCGTGTTCAACAGTGTAAAAAGGAGTATACCAAGATGAATCCTAAGTTTGCTCAAATGGTGAAAAGCCACACACCTAGGATCGATGATCGTATCGGTTTTGGGTTGGCTTACCACGATAACGGAAGGATTCCGCTATATATCGATAATCTGTTCAGGGTGAATAGCACGAGTTTCCCTGATGGTTTGCAGTATTTGGGTTTTCGTGCAGCGACACCAATCGAGGGTTATAAGTACATGACCCGTAACAACGGTGATCGTTCACCCAGACGGCATGACATCAATCGGTCTGATTTAAGGCTTTATAAGTTCTTATTCAAGTTCGATGGTAAAGAGTTAGCCCATTACATCTATCTGCCGTTTATCCGTAAGCATGGTTTCATGTTCTTAAATGGCGTGAAGTACATGGTATCGCCAGTCATGGCTGATGGTATCATTACGGTAAAACCAGATCGGGTGTTCTTGAAGTTGATTAAGATTAAGTTGTGGTTTAGACGACTGACGAATATTAAAGTTGTCGTGGATGGTCAGATACACTGTTTCCCGATCATCTACAGTAAGATACACAACAAGAAGATTGAAAGCCCGATGATCAAGATGGCGACTACCATGGTGCACTATCTTTGCTGCGAATACGGCATGGACGGCATGTTGGCTAGATTTGGCTTTAAGCCAGGTGATGTCAAGATGATGCATGCGGATGACTTAACCGCTATACGGGATACTCAGTATCCGCAAGATCAGTACGTGATATTAGAGTCTACAGGTAACAAACCGACTTATACCTATCGGTATCGGGACTATTATCCGAATAGATGGTGTTACGTGATCCGGCGTGAAGCATGGGAAACTTTGCCATCGGCTAAGTCTGTATTGGCGACATTGGTCTATATTCAGGATCACTTTAGCAGTGAGAAAAGGATGTCTCCTGAACTAGTTAATAGTCCGGAAGCATGGAAATCTATCTTGGGTGATTTGATCAGCAATCCAGGTGAATTAGCAGCTGCCTCCCGTAGCATGGTCGAGAAACACATGATCAGTATCCGTGGCTATATCGACGATATGGTCATGTCTGATTTTAAACGTATTGGTTTAGACCACATTAAGTCGATCAACGATGCGTTTGTGTTTATCATCGACAACTTCAACGACATGGTGGCTTCTGTATCGAACGATACGAGCATCAACACGCTGTATGGCAAGCAGTTACAAGTCTTACAGTTCTTGTTGTTCAACATCACTAAGGCGATTAACTACGCTTACTTTGGTCTGGGTAATCTTAAACTGAAACAGAAAGAGAATCCGGATACGCCGATTAAGGAGCGTGAGATTGCTGATGTATTGCGTACCATACGCACTGAGACGTTCATGGACATACGCGAACACAGGGAGATCATGATCTTGAGTGATCCGACTGATTTGCCATTATTGAAACCAGGACGCATCATGGTGCCGCAGGAGCGCAGTGATAAGCAGAGGACACGTTCAGGCCCTGCTGCTGTTAACGACGTAGTCAATAAGCTCTCCGACAGTCTCTTGACGACTGGGGCAGCTAAGGACATGACGAAGACAGATCCTTCTGGTCAATCCAGGATGAACCCGTATATCTACATGGACGATGAGTACACGGTATCGGAGAATCCTGAACTGAAACACATCATGGATCACGTTAGGGAATTACTCTATCGGTAAACATGGTGTTCTATTTTTCTACTCTATTAAATAAGGAGCGTTAAAATGAGACTTATACCTTTAAGGTCTTTTCCTCAATACGCCTTAGCGATCCCTTACGATCGCATGGTAGGGGCTATTTTAGAAAGACTCATTGTAGATACGGCTAATGGTCGTGTACAATGCAGTCGTTTCCGGTCTGATGTTGCTGCTTTTCTGGCACGTAACAAACAAGCCAGTGGCGATTTGTTCGACATCATCATGGCAGTCATCGAGCGTGATCTGCAAGATCGTCGCCTGAACCCGCATGAACGTGCTATTTTCGAAATCTGCGATAACTATTTGGATCGCTACATCGGCTTCATGTACGACCAGCGTATCTACAATGGCCCTGTGCCGAATGATCGCATCGATGACCTTATCATGGTCGGTCGTGATCTGGCTGCTGAGATCGATGAAACCTATCGCATCATCCAAGACGGTTGGGCACGTATGGAACGTGATCCTCGCCAGTATGGTGGGTACGATAACCGCTATGGTGGTTATAACGACAGAAACCGTTACGGTAATCAATACGATCGCTATGGTGTTTCTGGTCGTGGTTATCGTGGCGATGAAGTCGGTGCAACTGAACCGGTAGGTGGCTCGATGTTCAGTAGCCGTCCTCCACAGGAATCACAACGCCGTTATCGTGATGCCGACCACCGTTCTGAAGTATACCAAGAGCAACAGCGTCAGGCTGAAAGTCGCAGTACTTATCGGTCTGGTAACTATTACGAGCAAGAAGGTCTTGAGTTGGCTCGCATTATAGAAGAAGCCATGGCTGCTAATAAGGCTGACAATAAACAGGAAGAACAGAAAACAGAAAAGGAGGTAGTGCAAGAAACTGTTCGTCCACGTTACAGTAAACCTGTAGAGGTACGTGAACCTGAACCTGTAGACGCTGACTATTTGTTCGAAGATGATTTCGACGATGATGTCAGTGAAGCCTACGACATTGATCAACCTCAACGTGTAGAAGAGGAAGACGATGTAGTGAATAAGATCTTTTTCGATCGGCCACGTGATGCTGAGCGTTACAAAGGAACTGCCGTACAACGCCGTAGTCGTAAGTGCGTGATTGTCGATGATGATATTGCGACGGCTAGTGAGAAAGACGTTTACGATTATTCGTTATCTAACAGATTTCAACACCGTGAAAACATGTTGAAGCGTGAAGAAGCCAATATCTTCGGTGGTGATAAGAAGGAAGTGCCTGCTTTTAACGTGAACTGGACTCAACCTGTAGATGACGATGAGTTCGCTATCGCGCATCAAGGTGCGACGCATCCATTGCGTGATCCAGAGTACCTCAAAGAGCAACGCTTAGCCACACTGCCGCATGGTGTTTATCCGATTGACATGCTGGACATCACTTGGGATAAAGAAACCAAAACCGGTATGGTCAAGTTCAAGTTCGAAGGTAAAGACGAAGACGATTACTTCGTTATAGCCCAGAACGTGTTCAAAGGCCGGCCGTATGTCTATAGCAGTAAGAACTCTATCGCTTATCTGGTGGTAGATGAAGATGGTCTAATCGAAATGAAAGTGAAGCGTAAGGAGGACGCTGATATGGATATTAATGCCCATCGCATCCCACGGGATGATAATCGCATCGTGAACCCGTATGCGGATATAGAGTCTACCAATAAGGTAGATACTACCCAAGCACTGGTGGATTTGTCACTGACAGAAGAAGAGCGTGAAGAGCAACGACTGAAGTTAGTGGCTAATGGCGAAGCGGCACCTGACATCAATGTGGTGGAGTTAGAGCCTGTGGTCATGGATGGCATCAGTAGTTTGCGTGACACCATGATCAACGAGAAGCTGTCTCAAGCACCTGAGGCTGTAATCGCTTACGGTGAAGTAACTGTGCCGGACATGGTGTATACCTACAGCAACATTGACGAGTATCGCCAAGCATCCCGTAAGGTAACTACTGTACGTGAGATGCGTGAGCTGGTAGATAAGATGGATGAGTTGCCAGGTAGTCATTTGTTCATGAAACGTCTGACTGATAAGATAGACGATGGCTATAACATGCTCTTGACGATGTTCGGTATTAAGGATGTCGAAGTAACAGAAGCACTGAAAGAACACGATGAAGTAGTAAGACGTGGATACATCCCTATCTCGGATGTAGAACGTTTTAACGATTTGTGGATGAATGTGCTGCGTAATGTTATTGGTAATATCCACTTCGGTGACATGAGCAATGAAGCCAAATCTAAGTTCATCTCGCTGGGTAGTATTACTCATGCGTATGTGATTAATCAAACCATGGCGGACATGCATTGGATGGACTTGTCCAATGATACCTTGTCGCCTACTAACCCATGGAGGTTTATCAACAAAGACTCTGGTCTTGACGAAGTATACAGTATCATCCAGTGCGCAGAAGCTAAGGCAGATCGCGCATGGTATATTCCATTCTACATCATCACGATTGATGGTGTAGTCGTCGAAGTGTTTGCAGTAGAGGGCGATGAAGGAGTATACATGGTACGATACATTTAACCCTGATACACTAAGTCTATCAGGCTTAGTGTAAAGCAGTATTGTTAGATTCATTGTTCTAAAAACATGTGTCTCTTGACTTACTCATGCGCTATGGGTACTGATGTCTGATGTCCGTAGGATGAAGGATAAGGTATCTGTAGCGCATGGCTCTTATGCCGTAGGCAGATGAGTTAAAGTATGGTTAAGCTGTAGATAGTGATTAGAGGCTTGTAGAGGACGCTAGAAGGCGTATACAGTTAGAAGTATAGGTAGATATAGGTAGAGCACGAAATCTTGTGTGCGATGAGTATAGTGCGACTATCGATGGACACCGATATGGAAGACTGGGATATACCAGATAGAGGAATCGAATGAGCTAATGATGGCTAGAGATGACTTAATGATATAAGTTCATGAACACATGACTATTTTTCAACCCTAGTTAAGAAAAGGAATTTCAATTATGTTTAAGCTATTATTATACTGTTAATCTTTAACACTTAACAAAATGTTTTAGTAATTGTTTTTAATAACATACAAAAATTACACACACTCCATTGCCTATTTCCCATATCCCCCGTATATACGCCCTCCCCTGCCGTTATGGTAGGGGAGGGTGTATGGGGGTATGATGTTTCTTTTACTCGTATTTAGATAACATCTAAACACTCGTATAGAAGGGATCTCCCTTCTTTTTTAGTCTATCTATCAATTAAGACTGATCTGACTCGCCATCCATGGAATCACCTTCACCACCTGGTACATCCCATCTGGCTTCATCTCCACCGCCGAAGTCGAAGTCACCTTCTCCTCCGAATCCATCGTCACCACCAGTGTCGTCACTGCTGGTATCATTATCGCTACTGTAACTAGATCCACCACCTTCACCTGCTTCTACTTCATTCGTATCGAGTACGGCTTCTGTCGTATCGGCAATGTGCTTACCTTCTTTAAAGAACTCAGCCAGTGCTTTAGTCACCATGATGGCATTATCACGAATCTGCTTATTGGCTTCGAAGGTTTGTTTACCATCATCACCTACAGCGAAATAGCCTAATACTTCTTGGCCATATCCGTCATTGACGAAGTAGGAGCGCATGATGTCTGCTTTTAGGATATTGCGATAGCTATCCAACAGAGAGTTGGCTTTATCACCCACTACATCAGGTGGTAAGATATCCGGAGAGATCATGTATTCCAGTACCTTATCGATACGGGTCTCTAGTTTAGAGATACGTTCATTCGCTGCTTCATCGTCTTCTGTTAACGGTTCAGGTAAGATGACTTCTACTGTCTCGACTGCCTTATTAACTAAATAAGCGACGATGGTACGTAATGAATCTTCGGATAGTCCCTGATACTCTACTTTCTCACCTGAAGCGGCTTCTACAGTCTCTAAGATATCCTTAAGGTTAGCCGTGATGATCTTAGTCAAGTTCTGTCTAACATTAGGCGATGAGTTAATCGCTTTACGACCAAACTGAGTGAACTGAGGATTCAGGTTAGCTTGTATCTGGTTAGAGACCAATCCGACTAAGAAGTTCTGCTGATAGACTTGACGGGAAAAGTCAATACCGAATGAATTATCAATCATCTCTGGTGGTAAATAGAATCCACTCAGTACCATCCTGTCTAACATATCGCCTGTTTCACTGTCTGGCTGTGGTATATCGGCAGTATTACGGGTAATGTCATGTCCGATATTGGGAACACGTGGGTTGTCACTGTCGATGTTGATGCGTATATTGGCTCTATTAAGTGTATCTTCAATAGACTGTACATTCGATAGGCCTGGCATCACACCGGCAAACTGACGTGACTGTAACATCAGTGCTGAACCAATCTTAATCGTCTTCTTAGGATCAGGATCTTTATCGTCTATCTTGATCGTACCGACTGTCTCTGGTACAGAGTTCATGACTCCTGTACGGATACGGGCTAACATGAACTGTATCTTTAGAGACAGTAACACTTTCATGTTGTCGATTAGCGACACACCCATGCCTTTGGTATCGTGCTTGATGGCGATATAAGTCATCACTTCTTTGGGCATGTAAAGGATGCGTGTACGCTGTCCTTTTAGTGCTCTGTAGAACATGATACGGAATGCTTCATTCGCATCGCCGATATCGAGTTCTTTACCTAATTCACCTTGACGTAAACGATTGGTAATCTCGCGGATGATGGCATTACCATGGATACGGGATAATATCTCGATCTGACGGGCTTCGTCTATCTGATCGTTATAGCCTTCGAACATTTGTCTGCCTTGCTGGATCAAGGATGAAGCCATGCCTTGTCCGTTGTTCTGGAAGTTATAACGACTGGAGAGTTCACGATAGTAGTTAACCGGTTTGATCTTCGAGAGTGGCGCACCTTCTTCATCGTGTAGGACTAAGTATCCACTGTGCTGAGACGGATTACCTGGTGTATAGATAGGGATCACGGCTTCAGCAGGATAGGAAACGATGATGGGTTCAGACACAGACTGACGATAAGTTTGCTCATTCGTCTTGATATACGCAATACCATCCCGTGTTTTATTACGGTTGACTTGATCGATGGACTTGAAGATGTTCTCGATGATGGCTCTATCTGTCGTATTGGGATCAACAGACTCTGTGCTGAATCCCATTCTCTCTTGATTGCGTTTGCTCAGTATCTCTTGCTTATTGTGGTGCTCTGTTACTAGCGTAATATCATCGGTTAACTCTATTAGGCTATTCGTACCTTTAATCTCTAGATCGTATACTGTCTCTACACCTTCACGTGCGAGTTCAGATGGGAACTCGTAAGTATAGTTACTCTCTATAGAGAGACGTGTATCGACACGAGCCGTATAAGAGACATCTGGTGCTCTCTTGGTTGACTTAACGATGACATCCGAACCATGGGAGACTTCTAATCCATTGTAAGACTCTGTATTCAATGTTAATGGGTTAACACTCTTAGGCTGTATATAACCTCTGGATGGTCTGTAATGGCTATAGAGGCTCTTATTGATCTCTTCTAAAGAAAGAGTAGGATTAAAGGACTCTTTATTTAAATCAACTGGATTGATAATTTCATCTAAAGAAGCTTCCGGTATTACAGCAATAGGATGCGATCCTTTGGTGAATAGAACATCGTAAAGGATGTTATACACACGGTCAGATAGGCGATAGTCTTTCTCTAAGTAGTCCTGCATCACCTCGACCATTTGTGAACTCACCGTTTGGGGGAATATTGAGTCAGGTAGTTTGTACTGCATCTGGGCAGACTTTAGATTATTCGGACTAATAATGTAGCTGATCAAGAGCAGTGCTGCACGTTCTAAGTCTGGCAGAAGCTGCATGATGGCTTCATTGTCGTCTATGTCTTGTGCTTTCTGGGAACTAATACCCAACAGAAAGTCTAGAGATGGTCTAGTATCGGTTAAGTTACCTTCGTTATCGAATGCCTCATGGCTGGGATTACGGGTTAACTTAGCCAATAGAGAATAGCCCATCGGGTTGGCACGGATATCGTCTTCGCTAAACTTTACCGTACGATCAGTTAGGTATTTGTTTAAGGAAGACAGCAAAGGATTATTTTTAGCCATAATCACTCCCTCTAAATGGTTAACTATACTAGGCTGATAAGACTCTAGTAAAATGGTATACTGAAAATAGAATTGCTAATAGTAAAAAAGGATGTTGGAATATGTTACAAGATTTCGACTATCATTATCGCGTCTATTTGGATAAGACGATTGCTTTAATAGGCACGATGGCGATAAAATCAGAGAAGGCTGCTTCTGACATGAACGAGTTGGTCATCCGCCGTCGTGGCAGGATGCCCGATAGCCAGGATAAAACGTCATGGATATATTACTGTCATTTAGCCGGTGAATACCACGAGACCGATGATCCTATACGCATCATCAGTGTCGATACGGCAGAAGAGATCATCTTTAATAAAGAGAATCTGCGTGAGCACAAGAACACGAGGATAGAGTACAGCTACGGTACGCGTAACTATAAGGAATTGATAGAGAAGCATCCGACTAAAGAGTTACTGATACGCGGTATCTTGTATCCTTGCGATAAGGCTAAGGCTATAGCAGCTCAAGATGGTACGATACTCGCTTACGACAAGTCTTACGTCGAGACGAATGAATACTCTTTAATCGACAGGTTACAAGAGTCTGTCTATGCAATCTGGGATAGATGGTACCAGAGACAATACAACATTGACAATAAGCAATACAATGCCATCTACATGGGTGTGTTGTACCAGAAGCTAGTAGAAGCACTGATGCGTATACGCTTAGAGATGTGTTTAACGAATGAAGCACACTCTTATCACTACAGGCGGTTTCTAGCGTCTCATGGCTTTTTGGATTTCTATCTAGAACACTTGACGATTAAACAAGCAATTAAGCTTTATAAGAACATCCGATGGGTGGAAAGGTATATCGGTCAGAGACACACACAAAGATGGTTAATCGAGCATGTGATGACTTTACGTAACTTACCGATATCGGAGTATAACTTAGAGCAGGTATACTCTAATATCCTAGAAGATGTTAAAGCATTCGCACGCTTTGAGAAAGTCTCTTTAAATGGACTGGAGACAGTAGACGAGTCTGATGTATTGTCATTAGAGCAATTATTGGATAAGGAAGAGCCATTAGCACCTTACAATAAGAAAGCCAGAAAAGAGATCAATGTAGAAGCGGCTGATAAGGTAGCGTATAGTCTTAGCAGTGACTTGAAGACTAAGGTATTAGAGAGTAAGGCTATTGACTTAACGGATAGTGAAGAAGTTACATTGCCTAATGTACTTTTAGACTTCTGGATAGAGATGGTTTATAAAGGTCTCTATAAGTCTTACGTGAATATTAGGCATCCGATTACAGGTGAACTCGTCCAACTGAATGGTAAGAATGCTCTGTTGTTGTATACCATGGCCACTTTAAAGTACTATCAGGTAGATACGGATTGTATCCCTGACTATACAGTAGGCTTAGGGATAAGGAGTAAGAAGCCTACGAGTGCTTATATCCGCAAATGGATACCGGACAATACCTTGGTACATGAACGATTCGTTAAGATGCTCTTGGATGAATATAAGCCTATTGTACGTACGAATAGCAATATTGACTTCTACAACCAAGCCAAAGAATGGTTCGAGCGGATCAATAAGTGGCTGGATATCAGTAAGCAAGACGAAGACATGGATGCGACCACCTATAAGTACACGATGGTCTATCGCATGTTTACGGTTAGACGTGTATCCTTTAGGACGAATAGTATTAAGACATTCGATGCATTTGCAACAAGTATCGCATTTAACTATCGTGAGTTCAGGCGTGAGCACTGGATGCAGTTGGCGAATGATCTTTGGAAAGAAGCCACTGGTATCGGTAGGCATGAAGCACAGACTCTAGTCAATATCCAAAAAGCCATGATAGGCTTAATGGAACAGCTCAGTAGCTACAGTGTGCAGTTCATTCGCGATATTAACGAATTGCCGATTAAAGCTACTCGGATGAGATCATTACGTCTAGATAGAGGTAAGACTATAGCCAGTGGTATTATTCCTGCTGATAGACTGATGGCTTTGGGTATTATTGGTTCTAGAGGTTCGGCTCGAAGTAAAGATAGGACGATAGACAGTGGTATCGTGAAGATACAGTCTGTAGACAGTACAGCTACTTTGGTAGAAGGATTCCATGACGTATCAGTTAAGGATCTGAAAGTGAAGAATGCGATTGTCCTGAATGATGGTAAAGTAACCCGTAGTGTGGTAGCTTGCTATGTCGATGGAGATGATCTGGAAGATGTGAAGAACCCAATGGGATTACCGAATATACCTGGTATTAGAAGCTATCTAGAAACACCTTTACCGATATTGTTCGGTATGGCTTCTACCTTTGGTTCGGATACCTCATGGGAAGAGCGTCCTTTGAACAGAGACAAACCAAGAGAGCCATTGGAATGGGCTAAGACCAAAGGCTCGAGAGATCAGTTGCAGTATCCTACGCCCAAGAAGAAATAAACTGTATTAAGTTAAACATGAAGACACACTACCTTAGGCTTTATAGGCTTAAGGTAGTGCTGATCGCTATGACGGCTGCCTGATCTATACAGGTAGTTCCATTTACTTTTTATTATACGTATACCACTAAAAGGATAAACCAACATGGCTAAACCTATTATCCCTAACTTGAGAACGACTTTCGAATCCATCCGTACCATAGTCGGTAATGAAAACCAAGTACGTCGTGAGTTGGGTTTGCCGATGATCGTGCGTGCCAATACCACACTGAATCAACACTTGAAGATCAATGCCAATGTCGTGCCACCGAGCACGCAGATACCGACTGTCGGTTACTTCTGCATCGGCATGGGTGGTGTGGATTGGCAAAACTGCGATAACAACACTTCTACTTTGCCTTTCCCTAAGTTCTATCAACACACTGCTGATAAGACGGGTCTGTTTAAGATCATGCCGTTTGTCATGCGTGAACTCAATAACGACTTGACTCCTACTGAGCGTGCTCGTTATGGTTTGCGTAGACGTGAGTCTTTTAAAGGTGTGGAGTATTACGCCTATTATCTTAAACGCCTGAATCTGAATAATGTCAATGTTGAGACTAAGCTGATTACGACGAATGCCGATAAGACTAAGACTGAGCGTGAGTTCAATCCTCAAGCAGCTGATTTGTCACCACAGTCTAAGACACTGACTGTATTGGAAGAGAATGTATTAAAGGCTACTTATGCCCGTACATTGGCTCCTGTACGTGTTGAGATCACTGAAGAGGATGCGCATGAGCTGATGAACGTATTTAACATCTTACATGGAGCGCCTGAGAAAGCATTCATCAGTGAGATCGGTCTGGTATCTGGAATCGATCGTGTTACTGAAGTCGCTACACCAAGTGGTAATGTACAATTTAACGAAGTATTGATTGCACAGATTGCCCACATTGCCTCGGTCATGCAGATGATCGGTAGTTCGAATGGTGGCTTTACCCGCATGTTTAACATCGGTATCAACGAGCCGATCATGAACGTTACTCAAGAGTAAGCAATGTGTCATTTAACCCTCATGGCCATCGACCCAGGTTCATCGAATCTGGGCGTGGCTTTGTATACGATAGACAGTACGGATGGATCTATAGTGTCTACACATGCGTATACGATCACGGCTAATAAGAGTAAGTTTTACTCTAAAGAGCTATCCAGAAAGATGGGTGATCGTTTCGCTAGGTTACATGCGATGCGGTGTGAGATAACAGACGCACTGAATCAGCACAGACCCATGATGGCGGCATGTGAATCTCCGTTTTATAACCCACGTATGCCCAATGCCTACGGCGTATTAGTAGAATGCGTCTACATGATCCAGATGGCTGTATGGGATTATAACGATAGGGTAGGGTTCATTCGTGTGGCACCTAAGGAAGCCAAGATGGCTGTAGGTGCGAAGAAGAATGGCAAAGATGAAGTACAAAAACAAGTAAAGAAGATGCTAGATACATTCAAACTGGATGTAGACTTTAGTAGTCTGGATGAACATGCAGTGGATGCGATAGCGATAGGGTATCATGCCTACTTGAGACACTTTAAGTTGGAGCAGACAAGATGAGGAAGATAGAGACCATCATCCGATACTTACGAAGTGAATACAAAAGGTATCGGGATATATTAACACATTACGTCATCGTGGTGTTGGTGTTGTTATTGGGATTTGGTGTACTAGAGCGGACATTGACTGTCCAGTATCTGAAAAACGATGTTAATCGCCTATTGAATCGCGATTATAATAACCTGGAAGCTAACCATAAGCTGATCGATATCATCCATGGTAGGAAACCTTCTTATCTTACGGATGACTATTGGGAGTCTTTAAAAGAACAACACATGCGTACGCAAGAGTTAGCTGCTTCAGGCATCGTCGAGCCACCACCTGAAAGACCGCCTATACCGTGGACACCACCGATCAGGAGACATCATGGCCGTTACTAACAGACGCAATAAGATCGTTAGACGCAATCAGGTACCAGATAACAGTGAGACAGTGGATGAAATCATCATGGTCGATGAAGATACAGTAGGTGAGATACAGGCATCCTTGATGATGGATGCTGTAGAAGATACCGTAGAGGCAGTACAAGAGGTAGAAGAGACGGCAGATACATCTCAAGAGTTAACACCCGAAGAAGTCTCTCCTCTAGAAGCACATGCCAATACGAAGTATCTCTCACCATTGGCTATAGCCGATATTCATTTTGTCGATCGTGCCTTAGAGCAGATACCGGATGATTTCATCGTCAAGAACAAACGTGAGAAAGAAGAAGGTATTACTAAGCTCTTATCCACGTATAAGAAGTACAGCGATAAGAGTAGTTTCTATCCTGAGATTACGCCTGAGACTACAGGATACGAGATCAAGGAAGCCATCAAGAAGATGAAGTTCGTCGAACAGATTGAAATGGCTTATATCTTCTTACTTTACAGTGGTAAGCTGCATGAGGTATTCGACTACGAGCAAGAGACCAAGAGATGGCGTATCCGTTTTCTACAATGGGGTGGATATACGGTATTGTTCTTATTCGTAGCGATCATTGGTGGTGTCGTCACTGCGGGTGTGATTCGTAATGACATTGACAGCAATGAGTTCATCCGCATGTTCATGGACTTGGTGAATAAGTTTACCGAGATGTTCGTGACTGGTACACCACAGGTACCTGATTAAGATTTACTAATCTATTTTTTTTCTAATTAAACACAAGGAATAAACATCATGTCGTTTAGCCTATTCGATGTGGATTTGTCGCGTGAGGATAAGGAAGACTTAGCCGATCAAGAGGTACAATCCACACTGAGTGAAATACAGAACGAGGGTAAAGCTGTACGTGAGATCGAACACACGATCTTTGCCCGTTTGTTGAACTTCGAGCAACTCAAATCTGCGACTCATGCTGAAGTGCAGGAGCAATACATTGTTTCTGTCGATAAGAGTGAAGAGAATGCGGGTGAAGGTCAGATCCGTGCGCGTAAGATTACAGATAGAAGCGGTAATACACGCTACGAGATGACGACTAAGAATGTCGTTAAAGACGGTAAGGTAGAAGTGACGATTCCGACTACGGAAGAGAACTTCACCCAGATCAAAGTGCTCTCTAACCTAAGTATGCTCAAACACCGCTACACGTTCCCTATAAAGGGTACGGATTACAAATGGGAAGTAGATGCTGTACCGGATGGTAATGGTGGTTATTTCCCATGGGTAAGAGCTGAAATAGAAGTTAAGTCTAAAGAAGACAAAGGCGGTGAGTTCCCACTGAAGGCAGAAGAAGTCTACATGAAGGCACCTCTGGGTGAGATGAGTGATGAAGACTTTAAAGAGAAGACTGAGCCACTGATGGTTAAGTTTTTCAAGAGAGGCAATCCATTCGTCAACGATGGTAAGCTAGTCGAGACTAAGTTGAAGAGTGAAGATACTGTAGAGACAGACGAGTCTGCCGACACTAAGGATACTGAAGGCGAAGACTCTACTGAAGGTGAATCTGAAGAAGCCAAAGAAGCCCGTCTGGAGAGAGACAAAGAGGCTTCTTTATCCGTAGACAATATTACAGACGATAAAGAGACTGCTGAGTTAGTCAAAACTCGTGGCGATCAAATCAAGGAAGCTAAAGGAATCAAAGACGATGAAGATACAGATGACTCTGGTGAAGTGTCTGATGGAGATGAGGACACTACAGAAGGAGATCAAGACACAGAAGAAGATGGAGAAACTTCGGAAGAAGGCTCTGAAGATACAGAAAAAGATGCTGAAGGCGAAGTAGACGGTAAAGACAGCGATGGTCAAGAACCAGGTTGGGATACGCCACCTAAGGATACTGAGACTTCTAAAGAAGACTTCGTACCTTGCTATCGTTTAGATAATGGTAAGTTGACACTGGAGTCATTCGAAGTACAGATGGTTCGTCCGGATAATGTTAATCAGGATGCCAATGTCGTTATCGGTGAAAAAGTGGAACTCTCATTAGCTGGTGATGACGATGGTTATCAGCCTGATCAGGATGAACTCTATCATGCGATTGCTCCGGATATTTATCCTGCTACGGATATTGCATTAGAATCTGTCAGCATACCTGAAGGTGATTGGGTGGCTGCATTTACCGATGATAAATTGGATGGCTTTACTGGTAAGATGCCGAAGCATGATGTACGGACTGAAAACTTATTCTTGCTAGAGCAGAAAGTGTCTAATAAGGCAGTAGATGATCCTCGTTTGTCTAAGCTATTTGGTTGGTTATTCGGTCCTAAACTCTCTTACTTCTATCGGATAAAAGGTGAACAAGCATTCGGTGCATCACTGAAACCATCTATCTATCCTTTACCATCTGTACTGAATGGTTCTGTTGCTGCTAATCTTTTAAAAGATGTTGTACCTAAGTTGGTGGACTCAGCTAAAGAGTTGGATAAGGCTGTTAAAGCATGGGATGACTGGAAGTCTCTGTTCTATCGTAAAGTGGATCAGTTAAGTAAAGAATTCTCTTTCGTTGAACGGGTAGAAGTAGCCAGACAGTTAGCTTTGTTGAAAGTGCCTAATGTTGACATGGGTTGGGTAGGGGCAATGAAGTATGTCTCTACACGGACACTGCCGATGAATCCTCGTGAGACTAAGATAGAAGGCATTATTCCATCTACTCAAGCTGAATTGAACCAGTATGGTCATCATGAAGTCGGTTTGAATGAATCGATGATCAATGCCTTTAGAGTACCTGCGTTAGATAACATCATTCAGACACACGATTTCTATCAGATGGCTGAATACGTAGCCGGTAAGTTTAGAGTACCGATTATGGATGCTGCCGTGATGTTGTGGCATGGTGTGTTCAACAACCACAGTTGCATTCGTTTGTTCTTGGATAAAGAAGACGAAGTACTGACTAACTGCTGTTATGTATACGCCATGTACGGTAAGACATTGGCAGTACTGCATGGTGATGCTTATGCTACCAGTATTAACCCAGGTATTATTAACTGGGTACCGTTAGAACCTAAGCTGTATTGATACTGCATAATCCTTAGCCTACCTATACCTGTATTGGGTATAGGTAGGTGTAGGGAATATGCTGTCTAGTATAGCGGATATTTCGTCTACCACTATCGCGATAGCCGATATAGGGAGATTTACAAATACTTACTATTGTATTAGTAAGGATGGATAAGGATCTTCCGTGTCCTTATCTTATATTCTGTTTTAACATTAAAGGAGCGTTTAAATGGATATTAATCAATTATTGGATTTCAGTTGGTTCAACTGGAAACTACTCTTACAACAATACGTAGGCTTGAGTATAGGTCTCTCTATATTCAACCATGTCTTATTACAAAGAGAAGTGCGTGTCTTCAGACACCACGTTAACGACATCGCTGATAAGAAGGATCCTTCTGAAGTTAAGATGCGATTCATCGATGGCCTGATACCGACTATGTTATACGCTATCGTAGTCGCTGCTTCAGTGCACATCGTATACGGAGCGACTCTTGTCTACTTCGGTATAGCTGCCGATTATCCGCCGACTTCATTAACCGAAAGTGGTAAAGAGACTATAGCGATCCATTCTATCATTGCCATGTTGATTGTATTGGCCATGTCTCATGTGTCGAGTAAGTTCCATCGTGTGGGATTGAGTAAGGGATTTGATTTACTGGATATCTATCTCTTCATCCCAGTGAAGATGATCTTTCTGTTTATCCTGAGTATGTTGTTCCCAAGATGGGTGACTCTGTCTGTTAAAGCAGACATGGCTATGGATAACTTGAAGTCTTATCACTACGTGCGTAAGTTGAATATCTTCTACGTGATCTTTATCGAGTTGATATACGGTGCTATTACGGCGAATATCATGCCTATGTCTGTTGGTTACGATCGTATCTTCGAGGCTGAGATGTCGAATCGTGCTTATTGTTTCTTGAAGTATTCTATTTACGATAGTGATTCATTAGGCCGATACAGTGATCCTAGAGGCCGTATCATGGCTGAAATCAACTTATTAGAAGCAGACAGAGCTGGCGATGTCGTGATGGATCGCATCACTCGTCGGTACATGAATGCTGATAATTTAGAATCAGCACGTGAGATACGTGATCGTTTACTTGAGTTGCAAGAGAAACGCAATCAGGAATACCAAGACTAATTTATTACTAACTCCGCAGTGGGTGAGTACATCTCGTACCTACCTACTTTTTTTACACTAAAAGGACAACCAACCATGACTGCGTTAATGCTCGTGGAATCACCGAATAAGGCCAAGACCATCGCTAAGTACTTAAGAGGTACAGGCATTACCGTCATGGCTTCATTCGGACACATTCGTGAAATAGACACTAAGAAGAAACTGTTCGAAGCAATAGAAGCCGATAATGGTTTTAAAACCCATTACGTAGTGGGATTGAAATCTAAGGATCATGCTAAGAAGATCACCGACATGGCTAAGAAAGTCGATACCGTGTATCTAGCTACTGACCCTGATCGTGAAGGTGAGGCGATAGCATGGCACTTGTGGGACATGTTAAAAGGTTTTAAGAACATTAAAACGTTTAAACGGGTGACTTATACCGAAGTCAATGAGCGTGCTGTTAAACAAGCCATCGATCAGGCAGGTGAGTTGGATTTCAATAAGGCACATGCAGGATTAGCGAGGCAAATCATCGACAAGATATTCGGCTTTACGATATCGCCTGTCTTGTGGAAAGCATTGGCACCAGGCTTGAGTGCCGGTCGTGTGCAGTCACCCGGATTACATTTGGTGTCTGAGCGTGAGCGTGAGATACAGGCATTCATTGCTACTATCTTTTGGTCTGTTAGTGGTAATACGGCTAAAGACAATATCACTTTCCCAATTAAGTTAAGTGCTATCGATACTGTAAAGATCGATAAGACGACACTGAATGAGAAAGACTACACTAAAGAGTACGTAGAAGGTGAGTTCAAGAAGATACTGGATCTAATGGCTAAGAAAGAGCCATTGAAAGTAATAGATGTTACGAAGACTAAGGTATCGAATAAGCCTAAAGCGCCTTACATGACTTCTACTTTACAGATGGATGCTGTTCGTCAGTTAGGGTGGAGTGCACAGCGTGTCATGGCTGCTGCGCAGAAGCTATTCGAAGGGGATGGTGGTGAACATGGTTATATTACCTATCATCGTACGGATAGTGTCAACATGGCTGAGGATGCCTTGAAAGCTCTGTATCAGTACGTAGGTGATGCTTACGGTGAAGAGTATCGTGCGGCTAAGCCTATCGCTTATAGTGGTAAGAAGACGAATGCCCAAGAGGCACATGAGTGTATCCGTCCATCTGATATCGACTATACGCCTGACATGTTAGCTAGTCGTTACGATAAAGGTAGCGATGAGTATAAGTTATACCGATTGATTTGGTGTCGTACTGTGGCATCCCAGATGGCTCCTAGCCTATCTGAGCGTACGGCTATTATCTATCGCTATGATGATCGTTATCAGTTCAAGGCTAATGGTAGTGTCGTGTTGTTCGATGGCTATAGACGAGTCTATCAAGAAGGTCGTGATAAAAAGGACGATGAAGATAACCATCAGTTACCAGTTATAGCCGTTGGTGATGAGATGTTACTCTTACATGCTGAGCTGGGTGAACATGAGACTTCTCCACCTTCTCGTTATAACGAAGCCACGTTGGTGAAACAGCTGGAAGACTACGGCATCGGTCGTCCTTCTACGTATGCGACGATTTGTGCTAGATTAAAAGATCGTAACTACATCAAGATGGATAGTAAGCGTATCGATGTCAATGAGATGGGATTAGAAGTGGATAAGTTCTTGACTTCTAATTTCAGTCAATACGTGGACTATGGCTATACGGCTAAGATGGAAGAGATGCTCGACGATATCGCTACTGGTAAATCTTCTAAGGAAGAGATACTAGATCGGTTCTATCGTCCATTGATGGATAATGTTAAGACTGTAACCGATCATTTCCCTAAGGAAGAGCGTGGAGTACTGGAACACACTGGTGTGAAATGTCCTCAGTGTGGTGATGGAGAAGTCATCGTTCGTTTAGGTAAGTACGGTAAGTTTAAGACTTGTAGTAAGCGATGTGGCTATATCCTATCCTTATCGGAGAAGAAGATAGAGCATGAAGTCGTAGAAGGTAGGTCTTGTCCTAACTGTAAGAGTCCATTGCATGTAGTGAAAGGACGGTTCGGTAAGTTTATCTCTTGTGCCAATTACAAGGAATGTAAATACTCGGAGAAGATGGATGGTACAGTGAGAGTACCGCCTACGGATACGGGTGTGAAATGTCCTAAGTGCAAGAAGAAGAACTTAGTAATAAGAAGTGGTAAGAGAGGGAAGTTCGTCTCTTGTAGCGGGTTCCCTAAATGTAGACACATCGTGAGTCACGATGAGTTTGCGAATATCAGTGGCCTAAGCCAAGATAAGGTAGATGCCATGTTGAAGTAAGTAATACTGTTTATACCTGCCTATACACTCTTTATTGGGTGTATAGGTGGGTGGATACAGTATCTTGTATTTTTAATCCAGTAAGTAAACAGGAGTGTTTAAAATGTCTAAATCAGTAGTAGAACATACAGTCAGTCAGTTCCCTAAGGGTCTGTTGAACAAGATAGCTAGGATGAGTAGTGGTGTCTGTGGGATAGGTGATATCAAGCAATACGATATTACCACTATGCATGAAGTGCTTTGTCGTTATCTTAACTCATTGGCTTATCGCCAGTATGCTGGTAGTAATGCGTTAGATATCCTCAATGTGGTATTGCCTAAGTCTAATGGTATTACGATATCGGTTAAAGTACCTAAGGTAGAAGTACCGACTAATCTCTTGGATGAAGAAACCAATCGTAAAACTGTACAGGCGTTCTTGAGCCAGTTCTATCAGTCGGTATCGGATGGATTGTTTGGATGGTATTACGATACCTTTAACGAGCAAGATAGTCATCTGACTAATGAGAAGAAAGTGAGTTTGCTATTGCAATCCATACGCTCATTCGTGGTCAGTAGTCGTGATGTTAGAAGCAGTTGGTATCTGACTTTGATGTTGAGTATCGTAGGTAGATACGAAGCGATGGTGATGCAGTCAGTGGGTGAAGAGAAGATGATTGCCAGTTTGAAAGAGCGATTGAAGATCGTGGAAGACAGTCCATTGGATGTTAGCCTGATGATGCTGATCGCTTATGGTCAGTTTACCAAGTATCTGTCTTCTAATAACCTAGACCTTTTTAAATCGCTCTAGGATGCATCAGGATGTGTTTATAGAGCGTTTAGGCTAAATCCTAGGTAAGGTATAGGAAACCTCTTAAAACGCTCTGTAGCGCGCTCTATGGCCCTGTAATGGCCATGTGCGCATATTACGATATCCTGAAGCGTATATTTAGCAGTAAATAAGTACCAAAATGAAGTGACGGCATAATCCTTACCCACCTATAGTCCGTAATGGACTATAGGTGGTATAAGGTGTGGTATGCCTGCTTTTTTTTCAAGAGGGACAAAGCAAAACCATCGGTCTTGCACGTTAGATGCAAAACCAGCGATCCTGCATGCGATATGCAAAATCGAGTATAGGAAGGGAGAGCACCGGTCTAGATCGATGCTTCCCTTAATTTAGAACCTTCCGATCATTTACGCCTTGAAACCGCAATCGTCATCCGTTAGACCGTTGGTTAATAAAAGGGCTAATGAAGTTCTAAAAAAAACAAGTAAGGTCTGTCTTCCTTACCTGTCAGGATAACCGAATGCAAGGTATCGCTCACATTCGATTAGGCATGATACTCATCCGATGGGTGTGGTCAGGTGTATCGGAATAAGCACCACTAACTTGCTATCCTGCTTAGAAGGAGTTGAGAATAAACCATACGCCTAACCAGTATCTATCTTGTCCTAAATAGTTAAGATAAAATAAACAAAGTCTAAGTGTAGTGGAAATAAGCAGGATAACGAGTATCTCTTAAGTAAAAAAAGGGTAGTTACCGGATAAGCTCAAAGAAAGCAGCCTAATCAGGGGCAGGCAGCGAAGGAACAAGCTTATCCGGCGTGTGCTTAACAAGAAGAAAGGGGGTAGTTAAAAGCACATCTTTAAAACTTAAATCAAATCGCCATTGGAGGAAAACCAAAAATGAACGTCAAGGAGAGTAATTTGCTCACTAATCACCCTTCTCAAATAGATAAGCATGTGCTTGAAATCTTTTTTAGATTACCGTCATGCTGGGGATTTTAGATATATACTATCTAAGTAGGCATTGCCGGTATGGATCTTATTTGTTTATTCGAGTAAGCAAATAAGCCTTTGGCTATTGCCTATTTTCTAAATTAATCCTATTAACTCAAGGAGTTTATCATGCAAGAAAACTTAAAGCAACAAGATCAGCAAGACCAAGAAGAGCTTCTATTCAAGATGTCCATGGGTGATCCACATCCTCTAGAATTTGTCAAGGCAACCTATTACCTAGGCCACCCTAAGGATGTAAATCGTGAAATCCGTCCGCTCATCGTACAACACCTAGACATTATACTGGCCCGCGCTTACGAGAAGACTGTAAAGAAAATGCTCGAGGAAGCATTGTTCTACTTCTACTATCACGTATTTCCAGAGACCATTAACACCATTATCGAGATAGAAACAAGGTACTTGGGAATAAGGGACACGTTCGAATACCGAGATCTCCTGGCTAAATACTTCTATCTCGCAATGGATGAGAAAGTAGGAACTGCGGGTGAATACCTCTTCACCCATCAGTCCGACGATTATGGCGATCACAAACAGCGTATCTACAGATCCGATGGTCTGTATATCGACATCATCAAAAGCCAAATGGCTCTGTACAGTGGGTCAATGGAAATAAACGATCCGAACATTGTTAAAGAACACCTGGACGACGGTTTCCCTCTCCCATGGGAATTTGTCGGTACTGATTATCGAGAACAGATCATTAGACATGTTTCCTTGTTCTGGGAACTATTCATGGTCTATCACGGTGTAGAAAGCAAATTGGGATCCTTCACCATACCCAAAAGAGAACAGTACTGGGCTGGTGAATCACCTAATGTTTCGCCTGAGGCATTTAACAAATGGATTAGTAAGCCATTAGAAGAAAGGATGGACTTTTGTAGTGTAGATCACTATCGGTCTGCCGAATATGTCTCTAAGTCAGATGGAGGGCAATATACCGACAGTTAAACAACCAAAAGCGACTTATCGCTAACCCACTAACCAAAAAAAGAGGTCAGCACGACTTAGTCTTAAAAATCGGATAAGTACCATAACCGACCTAAAACTAATCGCGCTGACCAATGAATTAATTAACCAATCATTTTAAAAAAGGAGGCCAATCATGGCCATACAAGTACAAGGCAGTAAGAATAAAAAGGCAGCATCGCCTTTAGACTATTTAGTTTATCCTACTTCATCGCAGTTCGATGTCCTCAGCTCCCGCTATTACGGTACGGCGGACTATCTCGCATACGATCACGAAAAGGACATCCACAAAGACACTAGGAGAAAAATCCACAGAAGATTAGACAGCATGCTAGTCATGACTGGAGACTATATTGTCGAGGGAAAATACGAAGAAGCTCTAAACTGGTTCATTCAACGTGTATTTCCAGAGTCTTTAAAACTAATCGCCGATATCGAAATGGCGTTTTTAAAGAAATCCATTAGGGAAGAGGCAAAGAAAGGCACGACTGCCGACGATGGTTTAGACTTTAGCGATACACCGGTCGTTTCTAAAGAAGAACAACTTATATCGTCTCTTCTAACTCTACCCAGATACTTTTACAAAAAGATGAACGATCAAATCGCTAACTTGATTGCTCATTCGGCTAAATGCAGAGAAGAAGGTATCAATGGGTGGGATGGTTCGTTCTTAAAAACACAAATGAAGATCAGGGTCGCTGAACTTTATCGTGGTGTTTATGTTAAGAAATCCGGAAAGAAATTAAAATACGCTGGTGAAAACTATCCGTACCTAATCACTAAGGTCGTCGACACTTTGTGGAAGACTTTCCTATTCGTCTACAGTTTAGATACAGGTAAAGGTTTACTGGCTATTAAAGAAGATGTCTGGTTTCAGCTAGACGATTATTTAAAAGGCGGAAAAGACCTCAAGCCTTTCGAAGTTACACTTCCGATAGAAAAAGCAGCCATCGACACGAAGGTCCGTATTGAAGATATACTATTAGATACAGCAGATAAAGAAGTAGTAGAGAGTGTAGCCAATCAATACGGTGGTAAAGAAGGAGATAAGGAAGAAAAGGAAGATTGGTCTACCTTATCTAAAGAAGAGATAGATAATAGAATAGACGAGATATTCAGTAATTAACGCTAGAATGGGATGTCTACTGTCCTCTGTTTAGTGGATGGTAGGTATCCTATTTTGCTCTTCTTTTTTGGTCTATATTTTGCCTAAAAAATAGGCAATTTTACCCTTAGTTTCGAAACGCCCATATCATACTATAGCTCTATAGCTCTATAGAGCTATAGAGCTATCTTTCTTTATCTCTTTATTTCTTTTTTTCTTCATTTCTCTAGTGCTATATTTCTCTATTTCTGTATCTCTGTATTTCTAGATATCTTTACCTCTCTATTTCTCTAGTCCTGTATGTCTATATCTCTATCTTTCTACATTACTGGATATCTTTATTTCTCTAGCACTCTACGTCTGTATTTCTCCAGTTATACGCACGTGTACGGTAAACCGTAGAGTGCGTTATTTTCAGAACGCACCGTGTACCCAAAACCCACACGCTCAGTGGTGGTAGTGTATACACCAGAGCACGTGTGTGTACTCAACGTGGGTTTTAGGGTAGAGGGAGAAGTGTAATGGATGGAGTAAGTAAACGACACCTGTTGCATACTCCGTACCTCACCTTCGTTACGGTACTCCGGTGGCGAACAGGTGTTGGTTTACTACGGTGTTTGTATATTGGGTATACTGGGATGATAAAGGTACCTGACGGTAGATGGCTATAAGCGCATGTACACTCGACATGACACGTTTAAGACTACTGGTAATGAGAGATGCGCTTACTAGCACTTAGAGAACATGCGATGCCTAGGATACATGCGCCTGTATAGCAAGACATCTACTAAGCACGATATACGCCAAGATGCGCATGTAGATGCAGGCACACGCAGCTAAGGATACATGCGTAGTACGAAAGACACATTCAGCATGGGATAGTGCATTGTACGCATGTAGATATACGCCAGAATACGATGCGTGTATACTGCACGGCAGGAATATACACCAGGGTAGCGATTACACGCACGTAGAGAGGCGTAGAGGGCATGTAGACACTTCAGGTAGGGTAAGGTGCCTAAACGATCAAGATGCCCTCTAATACGCTTCTAGAGGCCTTACTGAGCATGTTTGTATTACACGCAGTATCTACCTGTACTGGTTAAGGCCTCTACATGAGCCATGCGTACTACACGTACTGTACGATGTCTATTGGACATGCGTGTGTAGACAACCCAATATTGCCACGATACACGACATCGTCAGTAGAGGGCCTAGGATCACTCTAGATTGCATTTAGCACTTTGGGTATACCTTACCCTAGGGAACCACTATACATGCGATCCTAGCTCAATCTAGACACCCTAGCGTCGATGTACGCATGATAGCGATAGCTACAGTTAGCCTAGATGACATGTTACAGTCTATCCACCTGTATAAACACCCAACTGTTCGCCATCGTAGCATCGGAGTGCCTACGTAGATGCGTAGTATGCAACAGTGGGTAGTGGTAATGTAAAAAAAACAAAATACCCGATACTCTAGTGAATCGTTTTTATACACGGAGTACTGAGCATGAGTATCCCTAGGGCATGGCCTATACGCATGTACGCTAAGGCTAAATGTAAAGGCAATGGTGAAACTGTCCGTAAGATACTGGACAGACACATCGTAGAGACTATCTGTAAGTTAGCCAGACAGCAAGATGCTTACAGTCTGGAGACCATCAGGAAGACCTTTTTAAAAGACGTAATACCGGAAGCCATTACACTGATCGTAGGCTTAGAGCGTAATGCGTCTGGTGATTACTACAGTGAACGCAATGTAGAGAGGGCAGTAGATGCTTACCACACGGCTCTGAACAATGCAGTAAAGGATATCGAGCATCTATCTGCCGATAATGATCCTAAGTCTATCGTGACTTATTTGCTAAATGACATTGAGAAATCGAGGATGATTAACTACACTTGGGCGAATCAGCACCATGGCGTGAATATCGCTCGATTAATCAGTCGACTATGGGCACTGATCCAGTATCTGTCTGCCTGTGCTGGAGATGACTATACCTACTTTGGGCCTGATATTCCCTTTGTTAAACCTAGGATGCGTGAGACACCTAGACCTAACTTTAAGGTAAAAGTACCGATGAATCGAGAAGAGAGAGCGATAGCGAAAGCCATCAGGCGAGAGAAGTTCTTGAGAGAACAGGATAAGAAGAACAAGAATGCTTGGGATAAGTTCTTAGTTTAACTCGCCTAAAGTATCGGCTATCCTTTGACATCTACCCTAATACAAGGACAGTAACATGACACCGACACCTATTAAAGCCGTAAGTTGGCTGACTGATAAGCGTTTCTGGATGGCAGCTATCGTATTGACCATCTTAGGCACTTTAACCTACTACGAGTACCGCAATGAGATCATCTCCAAGGAGAAACAACTCCTAGAGCAAGAACTACAGTCTCGTAAGGATGAGATCGAAGAGAAGAAGAAGTACTTGAAAGTGAAAGAGGAAGAGATCGAGTTACTCAAACGCCAGAACGAAGGCATGATGATCCGTAACAAAGAGATCGAAGAGCGATATACGCAGGAGAATAAGCTACTCATGTCCCTACTGGAACAAGAGCGCCAGTACAAAGACTCAGCCATACCAGAGTCCATCGCTAATGCCTTAAACAAACCCAGGAACTTAAGTGAAGCAGTAGAGAACAAAGAGAAACGCAAACCCTCTCCACTACTGAGTCATCCGTTTGACCCTAATCGTTCTGTTATCGATCCATTGTACATGGAACGTAAAGTGAACTAGAAGTAAGATTATAGAAGGAAAGTAACATGTATAGAACACTGGCTATAGTAGGATCATTGTTCCTATTGGCCGCATGTGCAAAACCACGTGAAGTCGTGAAATATCAATACACCACCATCTCATGCCCTGTGGTAAGACAGTGTAAACTGCCTGCTACCGAGTATAAGACGAATGGTGATTTGGTGATGGGGATCGTGGAGTTGAGGGAAGAAGTGGAGTATTGCGCTACTGCGATCGATACCTTAACGATGTGTATCGATGCCCACAACGAGCGCATGAGTGCTTTGTCTCAAGACAAGAAGTGATATTCGGATATACAGAGAGATGGACTGGATAGGTACTGGGGACTTCGTGTCTTCAGTACCTTAAGGTCTATGCTGTCGTCTCCATCTGACGATTACGCTCCAGCGTAGCTGACGCTATGTTCTCGCCTGTGTTTGAAGTGAAAATACACGAAAATAGCATCTCTAGACTAAGCTATAAACACAAAACGTTCACTAGCCTATCTAGAACGGCATCAGATTGCGTTTATAGCCATCAGGCATACTTAGGTATGGTTTTAGCCTAAAATCAATCCTAGAGCAATCTAGGGGCATTTACGAGCATATAGCTATTTTAGACCAACATGCAGATATTTACAGATACTTACTATCTAAGTGTACCTGACTAGAGTGAATCTTTAACCACTCTAAACTATTGCTTATTCTTTTGTTTTAAGAGAAAGGAAACGAACATGTTTCTAAATGAAAGTGAAATTATTGGCATGAGCCTAACTGAGAAGCCTCTAATCGTAGGCTTCGAAGATAAAGAAGTCAAGCACTGGATGAATGGATCTGAAGAGATCAAAGTCGTCTCTTACGGACTCACCCAGAACAGCTACGACATTCGTTTAGGTCGTGGTGTAGAGCTATTCGCCCAGTATCCAGTAACGGATCTGCCTCTGTGTGATCCACTGGCTAGACCCAGAACAGTAGATATTGATAAGCCACACATGCTGCCTCGTATGGAAACTACCCTCTACAATGAGGAAGACTCCCTGACGATGGCGTACTACGATATCCCGCCTAATGCATTCGTATTAGCTCGTAGTAAAGAGTCCTTTAACATTCCCGCTAATGTAACAGGATTCCTCTACTGTAAGTCCACGTATGCTCGATTAGGCATGAACATGACTCCGACTGTCTTGAAATCAGGATGGTCAGGTCAACTCGTACTGGAGATCTTTAACCAGTCTCCGTATGTATTGCGTATCTACGAAGACCAAGGCATCGGTACTTTGTATTTCGCACAACACGATGCTGCCTCTATGCAACCGTATAGTGGTAAGTATCAAGGACAAGTAGGCATTACACATGCGCTGTAGTGCTTGTTTGTAGTAAAAGTTTATCTCTTATTTCGACGCTCCTGAAATAGCACTGATAACCCTACCTATAGCCCGCTATGGACTATAGGTAGGCTAAGGTGTACTGTGGCGTAGCGATATTAGAGATAAACATTCTTCTATTTTAATCCCTATTTACTAAAAGGAAATCTAAACATGAATATCAACATCAACGATTATCTCGCCTATCTTAACGTAGCAACACTGATTGTGTTGGCAATGATTGCCTTTAAGCATTACTTGCTGACGCGTCATCGTAAGTCTAAGCTTAACCAATACGCCAAGGACACATTGGAAACATCATTTGCCGACTACATTGTGTTCTTAAATGGCATCACTCATCCCCTGACTAAAGAAGTCCTGAACGAACTCATCTTCCAGCGCAAACGCTTGGATGTAATTGCTTCTGTAGCAGGTGTTACTAAACGTTCTTATCGTGGTATCGTTATCCAATTCAACACCAGCGATCTGCCTGAAGACATCTATTGCCAGAATGCATTAGGTGAATTCACTGCCGTACAGAATCGTAATGTCGTCTGTAACAGTACTGATAATGCTCCAGTTACTGATTTGATTGGTGGTACCATGACAGTGTAAGTGATTGATAACATTGCGTTATTTTTAAATATATACTATTAAGGTAGAAGAAGGCCTCCTTTTTCTTCATGTGTACTTTTAGAGAGTTCACGATACTTCTTGCTTGTTTCTTACTAGACCTTTGGTTGGGAATACAACTAGAGAACAAGGTATACTGATTAAGCTGTTTGAGTTTCTCTTTCGTAAGGGCAGCTGCTAAGTGTACAGGTATCGTGACTCTCATCTTTTTACATTAACCTTATTCATTGGAGACAATCATGACTCAACGTACATTTATACACACCACTGGCAAACCTGTTAAAACCGAAGAGAAAGAAAACGCTCTCTTTAACATCATCGTAGTTATCGGCATGTTGCTTACCATGCTTGGTTGCGGCTATGTTGCTTATATCATGGGATGGAAGCATCCTGAAGCATACTCCATGTTCGGCATGGTTGGATACTTAGTGGGCTGCGTGCTTTACCAAGTAGTAAAGAAATAAGACACAGAACACCATACCCTAGGTATAGCATAATCGCTATACCTAGGGATACAGTGCTTATGTCTTCTTTTTTTACTCACGATTAGCTAATGCTAATCACTCGTACAAAAGAGAATACTTCTCTTTTTTTTGCTTGTAAATGGTGATTATTTAAACGTAAATCCTTTAAAGTGCATGTAGCCTACATTGATGGCATCACCCTGGTCATCACCTTCTTTGTAGACGTACATTTTCAACATGTGGGTAGGTGGAATGCTTTTCTTCAACTCCAGCATACCGCTATCACGATAAGCACCATTCGAGAACTGACCATTCCAGTAAGCCAGTGGATTACCGTAATTAACCACATTACCACTAGCATCCCTTAGGTCTTCTTCCAGTGTGTTTCTATTCACCGCACTGAATCTGAAGTGTAGACCAAATCCACCATGGTTGGTCGTGCCATAGCCTATCTCTAAATTAACATGTGTAATCTCACGAGTGATCATGTTCAGGTCAACACTAACCGATGAACCACTCGATCCCCAAAACTGACTACCAATAAAAGACTTATAGCCAGGCCTACCCCAAGCATGTCCCCATCTACTGTTATCCAAATACCCTCTCTGGGCATCCCTCACCTGCACGACTAAACGTTTTACCTTCACTGCATTATTCATCAGGTCAGTAGCGACCTTACTAAACAACTCATGTACCTTACGTTCACTCAAGACCTGATTCGTCCAAATATCCTTATACTTTAACATCACGTCTTCCAGACCATAACGAGGATCTAAAATAGCGAAGTAATAGTAAGGTTTCAGTGTCTCAGTCGTGGTGAGTTTAGGTATATCTCGCACTAACGGTGCTTGCAGCCTACTTAACTTACAGAGTAGCTTAGGATTATCGACAGAGTGATAAGGATTGTTAAACGCTTGTGGAGTAAAGGTATTCGAAGATATATCCTGGTCTGTATAGAGGATCTCTAAAGTACTGATACAGCTCAATGCATTGGTGATCTTACCTAATGCATTCAGTGTGTTCTTAACCGACACATCATCATCCATCCTACCCAATGTCAACTTACGTGCGATATCGTAGACGTATTTCACGAACTGTTTGTTATCAGGTACATTACCTGTTAGATAGTCCTTCTTGTGGTATAGGTAAATATCATCCAGTACAGCACTCGTAACCGGATTACCCAAGAACACCATCGGATCATTAGCCGCTATTTTACGCCTAGACTCTAATCTGTTATAACGAATGTCATCCTGAGTATACAGAACACCATCGTAGTTAACGAATAGCTTATCGGATAGGAACTCATGGTAAGGTTGACGAGCTGGATGGTTGTTGTTCCTTAGACGTAAGTTGTTCAAGGGACCCATGACCATCTCTTTAAACGCTAGGATAATAGACTCAGGTGATACCTCACGTCCTTTAAGCTTAGTGTACTTATACCTAGGGAAATAAGCCTTAGTAACATTATCAGCAGGTAAGGCATCGTACTCTGCCTGTGTAGCCGGTAATCGAATAAAATCCGACATGGCATAAGGTGATTCTAAATCACGTGTTATAGTACCGACAGCACCTACTCTTAACGAGTCTTTTAATGCTTGGCCTGTTAAGGAAGTATCAACACGCAAACTGTGGATCTTGTTATAGAGGTCACCATCCAGTATCTCGATGCCATGTACTACGTAGACGTAATAACGTGTAGCGGTACTGTAATCACCAGTATTGGTATTGGCGTGGATAATGGCGTTCTGTTTCTTAACTGTACGTATCTCACCACGCAGTGCATTAACCAAATACTCTAAATCACTCTTCAAGCCAGCTTTGGCACTCTCATTGTCGACATGTGTCTCGATGTACTTGATCCTTAGACGGATGAGTTCTTCGATACGATTCATCCACTGTGACTTCAGTGTGTTGGTATACGCCTCGATATCGATCCCACTCTTTAAGCCATAAGCATTCGGGAAACGATAGAGTTCATTCTCTATCTTAGAGTAGCGCGTGTTACCCAAGACAAAATCGACCATGTTACCGCCATAGAGAGCGCGTCTATTGGCATGCTTAGAGATGGCCTCATTCGCACTGTCGTTGAGGAAATCCCCTCTATCTTTTAAAGCATAGCCATGTATAATAGATCGATTCCAACCAAACATCCCTTTACCTGCCAACATCTGTCCGATGTGTGTTAACTTAGTAAAGTTAGTCAGTGGCGGACTATACTTAAAGTTATTCCGTATATCGAACTCATCTCTCTCTATCGTCACTTCATCACGTGGGCCTGTGCCGTAGCGTATATAGCCTTTACGCATGTAGCAATCCACCCATACAGGGAAGAAATAACCCTTACTGTTACTCTCCGTATCTGGTCTAAAATACGTATCCACATCACGCTTCATGTCGTTCGTATAAACGAATGCACCATATCCACCGAATACGCCTAAACTGTTACTGTGGTCTCGTCCTTCCGGTATGTGGAACCCACCTAAGACATGAGAACCATGCGTGATGATACTGTTAATATCACTCACTGCCATCGCTTGAGGTGAACCATCCTCTATCGCAAAGTTCTCTTCCCTCAAGCCGAACCGAGCACGGTGAGAGGCATTGTTAATATAACGACGAGTACGATGTGCTGAATCGAAACTATCAAACTGAGGATAATAAGCCAGATTCGTACCACGTGATATCGCTATAGTCTTACCGTTATAGTGTTCAGGCTTGATGTAATCTTCGTATCGTATCCCTACGTGTCCTTCTAAAGTACCTGCGATACCGAACTCTTGTTCTAGTACCTTCAGTCTTTCTACTTCACTTGCTGTAATAGCCATGTCTTTTACTTCCTTATTACGTGTAATAGCATAAACGACACTGCCTACTCTACCCTACAAGAGGATAGAGTAGGCAGTGTATACTAAATCACATCATTCAGCCCAAATAGGCGGGAAGAGCTGTACCCGTTTAATCGAGCCATCACTCTTATCTTTAAACTTACCGTAACCTTTACCATTACGCCATTCAAACTCACCGTACTGATAACCATCAGTTACTTGATCCAGTACATCAGCAGGATTAGGAGACACATTAAGCGCCACGTTAATGTACATGTCCCTGTTACTCTTTACACCACTGAAGTAAACCACACCAGGATTCCGCCCAGTACCAATCAAAGAGCGTAACTGATCACCACTAACATTATTACCCCAGTCTAACGTCAAACTACTACCAGGATTACTGAAGTAGATAAAAGGAGACTGACCTCTTAGTGCCTGAGTCATGTCCCCTTCCCTAAAGACGAAGGTCTGTGCTTCTGTTGCAGGCGCGAAGATGTAAGAAGGGAATGTAACCGATTCATCAGTCGGTGATTTCACCAAAGGAGCAGTCTGGATCTGACATGCACGGAAGTTAACCGTAATCGGATTCTGCCATGCAAATACCTGACGTGAAGTCGCAGCATGTGTTTTACCACTACCAGTAGTAATACGACTATACAGACCAGTGCCATCAGACTTACCGTCAATATTGCGCTCTAACTTACATTCGTAGAATGTCAAAGCCGTATTACGTTCATGGTAAGTTAAGTAATGCGTCATCACGAACAAACCATTGGCTTTATTCGTCTGTGGTGCGAATCCCCTAAATTCAATCGTAGGAGCTATAGGCAATAACTTAGCATAGTCAGCTGCACGAGCAAAGTCTGAACTTTTACCTGTCCAAGTAGCGTACAAAGCATCGTGGTCAGGCCCATACGGATAAAAGCTGATGTGCCCACCTCTGAATTGACATGTTGTAAAACGCTGGTTAGATGGCCATTCTTCGTAATTCGCACTGCCATCAGCATTCATCGAAATCGGCATCTTACCGATACGGTGATGTTTCTTCTCTTTAAGATAAATCGTACGATTCACATTCGCAGGCCCTTGTGCCAATGCAAAACCAATCGTAGCCAATGGTTTATCCTTCGTACCACGACCATTCAAGATAGTCGGTTCTTCATCCACACCTTCATCCGGATCAATGAACAACGTACCAGTAGCCGCATCAGGCACATTACCGTAATACAACCCATCTTCATTCCACCGTAATTCATTAAAGCGAGCAGTAGAAATCGGGATAATATCTTTACCCAACTTAGTATTGGGATTCAATCCCATACCACGCATGACACCTAATACATCATTCGCAGTAGCCGTGAACTGAGCACCATTTTGCCTGTAAGTATCACCAGCAGGCAAGACAGCAGTGTCACCAGTCAAATACCGTTTTACAGCCGCTTTCATCATCAAGTCTTGACTGTTCAAGTAATTGAAGATATTGGTGTCTTTAGTATCAGTCTGCTCTTTAGTATAGACATTGTTACGCAACGCAGTAATCAGCTGGTTAATGCTGCTAATTTGATTATCGATCTTTTGGTTAAGTTCATGCTCTTTAGCCGTGAGTTCTTCCTTAGTGGCTTTCTTATTGGCTAACTCAGTAACACGACCTTCCAGTGCGGCGATGAGCTGATCCACTTTAGCGATCGTATAGACACCTAACTGGGCAGGAGTCAGCTGATGCACATTACCAGTAGCAGTCGTGTGCTGGATCAACAATGCACGCAATGCGTTGATCTTAGAGTCTACTGTAGTCTTATCGTATACACCTAAACCATCTGGTGTAAGGTGATGTACATTACCTGTAGCATCCTTGTGGGCATTGAACTCACGTTTGAGTTTCTCAAGTTCAGCATTACTACCACTAGAGAGTGAGTTAATCGCACGCCAAATAGCATCATGCGATGCTTCATCGCCAGTCAGTTGTGCTTGAACCAAACGCTCAATGACATAGACCACATGCTGCCAGTTATACGTATCGTAAATAGAATGCACATGAGGCGCAGCAGGATAGCCTGTAGGCTTATTCAAGACATTCTTCCACAAGACAGGACGATTATCCAATGCTAATTGATCTAGTTTCCTGTTCAACGACACCACATCAGCATTGGTAAACTTACCACCTACTGTCTGGTAACTGATGCTAACATTCTTACTAACACTAGCATCGGTAATCACCACGTAACCATAAGCTGCAAAACCAGTTAAATCAGCGACTGTTTCAGACGGATCTTCCAAGTAGTAAGAACGAGCAGGCACGACATTACCTGTCTTTTTGTCTATCATCGAGAACGTGTGGGCGTAAAAGTGACCGTAGTTAGGCCGTAAGATGCGGATGCTCTTATCCGAGAGTACATGCGACTCATTAGCCACACGGTTGTTAGGCGACCTTGCACTCTTATCAAACTCGTATCGTATATTGCTAGGCATAACGAACCATTCCTTATATTCCAGTAAAAAATAATAGATAGAACAAACCTCTAAAAGAGCATACACCTACCTACACCGACTAAGTGTAGGCAGGCGTATACCGAGAGGAGTGATTTCAAATTATTGCCACACGGCAAGTAGGGCAAAAATTATTGCCATACGGCAGGCGGAGCAAACTCTGATTTTATCTTACCAGTTGCTTTATCGATCAAGAGTTCTTTAACGATAGCGATGACTTGGTTCTTATCCAAAGTAGGTGTAGCCGTCCTAGATTGGATTTGTTCGATCACCCAATCCTGATAGGCTACATTGACACTCACCGTATCGTTTACATTCGTACCAATAGTCGGGAACCTGATGTAACTGGATTTATTGGTACTGCTGGTAAACACAAGACTACCACGTTTATCAGTTGCACCTACTGGGTTAAACTCCAGTCTCCAGTTACCACCATCTTGCGTACGTTTGTTGAATACCTGCCAACCGTTACCATTCAGGATATTAATAACATCAGTCATGGCGATACCACCATCTATATCTAGACCACTACTACTGATCTTGAACTGTTTATTACGCCTATCGGATGTCTTAGCACCAGCAGGTGTCACGAAGAATGACATCTCCGTACTACCATTGTCCAGGTATTGTAAACGAATAGAACCAACAGACACATTGTGGTTGTTCCTGAACTGGTACTCAGCATTGTTCAAACCGGTATGGCTAGATGATAAATAGAAATGTGGCCAGTTAGTTGAACTAAACACACCAGCACGTTCACCAGTAATGTCACCACCACTCTTAGGATAGAACTGAGTCACATCACCACCCGCCACATTCCAGTTAGCCCAAGTACCATTGCTGTTCTGGTTACGACGATAAGTTAACTGGTTGTTAAACGGACGATACTCTTGCATCATGCCATAAGCAGATGGTGTAACAGTCAAGCTACCGGCTAACTGAGTCGGATAGTTACGTTCAGTCGTGGCATTGACATTTGCATTCTGGCCATAGAGACCAGGTACGACTACTGTATCCAAGTTAATGGTACCCAACAGTTTCGTATCCAATACACTATTGTCTAACAGTGTCTTATTGTCAAACTGAACACCAGTACTGTCTACCGTCAGTGACTTATTACCAGGTGCGATCATCTCCAAGCGACTGCTAGTCGTACGGATTTGGCTAATCGTAGAACCATTCTTAAGCTGGAAGATAGCATCTTGTAAGATGATGTCACTTCTAAAGGTCTTCGTACCACGTACTTCTTGATTACCTTGCAGTAATACAGCACCACCTAATTGAGTCGTGATCCGGCTATCTATAGTCGAGAACTGAGACTTCAGGTTAGCAACATCACTCTTAACAGGAGCCAGCTCACTTCTTAAGCCAGCTACGCCATTAGTAGCATTCGTAACATCACCATGCATGGCCTGTATCTGGCCAGACAATACTCTCTTAGCATCTTCGATAGCGGTATTGATCTTACCATCTACTACAGCCGCAGTGGTATACGTACCTAAAGAAGCATTTACAATAGTGCGTATTTCTTGTTCGGTTAAGGTAAGTTTGCCCCATGCTCTCCAGCCTTGTCGGTCGTTCGCACGAGCACGTCGCCAAATAACACTACTGCCTGGTACAGCATCATCGTTCTCAAACGGGATGTAAATTTGCGCTAAACCATAAGCACTCTGGGTAACGATAAGACTACCAGCCATTTGCAATGGATAGTTGTGTTCTGCTGTAGACTTAACATTGTACTGTTGGCCGTAGATACCAGGTGTCGTAACGGTATTCAGATCCTCATCATTCAGCATCTTCGTATCGATTACATCATTGGTCAATACGAGATTACCATCGTATAGCAGAACACCATTGTCACGCAACTCTAAAGACTTACCTGATTTAGCATTAGCCAAATAAGCTGATGTATTGTTTACACCCAAACGAGCATACTTAGCACTATCCGTACTATTGGAAGCACGTACTTCCTGGAACTTAGTGAATGAGTGCTTAAAGTCTTTCAAACCACTGATGTCTTGATCAGTAGTTGTCAGTACGGCACCACTATTCGCTACTTGGTTAGTTACACGACTATCCAACCATGCACGTAAATCACCTAGAGCTTTCTCACTGACAAGCTTATCTGTTCTTGTACCATTCGTAACATGACTGACATTATTCGTCCAGTCAAAGCCCACACGTACCCAACCTGTTTTCTCAGTATTGTTTTTAACAGTACGTTTGTAGATAAAGGCACTATCATCCGCAGGATAGTACAACTGAGTGACACCACTCTCGTTATTAGGTATAACATGCAGTATACCTACGACACCATTGACTGGATATCCTTTAGCCTCTGTTACCTGCACGACAGTAGGTTGTCGCCAAATACCAGCGTGGTTGTGGCCAAACATGGCGTTAGGGGCTAATGCACCCAAGTCACCACGATGCAGATCCATCAAACCGTAATCAGCAGTATCGACACTAATAGCCGGTATATTGGCACTATTAGACTGACCGATCTTGACAATATTAGCAGAGGCAGTAGCAGGTTTCTGACCTACACCACTTCCCATGGCGACAAAGCGAGACGCATAAGCACCAGATGCCTCAGCCAGTATCTCACTCTTAGCCTCAGCAAACGTACGATTGTCAAAGCGAGCACTGTTGTTAACATTGCCATTGCGTGCTTCTTGTACGATATCTGCTACTGTCTTACCATTTAAGCGAACAGCATCAATGTTCTGTTTGGCTTCGTTGACGATCTGGGTAACCGTTTTACCTTCTACTTTCTTAGCGTTCTCTACTGTCAAAGCACGCACTTCATTCAGTAAAGCTGCTTTAGTAACAGGATCGAGATTGCTGTTTTGCTGTGGTATGGTGATTTGTGCGATAACCCAGTCTTTGTATTCATTCGGTGTCTTACCACCAAAGGTAACATTCTGCTTCGCACGAGCCACGATTTCATCGGCTGTTTCACCACCTAAAGTAGAAGCATTACCACCACGTCTGGCTTCGGTAATGATTTGGTCTTTAGTGGCACCATTTAATGTTTCAGCATTGGTGACACGCGATTCAGCGATGATTTGGTTAACTGTCTTACCGCCTACTTTACCGGCATTCAATTCGGACTGATAAGTCGTAATAAACCATTCAGCAAACTGAGTATCGGTTCTGTTGTTAAAACGAGTGGCATTCGTGGCTTGTTGATTCGTCGGGTTAAAAGCAGCCAGACGAGTATTGAGTAACTGAGTGAATTTCTCAGTCAAGTCTTCTTTTACTTCATTGTAGCTTAAGCCATTAAACTTAACAGAGTTAGCAGCATTGCCTTCCAATATCCAGCTCTTTAACTGTACATCGTTTCTGTTATTCAGTTTAGAAGCATTAGCAGCAGTGGCTACCTTATCTAACTTAGCATCTACTTTAGCATCGATCTCTTGCTTACTGTACGTATTCCAATCAGATGGCGTACGATTACGTAAAGCAGTAATGTCAGCAGTCGCTTGTGTCACCGCAGGCTTAATATAACTGTCTATAATAGCGACAGTACCCTTAGGTGTCATGTAGTAGTTATCCGTACGATCAGAGCCTTGGTTAGCAGGCAGTATAGGTAAGTTTAGAACATTACCCAGACCTACATTACCCTTACCGTAGTTTTGCATCGCACGTGTTAATGCATTACGCACGACTTCATCGAGCTGTTCACTGTTGACACCACCGATGCCTTTAATGGCTTTAACCACTTCATCGAAGCCAACAAACTTTTCAATGTCGTGTTTGTGATCCAACACAGGGAAAGTCAGTGGCTTACCGACTACTTGCTCCCATGTGGTCGTAATCGGATTGAGTTGCCATTCCAGTAAGATACGACCTATTTCAGCAGCATCTAATGTCCACTCACCACCTAAAGTACGATACTCTAAGTAGATGTCACCAGCATACTGCCTATTAACAAAACGAATGGCACCGTATACAGGCATCCCTATGTTCTTAATCGCCCCTAGGAAGCGATAGCCGTAGTTAAAGTCTACACCTTCTACCAAGTACTTCTTGACACCCTGTTGGGTCAGGGTGTAGATCCTAAAGTCTTTCTGGAAGAACGGTGCGTACTTGGGGATAATATAGTTAAAATCGATCCCATTACGAGGCGTAATGGTGTGGCGTTCCCCCTTGATCCAGTTGGCTGCTTTAGTGCCATCCGGATCGAACGCGTATACTTGAGTACCCATCGGTACCTCCTATTTTGAAGCTATGATTGTCGACAAAACATAGCCCATATGGGCGATGTCATAAAGTTTTTCCTAGTCGATACGCCGTATTTTAGACATATTTTAGCCCTTTTAATCCAATAGACTAAGTCCATCGGCTTACGTCTAAATAACAAGGATACTTGACCATGGCAGCCTATGCAATCATCAATGCGATCGGTCGTATCGCACATTCTCAATCTCAGTGGGAGACAGTAGACATCACGAAATATAAGATCGCCATCCTCTATAAGCGATACGATACTTTACGCGTCACCTTGAAGAATAACTATACGAAAGAAGTAGGATGGTTATCACTAGACGATGTAGATACAGCCATCCCGCAAGATAAGACATTTAAAGAATATCTAGACATGATAGGGGATAAAGCACTCCCCTTGAAGAAAGGTACATTAACCCTAAAGAAGAAAGGCTTACTTTATAAGGAAGCCCATACAGCAGGATTTAAGATCTATCCAGTTAAATCAGGTATGCTACCGGATAATGACTTTAGCCGTAAATACGACTACAGTGATTTGTTCTTTAAGAAAGAGAACATTGACTATAAAGACATGTACGCCAGATGCATGATTACTGTTAATGGATTCGTGCATTTAACCAATGCCAATACACAAGGCCTCTGGGTAACTGATGGCTATAAGACAGTACGTAAACGTAAGAAGAGATGTATCGGAATTATTTCATTCGAGAATCTGGGTAGATTAACATATATCCCAATAAAAGAGAACATGGTCTCTAAACTGAATAACGACATTGACTATTACAGAGAGATGGTGATTGATGTCGGACAGAACTTTAGGAACAAGACCATCATGATCGTTATCGGTGGTTACTTACATGTACTCGATAACGATGTCTTTACTGCAATATCTGCTACAGCAGTTAAGATCAAGTTTAACAATATCCCACTGTTAGAGCGTATCCATCAATCCATGGAAGACTTGGATTTGGATTACGTATTCGATAAGCGATATGGTGATAGTAATGTCCACTTAGGATACATCCAATCCGATGAGTTCCTGAAGCGTTATATTACGTCTAACTATTCATTCATCGTGATACTGGATAACCCGAATGTGTTTAAAGAGATTACTTATCCTCGTAAGCGTGGTATACCGAATAGTTACCTGTACCACAAACGCCCTAATCTGCCTATGCTAACTCGATTAGGTAAGTTCGAAGAGTATCTCTATAAGCGGGACAATAACTTATTCGAAATAGAGACTGCTGATTGTCAATACCACGAACGTACGTACAATAGGGCAGGTAAACTAGATAAAGAGACGTACTACGATGCTGGTAGTACACCGACTAAGAGACGATATATAGCAGATGCATACTTCATGAATCTCGTATCCATGATCTAGCAGAGCATGAACCTAGTGTCCATGATCTAACACGACAAAATAGACCTTAGCCACCTATACTCCATATCGGGGTATAGGTGGTATAAGGGAATATGCTCTCACTATTGTTCTAGCGTAGCTTACGCTATGTCTCTATATTTTTACATCGTCTATCTCATCTGGTAAGTATAGACAGAACTCACGTACCTCACTGAACATCATGTTACAGCAAGTAGAACGTATCGTAGACTCTACTGCTTTAAATGGTGTCAGATCAGGTATCTCATCGCCTATATCGATCAAGTCTTTAGTCTCTTGATCAAACTGATGTTTTACCTTCTCTTCTTCTACACTACTCAATGCTTTCAGTTTAGGTGTTACCAAAGTAAAGCTATCTAATCGTTTCTTCACGAGATCCACATGAGCATGTTCCATCCATGCCATCCAGTCGTAGCAATAATAAGCAATGATGTTGTCTTCTATCCACTTAGCAGTAATGTCGATCGGCTTAGCATTCAATATCTCGATGGGATATAAGCCATTCAGTATCACATGCAGACACATCTTCATCTCTTCGATTTCATCTGCTGTTAAGCGATAAGGATAGATGTTCACGTATACCTTAATCGTACCTGTCATGCCTTCACGTGTGTTATCGAGCATGTAGGCATGTAGAGTATCAGGTAGATTCACCATGATGCTTGTCATCTCAGCATTAGCTAATGTCACGATATCCCGTTCACGATACATCTTACGATAAGCTTCTAGATCAAATCCATCAAACTCATCTCTCTCACGCCTAAAGTATCCGTTAAACAATACTTCACCAGCAGCATCTTTGTCTATCCGCTCTAGTGTACTTAGACGAGTATCGAATAAGCTATCCAGATCGAATAAGAACCCTTTAGTCACAGCCATGATATCTATCCTGCTGTTAAGGCACTGTCTATCGCTAGATATACACCCAATGTCTTCTTAGAGTGTATCTTAAAGTACATCAGTATCGCCATGTAGATCACGAGCCAGTTATTGTTCAATAACAGATTCAAGTAAGCATCACGATCAGTAGGATCTACAAAACCTCTTACTGTTTTATCCAATACCACTAACTCTTCTTCTACTAGCAAACCATGACGATGATAGAACACAATCGCGATGTTCTCCAAGAATGCTTTCTTGTCTTGATTCATCTCATCTGTCAGTCTCTTGTACTGACTTTGGATATAGTTTAGACTATAGAGCTTACGATAGTCTACACGCTCTACTTCAGTCTGTATCCAACTCAACAGTAGATTAGCTGCTTTCTCAGTATAACGACTACAGAGAGACGCTATAACACGATACAGAGCCACTTCCATCGAGACAGCATGTCCATCCATTAAGTTGCTTCTGTCTTCAGCATCAGTTAAGTAGACCGTGTTAAAGCCTACTTCTGTTTCTTCTTTTATCTCTGGTATTTCATTCACGATTAGTTATTCCTTTACTTTAGCCAATATAGCTATTGTCTACATGACTGCGTCATTTAGCCAACAATGTTGATTTTAACATCATGGCAGTAAGATAAGAATGCAACATGTGGTTTGCACCTACTGTACCACTGTACTGGCGCAATACATCGGCAGATGCACGGCCTATCTGCATGATAGAAGACTCTAATACACGCACACCATTCTCAGCTCCGCCCCTAAAGTGCATCATCTCTTCTACTGTATTCGTTAATCCCATCGCCAACATGGTATTGACCTCAGGATAAGACATACGCGCACCCTTAGTCTCAGGGCCAGTAGCTTGCTTACTGAAATAGTCAATGTGCCTGTTATCCTTAGGGATAGAGATCTTCTTAGTAACAAGTTGCTGTTGGATACGCACAGGCAGATACATCACCATGCTGTTCTTGTTACTCAGTTCCCAACTACCATCTTCATTCGGCATCCAGATCCTCTTATAGAAAGAGATCTTGTACTTATTAGCCACATCGTGTAAGTGATCCATATCCAAACGAGTCTCTTTATCCCCTACTGGATGGAAAGTCTGTAAGTAGTCTTCACCCTTACTGAACTTCACCATCAACAGATCGAACTCCTGATCACTTAACGATTCTAATCTTTTCCTAGTTAATTCGACATTCTCACCTGGAGATAAGTCTTGTATAAACGATAGAGCCATATCCGTGGCTCTTTTACGTGCTTGATTCATGACGTACATACTCCTCTCATGTAAGGATATGTTGGAAAGAAGTGAGAACATATCCTTTATACCTAAGTCATCACAACATGATGACTTAGGCATATACAGGATAGATAGATTATTCAGTATCAGTAGTAGCTGACTCTACAACTTCAGCATCTTCTTTAGCCGGTACAGCATAAGCTGTCTCTACCGGTATATCACCAGTATCCACTGTACGTGAAGCATCTTCTACCTCACCTTCAGTGGTTTCCAGCACTTCTTCATCACCGTGTTCTACAGTAACGGCATCAGATGGCAATTCACCATTCAAGAGTGTATTCACACGCCCCTCCATGGAAGCAACTTTCTCATCATCGAAGTTACCTTCTTCATCGAACAAATCAGCTGAACCATCTGTTAAACCTTTCATCGTATCGTAGAGTTCAGTGTGTACTTCCAGTATCTCACGCAGACTATCAGAAGTACCCGCAATGAAATCACCATCCTTATTCTTCTCGAAGAAGTCCTTATCGATCACACCGTGTTTTAACACGTAAGCAATGTAAGGCAGAATGAGTTCATCCATCATCTTCAACCAATCTTCAGATGGCATGATTTCACCTAAGAGACTACGAATAGTCAGTGTACTGTAACCATCCTTCACTTCACCTGATTGTACACCCATCTTGAAGATGATCAACGACAACTCACGATTCAGTACAGCAATCTGCTCACTGATGGATTTGTTCATCACCATGACCTTCAGTGTCTGCTCATTCATGCCCATGGCATTTAAGAGATCCACTAAAGAGATACCGTGGTTTTCCAAGAGTATCTTAACATCAGTCAAGAGGAAGTCAGGATCAGTGGTCAATGCTTCCATCTTCTCCGTAGTATCACGCTTGATGTTTTCATCCGTACCACCCAGCTCTTTATACGCTTCTTCTACAGCACCGATGTCATCATCGCTGATGACTGTACTTTTCAGTAAGTCTACATTACCGTCCTGATCCAGTACAGTACCTTCATGTTCATTTCCAACAATAATAGCCATGCTATCTAAGTCCTTTCTAAAAATAGGTTAATTTACACTAAGCCTAGTAGGCCTAGCGTACTAGGGTTAATCACTAAATACAGCGTCTATATCCACTGCTTCTATTTGGGCATTGCGGTATTTCTTCAAGATGGTTTTCTTATCCTTATCTAACCAATAAGGATGATACAATCCCAAAGCCATACGCATCAAATCCAATGTCGTTAATTCCAGCTCAGTATGTGCTTCATCGTCCAAGCTATACCAATAGCGTGTACTCAAGAGCATATCCCAGTCATACCCAGCTTCTACAATCTTGGTAAAGAGTGTTTCAGGTGTCAACTCCATCAGTCTGCCGTCTATCTTATTCAAGTGCTCTTTCCAGAACACATGCGTCTGGTGCATATCAGCACAAATCTGTATTGCACGTGCCAATCGTCTGTTTTCATCCATCAGACTACGCACAGTCGTGCGACCAAACTTCACTTCAGGCATCAAGACACAATGTACAGACTTAAAGTTACCATTTAGACTGATGTCACCACCTAAGCCAAAGAAGCCGTTCTCACGCAGATATTGGAAATTAGTCAACTCTTCCAATATACCGTATTTCTGCGACACGACGATACGGACACTGTAACCAGACGGGCCAGTCTTACAACGCAACATCTTCATGGTGACAATATTCAAGTCATCGAGGTTATTGTCATCCCCGCCATCCTTCAGTGGATAACGTATCTCTTTGTTGTCGTCCTTCAATAGACGTTCTACTTTGGTGATCAACCACATGGACATCGCCAGATAGTTAATGTTCTTAGGTGCGCCTTTGAGTTCCATGCCACGCTCCATGTGCTGCAATGATTTGTGCTGCGGAGCATAAGGATCCAACTGGAACTTCTCACCGTAGTGTACGGTGCCACTAAGATAGGTATTCGTACCCATGAGATAGTTAACCATCTCGTCTATCATGTTGCGTTTCAATAGGCCAGTGTTCATGTGCAGCATCTTCTGCTTACTGTCCGTCAAGTCTGTCTTATCACGCAAGTTAATCGTGTTTTCAGCTTCCCATTTAGAAACACTGTCTAAACAGATAGCAGTAGGACGAATGATCTTGATCTTCTTACCATCTCGATCCAACATCGGTGTCTCGACGACAAACTCTTTGTTGTTCTTTTTACCATTCATCCACTCTTTGGCTTTAGTAAACCAGTCTTCACCCAAGATAACAGATGATTCAGTCACTAACCATCTACCAGTTTCAAACCAGTCTGCCTTACCATTAGGCCTTACTATCCGTCTTAGACGCATCTCTAAGCCTGGTGTAAAGGCGTTGTTCTCTGTATCGTATTTCATGCCACTGCTGTAACGATGGGCACGGAACATGATGATTTGCGTATCGTAGTCGATGATCGCACTTTTATACGAGTTACCTGGGCCTACTACGATGACTGAGCCATTGTGGCCACCATTGGTGATGTACCGGCCATGTTCTGCCAATACAGGCGCACCGGTAGGAATGTCTCTTAAAGTACCCACATTCAAACACGCACGCAGTGTCGGTGCAGGCTTAACATCCATCTGATAAAAACCACTCATCGCTTAATACTCCTATTCTTGGTTTATTGCTTTGTTATTTAGATTACATAAGGCACCATAACCGAAGGTCATGACGACATGACCATGACGGCATATTCCTTTAACATAGTAGCCTGAAAAAGTGGCTACTATCCCACAAAAACATTCAGATATAATGACCTTGGCTAAGGATAATAGACTTCTATATCTTACCATCTTTAAACACTCTATCTAAAAGGACAAAGCATGTCTAAATTCAACGCACTCGAAAACCCATGGGATACTTCCATCTCCGTATCTGTCGAGACTGTCTCCCAGCAAATCTCCAACTTAGAGAGTGAAGAACTCTCTCGTGAAGGACTCATCCAAGCAGTAACAGGATTGTTCGGTAATGTCTTCAATACCCTTCGTCTGTCTGTAAACGAAGTATTCAAGGTACAAGATGCCCAACTCTCCCTTAACCACTCCCTATACGGTAAAATCAACACCAAAGCACTGAATAATAACTACAGTGAACTGATGGACAGAGAAGTCCCTGCTCCTGCCGGTATTAAAGGCACATTCGTTGACTATGCTAAAGAGTCCAATGAACTGGCTTCTACTATTTTAAAAGTACCATCCTTAGTAGAACAACTCAGAGCCGATGTCGGCCGTATCGTCTCGACTAAAGACGGACTTAGGGATGTGACATTGTTTAACGATTCATTCTACACCAAAGCTGAGAATGAATTAGATACAGCATTGAAGAACTTGGCTAAAGTGAGGACAAAAGATGACTACTCTGCTATACGCGCTTATGGTGATTTGTTCCGCAATAATAACGAACTCGTTACCGCCGTTTCGTTGACGAATACCAACAACCAAGCGTACAATGTCATTGACCGTAAGAAACTGATGGCTTCCGTAGAATCCACCATGGGCTATGTTCGTACCCTGAATGAAATAGCCAAACGTGATGGTTTCAATAAGCAGCTTCTGATCAAGATCGGTAAAGCTGTATCTGTAGTAGCACGATACGTAGAAGCCTATAGCTCTGCATTCTACAACCAGAAGATGCAGAATGAAACACTGGACTCTATCGTTACCGAGATCAATGAGTTGGTTAAGTAATAAAACATAGACCTTATACCCCTGTAGACCCATTACGGATCTACAGGGGCTAAGGGATATGTACGTCTACTTGGTATTAACCAGTGATCAAGTCAGCTTCGTCTACAGGTGCCGGTACAGGTGTACCATTGTGTTCACCTTCTACGGCTTCATTACCGGCACGCATGCTGCCAGGTTCTACTTCAGATGGCAATTTGTTTTCCAGTGTTTCGATGATCATTTCATTTTCACGGAGTTGATCTTCCAGTGTTTGAATACGCTGATGCGCTTTAGTCACCTCTTGTTCAAACACAGACTGGATCTGTTGATTGACTTTACGCTCTTTAGCCAACTCACGTGAAGTATCCACCAGAGCTTCTTCCAAGAACGACAGATGAGAAGCCAAGTCAGCACTACAACGACGAGCACCGGCTAATGCATCCACGATGCGGTTATCCAATGCTACATTCAGGATGGGGTTGCCTTCCTGGTCTTTACCTGATTCGTAGACTTCAGTTTGATTGATAAAAGCCATGTTACTTTACCTTTCTATTACGATATTTGGGTTATTCACACCCTGGGTTAAAACGATGTTCTCATCACTCAGTACGCAATAAGAGACACCTTGGATAACAGAGTACTCCATGTAGTAATGGGATACCATGAAGATTTGATCTTCGACATATTCTTGCGCTAAGCGTTCAATTAGTTTCAGTGCATTCTCACGATGTTTGGCATCGAAGGTACGACCAAACTCATCTAGGTATAAAGGATAGCCTTTTAAGCCCAATGAATGCATCGCTATCATCTTAAAGGCTAAGTCTATTACTTCCTTAATCCCTTCACTACCCAGTGATACATCTTTACCGACTCTTTTATTCATGCCCACAGTAATCGGAAAACGATAACTGAGTTCATCCGTACTCTCACCATCGTTAAACTTAGATGGATGAATCAGTAATGGATAAGTCCAAATAGTAGCAATCAGTCCATTCATCTTAGCGATGAAACGCTTAATGAATCCTAACAATCCTTCTGCTATTAACCCATCTTGAGGATTTAAGGCAGTTTCCATGGCTTCATGGACTAATAGATCATGCTCTAATACCTCTATTTGTTTCACGAAGCTATTGCGATTGGATTCACGATTAAGATAAGCTAATTGCTTCTGCGTAAGATTAGACATCACTTGCCGCTCTTCCTGTATCAAGGACATGGCGTATAGATAGAACTGATGTTCGATATAGGCTAAGTCAGCCTCATCGCACACTTTCAATGCGTGTTCTAACTGTCCTTTAGAGTCGATATAAGTCTCGTATAGACGGATGATGTCACTGCACTTAATCAGAGCAGATTCTAAGTGAGACTTCTCTATCTTCATCTGGGTGATCTTACCTTCCAGTTTAAACAGAGCTTCTATCAATGCACCTTTGTGTTCATTGTCGATATTGACTAATTCACTGTATCGTTTCTCTAAGTCTTCTAGCGTCTTAGTATCACGATCTAACTGACACTGATTCTCCAGTAATGCACTGTATTCCACTATACGAGCTTTAATCGTACCAGGAGAAGTAAAGTATACTTTATCCTTTATCGCATCTCGTACTATATCCGCCATGAATAATGGATAAGACCTACCCAGATCAGCGAACCTCTTTAATCGAGTATAGTCATGGTTGATTCGGTCTACCAATACCGTTAGCTTATCGTAATCAGCCTGACACAATCCCCTATTCTTCTTCAGGTTAGCCAAACCTTCTTGATATTTCTTATACGTATCTTGATTAAAGCCAGGATGAAAAGCATGATTACAGTTAGGACAACTCACCTTCTCTTTGGCTTCTTTCTCTTCCATCAGTCTTATAGCTTCTTCCACCTTAGCGATCTTCGTATCGTAGGTATTGAGTTTAACACCTAATTCACGATGCTGATGGGTTAATTGCTCTAATCTATCACTACTGGTACTGGGATCTAGATCGTAAATATCGTCTACTGTATCGGATATCGCACTGGATGCCCCTAGATACGTGTTATAGCGCGTTTCAGCCTGATCTAATGGGTAAGGTACACTTTTGTTATACAGTGCCTCCTGACGGCTCTGTATGCGTTTATTGACATTGTCTATTTCGTCCTTCAGTTTCAAGATATCCTCTTGTGTCACTGTCTTCATCTTAGCGACACGAGCATCCATCTCTTGATACTGATTGATTAAAGCCTGATACTGGCCTTCTAATTGATCATGCCTAGTTTGTAGAGACTGTATCTCATCTTTAGCCTTATTGTATACTTCACCCGTAATCTCACGCAGACGTACCTCATGGACACTTTTCAGCATCACTTTACGCTTAGTATCCATATCCCGATTAGCTCTTACTACCCTATCTTTTAAAGATTGCTGGTAATCGATATCAGCATAGCCATCCTTCATCGGGAATGTGTCTTTTAAGTATTCGATTAAAGACTCTTTCTCTTTTATCGTCTGGTTAATGTAAGCAATATCTTCTTCTTGTTCCTGATTATTCAGCACTACCAAATACTGCTTGAGTTTCTTCAAGGCACCTTCTATATCCCTTTTCTTCTCTTTAACCTTATTGTAAACCGATATAGCGTAAGTATAGTCTGTATCGCACAACAGAGTAAACCACTCTTTTCTCTTTAAAGGAGACATATCGGTAAACTTGTCTTTACCAGTTAGTAAACGATGGATCTTATCCGTATAGTTAAAGTAATCCTTCACTAATTGAGTCTGCTGGGTAATCGTACCACCAATGTTAAGTTCTTCCTGTGTTAAGTGATTGTAAAATGAATGCTTACCTTCTTTAAAGTCACTACGTAAAGTATACTTAACATCATGGTGTAATAACTCTATCTCTTTGTAACCATCATTATCGAAATCATTCTTATCTGCGGGTAATGGACTTAATAGATCCATTAAGCTACTCTTACCACTACCATTCGTACCCAAGATCATCAGCACATTCGTATCCGGTGTAATCGTAATCTTACGTATACCACTTAATTCTAAGCGATGACATCCTTTCAATGTCAGTTTTAATATCTTCATGCTTACCTGTCCCTAGTCTAATATAACGAATCAGAGGTATGAAAATTACCCTATATCTTACTCCTAGAGGAATACCACTAACATGGAAACCCTAAATAACCTCATCCCTTATAGCAAAGGCACATGTGCGACTAACATGGATCTAAACAGTGACATCATCACTGTTCATCCTGAAAGCATACTCCCCATGGTCGATGGTGAAATCGTCGACCACATGGAAGAATATCAAGTAGAAGTGATCGATGCGAATGGTAAACGCAATATCGTTAAGACCAATACTTCCATTACCATAAAGGCCAAATGGCTTTGTCGTGATCCTAACCGCATGACTCCACCCAATATTAGACGTGGTGCCAAAGTCATGCTGTATCGCAATGCCAATACCGACATGTACTATTGGGAACCTTGGACCAATACCGATAACTACCAAAAATTAGAAACTGTAATACAAGGCTATTCTAATACTCAGAAAGAGAATGAGAAACCTACCCACGAGAACACATGGACTCAAGGTGTCTCTACCCATGAGAAGACAGTAAATTTTATCCACACCACTAAGAGCGATGGTGAGAAGTGGGCTTACGATGTCAATCTAGATGCCAAAGAAGGCCTCTACAACATCATGGACGATGTCGGTAACTTAATCAAGTTAGACAGTAAGAACAGCATCATCCGACTACAGACAGCCGAAGGTGCTTTTATAGAGATCAATAAACGCAACATTACCATCAGTTGTGATAATTTAAGCACTAATGCTGAAACATCCATCAGTGAGCAAACACAGAACATCACGACTAATGCTTCCAGTGGTATTAAGTCTACTTCACCGACACATGAACACTTAGGTAACTACCAGATAGCCGGTAGTATCTCTTCTGCTCCAGGTGCTGGTGGTTCTGGTATCACCATGACTGGTAACATGAACGTCATCGGTAGCATTACCTCTACTGGTGACCAAATCGCTGGTGGTATCTCCCAGATCAACCATACGCATGATGGTAAGCATGGTCCTACTGGTAAACCTAAGTAACATGACAGACTATACCTCACACCACCTATAGCCCATAGCGGACTATAGGTGGTTTATCAGGTATAAACTATAATGTCGTTTAGTCATTGTACTAATAAGTTAGGGAAGCTATGTTTTCCAGTTCAACACGCCTACGGACTAGCCTGATGACATCATCTTTCATGTCTGCTAGGCCATATCGTAACCATTTGGGTGTTGCTTCGATGATCTTATTGACGATCATCTTTTCTGCTTCCGGTGTCAGTACCAGTTGGTGGTTATCGTTGAACATAACTGAAATGTGTTTGACTTCTTCATCATTCCAGAATGACTGTGCCAGTTGCATGCCTACTCCACACGCATAATCGTTCTCGCAGATGTTTAATAACTTATTTACACGACTATAAACCTTAACGTCTAGCGTTTGGTTATTAAACAACCTACTGTACAGAGAAGACATAAACAAAGCACGTATCAATCGTTCCGGTAACACCCAACCGAGGAGATAATACAACCACTGTTTCATGATGTTCTCCTTGTATATTGAAACACGCTTTAGACCTCATGAGATCCAAGCACCACTTGGGATGACAATCCCTGCCAAATACCGAAGTCACGCACTGACAGTTTGCCGTCATTACATTTGTCATGCAAGGTTACCAGGAAAGCAAACCGATACAAATTATCACCGTGATTATAAACCAAAAGTTTCACATTCGGATACATGTGGTCAATGTTCTTGAGCTGATTGCGCTTTAACACGTCGATACCACACACCAAAATGATCTCTTTCTCTACAGATCCCATGGGTATCTTAGGCTTGAGTGTTTTCATGCCTGTCCCATGTTCGGTTAATAAAGACGTACCGACGATAACCTTATCATCAGCCTTACCTTCCAAGCTAGTCGTAACGATCTTCTCCTCTGTCTTATAGAGCAGATGAGTAATGTCATGTCCTACGATGGGATAAGTACCATCACGATAGTGATTCAATACCGTACTTAAAGTATTCAGTATCTCGATATTACGGCTTGATAGATAAACCGGATCATTCACGTACGTGATTTCATTCCCATCAGCACTGTTTAAAGATGCGGATCCCTTAGCATGGGACAGATACGCTTCACGATACTTAACCAACTTACGATGTATCTTACGGTTGGAGATGTTGTCCAACATCAAGGTAAAGATCAGGTTGTGATAGCCATACTTAGCATCCAACCATTTCATCTGCATGTCTTCGATGGTCTCTATCGTATCGTTACGTTCTTTTAAGTAGACGACACCAAAATGAGCATCTGCTATGTATTTGCCGATGAATATATCCTCTACCTGATGTCCTGGTGAACCCACGTAAAAGTAATGCTTATCCGTACGCCCACCAAAACCCAGATACAACCGCTTATTACTCAAGAACGGATGTATCGCTTCAGGATCCTTATCTTCTTTTAATGACTCTAGCGTCACTTCTTGATCGATGGTATCGACAGTACCGATACCTTGTCTCTTATTAGCGGACATACTGGCACCTAATGATGCCATGTTATCGGCTAATGTATTGGCTACCGGATTGCTTTTATCAGCATGTCCAGGTATCCATTTCTCGATGACTTCTATTCTTTTCTCACGTATGCGATTGACGATCTCATGGATCTCTCGCCAATCTTCTCTAAAAGCGATCGGATTGCCAGAGGTGTTATTGAACCCACGAGATGCAATACGATCCAAATACTTCAGACCCTTTAACACATACGTGCTATCGGCATATACGACAGCAATGTCCACGTCTGATTCTAATACAGCCTTCAACACAGCCTTCAGTCCCAATACTTCAGCCCATGCATTAGACTCCACTAGACCCGTACCATGGGCATACTCACGCATATTCACTGCCTCTACAGGGTGATAAGGTACCTTATCCTCGCGCAGAAGCTTCACCATCTCTTCTTTAGAGATGTCCTTATTTATCATTTCTTTTAACACTTCCTGATCAGATTGGAAGCCTACAATGGTAGGGGTCAAACCCTTAATCGGAAAATGTCTGGTCTTAACTTCAGCATCGACTATGTAATCGTAGCTAAAATACCCATAACCCACGCAAGATGGATTGGATTGATAAGTTCCGCCATCGCTGTAGATGACTTTTACCTTGATACCCATGTTCGATATACTCTCTATACAGTACTCTAAATCATACCAGACACCAACCCATCTTTTATACTCTTAATACAGCTTAACGACTGGGACCATCATCTACCTGCATGGTTTTACCACGCAGTGACTGTTGATGGGTCCGAGTCTGGTGTATCAGTGCATCGGTGAGTTTCTTGTGCTCTTCTTCCAGTTCTTGATTACGCTGTTTCAATCGGCTATATTTCACTTCTAATTGCTGATAGGCATTGAAGTAAGTGTTAACACGCTTAGTGACGTGATAACTATAGCCAAAAGAGATACAGAACACCAGAAAGAAGAGAAGCCTGATCTTGTGATGTTGAAGTGCCTTCCCTGGTCGTACGTCTTTACCGACGATACACTCCCAAACAAAGGCAATTACAGTTTTCCACATGTTCTGTGCCCTTTCGTAAGTGATAGCGACGTGTGTACAATACTAACATTTTCTTCTAAACCATGCAAGTAGGTTTACTTAAATAAACACTACTTACCCTTTTTTTACCAGTTTTACTAGATATAGACAAGGATATAAAGACATGCCTAAGTCCCTTAAAACCTTTGCGATAAACGATCGCTTCGTTACCAATACCCGATTTAAAGAGCACGCCTTCGGTGAACTCTCGACAGACTCCCGTACTTATCAGAAGGACATCGAAGTATTTGTCCATCCGACTGATAAAGAAATCTCTCTTGCTGTATTCGAATCCCTAGATGCCAACGGTGGTCGCGTAGCCGCCAATGCAGCAGACGTTAAACTGACGATAGATGTTGCCAAGTTCGTCTACGACACGGTAATAGAAGCTGCACGTGATATCCCTACCGAAGAGATGGCCAATAAGATATTGGAAGCTTTTCGCCAATGGGCCAAAGACATCCGTGTCGGTAACTCAGTGACGAATAATACCGTATACTGCCCTACCTGGGTGAAATTCAAAAACCTATCCGACAATGAATACCATATTTGGTTCAGTGATGCCGCCTTCAAGCAAGAGTTCGATGCCTACGAGATAGAAGTCGTGATGCCGGTAGACAACATCGATGTCTTTTTCTCGTCTAAGTCAGTCATCGAAGCTGAGTTGGCGAAGAAACCCATCGATAAGTTAACCGAAGAAGCCAATGTGCGTAAAGCCACTTCTCCCGTTACTTCGTTTAGACTGGATATCTTTAACTGGTATAACCCAGCCACACAGCGTCCTGAACTGCCTACAAACTGGTATGTGTTGATCTGGGGCGATGCCGGTGCCAACCTGGATGCTGTCAAACTGGCGATACAGAAAGCCATCTTGGCGAAATCCAAACATCGGGCAGATGAATGGAAGGCCATCTTCCCTGATATCTTTAAACGAAACGAGTTCGTCATCGTTCCACAATGGGATAAGTTTGCCAATGAGAACAAAGTCAGGGAAGAAGCGTCACTATACAGCCCCATCATGGATTACGCTACTATGGTGTCCAAGTATGCCACGCCTTTTATGGCAGAATATCCCGCTAACCATGTTAATACCAACCTGCAATGCATGGGTTTGTACTTCCGTGGTGTAGTCGGTGTGGTGTGTGGCAGTAATGAAAATAAGGAAGATAAGTTTAAGATATCTCAAGTCTATCCTGATTACATCGACGTAGCCTCTACATCGACTGACTTTGCTTATCAGGCTGAAGCCACTCAGGCATTTAGTTTAAGATTACAAGAGATGCTAGAAATAGCAGAAAAGATGACTGAAACATCAGCCATCCCGCGTGAGAAAGTGACTCAAGGTAACGGACAAGTCGTACCAGGTGCCCGTATCTACAGTCGAGTCATCCGCGATGGTAAGATGTTCTTAGCCACTAAGTTCGGTGATTACCACTACCTAGTAGCTGCTAAGAAGAACTTTAGATAGAGATAAGGTAAGACATGAAGTTAAACAGCCCAACAGTAGGTGCCAAAGGTCTCTGGAAACTCAGAGCACCTTACGATAACCTATTGCCATTGAACACTGCACTGACGTGTACAGCGATATCGAACTATGGCCAACTTATTAACATGGGTATCGATGTATTCGATACCTATTACGATAAGCATAGCCTAAATAAAGAGACCTACGAACCCCATATCCCAGATGGCCGCATCATCTTCTTAAAGACGGATAACAATAAGCGATACAGTTTTCCACTGCATTACTTAGAGTCTTATCCGATCGGTACAGGAGTCGCCTATGCATCCATGGGTATCGGTGTACGCTTAGGCGCAATGCCAGTGAATACATCGATTGATTTGTTAATCCAACAGATAGAAGAACTTGTCCATCTGAATGTCGGTGTAGAAACCCATACGGAAGCGATGATACTCTCCGAGCAAGTTATTGTAGACAATGCAGAACACACTCGTTTAGAGAAAGCACGAGCAGCTCGTAAGAGAGCCTCTACGCCTGCTCTACAGCGTATCGATACATTAACTGAGTCTAAGAAACAAATCGAAGTGAAACTCAATCTGGCTGAATCTAAAGTCATCGAACAAGATGCTAAGATTAAAGCATTAGAGGCTGAGATAGCTCGATTAAAAGCAGCACCTAGACCGTAATAACATATACCTTAGCCTACCTACTCCCTGTATTAGGGGTAGGTAGGTATAAGGAGTATGTTGCATTAACCTTTACTCATGCTTTACTCACGGTTAGTGGTCACTAAGCACTCGTATAGGCTATTCTAGCCTTCATCCATGGAGTCATTCGTACCATCTTGCGGTAATGCTTTCATGGTCTGCATGACTTCTTTATCACTCAAGATACCGCTACCGATAACCAATTCACCTTCTAATATCGGATTAGCCGGTTCACGTACATCAACATTCAAATTACGTTCTACACGGACACCTTGTGTATTACGCAGTATCTGCTCACGTTTATTCTCATCAGACTGACGAGCGATTTCAGTGACGATATCCCTAACGATATCAGCACGGCTATCATTGGCTTCTTTCTCTGCTTTGAGTTTAGCTTGAGCCAAGATAGACTTATCGTTATCCCCCATGGCTTTTAACATGACTTTTAGCATCTCAGGGTCTTTGGCCACTTGTTGGATATTGGCACCCATCAGACGAGACAATGTCTGTCTGACCTTGATGTTCTCATCTAGGATACCAGTATCATCCGTATCGGTTTGTTTACCGATGATTTCAAAGTCATCGACTACATTGCGTGTAGCCGTATGGCAATCAATCACGGTATTCAGTGGTGTAGCATGATCTTCTACGATGAAATCAGGCTCTTCTTTTTCAATGGTTTGTAGTTGCATGATAATCCATCCGGTATGTTAGACATGTCTGGTCAAAAACAGACATGCTGCCATGGCTGTAAACCTAAGCCATATTGGCAAATATTTAAGTATATACTATTAAGGTAGTTAAATCACTTATGTCTTTTCTTTTTAACCTTAGTACGCTAAGCATATTAAGCTTAAGGTAACCCATTCAAGGAGTAAAACAAATGTTTAGTTTCATTAAGAAATGGTTTAAAGGCCATACTAAGGAGGAACAGATCATCGATAAGATGGATATTGATTCCATCCACAAAGATTTGTTCTTGGATATCTTTAACCAGAATGTCAGTGTGGAAAACATTGATGGATTCTTAGAAGGCCTCCAGACCATCCTGATCTACTATCGACATAAGCTCTCAATATTGGACGAACAATCAGTAGAGCTGCCGATGTCTATTACGACAGATGTTAATCGTCAAACACTGGGTATACACAACTATCGTAATCGCCATGTAGAGGAGAACGATTGGACACGTATCCCTACATTGACCGCATTCTTTAACCGTATCGCCCAATTACCGATGGATGACAACACACAGAACAATGTCATCTCCACCAAGGTGATGAAGTTGTACGCTAATTGGCGCGAATATACGAACAACAGTATACTGGAAGTCATCATGTTCTTAGATGCTTCGACTAAACTGGTTCGTAAGTTGATGACGTTGCCTGATGTCAACAAAAGGCATTTCTTCTTTAATGTCTACTCACCTTTGTTTGTCGTAATAGCAAATATAGTGGATTTTTCTAGTGCTGTCGTAGAAGAAGTTAATCTAGACAGTCCGATTAAGATTTAGCCATAAGTCCAATGGACTTTAGTCTATTGGGATTTACACTAAGCACAGTGCGCTTAGCGTACTGAGATTAAAGCAATACTAAAAAGGAGCGTTTTAAAATGTCTATATTCGATACTGAGTCTATCTACACGCTATTAGATGCTCGTGTAGAAGATCGTGAAAAAGCTAATAAGGAAGGTTTACACCTACCTGATTTAGCAGCTGACGATCCCTTCGATTTCTTGAAAGAAATCAAGAAAGTCAAGTTCGTTAATCCTAACAAACGTGTGCCATTCGAATCCATTCGATTTGGATTGATCAATATCATCAAGACCATTCAAAAGCCACATAACAAAGTGGTCTTTTTCATGCAGTATGCTACACTTAGTGCACCGGCACGTCACTTCAGTGGTCGTACTGGCAGTACTTTGTTATTGCAGATGGCTGATGACTTCTTATTTCACTATCAAATCCAAGAGGATGTATTATCCAACCAGTACGCACTGGGTGCTATGGTATACGCCATCTGTATCATTCGTGATGTGCAAACACGCAATGAAACAGGCACGAAACCATTAGCCCAAGTCGAGAAAGAATACTTTGCTAAAGTAAGAGGTACAATCGAGAATTACTTAGCAGCGTATGTTTTAAGCAAGAAGTAAGCAGTACCCTCTATTATTTAACCATAGTGCAAAATGAGTCTATTAGACTTAGGATGCAAAACCATAAAGGAAATCAATCATGAACTGTCAATTACGTACCGATGACGAAATCATCGACGATGTTATCGAAACCATCCGAAATGTGGCTACTGAAGCCATCTATTTACCGGTAGTATTGCCTACAGATCACCATAAGGAAGTGTTCTTTAAGCGTACAGCTGAGAAGTTCTATTTCTACTTGTCGGAGCGTGCCAAAGACTTCAACTATAGCATCACTTACAAACCACGTGAAGACGGTGCTGAGACTATAGACATCACGTCTATAAACGAAGGTATTAAGACTACCTACACCATGAAGATGGAAGGTGAAGGACGTGAGTTTTCAGCCATCATGTACAACAAGCTCTTTACCGGCCGAATGCTCAGACCTCAGCTGCACGATTCGGTTTACGTCAACGTGTTGTTGTTGATTGCCGCTGCATTGACTAAGCTGAACAATGAAATCGCTTTCACACGCGTTACTACGCATAGCCAAACAGAACTCGTGCCGATCACTGAGATCCCATCTAAGATTCTCTTGGATGAGATCTTGTTGTTCTTATCGAAGTATGCTTAATGTAAATCAACCTAGACCCTACCCTACCTGTACTCTACATCAGGGTATAGGTAGGTAGATAAGGGTGAACACTCAGGCTGATGCAGTTAATCAGTCAGTGACTATTTTAACCCCAGTACGCTAAGCGCACTGTGCTTAATGTACAACCACAGTACACTGAGTGCACTGTGCTTAAGTGTATTCTTAGAAAGGAATAATCACCATGGGATTTGAAAAGAACATGGGTAACAAAGGTTTTCGTCGTGTAACTGACGGAGAAGGTTCATTTCAAGACATCCCGCCTACATGGCCAGGTCTGTTGGCATTACTCTTAAGGAAGATCACCATCGACAAATACGATGGTCGTGATCGTGAGAACTGTATCCAATTACCGGATGAATCCATGTCGTACGGATACGTAGAAGAACTCTTAGGTCGTGTCATCCAAGAGTACAATGGCAATACACTCTCGGAAGCAGATCTCAAAACAGAGCGTACCAGACTCTTAACTGAGTTTGCCAGACCTTCTATTACCATTAAGACATTCGGTACCTTCCTTAACATGTTGGATTTGAACTGGGCGGAAATCACGGTGACTATCCAGCGTAAAAGCGGAACGATCAAGTCGTATACCAAACATGTCGGTGGTATCGGCATTAAGGACTACGTCGCACCTATCCGTAACCAAGAGTTCATCGAGACACTTGGTTTAAACGAAGATCCGTTCTATCCTAAACATTCAGGTCAGCTCATCGCTGGCAGTAAGAAAGGAGACAATGATGAAGACTAAACATCTATTCCCTTATTTGCCTGAAAACGATGGTATAGACCATATCCGTCTGGACAGGCACAGCAACAGTAACTTAGGCCGTCAACTGGCCATTGATAACGCACGTACGTTCTATCTGCCCGACTTAGGTAGTTTCACTTCGATTTCATCGGCTATCCAGTACATGAAGCTGGAAGTGAAAGACGATAAATTACGTACACTAACCAGCAATCCATTGTTCTCCTACGTGAAGGAAGAGATCAACAAGGGCAATAACCGATATGTTAATAAGCAAATACTCGATCGTGAGTATAAGCGTATTACACTGTATTCGTTATTGTCTAGACCTGAATTGTTGGAAATGCTGATTAACTCTAAGTTACCTCTGGTATCGTACTACATCTCGGATGGGGAAATCAAGGTCAAGGACATGCAGTATACTCGTGTCCTGATGGATCTGCGTCGTCATTTCCAAGAGAAACCCACTGAGACTAAGTTCTAATATCACTATCGTTTACTAAGACAGGTACTGCCCTTATGGGTGGTATCTGTCTGGTAGACTTTGTGACCTATTTTCTTAGTCCATCTAACGATAGCCTAAGAACCGTATTTCTTTTTTTAGTTTAAAGTGAGACATCAACATGGCCACACGTGCGAATAAGACCACCAAGAAGAGAGTGCCTAATCCGCCTAAAGGCAGTAAAGGATACAAAGGACGAGCTTCCAAATCCAATACTTCCCTATCCAATTCCAATATCAAGAAAGATGCCAATAAGACGGTATTCAATAGCTCAGTAGACAATAAGTTAGCCACAGTAGACGTATACCAAGGTAACCTAGGTGAAACCGTCAATAGTCTTTATAAGTTCACCAACACCATGAACTTAGACACCATCATGAACGGCATCAAAGGTGGGCTATCTGGTATCGGTAAGATTACCGACTTCTTAAAAGATGCTAAGGGTATTAAAGATGCATTCCAGTCTGGTAACATCATGGATGCAGTTGGTAAGATTGCACCTGGTGCAAAAGCAGCTTTATCTAAGGCAGGGATTGACCCATCTACATTCGATACACTAGCAGGCGCTGCCCAAATAGCCGTTAATGTCAAGAACTCAGTATCGAATATTAAGAATGGTAAACTAGACATCTTAGATGGACTGAATGATTTGGCTAAATCCATCACTGGACAAGACCTTGCCTTGATTAAAGACATCCAGTCTATTAAAGCAGCTACTGGTGCGATTATAAAAGAGTTCAGTGACGCAGGTATTGCGTTGAAAGATGCATGGAATGATTTAACCAAGAGTGAAAAAGGCCACTACAATATAGCTGGACAGATCGCATCGGATATTACGCCATTCCTGATCAACAACGGTGATTACGATACAGCTAAGATGGCTATTGGTTCTATACCTAAGAACCAACTAGAAGCCATGGGACCTGCTATCGTTGAGAATGCGATCCGTAACTTTAGGAAAGACTCTGTATTTAATAAGGGGAAGAAAGACGAAGAGATGTTCAATGGACTAATGGATACATTGCGTCTCTTTAGGAATGGCGAATACCTCTGGGTAGATAGAGGTACATCACGTAAAGCATTTAACCTACAGTTGTTCATTCGCGCATCTAAAGACTTGAAAGAAGTAATCAGATCTGTTTGTGCTTCTTCTTTCTATTTAAAAGAGAACGGTGAGAAGAGACTAGATTATACCGATAAGAAGAATGACATGTTGGTATTATTCAACCGTGTCTTTACCAATATCGGTAATGCAGAAGAAGAGATGAATAAGTATTTCCCTGGATTCATCTTCAATAAAGAAGAGAAGACAGAGACACTCGTATCTGTTATTGCATTCAGAGCAGAAAACTCAACACGATAACATCATACGCTCTTAGCCACCTATACTCCATTACGGGGTATAGGTGGTGTAAGGTGTATGTTCTCATTATTGCATTAGCTTTCAACCCATGCAACTCTAAATGCAGCATCAGGCATGTTGATCATCGCGTATAGCTGACCAGGTATACTGTTAGCTAAAAATGCAGCTTGCTTAGCCGTACTGTAAGAACTAGCCAAATGTAGTTTATTCGTACTTAAACGACGTTTCAATCTAGACATGTGGTAGTATTGCTCAGCAGTACCTAAACCAGCCAATACAGCCATATAGTCCATGAATGGTGTGTCACCATCGAATAAGCCTTTTAACTTACTGTCCAGTGTCAGTACACTGGCTACAGTAGGCGAAACATCAGCAGCAGCTTGCATGATACCTGCTTTCATCATCGAGAAGAATGTCTCGTTCGTATTGAACTGTTCCGATATTGGCATACTGAGTGTTTCTTCCATGGCCTGTATCGTAAAGTTAACATTAATAGAAGTCACTTGTCCTTCTGGTGTAAAGCCCATGTTGCCATCACCACGAGTAAAGGTTAAACTCTCTATAGCTGCTAACCTAGACTGCATCCTACCTTTGTCGTAGAACTCGAAATAGAATGGATTCGTATACGAGTGTTTACCAGTCGATATAGGCATCGCTAATGCAGCAATACAAGCCATCTGGAAGAACATGTATACCATACGGGCACGAGGATGAGCATAAGGCGATCTAATCGTAAAACTGTAACCTGCTTTCGGTAATTGTACCTCACTGGATTCCCAATACTTAGGCATACTTACGGTACCACCACCACCAGCGATCAATAAGCCTTCCAGTCCAATGCCACTCACCACACCTTTTAATAAGTTAGCAGCACCTTCAGCCACATTCTCCACTAAGTCAGATACCATGCCTTCGCCTATGTTACCACCAGCTAGGTTATAATACGTATCACGTGACGTAGCAGACATGCTATTTAGTTTCTCAGCGATAGCAGAAGCTTTAAAGCTATTGGTGAAGGTCTCTGTAACAGGACCCGTATCATCTACCCTGAAACTCACGAATCCACCACCTGTGCGGATCTCTTGTTCGAAGAAACTAGCCAATCCAGCATTAGCGACTGCACCACTGTTACTACCAGGTGCACCACTATTGCCTGTACCGGCATTCGATATCTGTTCAGGCGTAGGTGCATCAGCAATGTCTTGACCATTGGCATCCGTACTGAATGTCTGGTTACTGCTAATAGCGGATAAGCCATACATGGACTGACCATCTTCTTTCCACTTACGGATGTATTCAGCTAATGTCAATCCAGTAGCATTGTGTTTGTTCTTATAGGCATTCACCAAGAGATTACGCACGTTGATGTGTCCACCACCTGCTTTATTAATCTCTTGTAATGCCTGATAACGTGCATGAGCATGTCTCTGTGCTCTATTAGCAATAACAAACACATCCAACTGTCCTTGTACACTACCATCACTAAACGGATCACTGAGTGTGAATGCATTAGAACGATTACCCATGGAGTGTACATCAGGCCAATAGTTCAACATGGCTTGTTTCTGTGCCTCATCTACCTGATAAGCATCACCATCCACACCATTGTAGATATTAGTGCTTCTAAATACTAAACCTAAGTCAACCATGAAGTGGTTCACCATGGTCTGTACAGCAGCCCAATACATCGGCATATTCGGTTTAACATACGCATAGCGAGACGTAGGCTTACGCAAGAAGAAGTTAATGCCTTTACCTAAGAACGATGATAAGCCTAATAACCACGTTACGATACCCATACCAGAACCAATGGCTCTACCGATGCTAAACATCATCGAGTGTACACGGCCTTTATTAGCCAATGCAGCAGCAGCAGGTGAATACATGTTTAACAGAAAGCCACTTAACGAAGTAAAGGCTAGTGTACCTACACGGAAAGACACCACACGATAGTTATCGTCGAATGTCTCCGAGAAATAAGGAGACAATGCATCTGTACTGGTATTCAACAACCAATGATTAGGAGCAATCGGATCGGTAAAGATATTTGGTTGAAATAAAGGATTCACTACTAGAGATCCACCTAATGCAGTATCTTGAAACTTCATTTCACTACTGGACCATAAACGCAAATGTTCAGGTAATCCATCCAGTTGTTCACTGCCTATCTTAAAGATCCCTCTCACCCATGATTTGTCATTCAGGTAAGAGGGACGATTCAAGGTCTGATAAGACATCCTTATTCTCCTTCAAACACGACAAAGTTCTTACACACGAACTCAATCGTATCGTAACTGACACTGTCCCTAAGTTTACCATCTGGACCCACATAAGCACGCTTATCTAACATGTACTCTTCCAGTTCACGTCTAGACTCTACAGTCATTGACGTAATAAGAGAGGTTCTGTCACCATCATGGTCACCACCCATGCCAGGCAGGCGCATAACAGGCGCGGCCATACTGTTGATGGTCGACAACCCGTATATCGGATACTGCGGCAATGGTTTCAATGTTTCGTCTATCACCCATTCATCATTCAGGCGATAACGCACTTCAGCACGTGTCGTTGTAAAGACCTTAGTGTGTCCAACTGTATTCGATTCAATACCTGTAATCGGATAACGTGTGCTGTATCCAGGAATATTATCGATTGCATCAGCTACGGCAATGTACAATGCCTCGATAAAGGTAATCGGATGGACATCGTCACGACTTAAGTCACTTGGTAGCTCTTCGATACCACTGAATACCTTCACGACATTTTTACCGTCTATTTTACCCTTATACACCAATGCCAGATAACGGCCATCTACTTCCAGATACTGATGGCGTATATCAGGCGATCTGAATCGCTGTACCAGTTTCTCCAAGCCTTCCTTAGACTGGAACAAATCAAACCACTCACTGGCTACGTATACTTCCTCACCCTTAAGAGATTTCTTATTCACCAACTTAACAGCTACTGTCGGATCCACGAAGATATCTTTTAAGAAACTATCCATCAGTGCCTTGGTAGTAAACGCACCATTACCCACCATCTGTTGGAACAATCCCACCATGATGGTATCGTGCTGTATGTCCCTAGGATCACCAGCGAACCGACCACTGGGTTTGGTAGCTGTAATCACATTCGCAGTGCCATTAAACACATTACGAGATGCCCACTTACCTTGGATCAGTTTCTTCTTACCATGGCCTACCATCTCACCCAGGTACATGAATAGCTTATACGCCACTAACTGCATGTTATAGCGTACATTGTCCAGTAACTCAATGTTGTTCAAATGCGAAGGTGTAATACTGTTCGATAAAGACAATAGCTCACGATAGATCTGGTTGATCTCATCGTGATTCACTTGACCATCTTTAAATTCAATGTCCCGATAACCAGCCTGTAAGACGATGAACTTATCGATCGTTAAGTTGTCTTTGTTCTTTTCTAATAGCTTAATAGTAGAACGTCTCTTGATCGTACCCGTGTCAGGCAACACCATCTTAGGTAAACAAGACATGAAAAACGCATAGCCAGTCTTACCATCGATTGCATTACTTCTTTCGAAGAAATGAGTTTCAGGATTAAACTTAGCGTATTCTTTACCTGCCATGATACCAGCTATTAGACTAGAAGCTGAAGTCAGTTCACGATAGATTAAAGGGTGTAGTATAGGCAACTTTAAGTCTATCCATGCTTGTCTTTTTAAACGATCAGGTGAACCTGCTTCACCGAAGATACGAGGTGACCATAGGCCATCCGGATGTAAGTGATGGTTGGCACCATCGAACATACTGGTGCTTGTGATTTGGCCCAGTAGTTTGTATAAATTATTGTCGTTAAGATTCAGTAACGACAAATTAAACGGTTTCATCCCCTTGATACGGGAGAGTGTCTTTTCATCCATGGTAGTCGATACTCCTAGTGAAAGATATGAAATTTTACCCAGTATGCTTATCTATTCCCTTAAACACATGCTCACTTACTCGGATTCAACCGGTAAGTGAGTATAGGCGTGTATGCTGGGTATAAATAGCAGTGATTATTTACATCTGTATTTTTAAATAAGAGGTAGTCAGAGATGTTCGGTAAGAAAAGCAAGATGGAGAAAGCCGTCGCACTAGACGACGATTTCGACTTAGACTTGGACTTCGATGAAGACTTCAGTTTTGACTTTGACGATGGTGTGTCAGCAGAGAACAAGAAAGCTCGTGCTTCTAGATCACCAATCATGAATGCCACTTTGGATGTGGGACAAGGCTTAAAGAAAGCCACACTATCCAAATCCGGCATGGAAGCCATCCTGAAGGGAGTCTTACCCTCCGAATACGGTCAGTTCTACGACAACGTATCCGGCGGGATCAACGATGTTCAAATGGGCATCAGTGATTCCACTTCATCCTTAGGTGAAATTAAGAAAACACTACAGGGCACGATCGCCCGTATGGCGGATATCGCCGATAAGAAAGAGTATTCTAAATTAGCCGCTATGCTAAACAAAGTAGCAGGCGATAGAGAATCAGAATACGAATACCAGAGACAGTCTAAAGAAGAGCAGCGTAATGAAGAGATCACTAAGACGCTAGGTGAACTCTTTTCACTACAGGCTAAGATAGACAATAAGAGAAGCGAAGATAACGATAAGAAAGAAGCAGCTCGTGAAGCCATGAGTGCGGTGAAGTTCAAAACCAACATGCAAGCCATGGGGGCGATGAACAACAACTTAACCCGCATGAGGATGTTTCAAGAGCGTAATGCTTTTAACTACTATCGTAAAAGCATAGAGATCGGTATACGTCAGCTCTATACTTTAACCGATATCTCAGCTGAGTTGAAACAACACAACAATCAGGTATTAAAAGCCTTAAATGACGTAAAACTCAATACAGGTCTGCCTGACTACGTGAAAATGCAGAATAAAGAGACGATTAAGCAGATCATGAAACAAAGAGCCACGAACAAAGTATTCGATGGATTCATGTCTCGTGGTTCTGATTTCTTCGGCAATCTCTCTAAGAACATAGGCGATACCATTAAGTATCAAGTATCCCAAGCCATGGACATCATGGGTATGGCATCCGATGGTGTTAACCAGATGTTGGAGTTTGAAGATCAAAGACTGGACGATGACTCTGGCATGATGTACGGAGATGAATCCGATGTAGAACGCATGGCCAACATGGGTGCTGCTACAGGATTACCTTGGTTAGCATCTAAAGCCAAGTCCAAGCTCTCTAAGAACAAATACTACCAGAAGACATTAAAACCTGTTAACTGGCTACGTAAGTTCAATAGTTCACCTGGTGAAATGATCTTAGCTGGCCTACAAGGCCAAAGAGTACAAGGCTTCATGAATCGATTCGACAGTCCTCTATTAGGTGCGGGTTTTGATATCTTAACCGACTTAGTACGTGGTGCAACAGGATCAGCCAAATCCATCAAATTCGATCCCAGTACGTATAACGATTTCAGTGGTCCTAATGGTCTACAGAACCTAGCTCAGAAATCCATGGGTGTCGTCATCCCTGGTTACTTATCTTTAATCTTAAGGGAATTGAAGATCATCCGTACCGGACAAGATCAAGGTACAGTCATCTTCGACCACAAGACTGGTAAGTTCGTTAACGACAAAGAGATGAAAACCAGCATCTTGAAGAACGTTGTCTCTAAGGATACACTGGATAGTTTCAGTCGTGTCGGTGATACGGTTGCTAATGAACTCGGATTGAGTGAACGTGACTATCGTGGTCGTGCTAAGTATCTCGAAGGATTCAGTAAGAACGATTTCGACACAGTAGGCCGCCAATTAGCCATCGCCGCCATCAATGGTGAAGTGATCGATACTGAATACTTAACCAATGCTAAGAATTTCGCTTACTTAGGTAAAGACAAAGCACAGCTATTAGCCAATAAGTTTAAAGAAGCAGACTCCAAAGATCAAGATGACTTAGAGAACCGCATCATCAACGTAGCGGATAGTGCACGCAGTGCTAAACACCTCACCATCGATAAGGCACAAGTAGAAGGCATGATCAATGCAGGCTACGGCCCGATGTTGGAAACAGCAGGCATCCTGAAGAACGGTGAAGCTACGTCAACTGGCTACATGAAAGCTGTACAAGAGATGGCTAAGTATCAAGACAGCCAACTCTCCTACAGACCAACACAGAGAGACATTCATCAGTCCATCGTTCAGTCACTGGCTAATAAAGGCAAGATCAAGCGTTTTGCTTCAGGTGGTTATACTGGAGATGGCGATAAGCATGAAATCAAAGGTGCCGTGGATGCCGGTGAATACGTGGTTACGAAAGAAGAAGTAGAAGCATTAGGTGGTAAAGAGGCATTCATGGCCTGGTTCGATAAAGCCAAGGAAGAAGCGAAGAAACAAAAAGACAAACTGAAAGGCAGTAAGCTCTATCAAGATGCTTCCAATAAAGTTAATAGTGTCTATCAGTCTACATCCGATAAGGTTAATCAGTTTAAAGCAGATTATCAGAGTCATCGTAAAGAAGAGATGTCGATTACCGATGCTCTTCTAGCTTCTGTTAACAGTAACTTAGAGTCTATTCGATTACTGCATGTGGTGAAAGCCACTGAAGAAGCTGATAGACCATCCGCTAAAGCACGCTATAAGCTCTTAACCCGTCAGTGGATGACTTCGTTACGTAACTCAACCAAAAGCATTGATAATCCTTCTACTTATCTTCGTCAACTGAAAGACAGAATTAAACGATCAGATAGCTGGAACAATATCGCTTCCATGATCGAGATCAATGGTCTTAACAACATGAAGGTTGACCAGGATAAAGCCACTAAGATCGAAGACTTTAAGAAAGAAGATGGAACAATCGACTTTAATAAAGTCAACATGGCCAATGGTGTCAACTACCTGAAACAGAAAGTAGGCAATGAAGCATTCAATGTAGCTAAAGATGCTTATAACCCCGATACAGTTAAGAAATGGAAGAAAGCTGCTGAAGCACGTATACCGAAGTCACTAAGAGAAAGATTAACCGGTGAACTAGGTGATATCTATCAAATCGGTCAAGCTGAACCTATCCTCTATAAAGAAGCATTACACAGAGGTGAGTATCGCAACAGTAAAGGCGATATCTACAAGACATGGCAAGACATAGACGATTCCGTATACGACTCTAATGGCAACATGATGATCTCGTATAGTGCATTCTTACAATGCATGGTACGTAAAGGTAAGTCGGTTATACCTATTACCAGTATACCGGTTATTGCATCTAATACACGTAAGTGGATAAAACGTGGTGCATTACTAGCTGGTGCCATGGTATACGGTACACCATTCGTAGCGGCTTACGGTGCTTATCGCTTAATCAAGGCCACGAATGCGCATAAAGCCTTAGGTCGTAAGATCGCTGCTTCAGTACAACCAGACCTTTACTTAGAAGGTCAGGAAGAACCTATCCTCTTAGGGCGTGATATATCCGCTTCCAAGTACTACGATGTCAACACCAAACGTCTTATTACTAAGGTAGAAGACATTACCGGTGAAGTAATAGATGCTAAAACACAGCAAGTTATCATTCGAGCAACTGACTTACCTAAACTTACTCTAAAAGATGGTAAACACTTTAGTAAGTTCTCGACTGCTTCTACGATACGTTCATCCTTAACTAAGATGGGATTGAAAGGCACATCACGTACTGTTAAAGTCGCTTCTTCTACTGCTAAGATAGCTGGTAAAGGTCTCTTTAGAGGATTGAAGTTTGGTTTCAAATCCGGTACAGGTATCCTAGCCATCGGTGCACGTGGCTACTTATCCGTATACGATCGCATGAATGGTAAAGTCAAGTCTCCTGAAGAACAACAGGAACTTCAGACAGCAGTAATAGAAGAAGGCAATAAAGAGAGACGAACTTTTTTCTCTTCTGTATTAAAACACCTATCCGATACGAAACGGAGCGTTTTCGGTGATAAAGACGGAGACGGAGATCGTGATAACGGTATACGGGATGTAAAACAGAAAGAAGAGGAGAAGAAGAAACAGAAAGCTGAAGAAGAAAAGCAATATAAACGGGATAGTTTATTAGCCAGGATGATCGGTTGGGCTGTAGCCGGTGGTAAAGGACGTAAGTCACTGAAAGATGCGAATAAGGATGCGGACAGTGACGATAAAGACGGTGGTATCGTATCTGGTATCGTCGGTGGTATCTCTACCTTAGTCGGTGGTGCCATCATGTCTAGGTTCCCAGGCTTAGCGAAAGTAGGCTCTAAGTTGCCTCTTGTAGGTAGGATGTTCCAAGGAGCAGGTGCGGCCGGTAGTACAGCTGCCGCAGCCGGCACAATGGCTAAGGGAGCAGGGTTCCTATCTAAAGCAGCTAAGGCGGGTAGATTCCTAGGTCCACTAGGAATCGCTGTATCAGGTGGTAGTGCTATTTACAATGCATCCCAAGGTAACTGGGGCGATGCTGCAATAGATACTGGATTCGCACTAGGTGGAGCTGCCATGACCTTCGGTGCAGGAGCTACTGTATCCGCTATAGGCTCAGCGCTAGCTGCTATACCGGTAGTAGGCTGGGTAGCACTAGGTGTTGCCGCAGCAGGCTATGGTATCTACAGATGGGTAAACCGCATCAAGATCAACGACAATGTTAAAGCACGCATGATGATCTACGGTCTAGCCAATGACGAATCGAAGATGAAAGACATCGTCGAGTTTGAACGTTTGGTCACTGAATGTACCGAGATGAATGGTTCTACACCCATCATCAACGAGACGAAGCTCAATGAGAAGAGTAAGGATATAGCCGATATCTTCGACTTGGAAGAAGGAGACACAGAAGGATTTGGACGATTGATCCAGTGGTATCGTGATCGATTCATGCCTACCTTCTCTAAGGTGTTTAAAGTATTACGTTCCATCAATCCTAAGTACACTGTAGATGACATCTACGATTTAGAAGGTGAAGAGCTGTTAAAATACCTCGTAGCCATTAAACCAGCTCCAGGACAATACACTTCACCTTACATGCCATTTCCTGATTTACCACAACCTGAATCCAATGGTGATAATGCATTAGCGTTCATCCAAGAGATGATTAAGCCATTACAGGATAAAGGTGTCGGTACACCACCCGTTGTTAATCCTTCCCAGATGGCTAATGCTGTTCAGCAAACACCAGAAGCTGCTAAGCCCACTGAAGAGAAGGAATCATGGTGGCAGAAAGCAGGTAAAGCAGTCCTCATGGCCAATCCAGTAACTGGTATCTTCATGTTGGCTAAATCCTACCTAGGTAAGTTTACCGACAGTAATGTTACGTCGACTCAAGCGGATCAACCTGTGTCTAATCAATACCAGGCATTTAACAGTGCGTACTATAAAGCATTGGGTTTGAATGGATTAGATAATACAGAGCGTGTTTCTATTTTAAACAAAGTAGAAACAGAAGCCATGAAGTCAGTCGGCATGCGTGATGGCTATGCGACATTCAATGGTAAGTTGAGTGAACTAGCAGGATACAGTGCACCACTGTTCGGTATCGATCCTGAAGATCAAGGTGCGTTGCAGGCATTGATACGCTACTTAAGGTTGAGGTTCTTACCTGTCTTATTGAATAAAGTAGTTGCCTTACACAGGGAGACTGGACAACTCAAAGCAGATATCACCAGACTAAGGCCTGCTGTCCAGATGAACATCTTAAATGAGGTACTCAATACCGAGTATCAGAGTGAAGAAGGCAATGGCTCTATTTGGTCATTCGCTGTCTCTCCATTCGGTGATCGATTGAATACTGACAGAGGCACGACTCTAGTCGATGTAGAAGCATTAAGAAAAGAAGTAGAGTCTAAAGGTTACAGTGATGCTAAGACACGTGCTCAAGATGCGGCTCAAACAGCAGCAGCAGGACGTGAAACAGCTTCTCTCTGGGATAAGGTGAAGGCAGGTGCTTCTAAGGCCTGGGATCTCGTTAAATACGGCCCTGGTGGTCTAGCAGCTAATCTAGCTGATAAAGCAGCCCAGTACATGCCGGATTCTATTAAAGACACCTGGAACAATACCAAAGATACGTTTAATAACTTCTTCGGTAGTGTGACTGGTACGCAAGCCCAGATGGGTTTGGCAGTATATAGTGCCTTTAGGAAAGCAGGGTTCAGTGACAACCAAGCACGAGCACTAACAGCTGAAGTTGGTCGTGAGAACTCATGGCGTGCTGATACGATATTTGGATTCCATCCGGATCCGAAGAACAATGCAGTCAATGTCGGCATGATATCCTGGCAAGGTGCACGTGGTAAGAAGTTAGCACAATACCTGCAACAGAAAGGTTTAATCCAAAGCGGTAAGTTGGTTCGTTCACCCGAAGCCTTATCTGCTCAAGCAGAGTTCCTGATGGATGAAATGAAGTCAGGTAACTTTGGTGCATCGCAAGCGAATAAACAAGCCATGCAGGAATTCTTATCTAATCCGAACATTGACGTAGAACGCGGTATGGATCTTGTTGGTAAGCATTTCATCAAGTGGCGTATCGACGATCCTAAGTATCGTCCTGGTGGTATCAAGAACCGCACTATGTTCTTGAATAAGCTCAACAGTGAGATCGATAAGAACCCAGAGATCAAAGCAGGTAATGGTGGCCCAGGTGTGACGGCTAATGTTAATAACCAGTTAGCAACCCTAGAAGCACAACGTAACGCCATTCAAGCCTCTAATATACCACAAGCACAGAAAGAGAAAGCGCTTGCCTCTATCGATGCAGCATCCGGTAGATTAAAAGCTTCCCAATCCTACGCTTCACTAGGTGGTGGTAATGCACTACCCTCTAAGACAGATGGATCATTAGCCGCCGGTAACTTCGGTATGTTGGGATCTAACCCATTAGGCACAGGCCCTACAGGTACGTCTAAAGTACCGTATGCCAATACTTCTACACGTTCGCAGAAAGCAGCAGATATTGCTTCCCGTACAGCTAGAGGTAAGTCTACAGGTCAATGTGCTAAGTTCGTCCGTATGGCATTACAGGCAGCAGGTTATAAGTTTACACCCAATGGATCTGCTTATCAGTACGCGACTTTAGGTACGATGGAGAAGATGGGTTATAAACAACTGCCTAATGGTACACCGGAAGCTAAAGGTGACGTGATCGTTTGGGGACCGATACCAGGACACAAACATGGCCACATCCAAATCTACGATGGTACGACTTGGGTATCTGACTTTAAACATAGGCGTAATCTATCGCCTTATGGTACGTCTAAGTATTCCAGATACTGGCACTATCGTGATACTGGTGGTAGTACTTCTACAGTGAATACCGCACCTGAATCTAAGATGGCTGATGTGATCGGTGGCAGTTATGGTCAGTCTGTAAGCAATGTGCGTAAGAATGCACAGCCAACCGTACAGCAGATGAACCAAGTCGCTAAGCCTACGACCATGGATGAATCCGTGAAAGCATCATTGCCTAAAGACAATAGTAAAGCGATAAAAGAGTTGACGAAGACAGTGTCAGTCGATCAGGCATTCCCACAGGAGACGGCTAATGAGAAGGCGTATGTTAATAAGCTGACTCATCAAGCCAATAGCACCAACAATGCCGTCGATCAACTCCAGCATTCTATACGTAATCTATTAGGCATGAATAGGCAAGAAGCAACAGCCGTAACAGCTTCACTAGCTTCTACTAAACAAGCACGCGATGCCTATAGCCAAAGACGTGAGGCAACCAATGAGATGATGCGCATCGATGCACTAAATGGTGTCTCTAACCAGGCACGCAATATCGCACAATCCGATGCGAAGATGAAGCAGAATATAGAGTCAGCACAAGCCCAACAAGCGAAGCTGATCCAGACGAGTGAAGCGATATTGGAAGAGAATAAGAAACAGACTCGTGTACTAACCGATATATTGGATTACATCCGTAGTAGTAGCAATAAAGAAGCTGCTACACCGGAAGCCAAAGTATCGTATAAAGGCACGATCAAAGAGCATAAACAGAATGTACGCTCTCCTGTTAACTTAACCAAAGCAGCACACTCTTAGTAAACATAGCCCCTAAGCCTACCTATACCTGTAATGGGTATAGGTAGGTGTAAGGCCTATTCTGTCATGTTCTTTTAGTCTATCTCTTAGGCATCACGATAGTTTGACACGATATATATAGACCAAAAAGGCAAACATCATGTTACTACAGTACAATCAGTTTTACCTAAAGTTCGGCAACAGGTCAGCCAACAAACTGACCAATCCCCGTATCTTTAGATTATCCCAATTCAAACTCCCCAAATCATCGTGTTATCATTTCTACGATGAGAATGAACACATCCCTTCGCACAAGACACCTCTATTGGCAGGCTATAAGCTTAGGATGCCGATGATTACTTATACCGATACTTCTACTCGTTTAGGTACCATGACTCGTCATGCGTTCAACAGTGAGAAAGTATTACGAGATGCCATCCGTAAAGATGGTAATCATTTCATCAAGGTAGATGATTTAAAGAAAGTGGATCCTAATCCATTGGTTCCTTTAATCGTTAACCACGCATTAGCAGATAAGAGACACAAGTACATCGGTAATGAAACCCGTATTCCTTATTACAAGGAGATGAACATCTTAAACAACATCATCCGTGGGATGGTGGATGTGTACAATGCTCATGGTGCTACGTATCAGCAATTCTTACTCTTTACCGTACCGAATAAGATCCCATCCATGGGTGATTTGAAAAGAGCCGCTTCTACGATTAATACCAAGTTCTTTGCCAATTTCAATACGCTAGAGAAACTCTTGATATTCGAGTTGTGGAAATGGATCGGTATCCGTAAAGAGCAATCGGTATTTGCTAAACTACCAGAAGCCTTATTAAAACAAATCAATATTGTCTTTACTTACAATAACCTCTTTACGGTATTTAACCTAGGGGATATCAGTAACTGGGTAATGAGTAAAGAGAATCCAAAAGGTAAACTAGACATTAAACTGACTTCTAAGTATTTCTTAATCATGTTGGTACGCTTGTTTAAAGCAAATAGAGACACTGACTTGATTGAAGATACTGAAGAAGAGATATTGACTAAACGACAAAATGAAGAAGATAAAGGAGGCGACGATGAAGAAAATAACACTCATTCTAGTCAAGATTCAACTGTTCGTCCTAAGCATCAAGATGTGGATGAAACTGAAGAAGATGAGAGTGAAGTAGAAGACGAAAATACTGGTAGTGTAGAAGAGTTACTCAACGTTAAAGACGATCTAAGTGACTTAGATTTCGCTGCTGATATCTTCGACGAAGAAGATGATGGATTAGAGACATTAGACAAAACAGAGATGCGTGAACTCACGCACTCACGTGTGGTATCGGAAGACAAGGCAGAAGCTATCGAGATAGAGGAAGTGACTAATGCCACCATGCAGACGCAAGACGCATTAGGCTTAGCCAATATCAAACCAGAAGAGATCCCAGTCCTCATCAAGCATACGGCTGAAAAGACACCACCTGAAGTCAAAGCACGTAAGGTACTCGATGAGTTAGCTCAATCCACAGCCATGTCGCAATCCAAGTACGATGGCATCAAGAAAGCACTCTCTAAGTACAAGACCATACAGCTAGACCATAAGTCAGGGCAAACAGTCGCAGAGATGATCGACATCAAACCAGAAGAAGTCGCCATCACCGAGAAAGACCGTGAGATCTCGACACTGAATGTCTTTACACCTAAGTACGTAGAAGAAGTATTAGGTCGAGATGTAGCGAGCATGATCGTCGCTGTACAAGCAGCAGGTGTCGTGGTACAAGACATCAAGAAGACTGAAGTCGACAATATAGCAGGTGCTTATACCGCTTATTCGATTAAAGTAAAGCCGATAGAAGGACAACCTTCTACGATACGTGTCCGTATCCCTAAAGTGGATAAGAGAGGTATATTCAAGATCGGTAATAAAGAGTATTTCTACAAGACTCAGCGTTTCGATTTGCCTATCCGTAAGATCAATCCTGATACCGTATCTCTATCCAGTTACTTCGGTAAGACATTCGTTAGACGCAATGAGCTTCGTCCGTATAACTACGAGAAATGGTTAATCTCTCTTATTAGACAGAAAGGCTTCGATAAGGAAGACAATTCCGTATTAGAAACACGATCAGCCAATGTATTCGATAACTACCTAAAAGCACCCTACATCTACTCTTTGCTCAGTAAGCACTTTAGGGCCATTACTGTTCCTAATGCTTATTTGTATTTCGACCATAAGCAAAGTGAAGAGCGTTTCGGTAAAGATGTGGTTAATAGCACTATTAAGTATCAGCTCACCTTCTGTGGTCTATACCAGAAGAAACATCCTATCGGTGTATCGAAGGATAACTTATTCTTCTACATCGATGGCAATGAACTAAAAGAGTTAGGGTCTATTGAAGACATCATCCAAGCCAATAGTAAGAAGATACCATTGGAATCACTAACAGTAGACATCATGTCTAAGAAGATACCTCTAGGATTGATCTTATCGTACTACTTGGGATTCGATAAGCTCTTAGCTGCACTGAAACCTAAACACTATCGTACGATAGAGACAGGCAGGCATCCTAAACTCTCGTCTACTGAGTATCAGATACGCTTTAAAGACTATACGGTGATATTGGATAGACGAGACAGGATGACTTCTTTAATCATGTCATCCTTCAGTCGTATAGAAGACACGTATAAGTATTCGGTGTTCCAACTGAATGAGAAAGAAGTCTACTTCAATCTCTTAGAGTCCATCGGTATACCTGGTCGCTATACGAAAGAGTTCTCGCTCTATAGCCAGATGTTCGTGGATCCGATTACTGAAGAGATATTGATCGAAATGGGTGAACCGACTGATTGGATAGGCTTACTCATGCGTTCAGTTGAGTTATTGGTAACACTAGATCATCCGGATGAGACAGATGGTTCGATGACACGATTCCGTGGCTACGAGCGTGTGGCAGGTGAGATATATACCCAGCTTGTTCGTTCGATACGTGAGCACAACAAACACGGGATAAAAGAGAACTATCCATTAGAGCTACATCCTGAAGCCGTTTGGATGTCCTTAATCAAAGACACAACCAAACAGATTAAAGAGACACTCAATCCGATACAGGATCTAAAAGAAGTAGAGATCACGACTACAGTCGGTAATGGTGGTCGTTCTAAACAATCCATGGTGAAGCATACCCGTGCGCACAACCAAAACAGCATTGGTGTACTGTCCGAAGCATCCGTAGACTCATCCGATGCCGGTGTAACAGTATACATGTCGTCTAATCCTCTATTGAAATCATTACGTGGATTACCGGCTAACAGCAATACCATGGATAAGAATAAAGACTTAGATGCTAAGAGTGTATTGTCTACGACAGGTAACATGTTGCCTTGTAGTGACATGGACGATCCTAAGCGACAGAACTTCGCCCAAGTACAGATGGGACACACCATCGCTGCTTCTTCTTATAGCGTGATGCCTACCCGTACCGGATACGACGATACTCTAGCTAAAAGGTGTAGTGATACCTTCGCTGCGATAGCGGAACAAGATGGTGTCGTAGTAGCAGTAGATGACTACATGATCACCGTAAAGTATAAAGACGGTACAGAACGCTCTATCGAACTAGGTCGTAAGTTTGGCCATTTAGGTGGCTTTACCACGACACATGACGTGATTACGAAACTGAAACCTAATACCAAGTTTAAGGCAGGTGATGCATTGGCTTATAACGAAGGGTTCTTTACTGAAGATACGGCACTACCAGGTAAATTGGCTTATAAAGGATTTACCTTAGTACGTGCTGCCTTGATGGAACATCCGTATACGTACGAGGACTCCTGTGCAGTATCGTCTAAGTATGCTGAGTCCACTAAAGTACGTACGGTAAAAGAGAAAGAAGTAGTAGTCGCATTCGATCAATCTATACACCGTTTGGCTAAGCCTGGTACTGTCGTGAAGATAGACGATCCTTTGTGTTTCATCGAGAGTAGTTTAACGGCCAATACAGGCATGTTCGATGAAGACACCATTGACTTACTCCGTAACGTAAGTGCCTTATCACCTCGATCTCCAGTAAATGGCGTAATCGATAAGATCGAAGTCTATTACAATGGCGACATGGAAGACATGTCCGATAGCTTGCGTAATATTACACGTCTATCGAATGTTAACCTAGCTAAGAGACAGAAAGCACTGGGTAAGTCTGTCTATACGGGTGAAGTCGATGAGACCTATCGTGTCAATGGTAATCCCCTAACTTTAGACAGTGCTGTGATCATCTTTACGATTACGACTGAACAAGGATTAGTAGAAGGCGATAAAACCGTATTGGGTAATCAGCTTAAGAATACGATCGGTCATGTGTTCACTGAACCACCGCGTACAGCGAATGATGACTTATCGATGGGTGAAGAAGTCGATGCGATCTTCAGTACCACGTCCCTCTATAAGCGTATCGTGAACTCTCCATTCTTAATGGGGATGAACAATACCCTCTTAGTGGAGATGTCTAAACGCATCGGACAAGCGTATATAAACGAGAAAATGAAATAAAGAGCCATAGGACACTCTGGTAGGGCATATCCCTATCAGGGTGTACCTATCCCTATGGAAGTAATGTGACCTGCTCTATAAGCGATCTAGACGCATTAGGGCATGCTATAGCTCATTTACACCTTATAAGGATTTAACATGTTAGAACAAGACCAGCAAGATGCGGTAATACTGGCTGCCGCAGCATTCTTAGTCGGACAGTTCTCATTGCGCTTGATTACACACGGTGCCGGTGTGATCGCTGAGCGTAATGGTGACTATCTGGACACCAACGTCGTAGAAGAGATGGCACTGAGTGAACTCAGTCGCCGTATCGTTGACCGTGCACATGGCAAATAAGGAGACTTAAAACATGATTAGCCAACACTTGCTTACCATGGCTCAGGAAGCTGCTAAGTCTTCTTTACTGCCTGGATCTCACTTAAAAGTAGATGGTGATACTCCTCTAGGATACATCATCCGTAACATCACGCCACCTGAAGAAGTACTCTTACAGACTGAAGCGGCTAATGTACTCAGTACTGTATCCGATACCGCTTATACCAAAGTCGCCAATATCGGCCCGATGGCCCTGCCATTAGCGATGGATGAGATCGAACAGCAATGCATCAATCCACTGATGCAGCAAGTTGCATTCGTGCGTACTGTGGTGAATCCATTAGTACGTGAAATCGCAGACCATGTAAAATCTACACTGAATGTAGAAGCTTCTACCGATGATTTGGTGAAGATCATCAAGCTTTATACGCCTGACTTCATCCACGGTGCTTATGGTGAATACATCCGCCAATGTGAAACCACATCCAATATCCAGAAAGGCCCTGCATTCAGACCTCAACTAGATCCTAACATGGATCGTAATGCCATCTTGGATGTTGTTAAAACAGACAGCGATGAAATCAATGCGGGTTTGATGGAACTCTCGGCTATCTATACCGATTTAGTTGGTGGTGATTTGATTACCGATGCATGGCAACTGATTGCTTCGCCTAATGAAACCATTGGTGGGTTGATCATCAACTTCCGTAATTTCATCTTGGCGACAGCAGCATTCATCATGGTGGATAACATCGTCAAGAATCTGCCGATTAAAACAGGCTTGAATAGTGAAGCATTGAATACATGGGGCGCATTTGCCCGTTGTGCATTGGCACGTGTAGCTTCTGCTTCTTTGTCTACTTACGCTAATGCGATTGCCACTAAGCGTCTGGTACAGAATGCCGATAACAAGACCATCACCGTGTATGGTCCTGTGTACGATGAGTTCTACCATGAAGACAAGATGGACATCATGGTGGGTATTGCCCATTCTAAAGACAACACCCATTACCGCATGCTCTCTGAAGTATTGGAACATGCAGAGACCTTGTCTCAACGCGGTAAGATAGCACTAGCCTCTTTGAATCGTAGTCGTGATAACCGCATGTCTGCTCGTATCTCCGATGGCATTCAAGCCTCTATCTTGGCTATGGTAGACACGGCTAAAGAAGACACGAATCATGGACTCAATCCGTTCTTGATTAAAGGCCATTTACCGGCTGAATACCGTGCTGAAATCGGTAAGTATATCAACGACTATTTCCCTGGTGATGTCATTCGTCGCGAACCATTGACAGAAGTTGTGTCACGCATCATGTGCAATCTTTTCTTTAAAGACACGATGGCTGGTGTGATCTTGACACGCATGGCACAAGTAGAAGCCAAATATCCTAAGTCTGAACTCTCTACCATCGTCTCCATCACGATGATCGATATCTTGATTGAGTGGGTAGGTTGTCAGATCCAAGTAGCGAAGTAACTGTCCCTTTATACCTGCCTACCTTATCCTCTCGTGGGATAGGGTAGGTAGTGTATTAGGTGCTTTTGAACCAATAGTGGAGTATAAAACATGAATATCGAAGGTGGGCAGCGTGATGCTGAAAAGATCAAATCTATCTTAAAGACCGTATCTGGACAAGTCATCACGACAGAAGGATGTCGCATCATCTTTCCAGCAAGATGGGCACTGTACGATTTAGCAGAAGTGAATGTAGAACCGTATTTCTACGGATTGGTGAAGATACAGACATTGGATGGTAATACCTACGCCATCCAGAACATGCTATCATTCATCCATTCCGATCCGGATACGATAGAAACAGTAAAAGTAGACGAAGATCCTTATTACGTATTAACGTATCATCCAGGTAGTGTAGTGATTAAAACAACGACACTCTTGAAGGATAACGATATCTTAAGTGCCGTCTACAGTGAGTTTATCAAAAGAGGCAAAGTGCCTTTCTACGTAACGTATAACGATTTAAACAAAGTATTCGATACAGCAGCCTCTCATGCAGGAAGATCATTAGGCGATACAGCCGACATCATGGCTGTACCGATCTCCATCATCGCCCGTAACCCGAAAGATGTTACGCAATATTACAGGGAGATCATCAACACTGTCGATCCTAATACAGTGAAGCCGGTATACGTACCGATCACTTCAGTCGATCAGTCTGCTACTTCTGCGATTACCAAGATCACTGGTAGTTATTTCTACCAAGGTGTGGTGTCAGCCATCAACAACCCAACCGATCAGGCAGAAGTATTAGACTTAGTCTTACGCACTTAATTATTAAAAAGGATATAAAACATGCCACTTGACAGCACGCCACAGCAAGCGTTCGTATACAAGATGAGCCGTCTTGAAGGTACCAATAAGAAAGGTATCTTAAAACCCGATGCCGATGGCTGTTACACGATGTGTATCGGCGCTCTCGATCATGCCTCTAAGAACTTAGAGGCCAATGGTCAGAACGTCTATTACTCTAGCCAAGGTGCTAACAGGTTCTTCGACAAAGGTACGATCTTCAACTCCCGTATTCAAGGTGGATTCATCAAAGCAGAATATGGCCATCCTAAACGGGATGGAATGACAGAACGTCAGTTCCTAGAACGTAACTTAACCATCGATGAGCGCATGACTTGTGCGACCTTCCTAGAGATCTGGTTAGTGCCAGACTATGTCGATCCGAATACCAATGAAAAATGTGTCGGTATCTTCGGTAAGTTTAAACCATCTGGCCCTTATGCTGATGCCTTAGTCCGTGACTTAGAATCAGCCGGTGTCAATGTGTGTTTCTCGATTCGTTCATTGACCACACGCAAAGTCATCAACGGCAGACTTTGTAAGCTTCTGCATACAGTCATCACCTTCGATTTCGTGAATGAGCCTGGTATCTCAGCAGCAGAGAAACTGGTCTCTCCATCCATGGAGCAACACCACCATCAATTAGATGGTCCTGCTGACATCGAAGTAACTGAGCATACTCTGCGTAAAGTACTGGATCGTGCTGCTGATGGTAAAGTATCCGTAGAGTCTGGCATGTTACATCTTCTAAAAGAAGTAGAGATGTCGTTCCAGCGCACCACACGTACGCACGAGTGGTAATCTAACCAACTTAAATAAGAGGTCATCGTCAACATGGAAATAACACTCAAAGACAGTGAGATCGATAATTTCATCCGATACCTCAATACGGCTTCTACTATCCCACTAACAGCAGCTGACATTACTGTTGGTGATCCGATAGACTTAGGTACATTACCTAAAGTCATCCCTGCTGATGAAATCGCTAACTATACGGATGAGTTACTAGAAAGAGCGAATACTGAAGTGACCATCTTACCGACTAAGACAGGACAAGTATCAGGTAAAGGATACGTAGAAGCCTATTCACGATTGCATATCGCCATCATTTGGGATAGGGTAAAAGAAGCCTGTCCTAAGGTAGATGATCGTTATGCTGTAGAGATCGATCCGATATGGCGTAGTCCAAGACCAACATTAGAAGACTTGAATGAATGGGTAGAGAAACACCTCTATACCAGAAGCCAGTCTGTAGGCTGTAGGTTAATAGGCTATCGCAAGAAGAAAACAGATTTTGGTGTGGCTACACTGAAGATCGTAGCAAGAGAGACGAGTTTACTTTACATGGGTGAACTGGAAGTAGAAGTGGTGTTCGTACCGATACCGATCGTACACACCACGATGGATGGCTTTGAAGGTGAGATGTACATTGAAGAGAACTTACTGAGTGTGAATGCATTCCCACGATACATGAGAGATAACTTGACTCACGGCTAGTGAGTCAAGTCTTAGACTATGCTTTCGCTATCGCTCTAGCGTACCTTCGGTATCGTAAGATAGGATAAAATTTGGTACATGGATAGCCGGTACGGTATAAGGCAATATGGTGGACTATCATCCAGCATGGAGAGGCTTAACGATTAGTTAAGTGTCGACATGGAGGAAAATATAGATACTTACTATTATAGTAGTGTAAGGGATGAGTGTCATCTCTTTTAACACTGTTAGCTTACGTAAGCTTATTTTTTATCATCTACTTATTGAAAGGAATCCATCATGGCAATTCATGATACCGTAACCAAAATCGCCAACAAGATCGAAAAGGACCATTTGTCTTACGATGCCGAAGCACGTAACCTGAAAACATCCGGTGATGTGATCGGTACTACCTTAGAGGTACTGAAAGAAGAAGGTATCGTTGATCTGTCTAAGAAACAGCTTGACGATGCATCGAAAGCATTGGACTTCTTCGTATCCAGTACCGCCTTGGCTACCGGTGAAGCGTCTCTGGGTGTGTTCAAGAAACACAAAGACGTAGACTCCACCAATGTGGAATACGACTTCGCCAAAGGCATTAAAGTGAACCAAGCTGTGCGCCGTGAGTTCGAGGCTTCTGCGCCTCCACGCGATGGTGAAGAACGCAAAGTAACTACCCGTTACCTGCGTGCCGATGCCAAGATCACCGTGAAGTCTGTTTCATCCAAATCGCAGACCGGCATGTTGGCCGTGCGTGATCATCTCTACGAAGTGGGCCAGAAAGAATTAGGTCCTAAAGAAGAGAAGAAATAATACCGACAAGGTATCCCATGCCGCGAAGGTAAAATAAGATCCTCTAGGCACGTAATATAATGAATCGAAATAACACCGTCTTTTTGGGCATATTGGGATGGTGTTACGATTGCTTTAGTGTTTTGCATTCATGTACACTCAGGCTATCGGGTTCATTTTTCTCCTAATCTTTAATAGACCATCTATATCCCTTAACCGAGGTATAGATGGTTTCTTTTTTTTATTATGCCTTTTTTATCTTAGTATACCTCCCTATATCCGGTTTATACTGGGTATAGGGAGTTGTATTATGCTGTCGTATGCACTCCAGCGTATCTTACGCTATGCTCTCGTTTTTTTACAGAAAGGAATCCGACATGGATGATTTAGACGATTTAGTTAAATTAACAGAGGTGATGTTGATGCCTAATGACATCGTCTCTCAGGTCAACTTTGCTTATCGCGTATTGAGTATTGTAGGTGGTGATCGTAAAGCACCTGAAAAGTTGGCCGATGCTTTAAAAGAATCATTCGGTGATATCAGTATCTTCAACCTGCTAAAGATCGCACTAGAAGGCTACCGACTAGAAGAAGGCTTTGATGTTAACGATGCGATCGAGCAGTTCTGTATCAACTACCTAAGTAGTGCCTTACAGGAAGTACACCCATTGAAAGACATCAATGGTAATACTGCCCAATATTGGGACAGTGTGTATCTGTCTAACACTCAGGAGACCATCATCTCTCTATTACTTGTTACTGCTGTAGCGATGGTCGATCAGGTACTGATAGACAGAAACATCGGTAAAGATGCAGAATCACTCTGCCTGATCGTGGAAGAAGCACAGAAGACACTGTATACTGTAGGAGTCTACCTAGATGAACGAGATCACGACACCGTATCCCCTTAATGGGTCTGTAGTCTACCTAAGGTATCCACTCTACGAGTTAGTAAATAGGGCGAATCAATGTATCCCAGATCCATTCGCTAGGAACTTCAATATCGTCTCTTACGAATTAGTAGGCAATGAATACGTCTCTTATTTCGATTATACTCGACCATTCTCACCACTGAATACGGAATACATCATGGACACGATCATCAGTGGTATCACGATTGATGCCAAGATGTTCTATTTAGCATCCATGCCGTATACGATACACACGGAAGAATGGTTGATTAACTACATGGCTTATCGTTTGTTTCAGGATATAGAAGACATCTATTACGGATACTTAGAGTATCTGGATGAGACAGGTGAGTTCTTCTTTAAAGACGATGGTGATAGTCCGTATTACAGTGATCAACACGGTAATATCGTAGAGATCAAGGATCCTATCATCAGCCATGAGGAATACCGCTATATGGCTTATCTTGTTTATCTGTTGGTACAAACCATAGCAGGATATTATCCTAATCTGGTGAGACAATTCTATTTCCATCGGGATAAGGATTACTTTATTGTCTTAGAGGAAGTGGAAGAGAAGATCATTAGGGATAGACATCCTCGTGTGAAAAAGGCATTAGAATGGATACGAAACGTGAATAGGATGAGTTTACTTAGGTTGGAGGTAAGATGCCACACCTATTAAAAGGCAATCGTTTCTACCTATCGTTAGATGAGGCTTATGCCTATGGCATCGAAGCTGTTAAACAAGAGTATCCCCGTAATCCTTCTTTTGGTTCACGTGACTTAAAGGAAGAATTAGAGTTCATCGTACACAGCGCATTCAGTGGTGTTTACTATTGTAATCGTCAAGCACGATATACTGTCGATGATGCAGGATACTTAGCCGAGATGGCCATGCAAAGATATCAGGATAAGCTTAAGCAGTACAGTGATGTCGGATTGCATGAATTCGAGGATACGTATAGAGATCATTTTACAGAACTACAGAACAAACTAGACCATAACCGATATCCTTCGTCTAAAGGCTATTTGTTCTTGAGGCAGTATTTCTACCATACAGCCAGACAAATGATCAATATCGGTATCTTCGATACTTTATCCGATATAGAGATCGATGTATCGCGTGTGAATAACAGCGATAGGAGTTACGCATTAAATGAAATCGTCCACTATAACCATTACTGTTTTACCGTATACGGATACAGTGGATAGAAGCATTATAAGGAGCATTGAAACATGGATATACATTCTATACCCGATATCGCCATCGATATGGGTGTAAACTATTACGAGATAGAACAACTCAACCGTTTCCTATCGGGTGAGTATAGAACATCATTCGACTATTTAAGTATCGTGAATGATTACTTGCAGAACTTGAATGCCTTAGAGATCAATGTGGGTTGGGTTAATTCACTACCAGGTTCATTGGTACCGGTTAATCTGGAAGAAGGTGCGATAGAGAGGACACTGGATGGCTTATTATCCAAGTTCAGGAACACCGCAATAGAAGACAAACATATCGATCTGTATCTTGCTATCTTCCGTAAGTTACTATTCTACATCTCTTTGGTGATTCGTACTGAAGTATTGGACATGATGCAAAAGATGCTTGTGGAAATCCCATTGGTGTTTAACTATCGTGTCGTGGCACAAGAGCATAATCTGCTCTATATCCGCTATCTGATAGATGGTGTCGAGCAATACTCATTCGTAGACTGGATCACCCGTATACGACGTGATGCACCTACTATAGGGAGATTCTAAGATGTCACTACACGATAGACTGAAAGAGATCCATCCGGATGCACATCACCACTTCTTCCATGTAATAGATCGCAGTAATCTTGGAATGAAATTGAATGCTGATGACATCGTGATGTTCTACGAGATCGATAAGATCGTTGGAATGACGTATGGTACTAACTTAGCATCGTTTATGTTTATCTACCATTTGGACATGAACAATCACTTCAGTGTCTATAAGGACATCATGTTAAAAGAGTATCGTAAGCGTTTAGACGATCCTTCTGTCATGACACCTTACTTGATCGCTGCTTACGTGATGAAACAAAATGATCCTAATCAGGATAATTACGCCTTATTAGAACGTGAAGTAGAGACTAACCTCTACTACTTAACGGACGATACACGTGTCGTAGATGGATTACGTAAAGTAAGACATCGATGGCAGACCTACGGTAGAAACATCACGCATGTCTAGAAGTAGATAGCAGACATACTCGTAAGAGCATGTTGGAACGACAGTGACAAACATAACCTTAGCCACCTATAGCTCCTAGTTGGGCTATAGGTGGTATAAGGGATATGTTCTATTCTTTTTTAGCTCGCTTTGGTACTATTAGCTACCTCTTGAGAGACTTCATTCGAGATGCGTTGCTCTTCACGCCTCATTCTCATCGCGATATCCAGTATCATGCGCTGATGGATTTCAGTCATGTGCATCCATTGTGCCAGATCTAAACCAGTATACTTACTCACTTGGTTGATCGTAAAGTCTTCGATTACACTCTTCAGGTAGCTGCCTTCACCATGTAACACATAAGCGCGTTTCATGTTGTAGGGATAGAGGTCAGTGCTAGATGCTTCAGGTGTACCATCATCTACGTCTTTTAATCCATACACCTTATCGTGTAGTGATAACAAAGACAGATGTTTTTCGGCTATGTCGTTATAAGGCTCCACTAAAGAACTACTGATCACCTTAGTGAATTCATCATAACCGGCATTGATCAATATACTGCTATCCCCATCTACAGCATCAGGATAGATATCCTTCTTAGCCACTACAGTAGAAGCAAACAAAGGATCCTTGATTGCTCCTACTGCATTAGGGATAACCGTATTGGTCTCTACTGAGCGAGTGACTGATAGATCTTGCCGGTCAGTATAAAAAAAACGACAACAGGGTTGATGGCGATGACTAATTTAGAGACATTATTCGAGTCATTAGACTCGATCTCTTCTTCAGCGGCCGGTATCGTAAAGAGTACCTTGATCTGATCTTGGATATAGTCAATGATGGTTTTCACCATGTTCTGTACGATCTCAGGTTCATTACCGATCATCTCTAATGTCTCGATGATGGTATCACCACTGTCCATCTCTGTGATTACCGGATCAGTACTGCCATCGACGTATTCTTTAATCGTCAGTTTCTTGATGAAATGGCTGTACTCACGCAGCATCGTAGCCGTAATCTTACGCGTAATGAAATCATTGCGTACACGCTCATCTGCTGCTTTCTCCAAGACCTCATTCACTGCATCGCGAATGTAGGTATCCCATGCCGCACCATGTTCTACCATGGTACTGATGTTGGTGTTACCCAAGGTTACCCACACTTCTTTTACCGTCTTACGACGTGAATGGCGCTTGATGTCTTCACGACGATGGATCATGTACTCACGCTCAGGTGCTTCAGCTTTCCAATCACGCTGATAAGCTTCGATCTCTTTCAGTGTAGTCTGATTGAACTCACTACTGATCAAGAACTGTTTCTGGCGTGTACTGAAACGATTCTCCACAAACAATGGCATATCCGGCATGTACAATGTACCGGTCACCATGCGTCTATTCCCACCAGTAATATCCACAGCACGGCTATATGGATAACCATCAGGATAACGAGCAGCAGCTAAGCCAAAGGCAATAGCAGGAATATCCAAAGGTGAAATAATATCCCTTAGAGTATTCGGATCGTATTCATCATCCTTGATGTTGATGTGTGCGATCTTACGGATGAATAAGTCTACGATCTTCTGTGCCGTATACCAAGTCATCAAACCGTAGTTAGATCCACCGTATAGACGACCGATCTGTATCTTAGCCTGATCGAGTTGTGTCTGTAAGTCCACAAGTTCATTCACCAAAGGCGCACTGATGATCGCTACGATACCAGAGTGTGGTAATACGACAGTAAAGTGAGAACCAATACCCAATGCATCTTGTACGATGATACGCGCTTGTCGACCAGTAGCTTTACCGGTATTAGAGCGAGTGGTACTGCGGTGATAGTCGACACGATCACGACCATTGCCCAATGAGATGTCTTGACTAAAGGTGTTCTTCTCATCCCTTAGTACATCCTGAGCGAATGCAGCTTCACTGCCTACGGCTTCCATACCTTCACTTAGAGAGGTAGTCAAGATAGGCAAATTAGGATCAGATGAGAATGGTTCGTTGTCTTTCACCTTAGCCACGACATTGTTAGGTGTATCAGGCGTTAATTGAATGGCACGGATAACATCTTCAGTATCTTTAGCATTCTTAAAGTCAGCTACACGTTCATCTTCCAAGATAGGCTTCTTGGGATTCAATGTCACTGGAATAGACACTTTCTCCAGTTCATCACGATTGACTTTACTGAAATCCCAGAGCGACTGATCAGAACCAATCTTCTTAACGGTTTCTAATACTTTGTCTTCTACCGTGCGGTTATCGACTCTATTGTCTTCTACACTACGATCATCTACCTTTTCTTCTTTAGCGACAGTAGGTGTGTCTACAGCAGGAATAGGATTAGTTTCCTCAAGCTTGGTGACTTCATGGTTGACATCCAGTGGTTTAGTCTTGGCTTTCAACACCTCGATGTCTTCCATCAGTTCAGCATGAGACCGTTCATCATCAGCCGGCACTAAGATAGGTTCTTCTTGTACTGCTTCAGTGTCTTCTTTAGCTGGCACAGTATAAGCAGTCTCTACCGGTATATCGATCGGATTCTCATCCCGTACAAACACTTCTTCTTCCGTATGGTTCAAGACGATGTCTTCTACCGATACTGGGCGAGTCATCTCTTCGATTTGTTTATCGGCATGTGCTTGTGCTTCGTTATTCAGTGTAGCACTGGTAGATAGCTCAGCATTAGCCATGGCTTGAGCCATTTCAGGATCGATGAGATCTTTCTCCAGATCGATACCTAATTGTTTATTGAGTTCTTCTTGGGTTAACATTAGTTTGCTCCTTGCGTAGCCAATGTATTGGCTCCTTGAGTGGGTTCAGTCGCAGCTACCGGTGCTCCTTGTACAGCTACATCAGGTGCTTCTTGAGCAGCCATCTCTTCTAGGCTGGGTTGACTGGGTTTGCGTTGCTCATCAGTAGGTGTTTGCGGTTGTACGTATTGCGCCAGACGCTCTTCCAAGAACTTACGCACATCGTCCGGTGCTTCATCGCGGTGTTCCGGTTGAGCGTAGTAGTTCAATACCATCGCAGTGTGGAAATCAGACAGATGCAACACAGCAGGCATCAGTACGTTACGGATACGTGAACCAGCAGTAAAGAAACGCAACTTCACATCGAGGATCTTTTCTAACATGTAAGGATCCAAGTCTTCAGTGGTATCTTCTTTATCCACTTCCGTACCTAAGTGACTCTTATAGAGATCACGGATGGATTCTACTTCACGTTTCAGTTCAGTTACGTCACTGGTGGACATCTTCACCAGAGTTAAGAACTTATCACGCTCTGTTAAGTAAGGCAACATGTTTTCTTTATCGGTGATTTGCTTAATAGCCTTCACTGGTGCATCTAACTGTTTGCAGAGGTTCTCGTACACGTTCTCGCAACTTCTCCATGTGGCATCGACGATGGTTTCTAACTCATCTTCATTCATCAGCTTCTTCAAGCCATCTGGCAGTTTACGATAGTCTACTTTACCACCATTTTGTTTCTTGTCACGACGCATCTTACGGATCATGCGTTCGAACTTATCTTTATCGGTTTCCATCGGTACGTCAAACGTAGTGGTCAGTTTGATCTTACCTAATTCGATTAGAGGCTTAGTCATGGTAAATATACTCCTGTTTCTAAAAGACAAAGGGAAGGGACTCCACCTTAAAAAGCAATCAGTCTGCTATGACTGACTGCATGATGGAGAAATATAATCACATATAACGAGCTTTTACTCATGCAGTTTATTATCTATTTTAGTCTTAATACGCTTAGCGTACCAAGCCTAATGTAAACCACAATACAGCAACAATAAGGATTAAAAAGACCATGAATGACATCGACAGCTTAACACTCATCCGTGATTTCGTGAATGAATACATGGACAATACTTCAGGTGCCATATGGACAGAAATCACCGATACAGTACTAGGTATAAACGAAGATTGGGTAGATGGTTTAACTGTCTACTGGAACAGTATAGACGATAACTACGATGTTAACCGTATCGTAGAAGAACTCCATCTCATCCAGAGGGATTGGTTGATTGCATTGTTGAAAAACATTGGTGTATTCGTATCCCAAGAGCATCCTCTGGATAACTTAACCTTATACCAGATCTACATGGAGTTCATCCAGATAGAGAACAATGAACTAGCTGAAATCTCCCTCTCTATCTTACAGTCCGATAACTACGACGATATTACCTTGTTCTACGAACTCCTAATAGTAGTTGGTAGTTTACAGGTAGATGAAGAAGTATTCAGTAGCCATATAGCCAGTATCTCTCCGTATACCAAAGAGAAGCTGATTAGTTATCTATTAAATCAAGAATCCATTAAGATCAAACAGGATGAACACGATGTCGATACGGATATTATCATTAAGACTGTAAAAGCATTCTTAGAAGCAGCCAATGACGATAAGTTCTACGTAATAGACCTCATCCGTAATGGTGTCAATATTGGATTGCCATTCGCTTCGTATCTAACGCTATTCGGTAGCGATCTATTCGATCTGGATGATAAGGAACTCGCGTATAACTTATTCCTCTTATCGGCTATCTCCGAAGAAGGACATCGCAATATAACAGGATGGTTAGAAACAGACCTCATGAACTGGATACCTGACTATAGGCGACAAGATACGGCCATCCGCATGGTCAGGGAAGTCTCCATCCATGTAACGAATAAACTAGGGAGTGTGAAATGTTAAAAAGAGATTACCTTTTAGAAGGGATCGAGAAAGGCTGGTATCTGGATGCCTATTGGGTAAAGAGTATCTTGTCTTTGTTCCAGACTGAGGCTAAAGAGCATTATATAGCGAGACGAGATAAGGATGGTTATTACTATCTGGATGATGCGGGCAATAAGATGCACTTAGAAGATGCTAAGGATATCACTAAACCATTGTTCAGAGTCGGTGAGATGATCGATGTACCGATGCAATCAAATGTCAAAGCACCTGGTATTAAAGGACCATTCCGTACATCAGTAGGCTGTTTGATCATGAACTGGATATTGGTGGTTTCTCCTTTTAGAGGATTGGTGTCTTATATCAATAAGCCATTTACACCTAACCATGTGGCGAAACAAATCATCCCCAGATGGTCTCGTTCACGATCTAAGGTGAATGATAAGCATCCTGAACGTGAAGGTGAGATATTCACGGAAGACTACATCAAGTTCAAGAACCACGTTCTCTTCCTGACTAACTTCACCCAGACAGTGATCCCTTCTGTCTCTGAGAAAGCACTCAGGACTAATCCTGTCTTAGAGAAGCGTAAGCAAGAACTCTACAATGAGTATAAAGACCAGATACAAGATCCTGTTATCGCAGCTAAGATCGATAAAGAGTTAGCCAAGATAGACGAAGAGTGGTTAAAGGACGATGAATCCAGTGGCTTCATCTACGGTGGGAACATGTACGGTAACATCCGTAAGAAACTCAATACACACTTCGGTATCACGACTGGTCTGGATGACAAACCAGTATTCGTACCTGGTTCTTTAAAAGAAGGAATCAAGTTAGATAACTTATCCGTATACGTCAATGACTCGTATAGTGGTTCTATAGGTCGTGGCTTAGAGACGCAAGAAGGTGGTGTATTGGTAAAAGACGCATTGCGTTCAGCGGCTAACTTGAAAGTCGGTAAAGATGAATGTGGTACACGTCATGGGTTCTATTTACGTATGGCTGACAATGTAGATGATAACCACAAGTACATGAACTATTGGTATCTGGATGAATCTGGTAAGTCTATCCAAATCACGCAAGAGAACATCGCTTCTTTAAGTGGTAAAGTGATTAAGTTAAGATTGCCTAGTTATTGCGTAGCCGGTAACAGTAGCTATTGTGCTAAATGTTCTGGTCCCAATATCACGGCATTTGAGAATGGTATCGCATCGATTAATGCACAGCCAGGTTCGATCATCATGCTCTTAAAGATGAAGAAGATGCACAACACCGCCAAAGAGATTACTACTTGGACGGATGATTACATTACTTAGACAGTATACCTAACCTACCTATACCCATTACGGATATAGGTAGGTAAGGGAGCTATGCTGCCTAGATAGACATGGCGAAATATTGAGATATATACTATTAAAGTAGAAATCGAATGCTAATCTTTTAGTATTCAACTTTATTTACTAACTTATTCATTGGAGACCAAAATGAACAAATTACAATCTCTTCTCAAAGTCGATACCAACACTCGTGTATTCGGTGTATTGTTATTAATGGTACTGAATGTCTTCATCTTACCATTCAACTTACTGTACACCATCATTCACCGCATTACCGGATGGAAGTTTAAAGGCTTTTACCTGAGCCAACGTAACTCATTCGTACGTGGATTGGCTGAGGGTTTCATGAAGGCAGTCGGTATGGAAGAACCACCCGCATGGGCATTCGGATGCTTCTATACTATCCGTTTGGATATGTTGGATGCTGACTTCAGCTATGCCGATAAACTTGGTGAAGTCTTTAAGACAAATACCAAGGAACTTCTTCTGGGTGAATTGGTTCGTCACGAGCAAACCCACTGTCACCAATGGTTAAAAGAAGGTGTGCTGTTTAACTACCTCTACACCAATTCAGCTGCCTATGCCATTCGCGCTGAAGCAGAAGCCACTGTTAGCCAGTTCATTTACTATAAAGAGCTGGCTGACAGATTGGAAGGCGAGGACAAAGTAGAAGCCCACGGATTTGTGGATAACATCATCGCCAACGCTGGCGGTCAGTTAGCTACTACTTTCTCCACTGGTGGTGTTCCATGTAAAGACTTACTTAACCACAGTGAGTTAAGCCTGTGGTTGTCCACCATGGACACCTACATCGACTTCGCTAAAAAGTTCAACGTGGATAAAAGACCATTGATCGTTTGGAACGTAAACGGGAGAAACACTTGGATAAAGTGCTCGAATGTTCTAATGCTTAATCTCTTCTAAGAAGTCGTATATTAGTCCGCTCCATCTGGTAACTATGTTACTGGGTGGAGCGTACTTCAATACGCTTCTTTTTTAGTAACCACTCGATCTATCGGTATAACAGATAGTCTAGAGTGTCTATTCGTCGTGTTTGTATTATCTCTTTTATAGAAAGGATCCTTGAGATGCACACTACAACTGCTAAAACCTTTGCTAAACGTTTGTCTGATAAATTACGTAAAGGCGTAATCAAGACTAAAATGCAAAAGCAATACTATTTTAACCATGTTGTCATCCCGTATGCTGAAGATGGCTTATGGAAGTTTGACACCACTGACACTAAAGTGCTCTTCGTGCCAACAGAAGTATTCGATACACCTGAACATGCCGATGATCTTAAGATCATGAAAGGTGAAAAAGAAGGTGAGGTGAACTTCGTTGTGCTGGAAAGTAAAGCTGATTTCATTTGGGACATGAAAGTGCCCTTACATGATTTCTTGAATGTCATCGAACAGGCTTATCAGGACATGAAAGAAACCAAGCAACTCAAGTACGTGCCTATCGTGTTGGATTTGACTTATCTGGAGCCATCTGAAGAAGAGTTGGATGCTTATCATGAACAAGTCAAAAGAGCACGTGAAGGTGACGCTAAGGCCAAACAGAAGAAAGAGGCTAAAGTTGAAGCTATCGAAGGCTTGACTTATGCTCCGAGTAAGACTGTGGTGGTTGAATCAGACGTACTGAATAATTTGGTGCAGACGATCGCTACACTGACTGAAACGAACAAAAAAGTTAGTCGCAACTAACGAGCAACTGACTCAGAGTCTCGATGAAATAAAAAATGGACTGAATCAAGTCTATCATCGTATA